AGGTCCATCAGCTCCGGTTGGTCCAGCAGGTCCATCAGCTCCGGTTGGTCCAGCAGGTCCATCAGCTCCGGTTGGTCCAGCAGGTCCATCAGCTCCGGTTGGTCCAGCAGGTCCATCAGCTCCAGCGGGTCCTATAGCTCCATTAGTTCCATTAGTTCCATCAGCTCCAGCAGGTCCTATAGCTCCATTAGTTCCATTAGTTCCATCAGCTCCAGCAGGTCCTATAGCTCCATTAGTTCCATTAGTTCCGTTGAGTCCAGCTGGTCCAGCAGGCCCCATAGGTCCATCGGCTCCGTCCATACTACCTACGCTGTCTACGACTGACCAGGTTCCAAATTGTCTAACTGCCACAGTATATGTTGTCGTTGCGCCTACAGTGGTGGAAACAAGACCATATTCACCATCAGTCGCAGTTACTTCTAAGTCCAAATCTGCTAAAGTTGCGGCATTATATTTGATCACAAAAGGTCTGTGTACTTTTCCTGATACAGCATCGATATAAGAATTGGAATCAATTAAGGTCCCTGTGTTGTCATATACAACGCGATTTACATCTTGGCTATATCCCGAAAAGTTAAACACGGATGCTGGTGTGGTAGGATCTGATATAACTCTGTACTCTACTGTTTCTTCGTTCAAAAAGTATATTTCAGAATTTGTGACTTGCATGACATACTTGTTATGTTCGTTCAAACCAGGAATTAGGTTTTCACTACTAATCTCTAATGCAATTATCCTTATACTATTTTTAGATTCATCCACATTATCAATAAGTGGGAAAATATTTGTCACATATTGGTTATCTGGGTTACGAATAGTTACATATAAAGGTTTTGGAGCGGTAATCATGTCGGCATCAGCAAGTACGGGAGCTCCGTATGATACAAAATCAAAATATGGAAGCGCCAAGCCATTTGTTTGTGCATCATCATATACGGATTGTTGTGAGTATACATATATATTCGCAGCTAATCCCTTTAATCGTATTCGAATATAGGCTATAGAGCCAAGCATGACGACTGGACCAGGGGCTTCCCAAAGAGAATTATCAGGAGAGACGAGATCATATTTTTGAAACGTGACACCGCCATCGATACTGATACCTCTTATTACATCGACAAATATTTTAGTACTAGTATTCATATCTTCTACTGTTGAAAGTGTCGGACTTACCATGGTATATTGCAAGTTATTATCATTGTTAGTAAATGTCTTCAAAAGGTCGTTAAAATCAAATTCCACAAGATTTGCCGGATTACTATCAAAACTTGTTCGTCCTTTTAAATTCAAAAATCCATCTTTTCCATATTGAAAGTTATGAGTACCTCCAAAATTAAAAGATGCGTTATATCCTGTTGCAGGCAAGATTGCAGGAGAAGAGGTTGCCGCACTAGGGAAACCATTTATTAAAATAGAAGCCATGGCTTATTTTTTGATGTATGTTCTAATATGAAAATGTATTGATAATACGCTCAAGTTTTTATGTAAAAAAAAGGAATGTTGTTTTTTTTTATGCTGGATGCATTATATGTCAAAATCCCAATTCGAAAAAAAAAGTAAAATAAAATACAATCATAAATAAACAGTTTTTTTTTATGGGATGATTTGATTTCTATGATGATGTCAAAAAAAAAAAGACAAAGAATAGGGTGATAAACATGAATTATATTTTTGATAAAAAGAATAATAATGACAATGACAATGATTCTGATTTCATTAAAAACACAATATTAGGAAACAAGTTAAATGTATATATCCCAAAATGTATAAAGCACCCAGTAATAAGTGGCTTGTCGTATACTACTGGAACATGTATAGGAAAAGGCTCAAATTCTGTATGTTACACCGTGACATCCAATCAATCTCAAAATGAATATGTTTGTAAAATAATTCCAAAAAGTCTATTTACAAAATTTTGTTTGAATGAAATAAATTTGCATATGAAAGCTTCAACTCATCCGCGAATAATCAAATTTTATCGTTCCTTTTCAGATTATAAAAATGTGTATATACTTGTAGAAAAATGTCGTAAAGGTACACTCCTAACATATAGTTTATTACATGGATCATCTATTCCAATTCAAAGTATACAAAAAATATTTTGTCAACTTGTAGACGCTGTCAAACACTTGCACGAAAAATGTTGTATAGTTCATGGAGACTTGAAATTAAACAATATTTTATTACGTAGGGATAAAAATAAATTAAACTTACAGGTGGCTGATTTTGGATTTGCAGTTCAAATGGTCGATGGAAATAATTGGAAAAATGGTGTATTAAGATATACACCAAATTATATTACACCTGAAATGCTTAAAAAATTAGATTCTAAATCAAAGATGTGTAATAATAATAATAATAACAATAATAACATTGATAATACTGATAATACCAATAACGAAGAATACTTTGGATATGCAACAGATATGTGGTGTCTAGGTATTATGTTATATACTCTTTTATATGGTCACCCACCATTTGAAGTCAAGAATAACGTTGAAGCTACATTTAACAAATTAAGGCAAGAAAAATATTATTTTCCTGAAAGAAATTGCACTATACAACAAACTGAAGATGAAAAAAAATTGGAATTTCAAGCTAAACTTATTATATCTCAACTTTTAAATTCATGTCCTCGTCAACGTTTAACAATATCACAAGTTTTGAAACATGAATTTTTATTAAATAATGATAATAATAATGAATTGGAATAATCTAAACAGGACTTTGCCAATCAATATCGTCGTTATCTTCATCATCATTTTTATCATTCTGAAACGGAAGTGTCGACGGAAGTTTTAAAACTTCGACATGACTAGTATACCAAGGTTTCGACGTAGCCGAAAGAGAAGAGAAGAACGAACCTGATTCGACGACTGATTGAGTATCGTTTTTTATTTCAGTTGGCGGAGATGGAGCTGGAGCCATACCAGAAGAAATGTGAATTTTGCGAGCGGTAGGAGCAATAAAATTATAATAGATAGGATTTGGTTTGGAATATATGTTGGTTTGTGGTTGGTCCACATATGGCTGTTTTTGATACTGTGCTTCTTGTTGAGAAAACAGAACATTGTTACTTTTACAATATTCGTAATAGTTATTATTGGCATTAACATTTTTTGGATCAATTCGATAATTGTTGTCGTCGATATTAATGTAAACATCATTATTTTTGTTATTATTCACTTGCTGGCGATGATTATGATAATGATTGTTTTTGTTTTCAAGATGAAAAGAATGGTTAGTTTGTACAACATTTGATCTTAAAGGTATGACTCTGGGTGCTGATGGAGTAAAGTGTTTCAATTGTTGTTGTTGGTCGTAATTATATTGTTGTTGTTCTTGATGATGAGAGCACTGTTGTTGTTCTTGGCGAGGTTGATAATGATGATGATGAGTATATTGTTGTTGTTGCCGTTGCTGTGAATTGGAGTTATAATTATAATACTGAGGCATTGGCTCAGAGTGTTTATAAAAAAGGGAATCTCTCGTTTGATGCATATCGTTGTCTTTTTCTTTTTTTGGCTGTTCGTTTGTGCTTGTTGGGACAAAACGATGTTTTTTTTGTTTTCAAACAAAAAAAAGATGAAATGCGAGACTGATATAATGACAGAATGACAGACAGACACCACAAAATCAACATCAGAATAAAATAAATTATTTCAGCAACGTCTAAAAGATTAAAGACACGAAACCATAAAAGAAATTTCTTTTTGTCAAAACACGTTATTGCATTATTGCACTTTAGTAATTAATAAAAATAAAAACAAATATAATATTAATAACAATCTAAACAAAAACATTCAACGGCATTACCGTAAATAAACAAACAGACTGTACCAAATGTCCATAAATAATGACTGTGAAAACGGAACTCACGACACATGTATTCAAAGTCTTCAAAAAAAAGGACACCATATCCAAAATACAAAACAAGATGTTTGGGTTACAGCTTTCCTAAACCATCATAAAAGCCAAGATTCTCAAAACTTATATAATGACAAATCTATAATTCGTGATGCGCATGTTTTATGGTCGATAACCAATTTTCGAAAAACTGGTAATCTCTCCTACATCGTTCAATTATGTTCTAAATTTTTTCCAGAATCCACTGATTCTCCAGATGAGTCTTATGAAGAACTAATTAATGATATTCTCCCACACGTGTCTTCTATCGGATACGATATCAAAACATTGGTTACCATATGTTGTATGAATGAAAGTTGGGCAAAACATATGCAACGAATTTTAAAAATTCAAGAAAAGAACATATGCATTGTTAGTTTTGATTTATTAACTCAACTCATTCAAAATAAATCAACAATTTCTGCTAAGCAGCTAAAGGATGAGTTGCAACAAATTTTTATAAACTTAAACAAGTTTGTTTAAAAGATACATCTATTTCTTGTTTTTGTTCTTCTTTTATTTCTTCCTTTTCTTCTGTACTTTTTATATTTTCTGCTTCTGCACTTTCCATATCTTCTTCTTTTATATTGTTATTATCATTCGTGTAATTATGATTAATCAAAGAGGGTATTCTAGAAAAATATATTTGGTTGATATCTGTGTTTGTCTGTGTTATATAATATAAAATCTCATCTTTTTTTACAATAGACTTTGCTTTATTGACTACTTTATCTGAATGATAATATCGAGGCATTTTTTTCCTTTCTAAAGATTTGGAAGCTAAAACATCTCTGTGTAGGGTAGATGATAGGGGAGAACGTATGAATCCACCTCCACCAAAAGGTTTAGTATGTTGACCAATAGTACAGTCAGATTGTACCAACTTCCACTCAGATGCAGCAATGCCATAACAGTCTGTGAATATTTTTCCACGATTATTATTATTATTATTTGTATGGTCATCTTGACTTGGCATATCTTGTAATGATCGAACCGGTACAAGGTATAAAAATGATTCGTCAAGATTTGAAGTATCTAAAACATCAATTAACATCATATTTTTCATATTGGATTGTTTGGACTTGGTAGACTTCCACCCATCGCTATTGTCCATCCATAATAAAACTGCTATATAAACTTTATCTAAATAAATAGTGTAAATCCAACATGGAAGCTGTATCTTTTCAGTCAATAATTTAGTATTTGTTTTACTCTTCAAATCAAGCAACATTTTACCAATATTTGAGTTATGCCATGAAAATGTAGGAGAGACCAAATTAGGGACAAAGAGATTTTTTGACTCTAATTCTGATTCTAATTGTTGTGGTAATAATAAAGTGTTTATTTGTTGAGGGACAAAATTTTCTGGTGTTGCTGGCGTTAGCGTCGTTTGTACTGGTTGATTATCATCTTTAATACTGACATCATTATTATCATTATTATCATTATCAAATGTGCATATTTGTTTAGACATTTCAAACAATATCGATGGTACAGGCGATTTCTTACACTGTTTCAGTTCCTTTAGAATCTTTTGGCGTTTGTTTTTTATTTTTATTGTTTTTGTTGAAGTTGAGGTTGGCTTTAACGACATATCATTTGCATCCGCAGTGTCTATGTTTGAATTTTGCTTTCTCTTTCTGATGATTGCATATGCTCTTTCGGCACTGTTGCAAAAGAAATCTAGTTTTTTATGAAAGATTAAATTATTTCGTATTAATTCAGGACATAGTGCATCGTCATTGTCATCGTTACTTTTTGTCATTGTCATTTGACAACAACAACAATTATAAAGAAAAAAAAATAAAAAATAAATGCAAACAGTGTATCAAAAAGAAATGTATATTTTTTATATCGTAATATCTAAAGTACATGTGTTTACAAATAATATTCTATGAGAATTTTCTGAAGCTATTTTGTTGTGGAAGAAGAAGAAGAATTCATTAGAGTGAGGGCGGCATGCAGTCTTAACATCTCTTTTTCAGAAAAGGCGTCTTGACTAGACGTGGGTTGTGGGGCAACTTGTTTGTGAGATTGTTTTTCTTCTTCTTCTTCTTCTTCCTCCTCTTCTTCCTCCTCCTCCTCTTCCTCCTGATTCTCTTCTTCATTGTTTATTTCGACATCTTCATCGCTGTCTGGGTCTTCATCTTCTTCATCGGATGGTGCATCTGGATCCCTACCTCTTTCAATTCTAGCTAGTCTTATTTCTTCTAATAAGAGCTCTTTTTTATCTAAATCAGAGATTTGAATATTTTCAAAAGATACGACATTTCCATTTTCGTCATATTCAATTTCGATATCAACTGAGTCGCTTGTATTGTTTTCGTCTTCTGTGTTGTCCTCTTCGTTAACGTCTTCAAAATAATTTTCGTCGATATCTTTTCCCTGGTGTTCAATTAAAATGTGGTCTATATCGTCATCATCATCATCATCATCACTTTCTTCCTCTTCTTCCTCTTCTTCTTCCTCTTCTTCTTCTTCCTCTTCATCATCCATTTTAGTTTGCGTCGTTAGTGGTTGAGATTTTTTTTCAATAGATTCGCAAGGGGGTTGTATCTTTTTAGTATCGTTAGATTTTATAGAAGACCGTGAATTTGATACGCTTTTGACATTAGAACCTGAAGTTGACATGATTTTTTTTCTTTCTTTAATTATGATTTTTCTTCTTTTTTGTTGAATTAGTTTCAAAAAATAAAATAACTAATAAATAATGATTGATATAAGTTGGGATATGTGTGTGTCTTTCGAAAATTGTCAAACTATCTTTTGCATTCAAAAATCATTTTACGCAATCATCTTTACAAAAAAAAAATAAATTAAATTAAATTATTATAATTAAATTATAATAACAACAACAAAATAAATATAGATATGTGGTCAGGTATTTTAGGTTCTGATGAAAGTACGGATACGTATCTTCCATACTCGAAAAAGGAAGATGAAAAAGAAAAAGAACATCCGTTAATTCGAAAAGGAGAGTGGAAAATGTATGTTTTAGATTGGAGGTATGATGGAGAGGTACATAGTTATGTAGGAATTACGAAAGATCTACAAAAAAGACTTCGTCAACACAACAAGGAGTTATCAGGTGGAGCTACATATACATCTAATTTTGTGAAACCAGATAAACCATGGGTATATCGTTATGTATTGACCAACTTCGAAGATGATCACGAATTAGTTGAGGCGTATGAAAGAGCTATGAAACAACCTATGAAGTATCAAACAAGATTTGACAAGCTAATAAAAGGCTTGGATTACATTGAAAGTGCTGATTATTGGCATTATAATAATCCTCGTAATTTAAAAGGTTGGTTCAATAGAAATGCTTATTGCAACAAAGATTTAATTAGCCAAGGTAAATTTGTAGACAATAAAACAAAAGATTTATTCAAAGTCTTATCCATGCACAGAGTTGCCCAAAAATGCGAACCAACATACAAGCGTCCAATGACAGTTTATTACTTTCATAAAAGATTTATCCCTCAAGGCAATTACAAGCCAGATTATATACAAGAATTTATAGTTCAAGATAAAGAATTATCTGTGATATATGGTAGGAGTGAACGACAAAGAAATATAGGCATGCGTATGACTCCATATAAAAAAAAGAAAAGGAAAGCGGCATGGAAACCTGCTAGCGTTGCACAAAGAAAATATAAAAAAGAAACAAGAAAAAAAAAGTAATAAAAATAAATGAATGAAAAAAAAAGCTATCCAAGAGATTTCCTATAGATATGCATAATTACATTTTTGGTGCCTGGAATTCTTTTCATAAAGGGAGATAGATAGGTTTGAATCTTGTCTCTTGATGATGTGCTAAACACATGACACCCAATACCACCTGGGACGCTATTATTATTATTATTATTACTAGAAAATACTCCTAGTTTAGAACCATCTGTATTACAAGGCCATGGGTTAAAGACATACCATAAACCTTGTTGATATGCTACTACAAGCATTACAGGAGTATTTTCTATAATAGCAATCGATTCAAATGGTGTTTGATGCTGATCTTTTGAATTTTTTACTTGATATTTACTTGCAAGATCTTCCATAATTTGAGCCACAATATTCTCATCAACTCCCCGCTCAATGTTGGTTCCTGAAAATCCAAAAATACTTTGAATAAGAACAATATTTGAGGATTTTGTCAGAGATGCGAAGTCCAACATACATTCTGGGGTTTTACCTTCAGCAGACCATTTATCAATAATTGTTAAAACCATTGGGCCAAATAGACGATTGTCTAAATCGTGCTGAGTCCATTTAGACATTGGTTTGTCAAATGCCAATGCAACTGCAGAATAGGATATAAATAGAGAACACGGATACCATTTTTTGCCAAACCGAGGTTCAAGTACGTGGTGATTGGAAACTAGGTGAAAGTGCTTTTTGCTAAAGCATGTAATCATCTGTACAGGTTTGACGTTGTTACATCCATCCTTGTTATTACTATTGTTATCAATATCAGATTTTGTGGTTAATTTGTCAACTGTCGTTGTCAACTCTTTAATAATGGATTTACTACACACTTTTGATTTTATTTTAAAATCAACACGTTCTAATTTTAAAGGTTCGTCTTTTACTAGTTCTGTAGATAATTGTGTATCCAAAGTCGGCGCAGTCATTGTTGTTGTTTTGGCTAAGGGTGATGATGTCAAAAAGGACGTTTTGGGTTTGAACATGGAACAGGCATTGTTTGTGACTATTTTAACTTTTGATTTCTTAAAAAAGGGTTGAACAGTTGCCATTTTGTACTTGTATTTTTTTTTTTTTGTTGGTTATCGCAATAAATTAAAAACAGAAAAAAGTGTTTGATTGTTTTCTTTTCCTTGTCTCTGTAGTTGTTTGGAAGCATTTTCAGTTTGGAATTTTCTTTTACAAATTCAATTTGGCCATTTTCTTATTCTTTTGAATAAAGAAGAAAGAGAGAAAAAAAAAGATCATGTATGGTTCTAGAAAAGAAGCAGATGCGAGCGAAGATATCATAATAGAACAGCAAATTAAAGATATATTAAATGACTTCCAAGATTCTTCTTCTTCGAAAAACGTTTTGACTTTGTGGAATGAGGTAGACGGTATGTTGAAAGAAGCATCTGCTATCACGAATACATGGATTGAGAAAAAAGAACATATCGAGACTTTAAGCAAGTATAATTCTTCTGCTAGAATAATTGATTTTATATATGACGTGTTTGTAAACAATATTAACTCTTTACGATATTCATTAGATAGTGATAGTGATAAGGATAATGATGTAATTTCCAGACTATTAAACGTAATAAAAACTGACAGCGCCTCGACACCGGTTATCAAACGTAGACGTATTGCTTCAATATTTTGCACATTACCTCTGCCATTTGAGGAAAAAAATGCTACAATATATTTTATTGCCAACTGGATGTTTGTTCAAATAATGAAATTATCAAATGATCGATTGACACGAATACAAGATGCTATTTACATATTGGGTGAGCTAATAATATATGGAAAGTGGACAATATATAATGGAGACGCAGGAGATATCGTTTCAAAATCCTTTTTAGATGCCATCAATCGTTTATTTCAAGGTCAAAATATTGATGCAGTCCAAAGTAAAGCTTTGTTAAAAAAGTATGAAGATTTATTTGATATTCCTTCACTTTCGGCATCCAAAGTTCAAATGCAATATCTTATAACACAAACAAGACTATCACACGAATTAATCAACTTTCCGGCTAATTTTATAAATGGTATTTTCACTGGAAAAAGTCTCTCTCCTTTACCACCAACTCCAATTAGTTTATATAGCGAGTCATTTGCAAAATACCACACGACCATTGATAAATTTTCATCTTTATATAAAGATATTTATTTACCTTCTTCTTCTTTAGCTTCTAATTCTAAATCATACGAAGCTGTTCCTGTTTATAAACAAAGTTTAAATATCAAAAATGATGATAGCAACAGTAATAATAATAATAATGATGATGATGTATTTCAAGATTTCAAAAATGAACATGAACAGGAAACCAGCCTTGACGATAAAAGTATTTCAGATTCTGTCAAGTTTATTTCATCTCAACCCGATAAATTTGTATATGGATCATTATTTGACAAGGAAATAAAAAGCATATCTGACTTGAAAATATTTGTTAAAGAATTGACTATATCATATAGGAATCCATTCAATTTACTTTTCGATAAAAGTGATCATGTCAATAACAACGGTCACAATGACAGAAATGTCATCAACACTTTGGTAGTTGTAGTTCCATGTGATTCTCATGAGGCTTTTCTATCAGATGAATATTGGAAACATGCAAGAAAATCAATATTTCTCAAAATAGTGCATGTAAATATCAAAAGAGACAATTTTTGCGCAAGAGATATAGAAATAGTTTTACCTTCCACTTCAAATGAATATTCTAAATTTTATGATATATCGGACTTTAATCACTCTAAACCATATTCAACATTTTTAGAATTATTGAAAGGGATATCTAATGTTGCTGGTCGAATTTTGCACCTCGGTCTTGCTGTATCAAAGTACAAGTTTATAATTAATAAGAAGTATACAAATTTTTCTGAAGAGATAGAAATTGTCTTGGAAAGTGAATTGCAAAAATACAAGAATGCAGAAGGTGTCGAAAAAGAAAAATTAGAGACTTCAGATATGTTGGTTGAGTTGATGCATGATAGTTGGGGTAAGAAATCATTTATATTTGTGAATTTTATGAAATCAGTATTTTTCAAAGATAATTATATCCAACGTCCAAAATCGTACGTTTCTTCTTCACAACGGTCGAACCAAGACAAGACAACCGAACAAATTGCCGTGGACGAATTAATTGGACGTTCAGTTTCGGAAGGAAATTACGATAAACTTTTTATAGGATATATGAAAGCGACCAAAAATCAAATCAACAAATTGAAAATCGAAAACAATCTTTTTCAAGTTATATTTGTATACTATGGATACGTTCGATCATTTTTTGTTGAAACATTGTTAGATCCAAGTTATGTAAATGTTATTGCATGTCCGGGGATGGAATTTAGGACTGAATTTAATAAATTATTACAAAATTGGAAAATGAAAAATTCTTCCAAAATTGTATATGATTTAATAAGAAGTATCGAATATAATTTGACTCAAGCATATTTTAGCGAGATAGTAGAATCAACGAAAAAAAGAAATAGTGATATTAACAAGGAAACATCCAACAACAAAAAAGATATTATAGATATTATAAATTCTTTTGATTTACCAAATAATAATATAATTAAAAGATGGGATGAAATTCAAAAGAATTTAGAATCTTTATTGAATAAAAAAATAAATTCAAAACAGTTGCAAAAAACAAACCTATTTTCTACTTCAGAGACTTCTACTGTTTTACCCAAATTTGAATATATTAATAAATCCATCAACGACATGGAGTCTCAAGCCTTACAAAATTCGGAAGCATGGCAGCTGTTTACAAATAGTTATTTGTTACCGTTTGAAGAAGTTTCCACGATGCTCAGTGTAATGGCTCATGGTGAAATGTTTATTGCACCCATTTCTTTTTCTCAAAATCAAACTTTTACTCCTGGTAATTATAGAGTGTATGTGAGATATCATGCGAAAGATAGCACAATTGGATTTAAATTTATATCGATTGATATCGTATGCGGTCTCGCTCGTATGCATAATGGAATCGTTATGAGTTTCGCATTAACACGTGATGAAAATAAGCAAGCAATTGGAAAAGTCAACTTGATGGGATTACGAAATTTAGTTAGTGATGAATTGAAACGTCGCAAACATGAAATGGACGCTGATCTTTTAGGACAAATTGAAAATCCAAGTACTGCGCTAGAATATGGAAACTATGAAAAAAGAAACGATTGGATAAAATTAAGGATGCAACAAGCAAACAAGAGTATAGCTGACATGGAAGTTATATCCAAGTCTATTTTAAAAGTACATCCTTATATTGGAAGAAATATGGGTGGAAATATTAAATCTTCATATACAGTTTATGATTTAGATGGATATGTTAAAAACATTAACGACGAGGAAACTGCCAAATCACTTATAGGACCTGAAGAATTAAAATATGTTATTTTCAAAACAAAGGAGCCTAGAACTCGTGAATTTAGCGACACGCTGTATATTGGCATGTATGAACGGAGCATGAACAAGAATTGGGTTATATATTCAGTATATGACAATATACAGACGGGAGAAAGCGATATCTATTTGGTGGGTCATTTTGATGCTGCTCTTGACAGAAATGTAAAAGACAAATTCAAAAAAGATTTCCCAAAGTTTGAGCCCTATGACATTGAAACTTCATCTTCTTCAACATCGACGTCATTCACAAAAAATAAAAAGCATGGGTATTATTCATTGCTTAATACTCAAGATTTATGCAGAATACTTGTAACTGCAGAGACAACAAAAAGCAAAAAAGAACAAAATGATAAATATTATATCGTGCAACCCACCAATAGTCCACATATTCGTTTTGTGTATTTGCGTGATTACAATAATCCTTCTGGGACAGAAATTTATGTGTTGAGAGTAGAAAGAAGTGAAGTTACTGGAGAAGATAGATGGTTTGCAAAAGAGATTAGTTTATGGGTTAGGTCTCCCCCCAAATATTCTAAAGAGGGTTATACGGTCTGGGAACAAGAGTTTTCTCGCTCAGATACGACTGACAAGGGAGTACTCAGTTTTTACATAAATCGCGACTTATCATATGACTCAACGAAATATGCAACTCCTGACAGCAAAGTTGTGTATTCTATTTCTGAACACATCAGAGAGCCACGTGATGTTGTGGAAGCGCTTAAACGTATATCTTCTTTACAAACAACTCCCCTTCCAGATGCCACGAGTATCGAAGCATTAGTAAAAAGTATTGTTCCTTCGTATATGCCTTTGGATACCAATATGATGCTTCAATGTCAAGAAATTTGCCGCAAAGAGGATATCGATGGAATAACCGAAGAGTAAAATTTATTTATAGTACTTTGTTATTTGTTGTATTGCTTCTTTGATAATTCCATAAATATTCATCATATAATTATTTATTATTTATTAGTTATAATTATTTATTATTTATTATACTTTAACATTTTATTTTTTGTATATTGAGTGTCATTCATCATTCAGTAGTACTATTTATTTATATTTTTGACAAGTTTTTTTTTTGCCAGCATCATCCATGCCTCATTCTCATTCTGATTCTGGTTTGGATCCAACACCACCAGACAGACCTGGATCTATACCTCCGTTGTCATCATCGTTGTCATCATCTTTGTCATCAACATTATCCAATTCTTCTTATCCATATTCAGACGATGCCCAAGGAAATATAGCTACTACGTCATCTTCTAGTTTTTTCTTTGAAGAACAGACTAGAGCGATAGTTAATGAATTTCATGCCCTCGTTCATTTTTCATTAATTGATGAAATTAATAATATGTTTACTTTTTCTCACTGTCCCATACAAACACCAAACACAACAATAAATAAAACTAAAACTATTGGTAATGGTAATGGTAATGACAATGATCATTCTCACATAAATAATAAAATACAAAGCCAAAAGCATATTGAACGTGTCATGTTAAATATTCAACGTCATATTCAATTGTATTTTGGAATATCAGCCATGGATGCCGCGTCTCATTTACAAGATGTAAACAATCGAGACAGTGATGGCAATAATAAAAATAAAAATAAAAATCTATTCGTTAGTTCTTCGACAGATTTAAAAGAGGTAGAAGATTTGACATGCCATATCATTGAGTTATTAAATCCTTTAAAAAAATCATTAAATCGTCATAAGCATGTACCTTTATTCACTTCTAGAATTACTTTTATATTAGAATTATTAACACAAAATTGTAAAGAATATAAACGAATTTGGAATGAAAGAATTACAACCCGTCAAAATATTCAAGAGTTATATAACAGGGAAATTATACGGCTTTGTGCATTTATTCATTCGTCAATAGTTTCTGATTTATCTCCGACTATTTATACAATTATCGAAAGCTGGAAAAAAGAAGAATCTCAAATTCATAACGACTTTATAATTCGATATTCGGATTTAGGAAAGATGAGATCAAAATTTTATACATCTATTTATGCATGGTGCCTGCATCAATCCAAAGCTTGTTCGGACATGTTATCTCTTTTGGAACAAAAGATTCAGAAAACATCAGAAGATATTATATTAATACGCACTGAGCAAAGAAAAAGTGATAATTTAAATAATAACAGTAATAATGATAATAATGCCAAAAAATCAAATATACCAATGATGCAATATCCTAGAGGGACATCATCATCGTTATCATCATCATTTAACTGTTATAATGATAAAATTAATGAAGATAATATTAATATTAACACTAATAATAATAATAATGATGATGAAAATATTTCGGCGACACGTAGACTTGGTAGACAAATGGTTGCGCCTCCAACTCCCTTCTTTCCATTATCTTTTAAAAACGTATCATGGTTAGATGATTCAAATCTTCCATCTTTATCTTTTTTAAATCAAATGACTAATTTGACAATGAAACAGAAACATAACGCTCTTCAGCATGCCATGGAAGTTTGGACAAAATTTTGCCAAAATATGGAAGATTACAAATTTTCTTCATGTGTCATACCTGAAATTTTTCGTCTTCTTCAAGAGTGGTTGAGATATTATGAAACAGTATTTGTTGAATTATGTTCACTGGAAGAGAAAACAATACGTCATAATAATACTATTAATAATAATAATAATAACAACAACAACATGGATAATGATGATGATGATGATATTAACAGGACTAAAAACATTGATTATACAAGTTTTAAAAATAATAAAAATAGTAACTCTGCATATTTATCTTTTGTAGAAGAATCTCATGTATTGGGACAAGAAATAAAAGAGTCAGAAAATCTACTAGTTATTTTACAAGATCAATATGATGTACAAATGGAAGAAATTAAAAAAACTCGGATGGCTCGTCATGATTTGGAAAAACATATTCAAGGACATCATTTTACATCATCAAATAAAAAAGCAGTTTCTGAATTGCATAAATTACAAAACACAATTCAAACCTTGGTTCATGCTTCCGAACAAAATAAAAGAAAATTAAAAGAGTTGACTCCATTGATTAAAGGAATAAAGAATAATAAACAAACATTAAATCGGGTTGTTACATTTCTTGCAGATTTGAGAGATGGATTATTTGAACAATGGAAAGATGCATGTATTGAAGAAAGTCATATTTTACAGGAATGGAACTATTGCAGGTTGCAATATCATCAATCATATTTATATTTAAGAAGAGAACAAATTGCGTTAATAGACTCTATTACCGATGAAGCTTGTACAAAAATAAGTTTATTCGCATCTCATTTATTTACAAAACTTTCAATTCGACACAATAATATGCTTAAACAAAGTAATGACAGAGTACAAGATATATTACAATATATTGTTCAAGCAGAGGATTTAATATTACAACGACATTCAGAAATAACAATGGACCTTCCATATGAATCCAAATTAATATTAACTTTTCAAGCGGATGTAAATCAACTCTCTAGAGAAAAAGATGTTTATGACATTGAACGATACAAAGCCTGTATGCGTCAGACTCTACATAGAAATTTTGATTATTTATGTAGAGGTATTAATGAAACGTTTCAAAATGAAGTTGTTGATAAAACCATATCTCGTATGCAAATTTGTTGTACCAAAGAAAATATGAGAGGATCTTCTCATCCTTTCAAAGAAGCGTTATCTCATCAACCAATTGTATCGATTTTGGAGTCAGAAGTACATAAAACTTTATTATCTGTAAATTCGCCATGGGTACATGCAACTGATTCGATTAGTAAACAAAGACAAAGTGAAATGAATGAGTTGAATAATTTAGTAAAAACTTTTGATGACGCTCGATTGTCATCTCATATCGGACACAGGATGAATGTATGGACTCAACCATCCTCTACATATATTAATGGATATGCTGAAGCTATTTTAAATGAACAAAATATCATATCTTATGAAGACCATCATAAGTATTATAAATGCGCCTCCTCTAATTCCAACGCCGACAACTGTGATGGTTATAATAATGACGACAAAGACAATGAGAAATGTATTGACAGCAATAATAATAATAATAATAATTTTTTAAGTCGTCAAGTTGATATGGAATTGGAATTGGCTGATTTAGACAGAGAAGCGACCAAATTATTTGAAAGAATGGATATTACTTCAGCAACATCCACAAATATCGAATCTGTATTTAATGATAATGATAATGAAAATAATAATCAAAATCAAAATTTGATCGACATACTGGATAAACTCATAGATAACCCGTAACCCGTAACCCATCGTAAAAATTGATCTATTTATCCATATTATTATTATTTTTTCTTTTTAACCCAATAAATTGTAATTACATGTCTTTTGAATGTTTTTATTTGTGTTGTGGAAAAAAACCCAAAGGACACACTTTGAAAAAACGTGTTATTACAGACCAAATACTACATACAGGAAATCCAAAAAAAAAAGTCCAAGAAATAAAGAAATGTTTTTATTATTGTCTTTTCAAGATGTTTTTCTTTTGTTAATTATGGTATTTTCTATATGGATTATGATGATGTCTTTGTTTTGGGTATACGGATGCATGACACCCAAAGGAAAAGTAAATAGATTTTTAGGCCAATTTAAAAATCGGTCATATGAGCGAGATTATCCCATTCGAACAATACAATTAGCATTCGCATCAATTTCTTCAACGACGGCAATTTTATTCGACATTGGTATTTTAGGATGGATATGTTTATATTTTCTTCGTTGTTTCAGCATTGCATTTTTATTATGGGATGGTATTGTGCATCAAGATTTATATAAAGAAGCTGAAGAAGCAGATAGAATTTCTCCACCTAGATCTAATACTAAAAAGGCAGTTTCGAAAACCAAGCACCCTCTTCCTATTTGGATTCATCATGGATTCACAATGGTTGGGTTTTTAGGATTTATGTTTAAGGATAATACCACAGTTCTCTTACTATTTACAAGAGGTGAAATCGCTCTTGTATTTATGATAACAATGTGGTTTTATTTGGAAAATGAAACATTACAAGATAAAAAATATGATAATATACGCCATATTCTGGCAGTTTTTCAAAGTCTAACATATTTTTTCTTTCGACTCGTACCATTTGGATTTGATGGATTTTATGCTGTCATACCACATATAAGGATTTGGAATCCAGTATCTTTAATTGGGGTACCAGGATTTGCTTGGATATATTTTATGAATTGGCAATGGTTTTTAAAATTCACTGGCAAAACCTTTCCCTTGTTTGGAAAAGTATGTAATATAGTAATACAATACTTGATGACTATCAAGTCTAAAATAAAAATTTCTGACTGATTCATTTGTTTGTTTAATTCAAAAGAAATCTTGTAAGTGCAGTTTACTATTATTGTTATTGTCCTCTTTTTGTTTTTTTTTTATAAAATAAATAAATGTCTTCTTCTTCCGTCATTCCAGATATGAACAATGATAATTGTTCCATTCAACCAAAAATAGAAAAATCAAAAGATAATAGCATACAAAACTCTTGTCCATGTTTTCTTTGTAAATTTAGAAAAGATGGAATTGTATCAAAGAATATTTATGCAGAAATATGCAGATTAAAATTGTTACAAGCAAAATTTCACTCTAGAGAATTATTTGCAAAAATTAGAGAAGCCCCATATGATTTAGGGTCTTTAATTATTATGAGTCATTATTCTAGCATAGAAGATGCTGTGAATAAAAACTCTTCTTTCACGATGTTTCCCGTACCAACTGTATCAGAGATAAAAAGCGATGATGGTGGTCTATTGGATAAAATTCGCGCAAAAATAAAAGAAAAAAGTGATAGAAATATGTCCAAACATTTTATATTTTGCGTGTGTATACAAGACAAGGCATCTACAGAATCAAAGTTATCATCAAAAGGAAAAACAGACAATAATTTATTACGTCCAGTCTATCATGAAATTGTATGCTGCATTGCCGAAGATGATTTTTCAAAATTATCCAAATTAGACTCGGATCAAATTTGCTCATTTGCACCATTTTCATCAGTATGACATCTTCATCTTACCTTCATGCATATAAAAATGAATGAAGCATGTGTTATTTTTTAGATTTAAATAATTTTCCCGTCAATGGATCCGTTCCAAGTAACCTTTTAAAAAGTAATATCCGAGGCTCTGCTTGATGCCACATATAATGCTCCCAGCCACGAGATTGTTGCACTCCAAGTTTTCTCCAGGCATTTTCGGTCAATAATTCTTTGCGAGGCATTGGAATTTGTCTTGAAACATTTTTGGTCAAAATTACATGTCTGTATTCATAGATATCATCACTATAATTATCAGAATATTCGTGTTCCACATTGTTTGCCATTTTTTGTTTGTTTGAAAAAAAAATTGATTCTTTAATTTATTGTTTATTTTAAAATAGACAAGTTGGTTTTTTTTTGTCTTGTTTTGATTAATATCTATTGTTTGTTTGTTTTTATTCCTTCTTTTTTTTTAATCTTGTGATTATTTATTTCTTTATTTAAACCTCAACCAACCGAAATGGCTTCCGTAATTCCATTTGAAGGACCAAGCTATTTAAAACCGAGGCAATTGATTGGAAAAGGTTCATTTGGTATGATATACGAGGCGCTTGACACAAGAACAAATACACTGGTTGCAATCAAAGTTGAGCCAAAACAAACTCAATTTCCGCAACTTGAAAATGAATATAAAATATATAAGTGTCTAGTCAATGCACCCTTTATATGTACTACAGGAATTGACGTTGCATCATCATCATCATCATCATCATCCAAAAAAAAATATTTATACGTTCCAATACCACAAGTATATGAATTTAATAATACATATGATAATTTTACAATTATGACGATGCAATTGTTAGGTCAAGATTTGGAAGAATTGCTTGGTATTATGAATCGTGTATTACAATATGACACAATAGCTGTACTTGCTATACAGTGTATTTCGGCTATACAGTACATACACGAGAAAGGATTTGTACATAGAGATATCAAGCCCGATAATTTTGTTATTGGATCATTGTCTGGAAAAGAAAAAGACAGACAAAGAGTTTTTTTAATTGATTACGGATTGACTCAACCTTTTACTCAAGAAGAAAGTAGTAGTAGTAGTAGTAGTAACAACAATAATAAAAATAAAAATAATCATAAACCATGCCAACAAAAGAATATATCCATTGTGGGGACGCCTCGATATGCTTCATTAAACACACATTATGGAATTGAATATTCGAGAAGAGATGATTTAATTTCGTTAGGATATGTTCTCGTATATTTATCCAAAGGTAAATTACCTTGGCAAGGACAAGGAAAAATAAACAGAAAAATGCAAACAAAAAAAGAAACAAAAAAAAATAATCACAACAACAGTGGCGATGAAGAAGATGAAGAAGAAGAACAAGAAGAACAAGAACAAGAAAATAAAGACGAACGGTTTTACGAATATGATAAATATTATAAAATTGCACAAATGAAGGAATCTATTGATATAACCGATTTATGTGCTGGTACACACCCTGGTTTGATACCATATTTACAAATATGCCACGATATTACTTTTTCGCAACAACCTCCTTATGAAAAATTAAAAGAAATTTTTTCATCATCTGTTAATTTAAACGCTCATAGATCATATGAATGGGATCCAATATTCAAAAGCATGGAAGGAAACTATATTCCAAAAGCTGCTTTGTTTGCCGGAAAAAATAATAATAAAAATCACGTAGAACATATCAATCTGATTGTCTAATTATTTTTTCGTTTGGATCAATTTCAATCATATCAAACTGAATACTTATTGGAATTTTTTCAGGACACCATTCTTGCATCAATGGAAGCATCCACTCTCCAATTTTATTATAATGTGTTAAAATAAATTCGCGCATTTTATTATGAATGGATTGAAGAAGTGTATCAATACCTTTTACAATTTCATAATTTTCTTTTATGGTATCAAACAAATGCTTTAAAATAAGCATTTTGGAACGATAGTTTTTGATTTGGGGGATTAATGTTATAAGATAAGACATCGAATGTAAAAACATTTGTTTATCCATCACTTTTAAAGGATGTAGTCTATTTAATTTGTCTTCCACGTCCTCTGACGTATCTTGATTTGATATGGAATTCATTAGTATGTAATCAAATATATATAATTTTATAATAATAATAATGAAATAAAAAATAATGAAATAAAGTTACCATTTTTATATTGTATAAAAAGAAATACTGAAATCGGAAATGAATAAGGATTGTGATGATGAAAATTATTACTGTTGTTGTATTTGCACTGACTTGTTTAATAATACATTAAATTTACCTATTGTACTACCATGTGGTATTGACCATGTTTTATGCTCAAGTTGTTATCAACGAATGTGTCGGTCTCGTTCAAATTTTAAACGCATGCGCCGATGTCCATTTTGCCAATCTCGTCTTCCTGGAATTCTTTGGTTTAGAAAAAATAAATTTACAAAAAGGACATGTTAATAATAAACAGACACACTCACACAAACAAACAAACAAACAAACAATGTTTAATAACAGTTGATTAAAAATCATCAATAAAGTATTGAACTTGGCATTTTAATATTATTTGTTTAATTTGTTGTGCTGTGTGCTTCTTTTTTTGAAACTCAAAATGCAGATAATTATACTTGATAAAGGTTTATTGTATTGTATTTAAATTTTAGAATTTTCTCGTTAATTTATAGTATTGCAAAAAATGTTTACAGTGATCATAATTCTGAATTCATTTTGACGGGTGCATTTTTGCATCTTCTTTGCTTCTTTTACAAAGACAACAAAAAAAAAACTATGTTCAATCCAGATCAACTCGAGGCAATTGAGGCTGGCACACATGCTGTCAATGCGGAAGCTCCTCCGGGATCTGGAAAAACACTTGTATTAGTTTACAGAGCAGATCGTATGATGTCCAAATACAACATTTTACCTAGGGAAATATGTTGCATCACTTTTACCAAAAAAGCAGCTGCTGAAATGGAACATCGACTCGAAACACTTGTTCATCAAGAAATGATCAAGCAGAGGCAACAAGAAAAACAAGAAAATAACGTTATAGATAAAGTAGACTATTCTAACATTTATGTTTCGGATATGATGATTGGTACGTTTCATCATGTAATATTGGAATTACTACATCGTTTTGACAAAACTCCAAGGCGTATTATGGATGAGAAAGAATCGCGTAAAACATGTCTTCAATTACTATCTAACCACAATTTAACAGACAAGGAGGATATTAAAAATTTTTTCGTTGCTTTGGCATATTCTTCTCGCAATCGGCAAACACCACAAGATTGGTTTGAATATACAAGCAATCTTTATTCCAAAGGCGCCGGTAGAGGCGAAGGCGAAGAAATACAAGGAAGACTTATAAACCGTAATCGCAAATATGCTTCGGTTATGCAACAATATCAAAAACATAAACTTGTACATAAAAAAATGGATTTTGATGATATTATTATACTAGGTTTAGAATTGATGGAGCGAAACGAAGATACTCGTAAAAAAATTGCATCACTATTCAAATATGTATGTGTTGACGAATTTCAAGATACTGATAAAAGACAATATGAATTTATTAAATTGCTGTGCAAAGATCATGGTAATATTACCATTGCAGGAGATTTAGACCAATCTGCATATGGTTTTAGAGGAGCAAACAGTGATGAAAATATGGCTTTATTTCGCCAAGATTTTAATCCACAAAATATTTTTCTTCGATACAATTATCGTTCTGAAAAACCAATTGTATGGTTTTGTCGAAAAGTCATTGATTCGTCTGTAACAAAAGAAGTAATTTCATTCAAACATGAACGTAATAGAGGAAAACCAACTTATCCTGTTGTTATTCGACAGTGTGAAAATGAACGAGATGAAGCTAATTGGATTGCATATAAAATTCATACACTGAAACGTGAAAATCCAACCCTTCAATACAAGGATATCGCAATTATTTATCGAACAAGGTTTGTAACAAAAGCAGTTGAACGAATTTTACCAATGAGAGGGATTCCATTGCGATGCGAGCTTGAATATCCATTTTTTGATCGCAAAGAAATTCGGATATTTTGTGATTATTTATATTGTATTTGCAATCCAAATGCATCAATGGATATTTGGAAAAATATTATCAATTGTCCAACTCGTGGGATTGGTCAAGTCACGCTTCAAAAATTGAATCATGAAATGACAACCAATAATTTTACAAGTCCGTTATATGTTGATGACTTGAATAACAAAAATGTTAAAGAATTTTTAAGTATGATGTTAAATTTGTTTGAGTGTGGAAAAACATTTATTTCAAAACATCATGATGTCTACAACAATATATACAATAATATTAGTGGTCAAACAAAACTTCCCGCTACAAAGTGTAAAACAATAAGGTCATGGCTCGAATTTTTACTCAAGGAAACTAAAATTCAAGATTTTGTAATGCAACAACAAGATACAACATCTGATGACGCTTCGGGAAATTTTGAGAGATGGGACAATGTAAAACAATTGATTGATATTATTTCAAATTATAAAACTATAGACGGGTTTTTAAAAGCTGTCGATCCTTTGTTGCACAAGGATAAAAATACAAAGAAATCAAGAAAGAGAAAGAGACCAGGTTTTGGAAAAGAAGAAGAAGAAAAAAAAGAACAAGAGGAAAAAGAAAAAAAGAAAAACAAAAATAGTACAGATGAGAGTACAAGTATGGACATTGATAATAATAAAGATACTAACGATGACGATGATGAAGTATATCTTCCTCCTGTTGTTGCGCCATCCAGAGATGCAATTAACATGGTCACCGGGCATCAATCAAAAGGTCTTGAATGGCAAGTGTGTTTCGTGATGGCAGCGGAAGATGGAAGCATTCCTCATTATTTATCTTATACGGAAGAGCAAAAAAAAGAGGAATTGAGAATTTTTAATATTATGTGTTCAAGACCCAAGACCATTTTATGCGTATCTTGGTGTAAAAGTCGCAAAGTTTTTGGAACATCGAGAGATCAAACGGTATCGCCATTTCTTTTGCCTTTTCTCAAAATGCCCAAAGAATCTATTGATTCAACTTTAATATGTATTGAAAAATCTATGCCTGCATTTGTCGAGGTTTGTATAAAATTTGATGATAAACGAACAAGTGATGTAATTGTAGAATTTAAACCAATAAAATACGAACAATAATAATTATTATTATTATTTATTTTCTATCAACATATGACAATTGAAAATCTTTAGATTGTCCAGCTGTCTCAAGTAAAACAAAAAAACATTTTTCATGATCATGAAGCGGAGCCGTCACTTTGATTGTTTGGCAAAATGGACCGTCGGTCAAGCTGGATCGTGAAATATAGTGACAAGACTTACACAAGTCAAAATTGGATTTACAACCAATACAATGATAACGATCTCCGACAATAGGAAATACGTTACAATAATCGCATTGAATTCCTTCGTGCGTTGTAGATGACGGATTGAACTTAGAAATAGATATATCACCGTTAGGACATTCACCTTTGATATCAATTCGAATTATAGAATCAGTCGAAATGCTATATAGCTCAGAAAGATTCATGGCAAGATTTCCCAAAATTCCAACATGTTCATGTTTTTGATCTGACTTGTATGATGATATTTCCATTCCCGGATATTTGCGATTTCTAAACGGAACAAACATTTCTCCATTCAAGCGAAATGTAAAGTTGTCAGTATCAAAACCAATTAAATAGACAACATGGTCCCAGTTTTTGTACACAGTAGAAATGTCTGAAGAAAGCGCTTCTGTTTTATTTTTATTTTCATTTTCTTTTGTAGCATTTGAAGAATTTTCGGTCACTCCGTTTAATGTATGAAATGGTTTCATTATAGTAACATTTGAAGGCGCAGGAGTGGTGCTAGCTGAGCCAAAACGAAAAGCGTTTGGTGATAAAAACGATGATGATGACAATGATGATGATGATGACGCAAAGGATAATGATAATCCAGAAATCGACGACTTCGATGTAGGCAGCACGTCAAATCCGCCTATACGAGGCGTTGTTTCAATTGCGACAGGAATATGAATTGTCGGAATCCCAATGCTTTGCCAAGGTTGGTAAAGAGGATACAAAATCACAAATGGATTATATACTCCATATGACGAAGGTTTAATTCCACATACAGTAAAAGACAGGGCTAATGGATATTTATTTTTAAGAGTATCCAAAAGTTGAGGATTTGTAGGAAAGTCATTTTTGTCAAGCAACTTAATTTGATCTATGTTGTCTACGATTTCGACTTTGTAATCTGATTTTATAACAGAAAAATAAGACGACGATGATGATGATGATGATACACTTTGAAATTGTTCTTTCATTTCATCTGTCCATTTATCCATCCAAGGCGATTTACCATTGTTTAACACACGAATATATTTTTTAGGAGCTAAATTTGGAACAATCATTGTTGTTGCAGATTTTAAATTTGTTATTTTACTTTGGTAGCTTGTTAGTACCCATTCGTCAGTTTGATTGTGTTCGTTGATAGAAATAACAGGTCCTTTCAGTTTTGTTACAGTTATGACTGTATTAGACACATCATACACATGAGTACCAAACACCATTTGGGAGGGTTTTTATTGTAAAAGTTTAAATGCCTTGTTCGTCTTATCTAGCGTATGTGTAATTTCAATTATTGTTTCAATTATACTGGTTCTTCTTTTCATTTTGAAATTTTGAATATTTAATTGAACTTTCTTTATCAATGTTTTTGTTTGTTGTAATTGTTCAAATTTTCAGGCATTAGTCAAGGCCTTGAAGAACAGATTGATTGAAAATAAATAAAAGAAATTATGATTTTTGACGACAACGACGAAGATGATTGGCTCAATAAAAAAACCAAACCTAAATTGAAAGAACCAATGAAGAAGAAAGCAAAAATTGAAAAGACTGAATCTGGAAATCAAAATCAAAACAATAATGAAACAACTGAAACAACTGAACCACCAAAAAAAAAGTGGCATTTTGGACAAAAAACAGGAGGACCTATTGCCCCTGGTTCAAAAGATATTCCAATTGGCAAACCAATGTGTTTAGATAAATTGACCATTGTTCTTACAGGATCAGGAGAGGCATTTTCCAGAGAAGATTTGACTGATATATTAAAAAAATATGGAGCCAAAGTGACAAGCGCTGTAAGTGGGAAAACAAATTATCTTGTAGCAGGACCTGATGCAGGAGATTCTAAATTAAGTAAGGCAAAATCACTGGGTACCAACATAGTCAATGAAAGCGAAATTTTGCAACTTATAGTTGATAAAAGTAAAGGATATGACCCTTCTACTACTTCTACTACTTCTTCTTCTTCTTCTTCTGATACAAATACAGATGATAAAAAAAAAGGTCTTGTCAGTAAACAAAACAACTCTAAAATAAAGCCACATTCACAATCATTAGCAAGTACAAAAACTACCGAAACAATGCCCATTTCTTGTTCAAAAAATGCAAAGATATCTAACACTACATCTACATTTATGTCAACGTCAAACTCTTCCTCCAAAGCCCTAAATGAAAAAACAACATCCGATATCCTTGAATCAGGATTACAATCTTACAATTCACTTAGCGATATGTTATGGGTTGATCTTTATCGCCCAATGAAATTGGATCAACTAATAGGAAACAAGGGTTTAGTTGACCAAATAGGAAAATGGTTACGTGATTGGGAGTCAAATCGAAAAAATCCCAAGCTTGCCAAAATACCAAAAGCACTGTTGATCCATGGTCCACCTGGCATTGGAAAGACGACGGTTGCAACACTAATTGCAAAAAGTCAAGGATTTCGAGTTGTTGAATTTAATGCATCAGACATCAGAAACAAAGCTATAGTTGAAGAGATTGTTGGTGACGTGTCTCGTAACCGAGCCTTGGCTGAATTTCTTCCTATGAAAAAAATCAAAATGCAAGATAGTGTTATCTCGTCAACAACGCAACATACTATTATACCAGCTGGCACGACTAAAAAGTCTGTTATTATTATGGATGAGGTAGATGGCATGAGCGGAAATGCAGATAAAGGAGGAATGCAAGCATTAATAGCAATTATAAAACAAACCAATGTTCCTGTTATATGCATTGCAAATGATGCTAGTACTCCTAAAATGAAAACGTTAAAGAATTATACTGAATGTATTACTTGGAAAAGGGTTCCAGCAGCTCATATTGCTCCTAGGTTATTGGAAATATGCAAAAAGGAAGGATTGACCATTGATAGACCTTCTTTGGAAAAAATAGCAGAATCTACCAAGGGCGACATTCGACAAATGCTCATTTGTCTGCAAATGTGGAGTAAAGGAATTGATAAATTTTCATTTGATCAGGTCAAGGATAAGTTAAAATCAGGATCAAAAGATTTTGATTTAGGACCTTTTGATGTAATACCTAATTTATTTCGCAAATTTCCTATATATAATGCACCAACTTCTACTTCTACTACTACTACTACCAGTACAACAAGTACTGCTGAAACGTCCATTTTAAAGTCCAGAATATCGACGCCAGTAGTCCAAACTCCTGATTGGATAGGCCAGCAACAGGATTATTATTATTTTGATTCCAATATTATACCTCTTTTTGTTGCTGAAAATTATTTGAATGCAACACCTGCAAATATTTATGAAGAGTCTAAAAAATCATGTAACAAAAAACTTATGGCAAAATGCAAAAATGGGGATAATGATCAAATGGCATATGACGTGCTGGCACTCGAAGCATTAAGTGAAGCAGCCGACAGTATCAGTATGGGAGATATTATCAATAGAAAAATGTACACCGAGCAAGATTATTCTCTTATGCCCTCTCATGGATTTTTATCATCTGTTTATCCAGGATGTTTAATGGGAGGCGGTCTTAACAGTCGTATACAATTTCCCTCGGTTCTAGGTAAAATGTCGACACAAAACAAAAATGCAAGACTTGTACAAGAATTAAAATGTTTATTAGGATCAAGTATTTTTTCAAAATCCAGCGAAATGGCAATGTACACTTTACCAATAATAAGATTGGAATTTATGACACTTTTAAAAAAGCTATCCAAATCAGAGAAGAAAAACGACAATAACAACATTGATCATAAAATTAACCATGAAAATAGTGATGATGACGATGATGAAAGTGATTTTCTTTCAAACACGGTTAACGACATCATTGATCTCCTTGAAAAATTACATTTAGACAAGGATGCATTTGATATTATTGTAGAGTGGGGAGAAAGCTTTGACAAGATAGGGTCAATAACGTACCAATCGTCGGTTGGATCATCCACCAAAGCTAAAATTACAAGAGCGTGGAATCAATCCCATGGAGGTCCCACAAAAAGTCGATCAAAGAAAGAAGTTATTAGATATGAAAACGACATTTATGCGAATAAAGAAACCTTTGATGGAGATACAGTCGATGGAGATGACGACGATGATGGCATTGTTAACGGAGACAATGAAAATGATAACAGTACTGATGATGAGGAGGGCGATGACAGACAGTTGACTATGATACCTCCAAGAAAGACCCCTGCAATAACAACAAAAACCAAAACAATTGCTTCAAAAAAGACTTCTTCAACAATAAAACAGACTTTGAGTAAAAAACGCAAATCTCTTATAGAAGACGATTGGATGTAATTGTAATCGTATTGTTTTTGATAAAAAATCATTTATTCATAAGCTGGCATTTTTGTTTCACAATAGTCAATTGTTTTAAATATTATATAAAGTTTTATTTTTATTATTTAATAATTGCAAGTGACAAAAAAAAAACAAACAACCTGTATTTTGTTTAAACCTTGTTGGAGTTGCGACTGGACCGTGGTGCAGAGTCGGGTGGAAAGGGCGGGTTTGTGTCGAAGTCGAGGTCGCAATAATCAATAATAATAACGGTCCATATCCCTAATATAATCATCATGACACAAATCGCACAACCATGCACTACTTTTTGTATGTGCGTCTGCGGGGACGGTAGTTTTCTCGCCACAGTCACGACAGAACACGATGAGCATATCGGGCATGCCCGGGGCAATTTTGACGTATCCACACACGCGTTCCGACCACACGAGCGATTCGTCGCAGTAGTCACATGTTCCCTGTCGATACTGATCATCGCCAATCATTTGAACCGTGTCGTATGAGCAGTACGGGCATAGTTGTGTAGTTGTCGTTCTGGTAGTTGTCGTTCTGGTAGTCATTGTTAATCCAAGGAAAATATCAATTTTTTATAACTCTTGATATGAATCTTTTGGGTTCTTCGTAAGTCGCCTGTAGTAAATGTTTAACTGTTGTGGGGCAAGAGGAGTCGTTTTTTTGTTTTCCCCAGATATGTGTTTCTTTTTACTCGGTCTCTGGTGAGAGAGTTGATGATAGAGTGACAACTGTCAGAGAAAATTTTTTGCCGGGCACAAAAATGATTTTACCTTGGTTTTCGTCTCTTGATTTTTAAATTAAAAATCTGTCGTCTCAATTAAAACTCATACGTCTCAATCAAGTCTTAGACGATCAATTAAACTCATACGTCTCAATCAAATCTTAGACGTCTCAATTATAAACGTCCATAATGCATCTGTTATATTCCCGCATTTCATTTGACGTTTTATTTTTTGTGACAAAAAGTTTTCACTATCACCAATCATAGTTCAACCATCTTTTTGGGAAAAAAACAAATTACCAATATCTGCAATCACTTTCATAACTTTCCCTAGTTAAGACAAACAAACATAAAAATGATTTATATGGGAGAGCAACTTATGAAAACAGAATCATTTGTCAATACTTATCACAAACTGCGGTACTTCATTAAAAAATTAGGTCTAGAATCTTTCCTAGTCGAAAAGCAATTGTTATCTCCAATCGAATTTTCTTTGTGGAAAAAAATTCGCTTTAGCAATAACAATAGCTTTTACGACGAAGAAATGGACGACAAAGAAATGGACTACGAAGAGGACGATGAAGACTTAAGCGATGAAGGTTCGGGTGATGAAGAATGTTTGGACGATGAATGCTCGGGTGGTGAAAAAGAATTGAATGAAGACGAACAAAATAATGCAAAAGGATTTAAAGAAAAAGTTCTCGACACAAGCTTTTTAGAAGAACTGTCCGAACTGATCGAAGATCATCTCAATGCCAAATTTGGGTTCACAATAGATTGTTTTCATCTCGAATCTGACTATGCGAATGATGGTGCAGTTATGTACATAACATTGGGAATTGGTTGTTTGAGTATGTCTTTTGCCGATTGCAATGGAATAACAAACGTTCAAACCAACATGAAAAAATTACCTGATTTATTCAAATATATGGGTTTGAAATACGATGAAACATACACCTTAAATTCAACAACTGCATTTCAGTAAAATAAAACAAAACGGATTTGTACATCTTTTCTCTTTCCAAGAGAGTTTTTTTTTTGTAAAAATAGATTTACTTTGGACAGTAACAATTTGATCTTTTTTGTTTGTTAAAGTCACGTAGATTGAATGGAAGCACAATGAAATTATAAGCAACATAATTGAGGCAGTCAGTTGACGCATCTCGTCACTGAGGAAATTGTCGCCTATCATAGTGTTGTTCAACAACAAGTTGTTCATCATGGTGTTGTTCATTCGTTGTTAGTTTTGTTTGTTATATAAGTTATAATAGCGATAATTGAAAGTGTGACCAATCACAAATAAAATAAAATAAGTTAATGTGTTTGTCAATTTTGAACTTGTCACTCGAGCCGCGCATTGATATCTTTTTCCATAGAAATGTGGCACTTTTCATTCCATGCACGCATTAATCTTTCTTTTTTCGAAACAAATGGATCATCCGCATCTCGAGATAAAGAGAGAGAGAGAGAGAGAGAGAGAGAGAGAGAGAGAGACATAACCCTTACAATTGTTTAATTTAATGCGAGCCAAGACCTCACATCCCATTTTTTGTTAAGCGGCATGCAATGCTCGCGGATTTAAAGTCGTTAATTTAATGCGCGCAAGGCCCCCTTCCCCCACATCCATCCTATTATATATTAAGCAGCATGCATGCAATGCTCCCGTATGCCCCTTCTTCTTCTTTTTTTTTTTCAATAGTCAAATGGTTTTTTTGTTTGAAAAGGGTTGGAAAAATATTTGTTTAAAGGTTGTCAAAAAATCGACGGAAGGAAAACAACAACTGCATGGACACAAAAAGTTTAAGCACTGCTGGAGTTGCGGCGCTTGCTGGAGTGTCTGGGGCGGCAGCGCTTCACGGTCAGACGGGCGGGTTTACGCCGCGGTCTCTTGCAGTACACCTGACGGGGTGCGTCGTAAATCGACTTCACCAGTTCCCGGTGTGGAAGGAGAGATGTTTTGATCGTCTCCAAAGCCAGTTTCACCTGACCAGGGAGCAAAATCTGTCGCGGGACAGTATCCCTGCTGCGAAGGGCGTCGGCGACCTGAAAGATTCTGTAGGCGGTTGGCAAATCCATGTCCGGCACCTGCAACACGCGGAGGGCGCTCATCATGCAGCTCTGTGCTCCACAGGCGTTACGAAGTGTACTCAGGCTAATGAGAGGCATGTCAGCGAAGGTAGGGAGAGAGAGTGGGCGAGTGGTCGGATGAAGTGTGACTGCTGCCAGAGAAAATTTCTACAAGGAGCAAAATTGTTTTGTCTTGATTTTTTTTAAATCCGACGTCTCAACCAGAAATTCGACGTCTCAACCAGAAATTCGACGCATCAGCCAGAACTTGATTTTGATGCCCCAACTAAAATACAGACAGCAAGTCTATAGAACGAGTAACGAATGATAATGATGTTTTGATATTTGCGCCTTTCAAGTAAGAATTTAACTATTTATTTTTTTTTTTGAACTAGTTGATACAAAGTCTTGCGAAAGCAGTCAAACCCTCTATCTGGATTCAGCTTACAATCAACAGCCAATTCAGTAATTTCCGATGTTTGAATGGTGTGTCCAAAATTGTTAAATGTAACCTTGTCCTCTTCATTGTCAAAAAATAGTTTATTGAAAAAGTGTGTTGTCATGGAGTCGAGAGTGTCTGCTTTCACATATTCAAAGATAATTGGAGTGAGACGCCCAGGTCGAAACATGGCACTACAAAGACCTCGGATCATATCGAGATGATTGGTTGATGTAAAAAGAATCATACCATCATCTGGACAAGAGCCTTGAAGGAAATCAAGCAAATCTTCCCATCTAGCCATGTTATTGCTATTGGTGCCGTTATTAGCGTAATACCCCTGCGTATTTTGATACGATTGATTTTGGCTTAGATACGTACTATATACACGAGCATTTTTTGCTTCGGGAGTTTCATTTTCTGGCACTTGAGAAGCAGAGCTCTCATCCTTTTCAACTTGTTTGGCCAAAAGATTTTCCAATTGGGAAATTTTTTTCCCTGATTCCTGAGTTCTATTTCGGTAATCACAATACAAAGTCAAAAGACTCAAATCCATTTCATCGATGGACAAGACTACATCGCTTAATTTGATGTGCGGCATAGATGGAATTGGATGTTTTTTCATACCAAATAGTTGACATCTTGTCAGTCCACTAAAACTAAAAGATACCAGATGCCTTTCTAGAGCTCTCGAGACTACATATGGCAATTTCGATTTTCCGAGTCCAGGATCACCAGCTAAGCAATAACTACGTTGAGGTGACTGACCAAGATCCAGAAAATGTTGTGGAGTATAATGAACCGATTTGAGCGTAGACCACATATCTTCCCAAAAAGGATTAAAATATGAATGTACAAACATTTTCTCTCGCTCCTCTAATGAAAGACGGGGACCATGATACATATTTTTTTGAATATTTGTACCCAGGTCAAGAATTCGATAGTGAACTAAGGTAATTGTATTGTTTTCCGTTGAAGAAATATGCGCGTGATATGTAACTGAATGTTTCAAATTATCATTATCATTATCATTATCATTATCGTTGTCGTCATCGTCGTCGTTAACATCAACATCATTGTCATCCTCCTCCTTCTTCTCCTCCTGCTCCTTTTGCTCCTTGTCTATAGATGAAAATATAATTTCTACATAACTACCATCTCCAATTTTAGACGAAGAAAAAGTTTGTCGGTGCTCATATCCAGTCCCATATTCTGTTTGGTCGTCAATAGTTGAAATGTTATTATTTTTATTACCAATTTTTGAACCGTTACCATTTTCAGATTCTTTTTTCCAAGTATAAGTTCCTTCCACTCCGAATAGAGTGTCTTTAAACTTTACTGCATATCCATGCGGAGGTCGGGCACACCGATCCACTAAATTGGCATTTATTCCAACTCCGGGGATACCGACCTGTACATATTCACAAACCTGGAAAAAATCAGGATGTACAGATATATAATGGATATAATCTTGCACTGCCTTGGTGTCATGAAGTATCAATGTATGTATTTTTTTAGGTTTTTTTAAAGAGGATGAAGTACTCAAGACCAGCTTATTTTTTTGTTGTTCGCTTCTGTCCAAAAACTTTTGTTTTGCAATATTATATAGTTTGTGCATAAAAGGTTTAATAAAATAACCAAAGAATAAAGTTATCATTAAATAATGAGATACTTTTTTATTACCATAGTAATATGCAAGCATTGTCTGTACAACATCAGGCAGACGTGATTCATAAGTTTGAATAATAGAAATACATTGATACATCATTCTTTCAATAGCGGCGTGAAGAGGTCCATATAACGTTTGATCAAGCTCAAACCGCTTGAGAATCTTGGAAGTACATGCCGCAGCAAATGAATATGCGACGCCATTCATAGACATGGATATCGAGGTTGGTGTAATTGATGTCATTGTTTATTGTTTCTTATACAGCCCTTTTGTCCTAAATTAGACGCGACCAAACAACCCACTTGAACAGGTTGAAGATATAATGTAGCTCAATTTGTATAAGTCAAATAAGATTTCAGAAAACGAATAAAAAATTCTAAATAAAATATCTAAGATATATTAGACTAATAAGCGCTTTATTTACAAGCTTTTCAATAAATTCTGTAAGTTCAATTGACACTGGTTTATTCGCGATTTGGCTTGATCTTGGCCATTTTTCTTTTTTTTGAAAGTTTAGTTGGGTAAGATTTGGAAGAATTGGCCGACACATAACTTGACAAATTTTCTTCTTCATATTCCCCTTCAGAATGTTGATTTGAAAAAGTGTTGGATGAAACATAACTTGACCATTTTTCTTCTTCTATTTTGGCAGTCTGACGTGTCTGTATGTCAATGATATTCTTCATTCATCTTCATCACATTACCAAATCACATCAAATCACTCAAGCATTCAAGCATCTCTTTAAAAAAAAGAATTATAAAAAAATATTACAAGTATTTTGCGTCCTTATCAAGAAGAAAAAGATCATGAACCATGTGTAATGTTTGGAGTTAGACATTCGGGTAAAATTAGAAATTTTTGCATTCCTGGCAAAGAGTCGCAATGGGATCCTTTTCCAACTACTCAATGTTGTTCATGTGCTCGTAATCAATTAACAAATGAAAATGCTTATACATGTATTGAATTTAAAATAAATCCTGGCAATAAAATCTCATACACTGCGCATACATATCGTTTTCCTGGGCATTGGACTTTTAGAATTAATCACTATCTGTTTGAACACGTATGCAAATCTTGTCTCAACAAATTTGTGCAGCAAATAGAGCAGAGCGACAAATTTTCCTTGAAACCAAAAGAGTAGAAATTTTGAATTAATTTACATAGAACGACAAGATAATATAAAATATAAGATACAGTTATTCTTTTACCCATTTTCTTTTGTTTTCTCTATTGAAAAACATGCGTCCATTTTTGCGTCTGTTAAATACATCCAAAAAGAAATATAATTGTCCTTCATGGATGGATCCATTTACAACCAAAGGACGAAACTACACTTTCTTTCATTATGAAGGAGAAGCATACTTTGTTTTCCTCGTGATTGCTGGTGTTGCGTCATGTGTTTCTGCATTAAAAATCGGACCTCGTGTAGTAGACTATCGTGTGAAGCAACTCGAAAATCAAAAATCAAAAACCAATAACAATAACAATAATGAATAAAGTTGTGAGAAAACTTAGTTTGATTAAAAGACATTTTTTTTTTCAAAATTATTTTCAAAACTTACATTTCAAATATTATTTAATCATGCTTGCTTAATTGGACACAGACACACCCAATAACCCAATAATTGATCATTGCTTTGATAAATTTTCTTTTCTCTGTTGGTAATTTTTATGTCTTTATCTATTTCTTCCTTTGAACATATTGTAGACGCTATTTATCGTTCAATAATTCTTCATACCAAAATCCATGACGAAAAGACATTTTGTTTAATCAAATCCGCAGAATGTCAGAATGTTTGTACACTTTTTCTCACGGGACCTCGATGCAAAGGAATATATGATATTTACGATATAGACAAAATTGCAAGAAAGGAAGATAATTCAGATATCACATATTTAGTAACGTACAAATTAATGGCAATGGATTTATAAATAATCAAATTGGTAGTTATATTTATACCGAGTCTTCCCCCAGAACCACTATTTTTATGGAACAGGTACTTCCAGATTATTTTGAACACATGGCAAAAGCATCCCCAAATCTTATTAATATTCCAATTGACGAAGATCCAATTGATGAAGAATGTGACAAAAACGACGAAGAAGAACAAGAAATTAAAGCCTTCGAAAAAGGTATAACCTGCAAACAAGATATTTGCGATCACCCATCTTTTTTTCGCGCCATCTCTCTGAATTCTCAACAGATTCAAAACGTGACGACCGAGCTTCCAAATGCAAGTGATACAAATAACCTGGCTATATTTTGCGGTTTTAACCTTGAAATGCTATCCAAGTGTGGCTTGAGTCAAGTGCAAATAGATGCCTGGAAATTTTTAATCAACTTGCTTTACCATTGATTATAGTCATTGTCCTTATTAGCATTCTAATTTAATTTATTTAGTACAAGTATTTATCTCATTTTGTATGTTTATGCGAGAAGTCCAAATTATGAACGTCGCGCCCGAATTTGGGTGGTTCGTCGTCGTCTCAGTTTACAACACCTGAAATAAAGACGCCTAGATTTTTTTTGTTTGTGAGCTTTGCCCTTTTTTCAGTTCGTCACTATTCCAAACAGCAAACTGACAGCACGTCCCTTCCACCAACCTTTCCCTTTTCGCTTAACATCCGCATCATCCCTCCGCGCCCACTTCAGTCTCGCCATCCACCCACTCATTCCATCCAACCATCACCCACTTTCTCTCTCCCTATCCACTTCGATCTCGACACCCGAACAGTCCACGCTTCATCGAGACGCGCTTCAGACACCATCCTGCCACCTTTCTTCGAAATGGCCACTGCGCACAAGACCCCTCGCAAAAGCAAGCGCAGCCGCACTCCCAGTGTTAAGGCCCTCGCCCTGACACCCATCGTCATCCCCTCTGTCTCTGCTGGTACCGGCGACAATGACGACAAAGGGACTTCGTTCTCCGTCTCCCTGACCATGTACAGCGATCCTGCTTACAGAGATCCCAATCCGAAGGTGGCGTCCTTGATCGATTCGCTCTTCATCGGCGACGATGATGTCGACCACAAGGACGGAGGCCTTAACGGCGTTGAAGTCGACAACGGGGACAGCACCGAGAGTCATGGACCTGCTAAGAAAAAATCTCGCAAGAGCGTCACGATCAGCGAGGAGTCCAACATCGTTCATCTCATCACTCCCATCCACCTGATGGACCAGGCGTCTCCTTCTCCTCTGCCTCTGCCTCTTTCTTCTTCTCAGTCCGCAACGGTGATGGAGAAAGCTCCTACCTTGGTCGAGTATGCTCTTCGACGAGGCTTGGTGGTCGGGACAGCGGCAGCAGCAGCAGCGTCCAAGAGTGGCAGTGACAGTGGCAGAATCGTGGGCAACAAGGGCAATGGACCCACCGAACCGACTTCATCTCCTCCGCCTTCTGCTTCTTCGTCGACTTCTCGTGCTGCGGAGGGCGCCTTCACCCCGCCTGGCGCTTTTACTCCACCTGGCCATGGCTCTTTCAACCCGGGCACTTCTCCTAACTGGACTCCCACGTCTCCCTATGAGAGTCCCGCTCCGTATGAACCCGCTGCAGCTGCTGCTGCTGGATACTCCGCTTCCGCTTATCCGTCCTACTCGCCCACGTCTCCTTCGTACTCGCCGACGTCACCCAACTACTCGCCTAACAGCCCGACTTCTCCGAGCTACGCTCCGAATTCTCCCAACTACAATCCAGCCTCCTCTTCGGGATTTCCGAAAGCGCATTCTCCCACTTCGCCGAGCTACACTCCGATTTCTCCGAACTATGGCTATGCTGCAGCCTTTTCCTCGGAATCTCCGAAAGAGCATTCTCCTCACTCTCCCACGTCGCCGAGCTACAACTACACTCCCACGTCGCCCAGATCTCCTTTGGGCGACTCTCAACATTTCTCGCCCACCTCTCCCACGAACATGGCGCTGTCAGGCGATGATGAAGCCCCTCGCCCGAACGCGAACGAGATCGTCGATCCAAGGGTTCGTGGTAAGACACTCAAGCGCACGATGTCCAGTCAAGTTGTTGCGTGGAAGAAAAAGCGAAAGGAAGTGGATTTCGTGTTCGACACTCCTGTCGTCAGCAAGAGCAACAAGATTCGCTTGAAGAGCATTTACAAGATTTTCAAGTGCCTTGGGAATCTTGGCGGGAATCAGAACGCTGTCGTCGAACATCTCACGTCCCAGCACGTTCGGATTGTCGAGAACATTTTCTCGCAAGAAAATTCACTGCTTTCCTCTATGATGTGATTAGAGCACGTCATTTTTTTTTCTTTACCAAACCGATCCCCGACACCCGGGTTTGATTTTTTGATTGTCTCTCTTTTTTTCTTGTCCAAAACTCTTCTTAGTCAACTCCTCCATAAAAAAAAAACAATTATTTAATTTTTTCAAATGGATGAATAACATTTATTCATCAGTTGTCAATATTATAATAGCTACTAACTAGTCTGAGCAAGCTGCAAAATATCATTAACTTTGAAAAAAAAAGAGTTGAAGTAAAATAATATAAATAAAATGTCTACAAATACTTTTATTTTACTCTATAATATCATAAACAAGACGCGATAAATTCTTGTCCTTGTTGATCCAGTCTACACACATCTCGACAATGACATCTAGAGACTCTGAACCAAAACGAAGAGAACTGAATTCGATTTCACCTTGAAAAGATGCGGCGCGTCCTTTGATAACTCCTAGACTGGTAGCGTATTTAGAGATGTCTTCTGTTAGTTTTAACACGTCGTCTGGATGGATGATACCACCTCTGGTCAACAACTTGATGACTTTTGGTATGCATACGCACATTTGTTGGTTCAAGTTGTTCAGATTAGCATCATTGCAAGCAAATGGGGTCATAATCTTTATTTTGGAAAAATTCACAAGATTTGAAATAATTGTTTTTAGGATCCGAGTTTGGTCAACCAAAATTTTGGTATCTTTCTCATGGTGCTTGTGTTTGTCAATCATAATATTCATAACTTCATTGTATTTGTTTGCAAGTTCGTCAATGATAATTTGCTGATTTTGTCCACGATCTGTCTGCAAATCAATAATGCGCCGCAGTCTGTCATTGAGTTTGACGTCATGACTGATTATAGATTTATCACTGGAAGAAGAAGATGAAGAAACAGATGAATACAATTTTTTCATCAGAACAATTGATTTCTTACATGCATCACGGTCTTTTTTGACAGAGTTACTATTTTGTCTTAGTGCGATGCGCTCTTTCTTGAGGGAATCTCGAGAAAACTTGTAACTTGAACATCTGTTGTCTAAAATTAGCACTTTTTTATAGAGATAGTCATACTTTTCTTTAACTGTATGATATGCATTTTTAACATCTTGGTGCTCGTTTCTAAGAGCATAATAATTTTCTTCCATGATGTCGTTTTCCTCTTTCAAAAAATCATACTTCTTTTTATGAGCACAAAGATCGTCAACTATCTTTTCGTAATCCAAGTGCGAACTGTTGTTATCTACATCAAGGGATGTATTTTTTTTTTCAAGTGTTTTTGTGAGTATATCATGATTTTTTTGAAGGGTATCGTATTTTCTTTTGAGTTCTTCATGTTCCGCCATGAGAGAATCATGACTTTTTTTCAACTCATTATTTTCAGAACGTATATTTGCATGTGAAAATATAAATGAATCATAATCGCAATGATCGGCAAAATTTTTATCGAAAGACATTTGAAAAATGTATGAATGGAAGTTTTTAGAGACTGGAATTGTGTTGTGATGGACAAGTAAAATATATTGATTTAGTTTAGAAACTTTTAAAAATTCCAAATTTAATAAAAGTCTTTAACAAATTTTCTTTATTTCGATAGATGGCTACATTTACGTCTACAATCAATATATCTAGACATTTAATATATAAATTTTAATCCATTCATCGATTTTCTTTTGACTTGACCCATCAAGAATTTCACAAAGTCGTCTGAATGGTCTAAGGATTTGTTTATCCATATAAACAGATATGTCTATGTTATATGGAGAATTTTTGGCAGCATATTCTGCCGGATGGCATATTTTGGAATTGTTACATATTAGAAATGGTATATTATCCTTTGGTCTAACTTCGATTCCTATAGATGCCAACATTCTTGCACAAATAATTTGAGGTTGGGTATTATTAATTGGATATGTATGAACATCTTTTTTCAGTTCATTATAAACTATGAAAGGTGTAGGGTCACGAGACTTTATCAAATCGACCATCAAAGGATAAATCGATTTTATCAAATTTTCTATTCCTTCCATATCTTTACATAATATATATTTACATAACCTATTAAGTAGCATATGTGTGAAATGGCAATAGTCTCTTTTTGATGACTCTGTTCCTGTTGTTTCAAATTCAATTGAACCGTCTTTTGGATTTATACCCATTAGCCAATATTTTTTCTTTCTATAAATAGCCATGCACGTTGCAAAAGCTCCCGCGTCAAGTCGAATAACTCTTCTTCTGGAATTGATTTTGTTACAAATTTCAGTAGCCTTTGATATTGCACTGTCTAAATGAGTCATCATAGTTTTAAATCCACACGAATCTGTATCTCCATAAATAAGTTTTAATTTATATTCGCGTTGAATAAATAAAATAGCTGATTTCAGTTCGCATCTTCCTATTTTGGCCACAATTTGTGAAAAAGCCATCAATAGAAATCGAAAACCTGTAAAATCCTCGTCCTTATTTGCAAATGCTCCATATAAACCATTTCCTGCAATTTTGTAGCACTGTGCTATAATGGCGGAAAGTGGAGTCGCCATTGTTTTAAATATTTTTCGTTGTCCAGCAAGATATTTTTGAATTTTGGCCACAACAGACGTTTCTCTGACACTTTGCATTGTTTCTTCTACAAGGCTCAAAAATTGATCTGGGTTTTCATCATTCACTTGATAATTAATAAGAGATTCCCATGTCCTTCTATTGCTCAAACATAATCCATATTCTTGAATAATAGAGGGATATTGGCTTGTGAAATCTGGAAACATAATAAATCCGTCATTGTGAAATCCAACTTCGGGTTCAATATTTAGTCCACCTTCAAATTGTACTCGTTTCCTTTTTGTCCCACTTTTATCATCGCAACTTTTATCCATATCTTCCTCGTTATTTTCTTCTTCCCTTTCTTCTTTGCTATTATTATTACTACTACTACTATTGTTATTACTGTCTTTGAATTTCTGCTTCTGTTGTTGCTGTTGAGATTTTTTAGTCGCCAATAGTCTACTGCTACATATAAATTTGTTTACGTGAAATTCATTAAATAAATGCATTTCAGCTCTTCGCTTGACTCCTAACTCCAAAGTATCAGTCCATGAAACTCCGTGAATAAGACTAAGTTGTCTTGTGATTTGTAAGAAACTAAATTTTGATAGGGCACACATTACAATTTGTAATTCATCCTCGTTTGATTTTGAAAGTGAGTTCAAAATAGATTTATCATTTGGTACAGATCTTGATGTAGCCAACTTTTGAATATCAAATATAGGATCATAAGAATGAGGACAAGAAACACCAAGCTTTTGGGCAATAGAAGACAAATCGACTATTTTAATAAATTCATTTGCCATTTTATAAAAATCACACCACAATCTTCCGACCCCTGCTCCATAAGATCCTCCTGTATAATTTGACATTCTTCCTATTTGGCTCATTGTAGAAGGAATAGATACGCCTGGTACATCTTTAGATATAACAGCAAGAGCGTGATTATAAAAACTTTTCCATCGATGAGATGTTGTCTTCAATCCAACGATGATATCAGGATCTTCACATGATATACGATTAAACAATGCTTGAATCATATGACCTTCGCTTTCATACATTGTGACATTCTTAGGCCAATTCTGTTCTTTGGAAAATCCAGGGCTCCAAGACATTGTATAAATTTTTGGAAAGACATTTGATTCTGGAGAAGAAGAAGAAGATGATGACGATGACGATGACGGATACAATGGTCCATTACCTAAATTATAAAACGAGATAGATATAATATACAAGTTAGGAAACACAGTCTTTTTGTATCCACCTCCATCTTCAAACTGTGAAGATATGGATGAAATTGAATCTGTCTCTTTATTCATAGTAGTGGTCGTCGTCCCTATCCATTTTATACTCATAACTTTAAGTTTATGGTGACAGTCAAAGGATGATAAATCATTATTATTATTATTTTCACTTGAAACTAATGCTTCACTTGGACATATAAATTCATGCATGCAACTTGTAATTTTAACCCCGTTTTTAGGAGCAGATAATTTTGTTTTATCAAGAGAAATTAAACAAGGCCCCTTAATATTATTATCAACTAAAAATCTTTCCATCATAGTCATGTCATCAGCAAGTGCATAAACTCGAGTTCCGGGTAAATTATTGAAATTTTCGACGCAACCTATTTGTTGAACCAAAAATGAAGGAGATATAGTTCCATGATGATATTCAATTTGCATCATTTTCATTAACGTAGGGGTACGATTAGTTTGGTCAATTAAACATTCCTCGTCTGTCCACAAATCGCGTTTCTCAGTGCAAGTAATGTTTTGTACATCTCTTATATTTGTTTTACTGATAAGTATACGTCTGCAAGCTGTTTTAAATATTTCCTGTTTTTCAGGTGTATCAAACCATGTCTGATCATCAGGGACTAGGTACAGTCTTTTATATGAATGAGGAACTCTTAGACCTACCGTCTTGAAAGACGATGTATCATGACCAATTAATAAAATGGATCCATCTTTATTGTGAGCAGTCAAATCAATTGCTTTTAAAAGTTGAAAAATCATATTTTACTGTTTTGCTTTGATGGGTTTATGGGTGTGTTTGTGTTGTTATTATTTCTCATAAAAACTTTTTTTTTCAACCACAACATATGTGCATCCTCTTCCTAGATATTATTATAATAAAAAAAACTGAATTGAAATTTCTTTCGTGACCGTAAATCACGCATTTTTTTAAAAAGAAATTCCTCTCTCCTTCTCTCTAGGAAATTGAACAATTAAACATGTCTTTTCAAGACGAGTATGAATATCCCCTTGAAGATGCTCCTGAGCGTTGTGCATTTATTCCAGAACACGACTGTAAATCTTCTTCCGTGTCAAACAAGGGAAGTACATGTTTGTTGAATAAACAAAAAGATGCTTGTGTTTATGATCAACAAAGAATGATGCTTTTAACAGGCAAGTATCCAAATAGTAAAAAAGAGTTGGATTACCATTTTAGAGAGGTTGTCTATTTATATGATCAATTCTACGAGGCAGTTGTTCCACAATATCCAAAAAATGTATCGGTTCCTTTCTTTTTGCCTCTGTCAGTAGATCAGCCCTGGTTGACTCCTGTATCAAAATTTATGATTATGAACATTTACATACATTCTATGTATACTCCAAAAGCGAGAAAAAATATTCAATTAGGTTCTTTAAAAAATGATGATACAACAAGTATAAATATTCCAACAATGATGCCTTTGACATTACCAGATATGAGGGTTATATCGCATATTTTTATTATAGCAAGAGCATTGGAATATTATTTAGAAAAAAAATCAAAATCAAATATTATATTGATGGGAATGGATAAACCAACCAAATCGGATGAAGAAAATGCAAAAAAACATGGATTTACAACAGTATCATCCTATTTAATGGCACTTGAAATGACGAAAGCTTGCATAAAAATATTAGATACTCGTGAATCTGCTCGAATTTGGGCCGATTGGGGAGAAACTGCACATCCATCTAAGTATGCCGAGCGTATAAATATAATAGTTTTCGCAATGCAACATTATAACGAAGCTGATACTGAAACTATTGATGTTGATTCATCAAAAAAAGAATGGTATGCTGTATCATCTTTTAATCAATCATTTAAAGATCTTGATATTATTTTGAAAAATAAAAATATGCCAAAATCATTTAAAAGGTTTGATGTCGAGCAATATTGTACAAAAAAAATTGATTCAATACGAAGCGCAAATTTACAAAATGGTTATGTAATGCTTTGGAGAGAAGTTGAACGTGAGGTGAAAAGTTCAGAAAGTATTATAGGCTACGTAAAGAAAATGTCTAAAGGTGCTTATAGGTCAAGTGTGGACAGTGTTAAATATACATTTGAAACTTTGGCGGGGGAAACACAAAAGATTGCAAATAATGTAATAGGGACATACCCATATCCTAAAAAGCCTAGAGAATTACCAGGATATGAAAGAAAATATATACTAGAAAATAATATTACAAAAGATTTAATTAACAACACAGAACCCGATACAGATGACATGGAAGATGATGATGATGATGGAGGAGGAGAAGGAAAAGGAGCTGGTGATAGTTTGAATGAAACTATAGAAGAATTATCAAAACTTGTGCCTGGATTCAATGGCAAAGCAACAATGCGTGCCAAATAAATAAATATATCGGTCTACATGTTGCATTCTTAAATAAAACCCGTAAATAAAAAGCCTTCGCCTTAACTTCACTTCATTGCCATGGAATCTACATTATTTGAAAAAAAGGAATATATATATATATATATACAATGAAACAAATATTAATGGATGATCATTCTCGTAGCTCCTGTCTTATTCAAGCAGAAAAATTAAACCTGGATGAATTATCACAGAAATCCTTCAGTTTTATCATATTTCGACAACACTCCATAAATTACTACAAACAAAAACGAAACAAGTTCTTCTCGTGAAGTCAACAAAAACAAAACAAAAAATTTTGTTGATATAACCACTATTAACAAGGAACAAAATAAAAAAAGAGAATAAATACAAATGTAAATTACTTGATAAATTCAACAAGGCATCTTCCAATGCTAAATCATTCTTGAAACATCATAATTGAAATTGAAATTCATTTCTATATGACACATTCATTATGGTTTTGTTGTGTCACGTCACATTGTTGTTGTTTTGGTTGAATGAATGTTCACTATCCTATATATTATTACTTTTTTATTTATTATTTTGTTATATACTTTTTGACGTAATCTTGTACTCTTTTCCAATGCGGTGTTCTGATTGGAAGATTTTCTAACGCTTCTAATAACTGTAAAGCTTTATCTTTATCTTCTGATTTCAACTGTTCAAGCATTCTATTTGCTATTGCATTATACAATGTTTGATTTATAAAATTATCTTGTCTTAATGTCAAAAGAGCGTTTAGGAAACTTTGTGTAAATTTAATATCTTCTTTGCCTCCACGTTTTAATATAGGGTCGCCAAATTCTAAAGCTTCGTTTATTCTATTTAATTCTTCCGACATATCTATACCTTTGAAGTTTCTCATCGCACTATACAATTGTTTTGCACTTTTTTTTATCTCGGAATTTGGGACAATATATCGTATAATTATGCTATCAGCTATTATTTTAAATAATCGCTTCATCAACATTTTGTCTTCATATATTAACTTGAGAGCTTTTGCTGCAATATCTTTATGATGTGGCTTAATAGATTCCAATTTTGGATCAAAACTATATTGTGTGTCTGGAACAGATGATTGGGGCATTTCTATTTTCCGGATATCTTTCTGTATTTTATAAAACCTGTATCCTTCATCCTCATCTTCGTCACTTTCTTCTTCTTCTTCTTCATCACTTTCTTCTTCTTCATCATCACTTTCTTCTTCTTCTTCTTCATCACTTTCTTCTTCGTCTGTGTCAAATTCTTCATCTTCGGTAAGCTCTGCTTCCTCTTCCTCCTCTTCCTCCTCTTCCTCGTCTTCGCTAATATCATCATCGTCTTCGTAGCGATATTTTCGTTTCGATGATAATACGGGGCGAGTCTGTGCTTTTGTTTTTGCTGTTGTTGTTGTGCCTTTTGTTTTCTTCAAATCAACCTTTTTTGTGGATATTTTCTTTTCTAGTTTCTTCTTTTGTGCAATTTTAGCCTTTTCCTTTTTATCTTTTCTGTCTCTTTCTGATTGTTTTATCGTATCTTGTTTTGTTGCAGCCAATTCTTTAAATTTTTTTATCCCTCTCTTGACAACTTTTTTAATATTAGAAACACGTCGGGCTGCTTTCTTAAATTTATAATTGTTCATTTTCTTCAAAAAGTTTCCCAATGTAATTATCGGAGTATTTATATCAACCAAGTTATTTTCATACACAGATTTATCTGGTTTGACATTGCTGTCTGGAACAATAATAAAATCTGGTTTTGCTTTTGCATGAATATAATACTCACATTCAGGTAAACTTTCGAGTAAATGAATCATTTGTCGAGTTGAATATTTTTCTTTTCCATATTTAAACTTTTTATGGATTTTAGACTGAGACGTAGAGAGTTTGGGATTACCCGACGATATAGCAAAGTATAAAGGCATATTAAAAGAATTTTAGGCAAGCAATACAAAATTGATGGCAATTCTAAATCTATGTATGTTGGTATGTGTATGTTCGTACGTATGTATCTTTTTTTATGTATATATTCTAAACAAATTACATAATTTATTTAATTTTTAAATCAAATATTATCTATTTTTTTTTCTATTTTTCTAACGACGAGAACGCGAATCCTTTGAAGATGATGATGATGATCTTTTAACACTTTTTCTTTTTGCACTAACTCTGGCTGATGATCTTCTTGGTGTTTTGAAACTTTTTAATGTGGCTATAAACTTTTTCATTTCGCCTGTAGACAGCTCCTCATGCATAAAAAGATCTAATGTTACGATGTCTACGTCTTCTCGGGCCCTTGAAAGAGAAGACAAAGAAGGTCCATCATTTGCGACGGCATCTGGTACAATAATGATGTCTGTCGTCTTGGAAGTTTTGTTTTGACATATAAACCTTGAACTACATTCTTCTATAGAATCCATTATTTGAGATTGTGTATATTTTTTATCATCAAAATAAAACGATGATGCAGATGGACCTCCTGACAAAGCAACGTACATATATGATGATGATGATGATGATGATGATGGCTTAGGCATGATGATACCGATATGCTGGTAACTGGTGATATTTAATAAAATTAATAAAATTACTTGTTTGTTTTTTTTATTCTTTCAAGCTATAAAAGATTCAAGTTTTTATCATTATATCACTTGTAAAGAAATTATAATTTTTTTTCTTTTTAAATGTGGTGCTACAAATGATGCAGAAGAAGAAGAGTATATTTTGACACTATTTATAGTCGACGACCATTTTGATGTTTGAATTTTTGCTATATTGTAGCAAATAGCAAATGTTTCAAACAATCCTTCGTTGAAGAAACAAAGTTAATTCGGCTATGTTGAAATTTTTCATCGCTCTTCCAAGTGAAGATTTGAAGCTTCAGGTATTATAATAATATATGTTCTGTCATCTTGGGAGCTCCTATCTTGACATCTTGACACTTAATTTTATTACTACATACTAGATTTTTTAATAGAAAATATTTGAAATTGTGTTTGTTGGTTGTCAAACAAAATAAAATAATGATACATACATGTCTCAATTTAACTTAATTTGCGTGCCTCTATTCTATTCTATATCAATCCAATCAAATCAAATCAAGCAAGTTATTATTTTTAATCAACTGTATGTAAATTTATTTTATATATATTGAACGTGAAAACAAATTTATTATTTAGCGTCTGCGAGCAGATCGGCGCAAAACAGGCGAAGGAGCTTTCGCTTTCTTTGCTTTTTGCCCTGTAGTCTTAGAAGCACTTGCCCTAGAAGATTTGGTTCGAGGTTTTTCAACATCTTCCTCTTCCGCCATAGCTCTGGTTTCAGCTTCAATCATCTCATCTTCAAGGAAAGCACCAAGGTATTCTGCCCTCTCGAGCGGCCTTTGACGAGAAAGGGTTCGAGTAGTTTTACCTTTAGCAGAAGTAGACGATTTAGGTTTTGTTACAGACTTTTTATTAGATACACTTGAGGCCTTAAGTTCTTTAATCTCAGCTTCCAGTTCGTCGAGTCTCTCTTCAGATTTGGACTTGGATACTGAGCGGGACGCTGATCGTGATCGTGAACGAGGACGTGAAGATTCTCTTGTTGCCGACCCGCGACGAGAAATAGTAGCACGTTTAACAACGGGAGATCTAGACCTAGATCTTGCTGGAGGAGATACTGAGCGGCGTGATGCAGCACGTCCAACAACGGGAGATCTAGACCTAGATCTTGCCGGTGGAGATACTGAACGACGAGAAGCAGCACGTGAGGCTGCAATGGCACGAAGTTTGTCTTGGCTAAATCTTTCTCCTTCATCTACAAATCTGTCTTTAGAACGTGGCAGTTCAGTTGTTGTAGTTGATATTTTGGCTACATTTACATCTCTCCTAAGAAGTTCTGGGTGTATAAATTCATAAGGCGTTGCTCTTGTTATACGAGGAGGTTGGGTAAAGGTCACAGGCACAGGCGCAGGTCCAACTCTAGATTCAGCTTTCCTTCTCGCTTCTTCTGCAACAGCAACTTGTCTCTCTAATTGGGCAATACGTGCTTCTTTTTCGCTTAACAATCCTTCTTTCACAAATGTCATATCTCTTTCTATAATCATTCTTGTTGTTGGTTCTTTGGTTGTTGTAACAACATGAACAATAGAAGGTTCAGCAGCTGCCTTGATGATACCTTCCTTGTGACGTTTCTCGGCTAATTCTAACTGAGCTTGTAATCTTGCCCTCTCTGCTTGTGTCTCTTTGAGAGACTTTTCATAAGCTTCAGCTTCAGCAGCTAATCTTTGACGGACACTTTCTTGTTCTGCAAACATTGTATTGCCTTGTTTCACTGTTGGGATAATAATATTTTTAGGTGCAGCACGGTGAGGTTTCAGATAGGTCAACTCTTCTGGAATTTCATTTCCTGAAGTAACCATCCATAATAAAACATCAGATAACAAATAAGAAATAGCCAAAAATGTAGATAACCAGAGAGTTGCTCCAACATCTTGAACAGCTGGATTAGAAAGCCATCCAAGCAAACCAGCTAAGTGAATTCCATATTCTTGCGTAATGTTTGGAGCGCCACCAATTGCATTTTTGACACTACCAACCGCACTTCCAAACCTAGTTTCAGACATGTAAGTTGACGCATTGCCCATAGATTCAGACATGTAAGATGCCCCCTTGCCCATAGCTTCAAATATTTTATATATAGTACCCTCTGGGTCTGTAGGGAAGTACCCTTTGATGTAGGACACAGAAGATGACAGGATATCTTTCATTTTACGAGTGATAACATTGTCTGACATACTAGTATAAGTAGCGTATTCTCTGTTTGAATCCAACCTGGCTTTGTCAGCATCCAAATTCGCCTTGAACGCATTTGCTGCTTTGATAGCTTCTTCTTTAATTGGTGCAATTTTCTCGAGATTGAAAGCGCCTTGTGCTTGTTTCATCTTGTCCAAATTAATTTGTTCAATTTTCCATTTATTTTGGGAATTTTCGAATGCACGATACATATTGTTGAATGTATCTGATTTTAATACAACTTGGGGATCTAAGCCTCTGGTAGCTTCTTCGTAATCAAAATTTAGTTTTCGAGCTTCATCGAACATTGAATTGACCTCTGCGCTTTTTTTGGCTAATTGTTCATTGTACTTTTGAACTTCATCAAATATCGATGTGGATATATGGGCCTTGTCAGCAAACAATTGCTCCTTTGCTTTTTCACCCGCGTCTGAGAATGCCTTTTCAGCCTGATCCAACGCGGACTTCGACACGTCAGAAGGATTCTTTACATAGGATGCCTGTGCATTGGCATAATTTGACTTTGCTGTATCATATGCTGCTTTTGCAGCGGCGTCCGGTGGACCAGGGATAACCGCACCAAGACCCACCATACCTGCTAATCGGTTCAATCCACCACCCAACATACTTTGACATGCAACTGTTCCCATAGAACCAAGAGTCATTACTACAATGGTAACTAAAGTTCTCAAGACAATTCGCACTAAACCAATTAACCCACTCCAAATATAGCTTGGAATTGCACCTGCTAATTCTGAGAATTTAGATTTAATCATCTGCCTTTGTTCTGTAGGGATATCAGCCCCAGGTTTGAGAGTTTCTCCTATTTTACCAACATCCTCAAACTTTTTAGGATCCTTTGCACACTTCTCCATAAACATATCCAACATTTTGGAAGCCCTGGGGTCAAGTGCAGGATCATTTCTTTGTTTTTGGTACAATGCTTTATCAATTTGTGCAAAAGTATATTGAATGGTAAAATATTGCAAAAGTCCTGCTCCAGCTCCACAAACTAAAGCCGCGGGCAATTGTGTAAACCAGTTAGTCCAGGAAGCTGCTTCTAATGCAGCGTTCACGACAGGGCCTAAAAGTGCAAGTTGTTGAAGAACAATTCCAATTGTCACACCAGAGAAGCTGCTCAACCAAGACGATACTCTTTTCAAATTTGATGCGAAAAAACGTGTAGCGCTTTTGAATCCCCAATTTATATATCCTGTGACACCACCGGCACCAAATTCTTTAGCCTCTCTCATTTGTCTCTGGATGGTAGCCATTGCAGGATAGAATTGAGCTTCTGCTTGTTCAATGATAAGATCAAGATTTCCACAACCTAAATTTACTGATCGATATAAAATATTTTGCATGAGTTGAGGATTTGATTTCAATTTTACCGACATATCTCTGGCAATATAAGCTGCTCTCTCTTGCATAGCTTTTGGCTCCATATCAAGCTCCAGCTTATGACCAGAATTTGTTTGAAATTCAGATGCCAGACAAGTGTACAATTGTTTTTGAATTGCGATAGCAGTATCTTCAACATCTTTAAGTCTTTGGTCTTTGTCTTGATTTTCTTCTGGGCTTCGAGATGCCCAATAAGCATCTATATCATCTTTATGTTTTTCCATATAGGCCACATTATCAGCGATATAACCTGCCATTTTTCTAGTCATATCATATGCTTTCAACATGTACTGAGTTAAATCATCAGTAATCTTTTTATGTTGTTCCAAAGTTATTTCTATAGCCGAACCAGCATTTTCCAATCTTTTACCTCGGCAAACAGCAGTATAAGCATATTCGCTATTTGCTATAATTTCTTCTTTGCTTTCCTTCACATCAGGGTAGTAATAATAATTTGAACGTGGTGTATTGAGAGCAGCACATCCCTGTCTTCCCTGACTGAAATCATCTATTGGTCTTGTATCGTCATTAGATTGTCCAGAAAACATATTTTTTTTCCCTATTTATGAATCAAAATAAAGAATTAAAAGTTTTTATCAAAAAAAAAACACACAAACAAGTTGTAAAGTAAATTCTGAATATGATAAAAATCGTTTTTTCTCAGTCTTCAGAGGTAATATTTTTTTTTTAAAAAACAAGGAACCTGTCTTTATTTTTGGGAGGCCAATTTTTAAAAAAAAAAATATAAAACATCTTCCACACATTGTTAAATCAAGTAAAATTTAAATCTTGAGCCAAAAAAGTCAGTTTTCAGAAAAATATACTCAAATTGATAGAAGAATGCAATTTCATCCGCCGCACGGTCTTGAAAATATACAAAATGATTGCTGGGGAAACGCGCTTGTTCAAATGTTAGCTTATGCTCCAGAATTTGCAAATTATATTCAAGACAAAGAAACAGCTAAAGGAATGTCATCCAACAAAATTTTAAATTTGATACATTCTTATCACGATCATCCTGACAATAAACAACTGGGTAAAAAAATAAGAGATTTGTTAAATCCAGAGTCAGATGATGATGATGATGAAACAGATAAAACGCAAACGCAACAAAAAGAAAACGGCATCAAAAAGGAATTTAAAAACAATTCAAAAAAGTCGGATGATGTAAAAGTTAAAATAAAAGAAGAGCAAGATGTGGATAAAAAGAATAAGGATAATAAGAATGGTGATAATACGAAAAATATAAAAAAATCAAAAAAAATGCCAAATGCTTCACAAGAAGATATAACCGAGGCTTTTTTCCTTATAATATCAAAGTTTTTATCACACATACAAGAGCCAATAAAATTAACATATTTTACATATTGGAAAGCAATTCCAGATGATCCTGAAATTTCCCAGTATACTGATGCAGAGTATGAAAAATATATAAACTATGCAGATACTCAACAGGAAGATGTTCCTACCAAAAAAAATGAAGATTTATGGCTTTTAATGATAGACATTTTTGATGCTCAACAAAAACTGATCACAGATGTGGGTCCAGAAATTATACAAAATTTATTCAAACCTTATGAAGACATGGAGAAAAAGAAGAGAGCAAAAAATCAAGTAACAGAAAAACTCATGATGTATGGAGTCATAAAAGAACAATGTGTATTAAATAAACCATTACCCCCTTTTCTTTTTGTAAGTTTAAAAAGATGGATAAAATATCCACGTTTTATGAAAAGCGACCAAATTATAAATATGCCTCGCGCCTTTTATTTGTCTTCCGACAGAGGAAAAGTGGATGATCAAAACATAAATGGAGTTGAAGAACAAGGATATTATATCATCAAAAGTTTTTGTTTACACATGGGTTCTATTTCGGGAGGTCACTATGTGGCTTTTGTAAAATCTGGAGAAGAAGATGATGGCGGTGACGGTGTATCATGGTATAAATGTAACGATACACGATTGACACCGTACAAAGAGGATAATTTCCCTATAAATGATTTTAATAAAGGTTATTTGTATTATTATGAGAAAGTTGATAAAGATGAGTATGATTATGAAAAGAAAAAGGAAGAAGAAGAAAAAGAAAAAGAAGCTCAATTAAAAAAAAAACGGAGCACAACACCCCAGAAAAGAATATCAACATCCAAGAAGTCAGCAACTCCAACTCCCAAAAAGAAAACAGTGACTAGGTACAAAACAAGTCTAACAAGTATTCTTCTTACAAAAAAGGAACAAAAAGAACAGGCACTCCGAAAACGTATGGAAGAGTTGCAATCAACATTGAGACCCATGCCTGAAGAAGAAGAATAATAGAGCCATATTTTTTTTTAACGGACAAAATTCTTCCACAATCCAATATCTGAAGAAAGGAACTGTTATAAAGAATTATTTCAAAAAAAAAAGAGAAAAAAAATATTATTAATAATATTATTTTATTCTATTGTTTGAAAAATTGTTTATTTATATATGATACATAATCAACTCTCTTTTTGGAATATCTGTTACACACATTCTTTTGGCCTAGTTAATCTCCAATCTCCCAAACATATTAATAATAATAAAAATATATATATAATTTAAAAAATGACATCAATTACATTTGCTTGGGTCACTTTAGTTATGCAAGGAGATAGTTATATTCCAGGGGCGACGACAATGGCACATTCTTTAAAGTATATTGCAAAAACAAAATATCCTGTTGTATGTATGTACACCGATGACGTTAGTCGTGAAGGAATAGAAATTTTATCTTCCGTATTTGATAAAATTATCTTAGTTCCTTATTTGCAATGTCGCACATCAAAGTTTCGATCTGATACTCAAAAAGATAGATATGAAAAATGGATCGACAAATCATTTACAAAATGGAACTGTCTATCTTTTAGCCATCTTTACAACAAGGTTATCTTGTTGGACGCGGATACACTTGTATTAAAAAATTGTGATGAATTATTTGACGTTACGGCACCAGCCGGGCATTTTTCGCGACCAAATGCAAAACCATTCATACCCAATGGAATTTATAATCCATACAAGGATTATATGCACGGATATTTGATTCCTGCAAGTGTTATTAACGAAGGGTTAAATAGCTCATTTGTTTTATATGCCACATCTGTTATTTTGGAACCAAAAGATAGCGTTTTTGAAGAAATTATTTCTTGTTTATCGCAATACAACGATCAAGTTGATAAAGATAAAGAATTTGGATATGTAAATTGTTTGAGTGGTCACGATGAACAATTTATTGTACATTTGTATACAAATGTTTTAAAAGAGAACTGGACACAAATATCAACAATTTATAATTGTATTCCTTGGGAATCTTCCAGTTGGCTTCAGTGTCAAGGAAATGGAGAGGGTGAGGAAGATATCAAGATATCACATTTTATTGGATATAAACCATGGGATTCAACATCTCCCAAAAAATGGCGTGAACATGACAAATGGTGGTCAATTGCAATGTCTAGTCACAATAATAATAATAATATTTTAGTTAATAATTTATTAAAACCTTTACATGAAAAATATGAATCGAGCAAAGAGAAATATAAGACATACGTTGGATTTTTGCTTAGGAATGTATACCGAAGTTCACAATTTTTGGATAGACGTAAAGTAAATGATGCTAAAATGATACAAGCTTCATTGAAACATAATAAATCAATAAATTGTAGATGGATTAGACATTTTAACCAATTAGAAAAAGATAGAAAAAGTTTATCTGGAAAATTATCTCCTGCCCATACATTAATTGGATTTTCAGACGAACATGCCAATCAAGATTTTGTAATTCAAACAATTATAAAATGGAAAAAAGAAAGACCTGAAGGAATTAATAAACTTTATTGGGTAATAGACGTGGACGGACGTTCTCTTACAGAAATCGAAAATCTCAAAGATATTGTAGATTTTTGGATTGTTAGATCACAAGAACAAAAGTGTTCTTTAATACAATATGGCAAGGTACAAGAATTGAAAATATTAATTTGGTCAAATTCTTGGGTTAATGTAGATATGTTATCATCACCACTAAATATAGAATTAGAAGATAATAATAATAATAATAATAATAATAGTATTGGATCTTTTATAGGCTATAATGCTTCTATTAAATCTATGCGTGCAATAAATGAATTTGAAACATTTCTTTTCGCCGACATCGACAACAAAAGTTTAACATTCAATAAATTACAGACATCAAAAGAAAATAGAGAATTATGGCTTGATGACAAGAAAATAAAAGATTATTTGACAAATGATGTAGCATTTTCAATAATTGCATTTGATGCATTTGCAATGTCTCGCAAGCCATTTTATTCCATTATAGAATCAATACAATCAGGTTGTATAATTGTTATAACTGATTGTGCGTATTCTAGATGCATTATAGGAGATTATCCATATGTTATATGGTGTTGTTTAGACGCTAGATCAAGGGCGAACGGTCAAGCGATATATCAGAATATTATAAAATATGTTGCAAATAATAATAATATTGATACACGAACGCAACGTTTGAAAGCATCACAAAAATGGATATCTCGTCAAATGGAAAATATGTCTAAACAAATTACACAAATTTTATGAAAAATGATATAGTGTAATACTCAAAATCAAAATAAAAAAAATAAATTAGAATTAGATTTTCTGCACTTTCGACATCTTATTTCCTATGCACTATCAATTCCTAATCAATCTTTTATTTTATTTTGTAATTTTTTTTTGTTCTTTGTGACAACACACACACACACACACACACACAAATGACTATTTTTGGATCGATAGCATCTGCTCCTTTAACCATAGCCAAAAAGGATATGCCACAGGACGCATTTACAGAATTTGATTATGATTTCTCACAAATTGATCGATCACAGTTAAAACCGGAAGCGACATCTGTGTATTTGTTACCCAAAGAGTATACAAGATTGAAATGCGAAAGAGCTACCAAACTTCAAACTGATCCGACAACACGCATTCATGTTAAACTGGAGTCGGGTGATACAGACGCTATAGATATAGCACAGCGAGAAGTTATATCTGGTATTCCAATTGTCTTTGCAAGAGAAATGCCGGATAGATCCAAGGATGTTGTATGTCTGTCGGAATTAAAAATTATGCCATCTATGTTGGATATTCCAAGTAAATCATTATCTAGGTCAGAAAAAGAAATCGAACTTGATAAAACAATTGACGAACAGCCTTGGTATGATGCTGAACAAGTTTAATCAATTTGCATTTTATTGTTTTGTTTACTAGAAATATAAAATAAAATAGAATTATTTTCTTTTTTTTTTAAATTTCAAAACCTATATGCTTTATTTTGGCTTGTCTGTCTGTCTGTCTGTTGTTCACATATTATTTGCTTCTACATTTTTCAATTTTACGGATTAACAAGTTATTTATCCGGTTTTATTTCGCGCTCAACTCACCATGTCTATCAATAACATCAATACTGATAATTCAAACATATCAGAAACACCTTTTGCATTTTCTTTGGGAATCAACTGCAACAATAGTGACTGTTTTACGTCAAACAAAAATGATACAAGTGTTTATAAACGCGAACTTAAAAAAAGTTCTCCTCTTGCAGGAGGAACGGCCCGTCGCCGCAATGATAAAATTGCGATCCAATCACAAATAAGATCGGATGCACGTGATTTGTTACGAGCTAAATTAAACAATGATATCACTAAAAATGGAGGAAATACCAATGTTGAAGATATTGAAAAACTTACACAAATTACAGCAACAGCTAAAATCCAAAATTTGTTTCTACAATTAAATAACAATTCGATGAATATTGACAATATATTAAAAGAAATTGCCAGAATGCTTATGATAGAAAATAACAAAGAATTAAATGCTTTGTTTTGGTCCAAATCTCCAATCATCCCATTTATTAATGCAATCATCGATGGTAGTGATCCAATTGCATGGGCTCTTCCTTTGTTGGTCGCGTCAAGTATGTGCGAGATTATGTGTCATAGAGGAGAAGTTGATCAAAGTATTGTGCAAAGTCATTATATTGACTTCGTTCATTTCATCTGCTCCAAAGTTTTCGGTAAGGATGTTGGCGTACCAGGATCTAATCTTCCTGTTCCTAATCAAGAAGTTGCTATGCACTCACTCCGATGTCTCCGATATCTCATTCATATTAATCCCACCCTTTTCTTAACCAAGATAATAGAAGTCGTTGATGTTTCGACTATGAAAAATGTGATTATGTTGTACAAGACGAATTCACACATAGTTATGTGTGGATGTATTATTTTAGGAGACATGTTTTCTAGACAATATTTAGTAAACTGGGATACCAAGTTTGTGCATCTTAACCTTTTTACTTTTGCTGCTCAATTATTTATTTCGTCGGAAAACGACCCAAAGTTGATAGCTGGTCCTTTATCTCTTATCAACCGTATGTGCGAATCGTCCATATGGCAATTTCGCTCAAGTTGCAATCGTCTAACGAAATCCAAAACTATTGGACCACTTGATAAAAACGATTATGAAACTATTATCAAAGATACAATTGCTTATCATATTACATCTGGAGATTTTGTTCCTAAAAAACTAGTTCAAGTTGCTATGATGGGATTCCGCTGTAATAATAATAATAATAACAGTAACAGTGATAGTTCTTCAACTACTCCTGCAAATTCTAAAAATGCAATTTATAATATATCTGAAATGGCTATAGATACTCTTTCTATTTTAGTAAAGTTGGGTGCTCTGGGAGCTTCTTCTATATTAACATCTCTTCTATCCAATGCTGGTCTAGGAACGTTGCTAGTGACTAGTCTTCACAGCGGAACAGGCGATAAAATGCTGGAAAATATAAAGTGTAGATGTATTCGTCTGATATCAACAATTGCAATGGCCCAGGACAATTCTTTCCTTCAATGGATTGTTAATGGATCTTTATTGGAATCGATTATCGCCTCGGTAGTTAATCATAACTCAACCCGTAGTGATTTAATATGGAATAATTCATTGGAAGTATTATGTAATATTATTGAATTTTGCCCCCTTCAATGGATTGATATTGTGAGCGGACATCCTCATATTCCTATTGTTTTTAAGAGTATATTGTCTTTCGAGAAATTGGAAGATGAAACGGAAATTATTATAATCGAACTTCTTAAAAAACTGCTTCGGAACGACAAGACGTTGGAATCGCGCCTTGTTAAACAAAATATACCATCTTTAATTAATCAAAGAATAATGTCTCCTACCGTTAATGCCGTGTCTAAACAGGCAATGCAAGCTTTAATGTGTAATAACATGACAGAAACAGATCTGGGAGATTTGCTAAGCAAAGCTGGTCTTATGGGCAACAAAGAAACAAACGACGCAGAAGACGAAGAGAATGACGATGATGATGATGACGAAGAAGAATATGAACCTATTGACGAGGATGAGGATGAGGATAACAATGAGGATGGCGATGATATCGAAATGTAAATGGTGCGACGCATATCATATAATCATTTAATCATATGTTATATTTGTTGAGTTCACTACCTATCAGTTAAATAATTTATATCTTAACAACAACAAAAAAAGTCATGTTGACACATTATCACACAGACACAAACACAAAAAAAAGTTAAAAAACCCATTTGTTAATATTTTTGTGTAATTTTTTTTTTTGAAAACAAACTCAACACACATACAATTAAATCCATTTGATTTTTAAGCAATAAAGTAAACTCTATTAATTGTTTTTTTCTAACACTTGTAAGTATTCATACGTCAAAATAATTTAAAAAAAAATAATCATCGAATAATACGTTTATAAAAAATGTCTGGCACTGAATATAATTTAGATAATCGTCCTTCCAAAAGAGCTTCTGCTAAACGTAATTCTGTCAAGCGTGAAAAAAAAGAAAAAAAAGAAGTAATTCCGCGGGGTCCAAATGGTTATGATCTTTTCAGAAGGGAACAAAAAGATTGGGCTTTAAAAGAACTGAAGGAAAGTCAAGAAGAAGGGGTCACGCTTTCGTCTATATTCGCCTCAAAGTGGACATATTTAAAAGAGAATCACCCTGAACAAGTACATGATTACTCAGAGAGGGCACTTTTAATGAAACCTGGTCTCAAGCAAAATGACGATCGTGATCGCGATAGCGACACAGAGAAATCATCTATAAAACGCAATTCCACGTCATCCCAACAACTGAATGAATATGTTTCTAAATCAGCTCAAAATGCCCTCAAAGAAAAAACATATGATTCTGCAAAGAAACCATCCAAAATTGCCAGTCAAGTTTCTAATGTTGTAGGACAAAAGGTATACCCTAAGGACGACAGAGGAAATAGTGATAATGACGAGGATGACAATGGATATGGTAGCGATGGATACAAATCTAAAATAAAGAGAATGGATAACTCGAGTGAAACTAATCGTGACAATGATGATGATAACAATAATAATAATCAGGAAGGAAGTGATGAAGATGATTCTATTGTACAAGATGTATCGAATCACAAAAATAACAATAATCGGGGTAATGATAAGCATGATAAATCTCGTGATAATGATAAGAGCGATAGATCTCGTGATAACGACAAGAGTGATAGATCTCGAGACAATGATAAGAATGATAGATCTCGAGACAATGATAAGAATGATAGATTTCGAGACAATGATAAGAGCGACAGATCTCGTGATAACGACAAGAGCGACAGATCTCGTGATAATGATAAGAATGATAGATCTCGAGAAAATGATAAGAGCGATAGATATCGAGACAGTGATAGAAATAGAAATGACAGATCTCGTGATAATGACAAGAGCGACAGATCTCGTGATAATGATAGAAATAGAAATGATAAATCTAGTGACCGCGACAAGGGTGATAGATCTCGGGATCATCCTTCCTCTCAAAAATCGACATCTACATCTAAACCAATAATAATTACTGAAGATAACAATTCTAAAATTGGATCTAAACCAAAATCATCATCCCGAGATCAAGATAATATTGCACCTTCTTCTCCAACAAAGACGCAAAATAAAAATCCATCTTATAATTCACCTGTTCGTTCCAAAAAAAGTGTTCAAAAACTTCCCACAAAGAAAAACGAAAATGCAACTGAAGATCCTGTCCAAAAACTTAAACAGGTTGTGACTCATATAGTTTCTAACAATGCTTTATATGAAGTTGAATACGCGTCAAGTGATATGTCTAGAGTTGTACTTGTTCACAAAAAACAATAAAAATGATATAGAATAATAATAATAATAATAATAGTTTTCATTTATTTCTCATTCTTGACAAGTCCTTGTTCCCTTTTTGTGAAATTTGACGTTGATAGCATTGGTCGAGTAGAGGATGATGACGATGATGATAATGATGACGAAGTCGAAATCGACGAGAACGTTGACTGTGATGGGGATGACGATGGGGATGAGGATGACGATGACGATATAGATGTCGATGTCGATGTCGAGTTCAAAATATATCTGTTTTGAGACGACGTGGATGTAGCAATAGGCAATTTGTTAATTGGTTTCCATTCTTGCCATGATAAAGCATTTATAACAGGTACAATTTCTGACCATTCCTCTGGTATTTCTTCGTCTTTGGATAAAGGAAATCGAATATTGATATTACTTCTATAATTCCAAACCATATTGCGAATATCCACTTTTGTTAAACCCATCTCTTTTATATCTTTTCGAATCATAATTTTATCGATAACCCTTGAACAATGAAAATCGACAGCTTCTGCTAATTTATGTTTTGGTTCAAATTTAGCAAGACCTTTGAATCCAGATTCACAAGAAATAATATGAGCACGGTTTAGAATATTGATATTAGTACTATTATTATTATTCGTCATCATACATGAATAAAATTTGACATTGTTATTTATCGTATCCTTCCATGGTTTGCAATTTTCTTGTTCCTGGGACCACAATAGCCATACACCAGCATTATGAATTAATTCCATATCACCAGTTGTTCCTCCATAACAAATCCTTGTTGCAAAAGCTATAGCCATATTAGAACTATTATTGTCCATTTTTTTATTGATAACATATCGACAAAACCAAAAGCAGTCTGAAGACATCCACTCAAATGGTCTATTTGTATAAGGTCTTCTTTGTTTTATAACTTCTTCATTCGTAAATATAGCCATCTCTTTAATTAATGTGATAACATGTGTCATCATCGTTAGAGATAATTTGTAGCCTTTGCCATGCGCAGCCATAATCCAAACTAAAAATGGAAACGAGTCAAGTGTGCATAAATCTTCAACTTGAATAATTGGAATTCTTCTAAGTAAATCATCCAAGTTTTGCCTAGCCATTTGAGACGCCGTCGCTTCGGTGTGATCTACTAATCCTCTTCGAATACATTTCTGCAATGAACTTTTTAAAACATCAGTATTGTAATTTAATTCACATACATCTAGTTCCGGATAATAAATTTGTTCTGGTTGAAATGTTTTTTTTCTATTTTTGACAAGGTGAATATAGGTAGATGTTCGTAAAACTGAAAATTCTGCATTAAATTCACATTCTTCTTCATTTGGATCTATAATGATGGCATTTGCAGTCACGTGTAAAGTGTCATCTGATGCCCAAGTCCACCATAAATGGCACTCATTGGTAAATTGTGCCATGTTACTTTGCTTTAATTTGTTTGAAAGACTGTTTTGTTAGTTGTTTTTAAAGTCCAACGTTTATGAAACAGCAAGGCCTTGTTATTTTTTTTTGTTTCGAATCAAGTATTTCCAACGAACTTTCCAAAAAACTATAATTTACAAATATTCCATTTCATTTCAATTACTTGATCATTTAATATTCAATTGTTTGAACGGTTTCAAAACGAAATCAAATCAAATAATGATTAAAAAAGAAAAAGAAATCAAATCCGAGGAGAGTGTATCCTCATTCTCCTCATCCTCAGGCTTTCATCAAAATAAACCAGAACAAGCTTCAAGTCCACAAAGATTAGCGCAAGACGGAGATGATGAGATTCAACTATCAAAAGACCAACAAGCAGTTTACGACGCCGTAGTTCAAGGACAAAATGTTTTTTTTACTGGATGTGCAGGTACAGGCAAAAGTACGTTAATGGATCGTCTACAAAGAGATCTAGATCCACATTCGACAGTTTTTGTAAGTAGTACTGGAATATCAGCTCTTCGATTTGCTGATGGAACATTGTTCAAATGGGCAGGTATATTGACTGGAGAAGGAACAGTAAATCAATGTGTCAACCTAATAAAGAAAAGTGAAGAAAAAAAACAAAATTGGAAGGATGTTAGAAGATTGGTATGCGATGAAGTATCGATGACTCAGGGAGTTTTGTGGGATAAATTAGAAGAAATAGGACGTATTATGAAAAGAAGCGACGATCCGTTTGGTGGTATTCAAATTGTTATGACCGGAGATTTTTTACAGCTTCCTCCAGTAATAAAAGATGATGATTCGTTGGATCCAAACAGCAATGCAAATATAAATAACATGTTGTATAAAAAGCCCAAGAAATTAAAAGTTATGGCGTTTCATAGTAAAATGTGGAAAAAATGTAAAATGAAATCGTTTGAACTGAAACAAGTTTTTCGACAATCTGATCCAACATTTATTAACGCCTTGGCAGATCTGCGAGTTGGGATCGTATCATCTCGTGTTTTAAGGGTTATCAACTTTGTTAGTAGCAGAGAACTTCCGGAAGACGATGGTATTAAACCTACTATTCTTTTTTCAAAAAAGATGAAAGCTGAACAATTTAATTTATCCGAGCTTGATAAATTAGAAACGGATGTTGTGCATTTTCACGCCAGAGATGCAGGAAGAGCTGAAGAAAAAGCACATTTGGATGAAAGTACCCTAGCTGTAAGTCATTTGCGACTTAAAAAAGGTGCCCAAGTTTTGTTGATAGTTAACGATTCTAAAAATAGAAAACTCGCCAATGGTGTTAGAGGAGTTGTCATAGACTTTGGAAGAGACGACGAAGGTTATATTTGCCCAATTGTGAGATATGATAATGGTATTACTGCAATGGCTGAGTATAGTACTTGGGAACGTAAAAGAAGAGGTGTTGTTGTAGCAACTAGGACTCAAATTCGTCTCATTTTAGCATGGGGGCTCACTATTCATAAAAGTCAAGGTATGACTCTTAGTAAGCTTATTGTTTCTTTAGGTGATTGCTTTGAATACGGACAAACCTATGTTGCATTATCTCGTGCAAAAACATTGGAAGGACTTCACGTGACTGATTTTAATCCTCTGGGTGTCAAAGCACACCCAGAAGCTTTACAATTTTATGCCAATTTAAATAATAATAATAACGATGATCAGGATCAAGATCAACAAAATAACAACGATAACGATACATCTACTTCTTCGACAATGCAAATAAAACCTACGACGGATCGAGAACTTGAATCAAAAAAATTTGATGCATTTTATACAAATGTGAAAAATACATGGCTGGGATCAAATAATAAAGCTCATATGCCAATCAACATTGCTTCTTCTTCTTCTTCTACTAATGGTAATAGTAGTAGTAACAAAAACAAAATAATAAATAATAATCAAAATAAATCCCTGGATGCCTTTAAACGTAATTGTGTGACTGTAGCAAGTCATCCATTTAGATTTCAAAATAATAATCACAATACTGCTACTTCATTTACACCGGTGCCACCAATGCCAATGCCAACACCAATACAAAAAGCACCCGTAATAACACAAAACTTCAAAAGAAAAGCAGATGGAGTAAAGGATAAAGTTAGTTCATTTTTTAATGATATTTTAACTGAAACCTACAAGAAACAAAAATTATCACCTTCTTCATTATCATCTGTGCCCCCTCCACCACCCGCTCATTCTCAACAACAACAACTACAATATCCACCTTTCACACACCATGTTTCATTAGCCCCAATATCATCACCTTTGGAATTATATACAAGGGCAAGCAAAATATTATCCGAAATTGGGAATAAACGGAAATATGAATCAAAAACACAAGATGAAAAGGCAATTTCTGTTATGAAAAATATAATGGCTAAATCAACAACAACAACGGATTCAATGTGGTCAAAAGTTAAACGCAAGAAGAGATCTTGGGAAGATGATGACGATTGATAATCAACATTTACAAAAAAGCCCTCACATCTTGTGAACTTGTATATCGTTTATTTGTATTATAATACGGCGGTGTCGCAAAATTGTCATATATTTTCATTTTCTTATTTAGACAAGGGGGTGATGCCACGGACAATGATCCTGTCATTGTTGTTGATGATGTTGATGATGATGAAGAAGTGTCTCCATCGTTATCGTTTTTTGATATATGAACTGTAGATTGTAGCTTCATCTTATTTATTGTATCATCTGCTTGATCCAAGTATGTTTTATCATATTTCCAATCAAATGTTATTGAACCATATACACTTGAAAATAATTTGTGAGTGGTTGGTGCCATTATCATTCGAGCACCGTCAAAGGGTTTTGTTCCAAAACAGGCAAAATATGTCCAAAGATTTGGTGAGTTCTTATCAATATCTTGAGCTAAAAGTCTTAATTGATTTGTTGTTTTGTTGGCAATGTCGAGACATGGTTGAAAAAGCATTGGATCCACAATTTTCCATGAACCTCCAAATACCGTAGATCTAGTTATTGGATTAACATAAGCTTGATGAGCTTCAAGAGAAAATTGTGGTACGTCATAGACATAAATATTATCTTGTTTACTTTTAATCTCTTCCCAGTCACGTTGTTCCAAATTTGCAATGACTTGTTCAATATGTCCAAAAAATGGAGCTACTGGCCATTTATATGACCAATTACATACATATGGGACAACGCCAATGTTATTGCTATTACTACTACTATTTTTATTTTTGGTCGTCGATGAATTCCAATACATATCTACCAGATATGACAATCCATATAAATATTCATTTACGGACTCGGTATTTGAATTTACCATTTTATTTTCATTTTCAGGTGTTTTGATGCACCATATCGTATTAAGTTTACGAATAGTATCCCTCAAAAATACACGAGAGTTGACGCTTCTAATTGTTCCGTCTTTTTCAATTGACACGGGTTCACAAACATTTGCCGAAGAGTAATATGGCTCCAACATTCTGTCGAAAGAAAACATTTTTACATCTTCCGGTTGAGTAAACATTTCTAATTTAAATGAATCCATATCGGTCGTTTCTGGTTGAGATGATGATGTAAATATAGTATGAAATTTAGACCATGCAAAACTTAACTCATGGTCCACATCCAAAGACAATGTATTTTTTAAATGTAAATGAAGAGATTGGTTACATTTGATAGGACGAATACTCATTTCGCCTGAAGGCCCCGTAGCTGCTGATAACCATTTCATTCGTTTACGTAGCATCTGGAATTTACTCATATAATTGTTATAAAAAGACTTGCTATTATGACGAGGTTGTAATTTTTTGATGGTCGGACTTGAAGCACTATCATCATCATTTGAATTGTTATCATTTTTTGAATTTTGAATTGGTGTCAATATAGATGGTGTCAATATAGATGTCGTCACTATAGATGGTGTCTTGGGTGGTATTGTTGTTGCTGTCGTGGAGAGTACTGAAAATTTACTGTGATTGCCATTACTATTATTATTATATAAGCGATGGTTTCTATAACTGTGGCGAGTTAAAGTAGATCGTACATAAACATTGTACTTTTGAATAAAAGCGTCACATTGGGTTGGATCGTTATGACCCATTATAGCAAAATAATTTTTAATAAAAATATGACCATATTGATCAACCAAATGATTATATCGAATAATTGCAAATTCCCATTCTTTGATTTGTGATATTAATACATAAAAGTTATGAATATGTATTTTGTAACGAGGATAGTTTTCGATTGGTTCTGTACTACTTTGATCATCATCAGCATCATCGTCTAATTCATTATCTTTACTATTTTCTATTTGTTGTAATATATAATTATTTATGCCCAATTGAGTTTTCCATGCGGCATATGAATCAAACATTTGGACTAAATTTCCGATTTCTAAATATCTATGTTTGGGGACAATATCATTACCAAACATTGAAATTAAAAAAAACAAGTCATTGATACTTTTATTTGTTGATGCATTGTTCTTATTATCAACATCATTCATTTGAATTAGCCACCACTTTTTCAATGACTCGACGCATTTTTTTACATGAATAAAGTAAATAACATCCTGTTCTTGTGCAAGATATTCAATTACAATGTCACTTTTTTTATTTTTATACTCATCTTTATCTTCATATTTCAAATTAGAGCGATGTTGTTCAATCAAACATAAAAGAATCATGTCACCATCCGTAGTTCGAACAATTATGTCTCCTTCATTTTTTTTATTTTGTAACAGTCGTATGCGAGCTGCAACTTTAAATTCTCCTTCTCCGAAATCTTTATGGTCACTGACTTCAACGTTATATCCCATTGATAATAGTGACGTTTTTACATTGTTGGTTACAAAGGACGTATATTCTCCTCCCGGAATTAAAAGAGACCTATTTTCATTAAAACTACACTCGTCATATAATATTCTAGCAACAAGAGATTTATTTTGAGGATTAGCAAAGCTTCGCTCTTTCATTTTCAATCCTTGGATATTTGTCAATTCTGATAGTAAAGCACCTTTACGAATAGATTTTGTTTGGGAAACCATTTTAGAAAATTGAGAAAGACCCTCTAAAGAAAGAAAACATGATGAAACATTATTTCTCTCGGCTGATTGTACACACATTTCCAAGCAAGTTTTAGATAAAATATGTTTCATATGTACACCTGCGTCTTGAACAATATTTTGACAAATCCATCTTTTTTTTTCATCGGTTGATGATAATAACTTGTGTATATAAGGAGCCTTCAAAGTTGATAATCCTAATTTGGTAAGTTGATCTTGGTATTTCTCATTCAAATGAAGTGGAGTTTCGGGATTTTCTAAATCGTAATAAAAAGGCCAAGGGTCAACAACTATGTCTAATATGATATCATTGATTCTATCAACTAGACGTTCATAACACTGATAAAGTACTGAATGAAATTCTATTAACAACTCCCCTTTTTTTGGACAGATCTCGATATTTTTATTACCGTCAACTACAACAGGAGTAACGCATCCTTCTTCAAAGATACCTTTGGAGATTTTTGGGGATGATAAAAATTTGACAAATCCACGAATAGGCATTTTTGTTTGTTTGTTTGCGGTGTTTTGCGTTTAAAACAAAAAAAAATTTGAAAAAAAAAGACAAAAACAAAATTGATTCGTCTAAAGTGGTATTCAATCTTCTGTCTGAATATAAATTCAGAAAAAAAATAAGTATAATTATATTCACAAACCAAACATTATTAATATTATCAGATATTTAAAATAAAAAGATTAATATCAAGGATTTGCTCACTTATTTCACAAAAAAAAACACACAAGCACAATTGAACCTTATTTAATAATCAAAAAAAAAAATACAAACAAAAAAACATGTATACAGCGAAGAAACCAAATAGAGTTGATCCTGGCAATCCTCAAGCTTTATCTAGTATTAAACGTAAATCTTCCTCTCCTTTAATTTTTAATCCTAAAAAAAAGAATTTGTGGTTTAAAAAAATCAATCCAGAAAACGACGTCTCTGATGATAGTGATTTGCATGCCAAAGATTTAATTGCCAAGGCTCCGGCTGTCCATCTTTATCAGCCTTCTTTGGACAAAATGAAAGAAGAAGACAAAGAAAAAGAGCGCGCACAACTGAAGCCAGAGCCAATTAAATACACAGATACTGCCAGTATATTGAAAGATATTTTCGGAGATAAAATAAAACCATCTGAACCCATTATCAAAATAATGGGAGAAGAAATACCAAAAGACACTTCTACGGTATATATTCAAAAGTTAAAAGATTCGGCAAAAGAAGATGTCCAGTCAATAAATCATTTGAAAGCGTTGGAGGAAGAAATTGAAAATTTGATGAAAAAAGAAAAAGTGTTACAAGAAGGTACACAAGTTCAAAAATTAGAATATGGCACAGGTACGTTCTTTTCTGAAAAATTTATAGAAAACTTTATAAATTCTGCAAATACGAGTTTGCCTGACGATTTAAGTAATTGTATATTTTATACTCAAAAAAAGGACCAAAGAAATTATGCAGATTTGATTGTCAACTCTAATGATCCGCTTCGTATTTTTTCAGTCCCTATGGAGAAGATGGATGAAAAAAATATAAACTTTAAAATGTGTTTTGATATTGCTGAGTTATACCCTTTAATTTCTGATATAGACGGATCAAAAATTAAACAAACCAATCAAGTATGGACAATACCAACTCATATTTTACCTGCATTTGAAAGGTCTGAACGCCCACTAAGAAAATTTTTGACTGGTGAAGAAATAGAAGATGCGCAAAAATATATTGCAATGTATTTGAATACTAAGAAATTAGGTACATTGTTTGGAATAAGACCTTTGAGTGTTGAAGCTCAAGTTATTGGTCAAAAAGACGAAATACCAAAATTGTTTCCCCAAAAACCAGCAGGCATCATAAGTACGGGCTTACTAAATATGGTAAAAGATATTGGAGTATCTTGGACTGGAAGCTTGACAGATATGCTCAAACAAATTTGGAATAAACACCTGCAAACGTTTCGTATGATATCTCGATCTGTAGAATTTATAACCGGATGTATTCTTATAAAATATATGACCAAACTGTATCCTATGTATAAAGATGGTGTTGACAACGCTATATATAACGGAATATTATCTCATGCATTTTTACTAGCTTGGGACTTTCAAGGAATGGCTATTGATTTAGTAGCAAATGCATTGAATATATTATCAGAATGGCTACCATCTCCGGTTATGGATTTCTTTCGTAATGTGCGTGATTGGTTTAATAATATTATGGAAAACATTCCTTGGTTAAAAAACCGTCAAGCTAAAGAAATTGCAAATCTGTGTATATTTTTGTTCCGTACGCTCAGCTTTGCCTTACCTCTTCCTCCAATTGTGAATCAACTTTTTGGAGCTGGATTTGATCGTATTGGCGGATCTTGGCAATCCATTTTATCATCTTGGTCATGGGGTTTAGCACTGGGTGGAGCTGGAGCATCCACGATTGGAAGTATTGCCGCTGGTACATTAGCCGCAACATTTACAGCTGTAAATAGTGCTGCATTTATAGCGAATGTATGGCAAAGTACTCTTTGTCCAGCTGTATTTGGATCTAAATCAACTTGGTGTAAAGTTTTTTCTGGAGTTGATAAAATATTTGCAAGTGGCAGTATATTATCATTCATGTCAATGTCAATTATGAATTTGTATGCCCTTTATACCGAAACAACAATTACTCCTTTCCCTGGGTCTACAGTTTTTTCATTAAGTAATTCAATAATACCAAAAGATGGCTGGGAGGGTGGTAAACCGATATGGAGTTTTGAAAAAGGTGTTTCAGAAGAACCACCAAAGCCTTTTACAACAACAGAGGAGGAGCCAACATTTGCACAACCACAACCACCGCCTTTGATACACGAATCCGATGAAAGAAACCCTAACAAAGACGAAATTTATGTAGATTTTCCAGTAAGTGTACAGGGAGAGACAACTGCAATGACTAAACTTGTTAAAATCACGCAAGGACGTCCATACACTTCTGAATTTTTAGAACATGTAGCACCTCAATACCCCTCTAGTACTACGACAAGTAATGATACCCCATTGACTGTAATAATAAACCCGGAGAAGAACGTGGAAGAGAGAAAGATATATGAATCTTTGGCATATTCCACTCAGAGTGTACCAACATTAGCTCAGAATTCTGCTGTAACAGCTGTGAAGCTGAATGTATTAGCCATGGTTGTGTCAGAGCGAACGACCATCAAAGATTATGGTAAGCCTGGTTCTGATTTAATAAGTGCACAGGTTAAACAGAAATATTCCTATTATGGTCAAGTATTTGCACGCCCAATAAGTGCAATGGAAAGTATGCCATCTGTGTCGCTTACTACAGTGCAACAACAAAGTCCTATAATACAAGGATTACTTATACCTTTATTTCATCTTGCTGCCAAATCTCCTATATATCGTTTACCTAGTTCGCTGGAATCATCGGACAAACTTGTAAAAAATGCACACGAGTTTATAGAAACAGCAATCACTACAACTGATCAACAAACATTTAAAATTGCAGTAACTGGAGCGTTTATCAGCGAATCAATTGCCAATATCATTAATCCGCAATATTATCCATATTTACCTAACGATCAACAAAAAATAGTATCTAGTCTTCTCAAAGAAGTATCATTAGCATCAGCAGAAACATATGCTCAATTAATTTCCGAACAAGTAGCGGTAAATTTAGCACTTGTAACACTTGCCGACAATGCTATCAAAAATAATGTGATTGGAAATGCAATAGTTGCGGTCGGACACACTAATGGTGTAAAAAAAACTATTAAAGGATTAGTGGAAACAACAACTATACTGCGTGGATTAGAGAGTGAATTGGAGGAACTTGGAGATGATAGAGCAAAGCTTGGTTATTTTATCAAGATAGTTGAAAGCTATATTCAAAGCGTATACGATATGACAATGGCCCCGACCCCGATCCCAACAGTAATAGACTCTCCACAAATATCCACATTGACATCATCAGCTGTTCCAATATCACCTACAAGTATTGATTTATCAAGTATGTCAAGAGATAAAGCAATACGTCTCACGCTATTGAATGAATTTGCGGAAGCTAATGCTGTATATCATTCTAATGCCAGAATACTTAAACGAAATCAAGATATTGCAACTGCACTAAAAGAATGTTCTGAGAGGTCGTCGTCTTTTTTAAAATCATTATTTCAAATGCCTACTTGTTATGATTTATCACTAACAAGTCATCCTGACGATGCAAAAATTAATGTTTTACCTATTGCAGCAACAGAAATTGTAGGTAATATTTTAAGTTCATCTCCAAAGCCGGAAGAAGCTATTTCTTTTTTAATTCAAACATACTTTTCTGATAATCTAAAGTCGTTGGCTACGTTTGCGGAAAATGTAATTTATCCTATGATGACTTATCTCATTTTCAATCCAGTTCCAAGTGCGTCAGTCAGAGCCCATGTAGCTAATATAGGAAATGAAGTAATGAAAATTGCATATGACGATAATCCAAAAGTTAAAGATCTCATGATTGTAATGACAGCTTATGCAAATCCTAAACAGGGGTTGGATACAAATCGTTTATCCTTCATTAATCAAAATTCTGTTGAAACTCTTGCGCTTGGATATGTTTTAAATATCAAAAAAGATATTAAAGAATATCAAGAAACAGGTAAAATATTGTCAAGCAAACCATTTGAATACATAGCTAGTGGTGCAGTATCACCACAAATGAAAACAGGTGGGGCTGCTACTATATTATTATATATTCGAAATGCATTTGAGGATCAAGATATCATGTTTAGAAAAAATATGAAAATAGGAATGATTTCTAGTTCTGCAATGACACATCACAGCATGGTTACACGAGAATCTGCTAAAAATGTGATGCCGTTGATTATTTCATTATTAATGACAACACCGTCCACAGATCCTATTGATATTTCATCTATAGCGTATGTTACAACTACAGCGGATGATTTACCTTTACAAAATAAAGTTGTATCCCTCCTGTATAATCGTGTGACTTTTGCTACCGAAACAAGAGGAATGATAACACTTCCAGATATTCACAAGATGACAAGTCCTCAAATTGCAGTTATTCAATATATGATTATCATGGCGTCACCTACTTTTATGCATGAAGTAATTATTCGCAACATGATTGCACCAACATTATTTGGAATGATTGAAGGATCTGGCACATATTCTAACGAAGCCATGAATATAAATAAAAAATGGTTGAAGTTTATCGAAACTTCTATGAGTGATATCCAAAATCGCAAACTTACTATAGAACAGCGTGCTATGTTTGAATATTTGGAGAAAGAGTTAACATTTTTGTTGCAACCAACATCCAATTATCATACTATGTTAGACATACCCAAGGACTATTCAAATTTACGTATTGCTTCTCCTCAACAAATACTTCCATCGACCGAAACAGGAACTAGACTTGCTTTAATTCAGATTAATCTTGCTGCTATAATGAATACTCAATTTATCAAAATTGACACAGTTAATGTTCAAATGAATTCTTTAAACATTTTACATGAAATATTGAACCGTAAAACGATTACGAGTCAGGCCTATGTAGACAAGGTTTCTTCTGCATTAAAAAAGAATATCCGAATTTCTAAACAGCATGCATTAATTGATCCACAGACACATAAGGATAATAAAGTGTCTTATCCATCGGAAATTGTGGATATACTCAAAGATCGTACAACCCATCCAGTCATTAACAATGTTGTTACGATTTATACACCCGATAAAGATATATCGGCTACGCTTAGTTTAACCTTTATTAAAGATACTCTTTTATCATGGTCGTCGATTAACCAAGCACCTGTAGAAGAACAGAGATTGGTCGACAACATGGATAAATTGTCTATTGATGGACCGGGGCGTAAAGAAATTCAAGCTGAACTTCTGGAATCATTTGAGAAGAACAAGTATGCTTTGACAAAATCTGCATCATTACGAAATTCTTGGAAAAAAACAATGTCTTTATTGAGGGCAGCAAATATGACAAATGATTTACTTGTTGCGACAGAAAAAGAATTGGACGCAATTGAAAGAACAAAAATCTCTCTCTTCACTATTCACGATAGAGAAGATCAGGTGTCTTCGATATTAGATAATAGTCCAACTCCATGGGTAATTAAAGATAAAATTACTCCAGGTGATAGTGCATTAAATAATGAAATTTTTAAGCAAGTCAACTCAAAATTAATTGCATCTCAAGTTGCACTTTTACATACTTCGGATTCTGAATTTATTCAAAACTATGAAAATTATGTGTCTATGCTCAAAACGATGAGCCAAATATCTTATGCTATTTATGATGTTGATAAAATAACAAGTGGAAAGTATGATATTGATCAGAATCGTATAAATGGATATACAGCTGATAGTGAATTTGCTGATAAGATATACTCAACATTTATGAAAGATGTAATAAAAGATTCAGATATTATGTCTACTGTTCCGTATGTAATTTCTTCCCCTAAAATTAATCCAAAATCCACCGAATTATTTTATATGTGGATGCAACGATCAGGAGATCATGCCAATAAATGGCTTCACGCACTGTCATCTTCCTTAATACATGATAATTTATTGGTAGGATCAGAGCCATCAACATCCAAAATTAAAAATCATGTTTTAAAGACACGAGAAGAAGTAAGAAGTTTTATAAATGATTTGAAATCGGGTTATGTTCCAGAAAACTTGAGATATTTACAAAGAGTTGGATTTCATTTCCCAGCATTTGATGATAAGTCACATGGTATGCAACCACCACCAATTCAAAAAAGATTGAGAAGAGGAGAGGCAAAAACGACTACTACTTCCAAATCTAATTCGGATTCTACTTTGATGAAATTGTCTAAAGAAACCAGTAATAATGTACAGATTCAACGACAACAAGAAGAACAGCTTCGACAACAAGAACAAGAACAGTACGAACAGATTCGACAAGAACGGCAAAAACGGCAAAAACGAGAAGAACAGCTTCGACAAGAAGAAGAAGAAGAAGAGTACAAACAGATTCAACAAGAACAAGAACGACAAGAATATAATCAACGTCAAGAACAAGAACGAAAACAGTATATAAAAGAACAAAACGATATGGCTGAAAAAGAAAAAAACGATCACAATGCAATACGAAAGAATTTCGAATATGACTATGTTGCACAACAAGATCTGAAATTGCACGACATTGCATTTACAAACTATACACAAGCTATTGAATCGCTTAAAACTGGTCCTCCCTCAGATTTTATCCAAAGTTATAGAGATAGAATAATCGCACTTATGATTATAGATGAAATGACGACAAAATTGTATAATTTAAAAGTAAAATCACCAGATCCCAAAAGTGACAGTAAACGAAAAGAAATATTTGGTGTTGTTAATGAAAGTTACTTGACTTTTATACAAGACATAATCAAAGAATCTCCTGCATATAACGAGCCTTGTGTTATTGCATCTCCTACTTCCAGAGATATAAAATTATTACACGAGTGGGAAACTCTAGACGGAGAACTTGTCGTTGACAAATGGCTCAACATTTTATCATCGTCTTTGATACGTGATAATGATTTGTTAAAAAACAAGGATGTATTTATTTCTCCTGAAACAAAAAATCACATCATTCAAACAAGGGAACAAATGAAAAGTTTTATTAATGAATTAAGAAGATCCGTTTCTGTTGATCCAAAAAATTTAAGAGAATACAAATTTCCAGCATTTGACGAAGAACTGTCTTATGATTCAAAAATAAAATATGATAAGGATATATCGTCTATTGAAGATGAGTTGATTGCACTGGGTCGCAAGGAGGATGCACTTAAAGTCAAGGTTAAGCAAATAACTGAATTGACATCAAAAAATGTTCCGACAAATAAAATGAGTAAAACTTTGTCATTTCCAATGAATGATGAACTAATAAAGCTGAAAAACTCATTATATTTAGATGGTGGTAAAGATAAATTAAATGTGTTTATCGAGTCTAATGATACACCATGGTACCTTGTGGATATACTTGACCCAAAGAATGTAGAAAATGATTTAAATCTAATTTTCGACATAAATCGCATCATAGATGAAAAATTGGAGACCCTTTCATCCACGCTCAAAACAGGTCCAAATTCAGATTTTGCCAAAAATTTCAAGACATATATGAATTTGTTCAAAATGAAAAATAAAACAGCTTTAAAGATTAATACAGTTACACAAGGATCGATTCCAGAGCATCGTATGGATTGGCACAAATGGGATGCTGAAATATCGGAAATGGTTTATTCAAAATTTATTAAAGGAATCATAAAAGAGTCGGTAGATGATTCTAAACCTCATATATTATTATCCTCTGGTCCTAAAGACGTAGAATTGTTTTATAATTGGGTTAGAATGGATTTGAGAAGCACTGAGAAATATCTTCAAATATTATCCTCATATTTAAAACAAGATGATGTTCTTTACAAGATGACGACATCGCCTGAAACAAAAAGTAATATAATAAAAACAAGAGAAAATATTAAAGATTTTATTGATCGTGTTAGAAAATCTATGACGACAGAATTTGCAAACGCACGATACTTTATTGAAGGTTTTGCAAAAGAATTGAACGAAATGGAAAGTACATTCTTGTCGAAGTCGTCGTCTTCTTCATCACTATCATCTACATCAATACCAACATCTATTATAACAATAGATAATGTCTCGGAAACAAGAAATAATGTCTCGGAAACAAGAAATAATGTCTCAGAAACAAGAAATAATATCTCAGAAACAAGAAGTGATGTCTTGAAAACAAGAAATAATATGTTGGAAACAAGAAATGATGTCTTGGAAGCTGAAACAAATGATGCAATAGCTTCTATGCGCCCATTTATGTCGATGCCATCTACTCAATCATTGACACATGATAAAAGCAAAAATCCATATAGTACAATATCTCCAAAAGAAATTCAAAAATTGTATGACAATGCGCGAGATAAAATACAGAATGCCAAAGATAAATTAATACGTACTGAAGATGATCAAGTGTTTATTGATAATTATAAAAGTTATGTAGACGCGTTTAATGAAGCAAAAAAGTTAACTGAAGCTATACATGTTCCCGTGCCCGACTCTTCTACAAATAAAAGATTTAATGAAGTTAGTAGCGAAATGTTTAATTATAAACACTACATTTTTAATCGAGTATATTCGGAATTTATTAAACCAGTCATGAAAAAGTCAGAAACATCCAAATATCCTAATATTATTAAATCTCCTGATATTAGCTTGAATGCGGATAATGTCAAATTATTTTATGAATGGAAACATACAGCAAATGAGGATGCTTCAAAATGGCTTCGCATTTTATCAAATTCTTTAATAAAAGATCATCTTCGTAAAGATGGATTGCCCACTGATGAAAGACTTCATATTGCACAAACAATACTGGACACGAGACAGTTTATTGAAAATCTGAAATCAAAGCCTGTTCCTTATGAAGTTAGATACTTACAAAATGCCGGATTTGAGTTTCCTGCGTTTGATAACGAAAAATATGGAATGAAAGCCCCTCCTCCTGCAAAAAGAGCAAGGCGTGGATAGGTATATAATAAATTGAGTTGAATGTTTTATTATTTGTTATAATTATTATTTCTTTTACATACAAAAACATAATTAATTTATATATTTTCTTTTTGCTCAATCATAAAGGGTCTTACAAAATCCTGTAATGCGTCTAATGATCTTGCTACTTTATTCTGACTCAGAAGCGATTTTTTAAATGTCCATACACTATCACAATAAGCTTGTAGTTTTTTCAGCAATACATACTCTCGGCTTTTTTTGCCAGATGTAAATGTACACGCTAATCTCCAAAATTCTGTAATTGCCAATTGGACATCTCCAAATCCACAATAAATTATTTGCCAAGTTCGCAAGGCCTTAAAAAGTTCTTTGCTTACAGATTTATATTCGTTGCGTTCATATGCAGTAAGCTGGTCTATCATTTCAACATGATCCATATTATCCGATGTTTCTTCAACGATCTCAGACTTTATTAAAATGGTTTTAAACTCTTCAAATGACATTTCTTTGTGTGTGAAAATAGGTTTGGGAAGTGGAACAAATTTACTATTTATATTTTCATTTACTTGGAATTTTACTGAAATCAAATTATCATCATCATCATAATAATTATTATTATTATTATTCTCATCTTTTGGAATCTCAATAAAATTACTATTTGTCGGGAGTAAAATTTCACTTTCTTCTCCTTTGAATATACTGACCCTATCAATGGCTAAAATATTTGAATTTTTCGGTACTGTTATCTTCAATAAACATCCTCCTCCATTATTTGAAAAAGTTTTTGCCACAATTATATCAAAAGATACAGCAATTGGATTGTTTGAAGTTTTTTTTAATTGACTACACTTTTTTGAAAGACCTCGATAAAATATCAAGTCTGTTGATGTTTTCGGAGCTTGCATAAATATTTGATGTAATCGATTGCGCAAATATGGTTTTCTCGTCAAGTCTTGCATTTCTTTATTCATTTTTTCGTTATCTTGTTCCGCAATAACGTTGTTGTTGTTGTTGTTGTTGATGACGTCTTCTTGTCGTTGCAGCAAATTACATGCATGCGTCCATAATGTTAATAACTCTTTGTCGTCATCAGATAAAGAATTTACATAAGTATCTGATGCAATAATATCAAAACATGGGATACCAATTGCATGGTAAATAAGTATAGCAAAATGTCCGCCTTCTTCGGAATCTTTGAAAATATTAATCTTGACCAACTTGCTTGCTAACTGTTTCCATATGAACATAGAATTCTTTATATCATATTTGAGCGATTTAGCACATTCTGTCATTTTATTCATAAAGTTTGCATTGTTTTTCAAAATATTGTTTATTGTAGAGACATAATCAACAGGTTTGTAATAATTTAAAACAAAATTTGAAATATTTTTACACATATCCTTGCACATCAACTTCCACCATTTATCTTCAATTTCTTTGTTTATTTGAATAATTGTATTTTTGTTTGTTTGTTTTAAATAATGTTCAGCGCTATTGCCAAATATTTGCAAGTCTGCATTGAACAAGTCTTCTTCATAATTTGTTTCATCAAAATAAAATAGATCATAATGCTCATCAGAAATTATGTAATTTATAAAAATATTAAGCCCTTTAATTTTGTTGTGGTGACCAGGATGAAACAATATAAAAAACAATCTTTTCGTGTCATGTTTCAATTGAAAAAGAAGATTCTTATCTCCATTCAATATTACATTATTAATTGATTGCATAATTAAATTTAAATATAGAGACATCTGAGAGGACTTGTATATGCCAACCCCAGATGACTTCAAAAAACGAATTGCAGTTTGAATTGATTGGCGTAACATATCAAAATCGGTTGGAAGATTAACGTCCGAAAACTTTAAAATTCGTTTATCAATTAAATACGGATAAGGTAGAGTTATAATACTTTGAACAATTCTTTTGTCATTTTTGTCAACAGAAGACCAGATTGGATCTGTTAATCTAGAGTAGTCATTAGCAGATAGTTCCAATACAATTTTTTCAATATATTCAATTATCTCAGTTTTATTTGTCAAATTTAAAAGTTTAGTTCGACCATTTTGCTTATTGAGCCAAGATAGCCAATCAGCTGCACTTATTGTAGATATGTGCTGTTTATTCGTATTACTGAGCCTGAGCTCTGCATTTTCCACTTCGCATAATTTATTTAAAATATCAAACGGGGTGTCAAAGTCAGATAATGACATTTGTTTTGTGTGTGTGTGTGTGTGTGTGTGACGACGACTTGAGCAAAAAAAAAACAAATAACAAAATATTGGAGAGAAATAAAAAAGAATAAATGTATGTTTTATAGTAAATATGAAATGAAAAGACATAAAATACAAATTTTCATTGGTAATCAAATATTAAATAGGTGTTCATGATGAAGATGTTTATGTTTATGAGGATGATGCAAATTGAATACATTTGTTAATACAATCTTGAATAGTCGCAGTGCGTTTTGAAGATGACATATCCGTAGCCGTACACATAACTGATGCCCTTTTATACAAATTGATAGCCCCATCAATATCGCTATTTTTGTCACATAATTTTTTTGCAGCGGAACAATGTGTTTTAATTTCGGAAATAGCACCATCTCTTTGCATTATTTCATCATAAAGATTAATTTCCTCCCACACGTAAAACATCATCATAAAGTTCATATACTTTGCAAAGAATTCTGAAAACTCTGGGATGTCTTGACGAACTGTTCCCAACAATTCTATAGTTGGATTGTTTTGCAGTTGACGAAGAGAATTTTGGTCATCATCGCCACAAAGATTAAAATGTGTCTTCAAAAATGAAGATGCCGTCCCTTTAATAAGAGAAGCAAAAAAATTTGAGATATCATGATGTTCTTCAACATCATTTTTATTCAATATTTTGTCTTTGTTATGAAACAGATAGAGGGATGCATAAGATATATATATACATGATCTGATATCCATATCCACTTTGCCGTGACCGTGATAATTTTGGATATAGTTAGAAAGCATGCAGATATTGTGCACCCAGGAGTCAGGTTTCGTGGACTTGATAACGTCGAAAATACTAGAAGATTTCAAAACAGAATCGACATCTGCGCAATATTTCCATCCGATTCCAGATTCAAACACGGATAGAGGAACATGCTTGCGATATGTGTCGAGTTTATCAGCAAAATCAAAATTTAAATAGGCATCTCCATTGCAAATAAGAGTTTTAAGTGCTTGTATAGTTGTTCCAAAAGGATGGGATATAGATCTGTCCATAGAAAAAAGTGCCGATGGAAATTTAACATCTTTGTAGGATATTAGGGCAATACAAGTTGTCTTGTCTTGTTTTCCAATCAGGTATTTACTTTTGATAACAGTCTGACCATTTAATTTCTTACATTTCATTAGCTGTGTTTTGGCATAGGCGTCTAAATACTCACTGTCACCAAGTAGAATATCTCTCCAAATGTGAATACTCAACATATTGCATGACTGGTCAAGAGTTTCGAAATCCAAAAGATTCGCTTTTACAAGATTTTTGATGAATGATTCGTCACTATCTTTAATAGAATTAATATAATTGATAAGGTGAAATTCTTTGTTTGGATCACAGAGTCGAAGAGTAGGAGTCCATTTCAAAGATGTTACTTGGTTTATACGGTCCTCCATGCTTATATCGCAATCATCATTAAATTCATTATATTTCGTGGCATCTTTGCTGTACACAACAACTTTACATTTTTGTTTTTCATTATTTTTGATACACCAATTATATTCCTCACAAAATTGTTCAAAGGTTGTGTCTTGATCCACGTGCAAAACAGAAAGATGGTTGAGTGATTTGAAAACAATGATACATTCTTTTCGATACATATCTAGACGGCAAATAACACCAGAAATACCGGTTAGAGTTCCATCTTTGACTCCTTGATAAGTTGTCTCGTGGTCCGTAATAATTCTAATCGAGTGTCCAACAACAGAAACTAAAAGGCAACGCATTGTTGTTGTTTGTTGTTTGTGTTGTTTTTGTCTTTAGTTTGTTTGAACTGTGTGTTGAAAATATTGTATGTATGTTTGTGTTAGACTGACATTGACTATTCAAAACAAAACAAGGCAAAAATTTCTAAATTTAATTTGAATTTTCTAATAAAAATTTTGATTATTATTCAGCAATAGGGAAAAGTATTTGTTTTTTCTTTGCCGAAGACGAAGATGATACTTGAGACGGCGATACTTCTTTTGATGATGATGATGATGAAGACGAAGACGAAGATATATCACTTGACATTCTTTTTTGTATACTTTCTAAACCTGTTTTTTCGTCTGTGGGCCAATTGAGCCAAATAATCATTCCAATAATAAGTAAAAACATAATTGACATGATCCATAACGAATTATCTTTAAGTATCTGTGATCCAATATGAGGTATTGCTTCATATTGCCATCCAGAACCTTCTGTCCAATTTATATGAACAATTGCATGCTTAGGATCTGGTTTGTTTATACCTAAAAGTTCACTTTGTGCGTCATGATTTATTATATAACTTTGTGGGACTATAAAATCAGAATGTCCTTCAATTCCATACAAGGTAAAAAGCTTACCCAAAGCTACAGGTCCAGTAGTATCCATAACAGTACCGGTTGGTTTGTAGGTATGCATAATATAATCCAACATTGTTTCAATTAGTGGATGTTTAGAAGACGCGGCTATTACTCCGTTGAAAATGCCGTAATCCGAGCACCAAACAAAATGCTTAAAATCTTCTACAATCCAAAAATGACGCCCTTCAGATAATATATTAAAACTTTTCAGACTTGTCACATCACAATCAACATAAATACCCCCAAATACATATAAAACAACAAGTCTTGCAAAATCACATCTTTCAATATGCATCTTGATATTGTTTTCCCAAAAATGCTTCCAACGAGCAAGATCTGGGTTAGCAGCAAATAATCTTTTAATCATTCGCATAGACCACATTGTATATATATGGTCAGAATTTATATTTTTCACACTTTGACAAAATTTCCCATTCGGATCGTTTGTATATTTTTCCGGGGGCGGCATTTCATCATCTTCTTTTCCAAGCCACATTTGATGAATATGTTTTGGAATATCAGGCCATGCAGGATCTTCCAATTGGGGCCACGGATTTATTTTTTCAATGGCCTCACACATTTTTTTGATCTTGTATCTCTTGTTTTGTTTTTATTTTGATTTTTTTTTTAAATAAATAAATAGCTAACAGTTTTACAAGTGTAAATTTTTTGCATTCAAAAATGTGATGTCGTAGTTAGTATGCTATCATCATCATTATGATTGAAAAAGTTTTTAAAAAAAAAGTATGGGCAAAAAATCCAAGTCTATATTTTTAATTTGAATTTGTCTGAGATGGGATAAAAGTAAAGAATTTTCAAATGTTAAACTGATACTATTTTTATATTTGTTATTTATTAATTCATTCCTTCATATATTAGATTTGAGTAGACTCGATATAATATAAATAAAAGGAACTATTAACTATTAACAACCACAAATGGCGACAATGGCGATGACGACGATCATACATAAAGAACATCAGGAGCGTATATTATTTCAGAAAACATTTGAAGCGCTTAATGTGCCACTTACCAACTATTATGATAACCGTTATTATGGACCTAATTATGAAACTTTTACTGTGCCAGTGAATATATCAACTTGTTGTAAATTTGATATTTTCAATGAAAGACAATTGGCCACGATATTTGAGAACCCAATGTCAAGGGCTACCATAGTCGGAAATGCACGCATGGGATGGATTTTTAATAATAAAAAATGGAAATCTATTCTGGAACAATTTGCACCAAAACTTTTGATGAGTCGTGAGATGTCTCAAGAGTATATCTCAGAGCTGGTTTATTGTTGCAAAAATGTAATGATGATTGATTCGCTTGTAGATGCAGGGACAAAAGAAATTGAATATCAAGTTTCAGCAAAAAATAATAGAAAAGAGTGTTTGATGGATTCTCTTATTGACGAAAATCGCATCTCTGCTTTTATCAGTGCCGGGAGTGCTATCGGAAGGCAATATTATAAAATTCACGATATGCTTTTAAAATATCTCAAATTTGTTGACAACAATCAATTTAAATCTGAAATAATTGATAATATCGAATGGGGTTTCAATTGGTGCCTTTCAACAAGTGATATTCGCATTATCAAAATTGTCAATACAGACAATATCATTCGAGATGAGTCGTCATTCTTCACCTATGAACTGATTAAAAATACTTTGAATGACATTAAATTGATCGATGAATTAAGAGCCACCTTTTTCAAAAGAAGTCTCCATGAATTAGTTAAATATCACCAGAGGCCGCCTGTTCATTCAGATCTTTGTTTGTTGGGGATTTTGTAAAATATTGTTTGTTAATCTGTCTTTAAAAATAAATTATTTTATATCAATATATCACTATTATAAATTAATCTTTGAAATGGAATAAATAAAACAACAAGTTCGAGCACAGGCAAAGTTGATAAAACAAAGGAAGAAGTAATAGTAATAGTACAATACAGGCAGGTTGAAAATAGGATGATCTGAAGTACATGATTGAGTTGAATTGTTATCTTGTGTTGCTCTTTTTTTCTGGGAATATGAATTACATTTATGGGACGAATTTCAAAAACAAAAAAAATTTCTATCCACAACGCCCTCCATCTCGGCCATCGCGCACCAAAAAACAAAAAAAAATATAGATGAAGCGAGGCTTACATTATAAAATGAATAAATAAATAAATAAAATAATATTAAAATTTTATTAATGCATAAAAATGCAATGATGACAAAAATGTGCTTTACTTGAGTAAAGCGCAACAGAGAGAGAGAGAGAGAGAGAGAGAGAGAAAGCGAGAAGATAATTTTTTACTTTTCCTTGGAAAACGTACTGATCATATTGTTCCATATAGTCAGATAGGAATCCGACGAAACACCATCTGGGAGGGCACTACATCTGCACCACCAGGGATTGTCCATCAGGGTGTCGGGGGAAGCAACGGGGCGATCCACCCACGATGAAATCACATCATCCTTGTCCAGCATGTTCATCAAATCAGGAAGAATGTACCGAAAGAATGGGCACTCTGCGGAGTCGGGAATAGGAGTTTCCCCATCCTTGAGAGGAATATCTTTTCCATTCTCATCCTTTTCGACTTTGGCCTTGGGGAAAATGGCACTAGTGAGGGCAGACAGAGCGGCGACAGCCTTGGAAACCTGAGATGCCCAAGTTCCCCAAACGTAATTGGTAATATACTTTTCAGACATAGCAGCACTGTCCTCCGACTCGATTTTTGCGGCAGCGGATGCTCGACGAATGGCATCCGCAAGAGATTTGTTCTTGCCAACCAATTCTGCAAGTTGTGCCTTGGAAATGTATTTTTCACCCGTGATCGAAGCCAGAAGAGTATTGGGAACATTGAGCTGATGGAAGCGAGTCAGCAGGTCTCCGTCCAGCGAAATCCTCCATAGTTTTTGCTTGATTCCAATCGTGAAAAGAAAAGTGATAATGTCATACATTTGGTTCTTAATCAAATGCTCCAGATAGTCTCTCTGTTGATCGGTGGTAACTCCAGTCATAAACACATTCTGTGCATTAGGCATCGTAACTGCATCGGCGTGAAGAAGAAGCATAGATACGGGAATAGAGTCAATTTGAAGCAAGTGCGAAATGGACTGGCGAGCTCTTCGAAGCGCCAATTTAGAAAAAACTGGAAGAATAGAAGCCTCGTATCTACCAGTCTTTCGGTAGAAATCTGTTTGTTTCGACAGAATGTTGAACAGAGCATATCGAAGGATAGCCAATCCAGATTCACGTCGACCATCGGGGGAAGAAAGGTCGGCCAATTTCTTCAGATTAGAATCAGAATCATGCTGAATTCCGGGCTGTGCAAACGTAAACATTTTTTGGTTGAGTTCGGAAGCAGCCTGCATGCCTGGAGTTGATTTCTTGTTGCTGGACTTTTTATTCTTTTTGTTCATTCGACGAGGCTGTCCCTTTGTGCGCGTAGTATCCTCAACGGCAACAAAAGAATTAGTATCCTTTGAAACGCAAGAAGAAGAAGAAGAAGTCGTGTCTGCTGCATCGCCATGGTTCTCGTCGCGATCATCGTCATCGTCGTCGTTGTTGTCATCAACATCAACATCATCTTGATTTTTGGCTTTGAACTTTTTCAGAGCAGGGATCTCAATCGTTTCGTCGGTAGTCATGGAAAATGATGTAAAAATTTCACAAGTTTTACCCAAAACGAAATTACACTGCTGCATATATTGATAAACTCTCAGCTTATTTTGACGAAGGGATAGAACTTCCTTGGGATGCGCGTCACGAAAAGATAGAACTTCCTTGGGAAGTGACTCGTTCGTAGTGGATTCGGCAGAGCTCACAGGCTCTGGATCACTTTCAGTTGTGTTGTCGTTCTCCTTGGGGGTAGAGACAGGACTTTTGCTTTTCGTAATAGACGTGTCATTTTCGACATTGATGGGAGGCTGGGTAGAAGGGTCCTTGACAATATTGGCAATAGGACAGGCGACTTCGATAGTAGAGATAGTAGAGCTCATGGTTGGTTTGGTTGTTGTGAATATGGGACTGATGAAAAAGTAGAAGTGGTACTAGTACTTGGTTGCTGCTTGAAGATGTGTAATCCTTCATCCTTCCTCCCGGCTGACAGTGATAAAAAAGCGAAAATCTAATTGTATTTTTGAATTTTCTATTATTATTATTATGTTTATTTTCGCAAAGACATACAAAAGCATAAAACGCATAAAACAAAAAGCTAAAGCGGGACGACGCCTTCGTCTAACCAAAGTAGCACGTTGGGTGGATTTTCTCCGGATGATTTAAATGCTTCGACAATTTCTTTACTCGATTTGTAGATTTGACTAAAATGAAACAATATAAATGTAGTTTGTGGATTTTCTTTTGCAATCGGTCTTAATTTTGTCCAACAAATATGCCCTCTGTCTGTCGCTCTTTGTTCATAGTTTTCTTCGATAAATGTACATTCAATCATAACCGTTTTACATCCAAGTATTAAATTCATGGATTGTGTATCTTTGAATAATATATCACTAGTATCACATATAAATGCCAATATTGGAAATTGAACAGGTTCTGATACCTTTATTCCTTTTTTGGCTTCGTCGCCTATTTGTTTTTTTGATTTGTCCTTGTACTCATCTTTAAGTTTTTGTCGTGTTTCGGAAATTACATATCCACAAGTTGGAGTAGAATGATAACAACGTACAGCTTGAATTTTAATTAATGGATGACTCGGCAAATTGAATTCTGAACCATGATCTATTGGCATCCAAGAAGCATGTTTATCATTGTCCATAATTTGATTCAACTGAAATGGCTGTTGCGGTTTAAGTTCATATTCGTTCCTTAGTTGATATGATGAATTTACTTTAATTGCATAAGATGATTTAACATGAGTGAAAAGACGTTCAATAATTTGTACTGGGGCTACAACCATAGGTTTATTTACATTACCACGCATTAATGTACAAAGTGTATTACAATGATCCCAATGTCCATGCGTTATAAGAATTGTTGATGGATTATTTTTATAACCGTGTAAACCTGCGTCTAGCATTAGCTTTAAATTTGCAATAACAAATCCAGTGTGAGATCGTGATCGCGAGGCTCCTCTTATTATCCATCCACAAGGTAAAGTATACTGTGTCATCCAAGGATTAGTACTAATACAGGAATTTGGATAAGTCGATTCTTCTGACATTGTCTGAAATGTCTAAACAAAAGCTATGGTTATACAAATACAATAACTTTCTGTGAGAGAAAGAAAGAAAGAAGAATTATACAAGTACAAATTTCTCAATTATCCAACACCTTATTAAAAGAAAAAAAGTACAATACAAATTGAGAAAGTTTCAAAAAAAAAAAGGCAAAACTGACAAATAAATAATTAAAATGACTTCGAAATCAAAAAAGGACGATGAGCAAGCGCCTAAATATTTAGGAAAGTATAAAGTGGGTTCATTTATTGCATCCGGATCATTTGGGAAAGTTTATAAATCATCTAGCCATCCCCATTTGGCACTTAAGATAATGGCTAAAAAATCTTACTATAAAGAATATGGAATTCCTCAAGACTTTATCAGAGAAATAGACATATATTCACGACTCTCTCATGCAAATATTCAAAATATAGAAGATATAGTTATTGACGAAGAAAATATTGGTTTGGTTCAACCATTATCTACACTGGGATCTTTACATTATTATTTGAAAAAGAATACTCAAAAATTATCTTTTGAACAACGGAGATCAATTGCTTGGCAAATGGTCGAAGGTGTAGAGTTTTTTCATAATAATAACGTTGTTGTTGTTGATCTTAAACCAGATAATTGTCTCATGTATGATTTTTCCGATTTGCTGGCAATGAAATTAGATCAACAACACATTGATATGCTCTCTGATAAACAAGTTAAAAATATCAAAGCAAGTCTTTCGAGACGAGACAGCGAACTTGACATTCAAATTCCATTATTAAAAATAACAGATATGGGCGGTACATATAGTATGTCTCGAAATATTGCAAGTGTTCCACATAATACAGAAAATTTTGGAACTCCTGGTTTCTCTCCACCAGAAACATATCGTCAAGGCACTATATCTTATCAATGGGATATATGGTCTCTTGCTATAAGTTTATTTGAAATTATGACTCATATAGATTGGAGAGATGTGGTCGATACACATTTATATCGTAAATTAGTCAAAAATTACAGTACAAGTATGTTACAAAAAGATGAAGACCTTCTTTATAATTTCTGGAAGGAACAAATTATTCCAAACATGAAAAAACATGTAAATAATTCTCATAAATACATACCACGATCTAGCGATCGTTACAATTTTAGATTGCTATTGGAAAATATGCTAAGTTTCAAATGGAGTGATAGACCCGAAATAGAAGATGTGATACTTTTTCCTTTTTGGGATGATTTGTTTGACAAGGATAGACAGAAAATAGTTAATATTGATTTAATTGAGTTTATATGGTGGGGTGCTAGTAAATGGAAACCTTCTAATATGAACTCGTCTAATTTAATATCTCTTGTTTCAAAACAATCACCACAATCAAAAGTAACATCATCTTCTTTCCAAACCAAAAAGAAAAAAGCAGCATCGAAAAGAAAAAAAAGTGACGATGAAGATATGAGCATTCTTTTGCAATACTATTTAAAAGATAGAAGAGATTTACTTTTGCGAGTGACAGCTTTAGGAGCATTTAGTTATTGGTCTCCACGCGCATATTTTATTACGGTAAGTTTGGCAGATAGGTTTATTCATGCTATTACTTCTTCGTTAATTATAAAATACGCTATCAATCCTTCTCAATATAAACGTTTATTGAGAATTTATATGGCAGCATGTATAAATATAGCTTGTAAATTGTGTGGTGAAGAGTACAGTATAAAAATCAAAGAATTATTAGCGTGGACAGGAGATATACATGTAGATGCATTAGAACTTAAAACTTCTGTTGGTGATAATACAGGCGATAGTCAAAACATTAGATCTTATGTTGACCAGTTATTACAAGTACTCAAAGATCCATGGTCTTTATTAGTTCATCAAGAAAAAGAAATTATTGCTGGTTTGAACGGCGTATTACTTACAGAAACAATTTATGATACAATTGATAGTCAATCGGCTAAGCAAATTAAAAAGGCTTGGTTATGGACGCTTATAGGTCCTGTAGTTGACAGAAGTCCAGATATTACAGATAATGAATATATAGAGAATTTATATAGCAAGTGGTTTCACAATATAGATGTAAATAAAATGTCACCAATAATGTATAATTACAAGATCAAAGAGGGTCAAGATTTTGATGAAATGAGGATTGCGTCTCATAAAAATATAATGTATGGAAGTTTAAGAGAAATTTTACAACAATCAAAGCCCTCGCTATCTCAACCACTTTATGACAGAGGATTTAAGGATGAAGAATTTCAAGAAGAAGACGAAGATGAGGGTAAAGAAGAAGAACAAATAGGAGAAGAAAAGAAAGAAAAAGAAATAACAAGAAGAACAAGAACAAAAAAAAATTGAAAATTCTAATTTTGCATATTTAATAATGTAACATTTTATTTTATTTGATTTTTGTCTTCATCAAATTTAAAACACACAAACACAACAACAGCAACACACGTGTTCAGACTAGTTAAACATGCACATGATACCTTTGTTTTTCATCATCATCTTCTTCTTCTTCATTTTCTTCTTCTTGCTCGACATCTTCTTCTTCTTGTTCGACATCTTCGTCGTCGTCGTCGATGTCATTGCCATTATCACCAACAAAATTTTCACCTCCTAAATCACAAACTGAGAATGAGACACCAATACCGTATAAAATTAAACCAATATTAGATTTATATTCAAATGTAGGCAACTCCATCTGTTCATTGCTTGATCCAAAACACGAGGTGATTGAACTGATGCAAAAAACAAAACAATTCAAGTATTGTCTCAATTTTTATCAATACGGAGCATGTTCATGTAGATCAAAAATTACGTTGGTGCATGTATCGAAAAGAAATATAAATATTTTGAGATCTTATAAACCAATTATTACTCCCGATATTTTGAAGAAATGGATTGATCAAAGAAATGATCAACGTGTTGAAGAAAAAAAGCTTGCCGAGTTGCAAGCCAAAAAACAAATGGAAGAGTATAGACTTTCTGTAGAACGAAAACAAACAGAAGAGTTTCATCTCAAAGAAGAAAGGCTCAAACTTGAAGAAGAGCAAAGGAAAAAGGAAAAAGAAGAATTGTTGGAAATGATTGACGAGGTTATCAAAGCACACGATTATAAAAATGTTGGTGTTAATTCCGTTTATTATCTTTCACACATTTGCATTCACAAGGACAAAAATATTAAACCATGGAGATATCCTAAAGAATTTTGCAAGCTTCGATTTGCAAATGGTTCCAAGACTGGAAAAAGCCGACAGCATTGGGTTTGTATGAAATGTTTCCCTGAAGTTGCTGCTCAATGTCATTCTTCTTTAACTGGATTCGAAACTGGAACCTTATTTAGTAAAAAATATATCGAGAATATATCAGAAAATATACATAGAGGGAAGCAACGAATTTTGGATAAATATGGAAATCCAGTGAAATGTCATAAAGATTGTCCCCAATCTTTTATGTGTTATTTGGAATGGGAGACAATAGAAACAGACTTGCATGCAAAAAGAATAAAGGAAAGAGAATGTGTTGAAATCATTTATTGGTACATGGGATATCGTTTTGATTGTGATTAACGTTTATTAATGTTTATATAAATTAGTTGGTTTGATTTCAATAGGTTTGTTCAATTTTCTGACTGTTACAAGCGAATTTCTTGATGATGCCGGATTTAATAACTCTCTTCGCATATTAAGACACTGAGAATATGTTAAATGTCTTAATATAGTGTCGTCGGTATAATTTAAAATACATGTTACGTTATCCGGAACACCAGGTTTTGTGCAAGGCCATTGCATCTTGTTGAGCGGATTACCATAACTAACTTGTTGAGGAGGTATATCCGATGTTCCATTATTTTTTTCAAATGTATGTAAAAGACCTAAATTATGACCCATTTCATGAGATAAAGTTCTCATTTTATTTAGAGACGATGGCATCTGTGATTCATCTGTACGAAACAACATTTCATTTGCAACAATTCCATCAAATGGTCCACCTGCCTGTACATCAAATGGAAAAGTTCCATAACCACACAAGGAGTCATCAAATTTGTCTACAAAAAATATATTAATATATTTTTTAGGATCTGACGAAACAGGCTTTCCCATTTTGTCCAGTTTAACAAGTCTATCTACCACTTTTCGATACATCGGGTGGTTACAGTTTCTTAATACAGCTTGATCCTCTTTTGACGATTGTTTGAATCGATTCCAAGTGGGATCATATACACATTCATCGACAGCCAAGTTAAATCTAATATTACTTCTAGAAGCAAGACGCAGATGGGCAGAATAATATTTTCGATTTTTGGATGCGTGTAATGGATTTCGCTTGAGAGAAAATAAAAGGTCATTTTCAAAATCTACAGAGTCAAAATCATCATTTTCACAATTAAAATCGTCATTCAAACGTTTCATCATTTTACGACAATGTAACAAAAATTTGTTCTTCTCTGTTATCGCAATACCAGGAATTGGGGCGAAAAATTTAATTGCAACATTAATTATAATTTCTTCTGTTTGCCAGCATTTTAATGCTCTATCGTCTGTAATCGTATTTATTCTTTTAGGCATATAAAATTCTGTTTTATTTTTATTTTTTTTATTATTCTCAGTAGTAGTATTATCTTCAGTGTTACAATTGATTGTATGACACGTCACTTGCTTTCCAAGAGTCTTGACCCATCCAAATAATTTCTGAATTGTTGATTTAGTAATTGTTTCTGAAATAACATCATCAATATCTACCACAGAAGCTCCAGCTATTTTTTCCAAATCCGGCTTGTATAAAGCATGAGTAACACAAGGTCTACCTTTGTTGTGATCATTTTCACCGTTTTTGTAGTCTTTATTACCTATAATTTCTAACGCGGATGACATGTCTTGGTTTGGATGAGTGGATGAGGGGTTGGTAAATGATAAATAAATTAGCGAATCAAAAAGTTTCTTTTCTTTTCTTTTCTTTTCTTATTTCTTTTCTTTTTTTTTCTCAAGTAAAACAAAACTGATTTAAAAATTAATAAACTTGTTTATTTTACAAAATTATCTTTGTAAATAAATCAAATAAAACAAACAGAAACAATTCATTATTACACACACACACACACACACACACACACACACACGAGCAAGAGAGCACGATACACATCAATTTAAATCGATGAATCCAGATATTTATAAGGAAAGAATGAAAAACATACCACCAGTGTATCATTACAATAATACTAACAAAAGTATAGGTTGGATGGAATTCTTTTCACAATATTTTTTTAAAAACATAAATGATACTCATAAAGATGAAGTTGTTTCAAAAAACGACGGTCTACAAACAACAACAAGTCTTATTAAAAAGTCGTCTTCGGATTCTAAATTTATGGTCGTTGATACGGTATATAACCAATCAAATAAAGAAGAGGAAGGAGAAGAAGAAAATGAAACAGTATAGAGATATACTAATTTTCCAAACTTTTGATACAATCAAACTCTTTTTGGATATCAATTTTTAAAGAATTGATTTGTTTACTATTCTTTTTTATCAACAAATTGTTTTTGCTGTAAGTATCAATTTGAGATTTGAATGCTTCAATTCTGGATTTATGTTTATTGACTTGATCCTCTTTAGATACTATTTTTTGTACTTGTGCTTGGTTATTTTTATTTGTATTGATAAAAGCGATTTCTTTTATTTGATCAACCTCAACCACGTCTTTTTTGTCAATAGATAAAAGTGAAAGTGAACATGGTTCTTGAGATATGACATCAAATTTTTGATCTTTTTCGGCATCTCCATTATTCTTCTCATCTCCATCGTTGTCTCTTTCTTCTTCTTCTTCTTCTTCTTCTTCTTCGTCATTATCATGACAAGCCTCTCCCGCCTCTTCCTCTTCCTCGTCGCTTATTAATTCTTCATCGCTTATTACTTCTTGTTCTCCATCACTAGAGGGTTCTTTTTCTTTTTCTTCGTCTTCATCATCTTCGTTATCTTGCATAACTTGGAGGTCAAGCGTAGGCTTAGAACCATCAACAGTTAATTCCCAATATTCATCAATCATTCTATCTTTTTTAATTTTTCTCAGGTCACGCTCTACTTGTTTTACTTTTGACACAGAAGGAAAATGTTCAAATCTTTTTTGTAAACAGATTCCTGCTCCCATAGAAGGCGGGGTGATGCCATTGTCTGAAACAAGATTATTATTATTATTATTATTATAAATATTATTATTATTGCTGTTATGCAATAATGATGATGATGTTGAAGATTGTGTATTAGTAGATACTTTTAATTTTTCAAATTGTACGATACCACATACATTTCCAATTTTAGTTAATTCGCTTGTATTGTTTTTGTTCAAAGTCATCGCATCTACAAAAAGTGGCAAGGGTTGAACTTGTCCTTTCCACGTTTGCTTTCCTTGTACAAACTCAAGAGAAGATCCATTAAAGTTTAAAAAGAGAGGCTGAATAGCCGGAGTTGTTGAAATCTCGATAGTAGTAGGTGGATTGGCTGTAGTAGAGGAGGTAATTTGGATATCAATTTTAATAGGCGGCGTTGGTTCAATTAATTTTGATTTCTTATTTAATTGAACATCGTCATCGTCATTATTATTTTCATTATCGTCATCACTTACAAATTGCGCTAATTTCTTCTTTTTCGCATCCTTTTTTGGCACCTTTTTTTTCTTTTTTTGTTTCTTATTCTCGCGAGATAATTTCTGTATATCTTCCAGCGACGAAGTCCATGAATTTGTGTCAGATCGAAACCATGACTGACATAAAACTCCACCGGTTTGCTCTCGAAGCATGCCGTGGGTTGGTCTAGGGTGCATTGCAAGAAAATCCAAAACAGGAGTCTGGTTGCTTGTTTCAAATTTAGGAAGGCCCATAATATCTCGTTTGTGATTAGCAAAATTAGTTTGATCTTTTTTGCGAACAGCAATCATATTTTTGGAAACATGATGTTGTTTTGCATCAAGAGCCATCATAGAAGTTGTTGGAGGGCGTTTTTTTTGAAACAATAAATCCTCAAAAGACTTGCTATTATTAATCGTATGGGATGAAAGTGTATTTTCCAAACACATACTTTGTCGATCGATATGCGAACAAACTTCCGCAGGGATATTTGTAGATTTAAAACATTCATTATTATGTGAGTTTAAACTTATAGAAGATTCTTTTTGATTACGTAGATGAACGTGATCCACATTCATAGAAGATGCCGTTGACAAAAATGATATAAATTTGTCAAAATTGTCTTTATGTTGTGAAGATTCTTCATAATCATTTTCGCTTTCATCTTCATCTTGTTCTTGAATCATATTCTTAGTATTATCATTGAGAATGTTTTGATTTTTTTCGCTGATGTCGACATTTTGGCAATTTGTATAATTATTACACAAGACATGTTTATGTTCTGTTTCTGTAAAAATGTTTCCTTTTGACTCAAACATGGATAGGAAGGTGTCCATTTTATTTGTTTTTGGAATACGTGTGATCTCTACTATTTACTATTGATTAGAATTGCAAGTATATTTTTTACTCAAAGAAGAAATGCAAGGTTTGCCAATTTCCAATTTTGATTGTGACCCGAATGACCCAAACAAAACATAAAAAAAAGTTGGCAAGAAATTTTAAAATAAAAATTCAAATATAAATAAATGACAAGGGTTTGATACAACATAAATCACATCAACGATTGTGCTCTTTTTTGTTTCCTTATATATTAATTTCTTATAACTATCTTATCCTATTATTTTATTTTTGGTAACAATATGACATCTTCTTCTTCTTCTTCTCCTTCTTTAACAGAATTATTGTACAAGGATATATTGTTAGTAAATGATCAACGAAACAAAGATCAAATATATCCCTCAAACAAACCATTTGCCATTCGTCCGCTTTTAAAATATATAGCAAGATTTTTGGGATCAAAATGTGCCAATAAAATTTTAGTTATGGAAAATGGAGTTTATAAAGGAGTCGCTCAAAGTTTAAAACACTTTGAAATATATAAGAAACATAGAACTTGTGATAAAATTAAACAAATATCTTATTTTCCGTTTGGGTCGTCTATCGTTCTCAAACATATGCCTAATAAAGACGAGCACATTGCTACTGTTCTAACATTGTATGGAGAAGAGTACAAAGGTAAATGGTTAGTATTTCAAGATAATAAGTTTGTTCGTATGGATACGATATATGAAGATGCTATTTTTGGAATGAGCGGTGCATTTTATTGCGTTCGCGCTCCAGCTCCCGAATATATAATAAGAAAAAAGATGGAAATTAATCGAGTACAGCAACATAAAAAACGCAAATCTAAACTTCAATCTATTCGTCAAAAGCGTTATAGTAAAACAGTTGATTTTTGTTCAAATTCTGAATTTAGCTATGTCAAAGGGTTGATGAATTATTGGATAGAGAAGCAAAAAGAAGTTTCTGTTTCTCGAGAAACAGAGTACGAGAATGTATATTCGTGGACAATTAGTTTAAAAAAGGGCACAATTATATCAGATTTTATTGATAAGCTGCAAATCCGTTTTCCTCTTGTTACAACGCAAGATATTCGGGGGTATTTTGTTTTCACCATTGATGATGATGATTATGCATCGAATGAAAAACAAAAGCAAATTATTCAAACGAATGGAGACATAAATCATTCATTATGCACAAATGAAAGTGAATGTGTATGTAATCAAGCTTTCGTCTCTAAAAAGGGTGGATCATTTTTAAAATACTGTATTGAACAAGAAAAAAATAGTTATATACTTTTCCTACTATCCCAATTTGATTGTAAAATAGGTATTGAAATTATTGACGGTATGGATAATATGGTGTTTGATATTATAAAAGCAGGAACGACTCCACATCGAAGATGTGGTCAGTGGATAAGAAATTTGGGTGAATATAGCCACACGCTGTTTCCGCTTCTGAAAGAAAAGTGTATCACAATAGACGATTTAAAAAAGACGGGTTCAACTTCTTGGAGCTCTCGTATCGAACCTGATCGTATCAAATTTGAACCTTATTGGACACAATCTTTGTCTTCGCCCATAGTTCAAGCTATTCTTTCAAAACATTTAAGTACTAAAGATATGGAGAAAATACATCCAGATTGTCTGTCAAGTATTTTCAAACATCCAAATTTTACTAAAGTTTTGGGTTTAAGTTATTTCCACAACTCCATCAAAGACAACTTACTCAAAAATCCAGAAAGTAGTGTCAATATAGCAAAAATATTGCTTAGTTCTAAATGGATTTATATTTTTACAGATACCAAAAATATATATAATGCTTCTGTCAAATATGATTTCAAGAAAAAAATACTTTATGCATTTAGTCGCGACAATGGAAAAGAAATTGTCTCAGATACAGTTGTTTTGTAAAAATTAAAATTGAATTTGTATACTCTCTAATGTAGCTTATACATATATACATATATAATTTATTTATCCTTGTTATTTGGTATTGTTTTGTAGTTGAAATAGGATTATGTTTTACAATCAGATTTGAAATTTTTTTTTTGATTTGATATTTCTTGAATTTTCATATGAGAATTTATGTAGAGATGATTTGGGATGCAAAAATATTTAAATCACATTTTGATTGACTTCTCTCAAAAGGAGAAACAAAAGAAATAGAAAGTAACAAAGTAACGTTTCAAAAGATTTTCAAACATGTCGATCACTACCCCTCTTACTTTTCCAGATTCGTTGATTTCTTTGAATACTATTACAATCTGCGATGATGACACCCTGAGAGATCCAAAATCGCCTGTAACTAGCGGAAGTGTAAATAATAATGGTAATTTACCCACTGCGTCTGAAATTAGTTCACCACAAGCTACAGTGGTTGTTGCAAAAAAAAATTACAATTCTAAAATAAGAATTATTACTCGCACCGGAACAACTGAAGAATTCTCTTATGACCAAATTTTGACTCGTATCGGAGAATTAACATATGGAATGAATATGGAATATGTTGAACCTATTGTTATTGCCGGAAAAGTAACCGGAGATATATGTAATGGTATAACAACAATGCAAATAGATCAACTCTCTGCAGACATTTGCTCCAATATGGTTGGTATCCACCATCATCACTCGTTGCTAGGAGGTCGTATTCTTATGTCCGCCTTGCATAAAAGAACATCGGCGTCGTTCGAAGAAGTTACTGAGAAAATGTATTCTTATATTGACGATGAAACAGGAAAACCGGCACCTAAACTTTCGGACATGTATGTTTTATTCGTTAGACAGCACTATGACAAAATTCAATCTGCTTTGGACTTTTCCAAAGATATGGATTATGAGTATTCTGCAGTCATAACCCTACTGAATAGCTATCTTTTCAAAATAGATGGTCGTACTGTTGAAAGACCACAACATGCACTTATGAGAATTGCATGTTGTCTATATTCAAAGGTGGAAAATATTGATAAAGCGCTCAACCTTTATAGTTTTTTTGCAAAAAGATTACTGAGTCCGTCCACGCCAACTTGGTTTAATGCTGGCACTCCTAGAAGTCAATGTAGTGCATGTTTCATTTTTGCCCCTATTCCAGATAGTATTGACGGTCAATACCAGACTCTCAAGGATGTGGCTTTGACCAGCAAAGAGGCTGGTGGAATAGGTCTTTCCGCAAATCAGATTCGTGGACAAAATTCCAATATCCGTGGCACACAAGGAAAGTCAAATGGAGTTACTCCTCTGTTTCGAGTTTTCAATGAAACAGCAAGATATGTGGATCAATGTACTTATGCACATACACTAGTTATGACATCAAATGGATGGATGCCTATTGGTCGTATTGTATCAGGAGAACTTGTGATGAATCACCTGGGACAATTTGACATGGTGGATACGGTTCTTCGTCATAAGGTGACAAATCAAACCATGATTAACTTTGATATTGGTCTCAGAGAAGATGAATATGTATCATGGACACCAGAACATCAAATTTTGATTATGCGTGACGAACAAACTGAAGTAAAATTAACCCAGGAACAAACTTGGGAAAGAATTCAAAATGGTTTGATTAAACCTTGTATGAAGGATGCAAAAGACATTAAAGTAGGTGATTTAATTACTATACCTGTTCCTAAAGGCGATAGTAGATTTAGAATGGCTAATGATTCCATTGAAATGTTTGGTGCAATTTATCAAAGAGGGACCCCAGAACAAGATAATTATTATGCCATCGACTTTGACAAAGAAGAAAATGATGATGATGGGTGGTTGGCCTTGCGACACGCAGAAGATTATTTGGAGGCTCGTGCTATACCATTTGAATCAAAAACGCCGATTGGAAAAACTAATACGTTTACACTTGAATGGAATGGTAATCATCCAGCTTTTCATTTTAATCCATCCAATTTTACGGAAGCGGCACCCACATTTATTCGTCAAATGAATGTCGATCAACTTCGGATTTTCTTCAAAGCTTACAAGAAAGATATCAAGGTGTCGGATATTACACTTGGATTATTGCCGTATTACCTTAAATCGCTTGGAGCGGGATTGCATGCAGACCACGGTATTTATATTTTCAATGATGTTGCTTATGTTCCTATCAAAGATACTTCCAAAGATGAATATCCTTACGACGGAGTACTATATGATTTGGAAGTGCAAGGAGAGCATACTTATGTGACTAGCATGGGAGCTGTTCATAATGGCGGAGGAAAGCGCAAAGGAGCTTTTGCTATATATCTTGAGCCTTGGCATTGTGAAATATTTACATACCTGAACCTCAAAAAGGGTCATGGAAACCAAGAACTCAAGGCTCGTGATCTTCACTATGCTATTTGGAATAACAATTTTTTCATGGAACAAGTTCGAAAGGATGGAGATTGGTGGCTTATGTCTCCTTCAGAATGTCCTGGGTTGGATGATGTATATGATCAAGAATTTGTAGACTTGTATATGAGCTACGTTGCTAAAGGAGAGAAGAAAGGATATCGCAGCAAAATTAAGGCACGAGATTTATTTTCAGCTGTATGCGTCGCTCTTCGCGAAACTGGAGAACCCTACGTTTCTAACAAAGATGAAAGTAATCGCAAATCTGAACAAAAAAATCTTGGAAGAATTTACTCCCATAATTTGTGTAACGAAGTATCACTGGTTGCATTCCATGACGAGGAAGATCCTTCAAAAAGCGAAACTGGAGTTTGCAATCTTATGGCTGTTGTACTTTCTAATCACTATGACCACGTAAACAAAAAAATAGACTTTGATTTGATCAGAGAATCAAGTGCTGTAGCAAATGATGCTCTAGATCATTTGATCGATATCAATTATTCTCCAATTCCTTCGGCCGCAAGATCTAATCAACAAAATCGCCCTGTCGGAGTAGGCGACTGTGGATATGCAGATCTGTTGTTTTTGGCTCGAGCTCCATTTGACAGTTGGGAGGCGTATCAACTTAACGATCTCATATTTGAAGATATTTATCGCGGATCGATTCTCAATTCTATCAAAAATGCTAAAGAACTTGGAGCTTATCCATCCATTGATAAAATTGGACGTGATGGTAAACCAGCGCCTTGTCGTCAGGGAATCTTTCAATTTGATGCATGGGGTGCGTATCCAGCCTCTGGGCGTTATGACTGGGAACAAACTCGCGAAGATATGAAGAAATACGGACTTCGTAATAGTCAACTTACATGCTGTATGCCCACTGCCGGAACAGCACAGCTTAATGGAGTGTACGAAGGAAACGACCCTCAACAAGCTTGTATATTTACGCGTAAAGTTAACAAGGCTCAATTTATTGTTATCAATCGCTATATGCAAGAAGATCTTATCAATCTGGGTCTATGGGATAAGAATAAAGAAATGTATTACAAGATTGTTGTTGCAGGAGGATCCATTCAACCTTTCCCCGAGATTCCAGATCATATTAAAAAATTGTACAGATGTGCTCCCGAGATCCCGTTTAGACCAATTATCAAGAATAATGCACGCCGATCACTTTACGTCACCATGTCTCAAAGCTTTAATATTACTTTGGAAAATAAAGCAGAGAGTACAATCACTGAATTCTTGTTTGAATCTCATGATGCCAAACTAAAGACTAATGTGTATTATCTCCGTTCAGGAGCTACTGCCAAACCTCAAAACTTTGCCATTCCGCTTCGTATTGAGAATGAGGTGGTTGAATTGATGAAAAAACATGATGCGCGTAAAGCATCCATTCGTAAGATCGTTAAAGAAAAAAAGCGCCAGCATTTGATCAAAATAGGAAAGATATTAGACAGCAATAAAACTAACAGTCAACAGGAAGAAGAAGAAGATAGTCAGGCATTTTGCTCTATTGATAATCCCGAGGCATGTATGAGCTGTGGATCATAAGGTAAATAAACAAAAATATTTGTTCAGTAAGTAAATATTTGTTTGTTGATGTTGTTATGTTGTCAATAAAATCATAAATTGAAATTTGTATTTTTATATAATAATATTATTTTGTTTCTCGTCTATCTCTCTCTCTCTCTCTCTATCTATCTAACAACTGATAATAATAATGATAATATTTTTTGTTTTTCTATCGAGCAATACAATGAACAATAACAGTAATAAATTTGAAAAGGTTACTAAGAGGAGTCGTCCATATTACAGCCAGAAATAAAAAAGTTAATTGTGGAAAAAATTGATTAATTAATTGATTGTTGAACCAACAAAAAAGTCTATTGCGCCGAAATCAATCAATCAATATCTTAATTTGTTTTAAAAATGTTCACATTATTTGTATTATATGTATAAAGTAGAATAACAATTAAGTACAAGTACATTTCAGTTATACTGCTATCGAGACAGTGATGCCAAAGCATCGGTCAACGATTTGAGATAGTCGTTACTTTTAGGATTAAACGTGCTCAATACGCTAGAATTAGATGATACGACAGCAGGCTGGCTTAAGCATGTAGATGTGGATGTAGACGCAGACAAAGAAGAAGAAGAAGAAGGCAAAGGTTCAGTGGAGATAGAAGGAATGGATGGGAAAAAAGATGAAACAGAAAAGGGTAAATCAAGCATAGCAAACAAATCCTTAAACGCCTGAATTGTACTTTGACTGATCGGAGGAAGAGATTTAGTTTCATTTTGGATTTGTTCAACATAAGGTTTGAATTGTTCGTACAGATATTGACCCGAATTATTGTAAGTCCAATATCCTTGTCTCACATTCTCCTCGCAATATTGAATATGCGATTCCAAATCTTGAAGATTTTTACTTCGAATATAGTGCACAAGGTTCATATAATAGACCCTCTGAGTATTCAATTCGTCAATATTTATCAACTTGATGCAATTTTGTTCAGTATAAGAATTATGCTGGTGACACTGTTGAACGGAAGAAGACGAAATAGGGCACTGATAGGTACCAGGTTGCAATTGCTGACTATTTTGAATATGCTGCACTGGAACAAACAGAAGAGGTTGTTGTTGTTGCTGTTGACACTGCTGCTGATTTTGGGGCAACAGAAAGTTATGCTGCTGTTGCTGATGGCTTTGTTGATGAAAGTTCGGTTGGGGTTGTTGATGACTTTGTTGATGAAAGTTTAGTTGGGGTTGTTGATGACTTTGTTGATGAAAGTTCAGTTGGGGTTGTTGAGGATGTTGTTGTTGGAGACTAAGGTCGGTCTGACGATGAAGTTTCTGCTGCTGCAGATGATTGTGATGATGATGATGCACTGGTAGAGGTAAAAGAGGCTGTTGCTGAAAATAAGACGGATGATGCTGATTATCTTGATTTTGATAAGTATAAGAAGTAGGCGTAGACTGCATCTGCATCACAGATACTTTTTGTTTCTTGCAACCTGTCTTTTCCTCGATATGTATTTGTAAATGCAAGGGGGTGGGGGAGAAGGGATGATGGTGGGATGGGTGATGGGTTGAAAGACAAATTGAACTAATTGAACAGAAGAGATGAAAAAAATGTATTGGAGGAATGAAAAGAAAAAGAAAATCTGGAGGGTCTGAGTTTGGAAATAAGATATTTTTATTTTCGCAGTCTCAAATTATGTCCAAGACGTTTAGCGCAATTAAGTCAGAACATTTGTGCCGTGCGACATTGTTGCCTTGGTCATTGCAGATATCGATCGTGCGTCGGGGCAAGCACAATCACAATCACACGTATGTCAGTCATCGATTCTGATCAAACAGCGCAGCACGCAATTGCACAGTGTGGCCATGTGACCCCACGATCCACACACAAACACACACAATTTGAGCGTATCCGTTGAAACACTGCCCAGCAGCAGCGTCGCCTGTGCACTACAATAGATTTATAGCATGCCCAGCCACATGCTTGAAGTCTCCTTAATGAATATATCACATTCTGTCAGTATGACATTTCTATCAAGCTAAATTCAAGCCAATGGCATATTTGAACGCTTTATTATATATAAATATGAACGATGTGCTGCAGTGTACAATAAGCCGTCTATGAAACTTCAGATTTCGGCGGCCAGTACGCCGTACAACGCGCTCGTTGCCACAACGATTTATACCATGGAGTTAAAAGAAGTCAGGCCTCTGACTTGCACTTATTCAGTCTGGCGAGCGTGGGTAGACCACGTCAGGTGGAAGCAGTCGAGCACGTACGAGATGGTCAAATGTGAGACCGCACTTTCGCACGAGTCGCGCGTGGAGGCCTTGGTTGTGAAAGGCTTTGACGATCTCGGGTGTGTCGTCGAAGAGAAGCATGTCGCTAGGTTCCGATGCGACGTGATGAATATCTTCCACCTTGGTATAATGTGTACAGTGCACGTACTGTGAGAAAAATCCACCGAGTCCGGCTCGCTGTGAGTGTCGCCGAGCGTCTCTGCTACGCGAGAACAACACCAGCACGTGTCCGGCGGCGAAGAGCGCCTCGATAGCGATGTACGCTCCCGGCAAAAGAATTGAGGTGTCACAAAGGGCCAACGTGTCGTCCCAGTCTAACAGGACGGTCAATTGCCTGTTAATCCAACAAACAGGTTCAGGTTCAGACATGCTGTGTGTGAGGATGCGTGTGTGTGTCTAGATAATTATTCGGCTCACGTGTTAGTGGTGCCGAATGTAGTTGTAAATGCAAGGGGTGGGGGAGAAGGGATGGTGGGATGAGTGATGTGTCAGTAAAGGCTTGTGAACAGAAGGGATGAAGAAAAGGTATTGGGGGAACGAGAAGTCAAAAAGACGGAAATCTGAAAACCTGAGTTTTGAAATAGATATTTTTATTTTCGCTGTCTCAAATTATGTCCATGTCGTCCAGCGGCAGCGTCTAACAAACTTGCGGATTCGGATAAAAGTCCACTACGCCTTCTTCTTCTCGCCCTTGGTCCAGGTTCGCCTCTTCCTCTTCCTCTTTCTTCTTCGCCTTCTCTTCGGCTACTATTATTACTGCTATATTTATGTTCATATCTGCGTTCTCGTTCTTCTTCAGTTTCTTCTTCAACAGAACCGCCGTTATTCAATCCCTCTTCTTGTCCTCCTACGTCTCCTCCCCAACCCCCTAATTGTCACTGTGCATCTTCTTCGTCTCCTTCTTCTGGAATTTGATTTCTGCTTCTGCTTGCACGAGGCGGCGTTCGTGATCGCCGGGCCATTCTCGCACCACTTTCTCGCGACATCGATCTTGAAACGCGGGATGGTATACTTGATACTGGTGATGGGGATGGTGAGCGTGACTGTTCTCGGCCTGGTATACCTGATACTGGTGATGGGGATGGTGAGCGTGACTGTTCTCGGCCTCTTCGTCCTCTCCCTCCAGCACGACTTTCTCTCGACATCGATCTTGAAGCGCGAGATGGTACTGGAGATGACGGTGATGGCGAGCGCGACAATTCTCGACCTCCTCGTCCTCTCCCTCCCGCACCAACGCCTATGTCAACACGACGGCCTCTACCACCAGCGCCGCCGCCAGGAGGACCACCGCCAGGAGGACCGCCACCACCACCACCACCACCAGGAGGACCACCACCACCGCCGCCACCGCCAGGAGGACCACCACCGCCGCCACCACCAGGAGGACCACCACCGCCGCCGCCACCGCCAGGAGGACCACCACCGCCACCAGCAGCAGCAACAGCACCTCTAGCCGGAAGACGAAAATGCGTTCGTATAATATCTTCATAATAATTTAAATTTGATTGGCTCACAGCATAAGAAGAAGAAGAAGTTGAAATTTTTTTTTTGTACGGAATTTTGAAAAACCACTTTGCCATTTTGAAAAGAAAGCTGTCATTCACCGGATGAGAAATTGAAATTCTAAAAGAATTCCCATTTACTGGAATGCTTGTAAAATCTTGACTTATATCAACACTTTTATATTCGGAAATAAGGCCTTTAGAATATATAGCACTCCAAAAATATCCAGGCCACCACCACGCTGTCTGTGTATATTCCAAGTCAGGAAATAATTTTCTATTTATTGGTACATTTTCCTCTTGAATTTTTTCGTAAATTTTTTTAAACTGATTGGGATCTAGAACTATCCCTCTAACTTCGTTTGTTAACCAAAGATATCCCATAAAAAATTTATGGCACTCATAAAGGTAATTCATTGTCGATAACTGCCTGTATAAAAATCCTCCAGTAAATAATGTTCCGGTAAGTGCGAATACACCAACAATGCCATAAACGAATAAGTTGTACCAATATGAATCATACATATTTTTCTTTTCATTTTCTAATTCATTCATTTCACCTTGCAGCTTTTTAATTGCTATTGTAAACTCGTTTATCTGTGATTCTTTAATGTCAAGTTCTTGTTTCATTCTTGTAAGTTCTACAATTTGACCCTTTGACAGCTCTGGTGCTATTTTCATAATTTCTGCAACATGAGTTTTTAATTCAAACATTTTGCCTTCCACTTGTTTCAAAGATACAGAAACATCTTGGTTTGAAGGAGGAGATGGTAAAAGTGAAATGCCTCCTTCAATTGCTCCTTGTGTAAATCCTAGCATCAAATTTAAACTATTTACGATTTCATTAGTACCACCATACATTCCAGTTAAATATTTTTGCACAGCGATCTTTATGTGTATCAACTCTAATTCTCTTCTCATCATATCAATTCGTTCTTTTGGTTCTATCACGGTGCCCAATACCGTGTTGAAACCAAGATTCGCATCAATCTTCATTGAATCCTCGCGATGTAATTTATGTGCACTTGAAGCAATTTCTTCTAATGAAAACTTGATATCTTTATTTACTGTTGGAAAATACAAAGGATAATCGGGAGATTCTTTCTGCAACTTGATATTAATTTGAGTCTGTAAATCTGCATACGTGTCTCTTAACATCATTTCTGCTTGTTTAATTAGATGAATACGACACGACTCTTTCATTGAATTGGCCTCAAATGTGGCACCATCTCTTAATAAAGTAACAGCCTCAATAAAAATCGGATGTTCTCTAATAATGGCGACAGCTAGTTGTGCAGCGACTCCGTCTGCTAAAACTTGCGGATTGATTGGGGATCCATTTTTAGTAACATCTTTATTTACTTCTGCTCGGTATTTATTTGAATCTGAAAATTTTAAAAATATATCAACTCCTTCATCCATGTTTTTTTGATATTCATTATTTATTGAAGTTTGCATATTCTTAATATCTTCGTGGGTTATTGATGGATTTGAAATCCCAGACAGTGCTCTCTGCCAATCTTCTAATTGCTCTTGAGGCAACCTAGACAACGAACCTTTTTCGCTCTTTATCGTATCTGCGACTATATCATATGCTTGTTTAGCTACATCTGGAAAAGAATCAATTGTACATTCGGAATGCATTTTTGCAATTGAATTATATACGGTATTTTGAACCGATACAGATTTGAGATGTGAATTAGAATTAACGCTACTTGAGCTAGAGCTTTGTTGGGCAGTGGCTTGAGTTATACCGCCCATAGCGAGGGCTGTATATAAAAAGGCGCTCAATAATCCTCTTTTTTGCTTTGAAAACCAAGATTTTTTGATTGTATTTTTTGATGATGATGATGATGATTTTGACGATGCTGTTGTTGTGGATTTTGTTGATGACGATGCTGATGATGACGACTTTGCGACATCATCCTGTTTTTTGAAAATGCCTGTTGGTTTTGAATCTGAATCTGTAAATTTTTTATGCATAATCAATTTATCTAATTCTTTAAATTTAAAGTCGATATATTTTTTCCCTTCTGGAAAGGACCGGGTGCGTCGGTTGAGTAAAACAGAAATAATTCCTTTTTCCAAAAATGATCTAACCATGTCATTATCAGGAATTGTGTTATCTTCGCAAAGAATAAGTATATAAGCAAAAAGCCACTTTTGAACTTCAGTAATATCTTTTCCAAAAGTGTTTATCAGTTTATCAGCAATGCCATCGTCGCCATCGCCATCATCTGAATCTTGAAACAAACCCCACATATCAGATATAATCGCATCTATATCAATATCAGGAAGTTCAACCCATGGACACGATACAATAACTCCCATACAAGATCTAAGACTACTAACATATTGGCTATTAATACTGCATATATCAAGATGTTCATCAACTTTACAAATTGGAATATTACCAAAACGAGCCATCTCACTCTCACATAAACCAACGGGTCTAGATCTACAAGACATCCTTGTTATTTATATTATATTTCTTATTTCCACTTTGGTTGTTTTTTTTTAAAAAAAGATGGATTTGACTTTGTGTATTATCTGTTTTTTTCTCAATCAAAGATACAAATACAGTACATCAAATTTGGAGAGGAAAAATAAATAAATTAGCAAAATTTTAAAAAAAATCATATATTTTTATCTAAATTAAATGAACACCTTTTCCAAACAGTTTCAACGTGACTGCTGGAATAAATTCTTGTTGATCAAGAGGTTTAGAGAGATCGTTCCAAACAATTTGCCTGGGCTTCATTCCCGCAACTTGAGTAAAATTAAGAGACTCCAATAAAGGATTTCTCATCAAAGAATCGATATCCTTTGTTGTAATTTTGGCTTTTTTGAAGTCATTATCACTATTCTCTTCTATACATTTTCGTTTATTATTATTATTAGTATTAGTAGTAGTAGTAGTAGTAGTAGTGGATTGAGATGAAGATGACGATGACGATGATTGAGGAAGTAAAGGAATAGCAAATATATCACCTAAGCCTAATGAATTAACAACACCCAAGTTATCCAACATCCAATCTTGACTTGCATGAAAGTCTCTTTCTAAAGTGTTTGTATTCGAAGTCGGGTCCGATAAAATTTCTTGATTCTCTTGAGTAGATGTAGATGTGTCATTATTGTCACCTTCTGTTTTTTTCATTACCGGCCGAGAAGTACAATCCTCTGAGATGTCTTTGATAAATTTATTTCGATTTGACGATAACTTTTCTTGATCATTGTTTTTTTGAGAAGACTGTCTATTCTTGGCATAACTACACAACATTTCTGCAAGCACACGACCAATCTTGTGCTGCATCCAAGAAAATTGTTGAATTATTTCACTATCCAACTCTAAACTCATTTCCGATGCGGTGTGACGAAGTTGATCGGCAAAAGATTCGAATGCAAAAAGTTTACTCCGTTTTTCTTCCAATATACCAATTTGCATTTCAATATCTTGTATGTTCGATGCGGACTTTTTTTCTAATTGTTTCATGGTATCATCAAATGTGTTTTGAATTTTACTGCGTTGAAGCAAATAAACATTGAGTAAATCTGATGACGTAGAAGCCGAGGTAGCCGAAGATGAATCAATAACAGGCACTGGACCAAGATCTTCCAATTGTTTGACAATATTTAATTGATTTTTTTTCTCTTGATCATTTTTTGATTCGACGAAATTCCAATGACGACCCAAAAGATTATTCATTTCGTTGAATACATTTTGAAGTTCCGATTTACAAACACTGTCGCACAAATTCAAACACATTGATTTTTGATTTGCAAGATGACGCAGACGTAAATCATGTTCCATTTTTCGCATTGATTTTTTAATAGAAGAAATCTCTTCGATAACAATCTTTGTTTGTTCAAAATTGGGATCATGTAATGATATTTTAGGAACAACAGACTGTGAATGAACAGAGGTCATATTAGACGTGCATTTTGCAAATTTTTTATTATGATTTTGCCACATTTGCGCTTGAGAAACTTTCATATCCAATTTATCTGCCAATTGAGAAGTTTGCAATTCCATAGTTTGATTATGTTTGTTTAGAGAATGTAATGTGGCATCATGCAAAGAAGGGGCCAGTAGTTTTTGATCATTTGGATTTTGGCGATAATGCATTATTGTTTTTTTTGCAATTTGTTTACGGAAAGCACTTGAATCGTCTACGTCTTGTAGAATTTTTTGATCACTCTCACTCAAATTGACCATAGATATCAATTGCTGCTGCTTTGAATTGACAACAGTAGTATTAGTATCAGTGTTGAGTTTTAAAATTCCTTGTTGCTGTTGTGGTTGTTGTTGATGATCATAATGCGGCATTGGGAAAAATGGTGCATTATTATTATTATTATCGTTTTTTAGAGCCAAAGAAGCAGAAGAAATACTGCTTTGATTTTTGAATTGACTGGTAGTATTGTTCGTATTATTATTATTATTATTTCCCGAATTAAAGTATTTAATAGCTCCTCCGCCCCCCGCAAGCACATTGTTGTTTTGAGAATTTTGCTGATTATAAAAATATGGTGTCTGCAAAGGTTTGGCAACATTGGCAGGATGATTTATAACTCGGCGTTGAAAGGCGCCTGGAATCATATTGTTTGAGACAGACAATGTAGATGCTTTCATTGAAGAAGTGGGATAGGAAGGTGATGATGATGATGATGATGATGATGATGATGATGTAGTATTGGTCAAAGAAGAAATAGAAGATGTAAATGATGATGGTAACATTGACAACTCTTGCAGGGGAATCATTGTTTTTTTTTGTTTATTCGTCCAAACACAGAGATGAAGTGAAACAAAGCGAATGACGGATATTTAACCGTTCTGATCATCGTCTAATCACAAAATATATGCGTCTCAAAGTTTTAGAATATTCTATTGACATTTCAAAATAAAAATTTTGACAACCACGTTCTCGAGTTGATTGACAAAAGTAAACAAACACAATTTTCTCACATCAACAACTGGTTACAGACAAACGAAAGGAATCTATATTCAACACAACAAGCAAACTAAAAAAAGACAAATAACAATAAAATAAAACAATGAAGCAATCTATTTCTTCGTCTTTTGAAAGAAACGCAAACATGACTCCTATATTGAATCGTTTGATTACCCATCAATTGCCTTTAGTTCAAAAATGTCTTGGAGGAACCCGACTTTTCAGCGACCTATCTAAACCAATCTCCTACGCCGAACCTTATGGACGAAAGGGTCACGGCGGACGTGCATTTTACAGAGAACTTCCTAGTGTTAAGGTTGTAAATGGAGATACAGTTGACGTTGCTCGTTCTTTGCATCCAATTCATTTCGGAAAAATAGCCATTTTGAATATGGCTAATTCTAGGTCCCCTGCTGGTGGTCAGGAAGGTATGCTTTTTAGACAATTGGCTCTTTCATTGGTTCTTGAAGATGCCGGTGGGCTTCGATCGTCTGTCGTGAATGATGCAAAACTTTATCCCATTCCTGAAAGAGGAGCTATCTATTCTGCATCCGTTCCCGAAATACGCAAGTCTGCTTGGAATGACCATGAAGAACTGGGTCCTAATTCTAAACCTAAAGTATTCAATGTTATATCTGCTGCTGCCAAACCAATTCATGATTATTGCTTTCAAGAACATGAAGATCATTTCGAATTATATTCTAAGATTTATCAAGAAATGACACAGCGTATCCGTGTTCTTTTTCGAGTTGGGGCTTTAATGGCTTGTGATACACTAGTGCTTGGTGCATATGGGTGTGGGATTTTTGGCAACAATCCATCTACCATTTCCAATATTTTTTTTAAAGTCATGCAAGAAACAGAGTTTTTGGGTCGTTTCAAGGCCATCGTTTTTGCTGTTACCGATGGTAAAGGAAGACCATCTGCAAATAATACTATTTTCAAAAAGACGTTTGACATTCCTATGTTTAAAAATAGTCTGTATGACACTATTCCGTCTGATCCTTATAATCCTCTAACTACCTCTTCTACTTCTAAAAATATCAATAGAAAAAGAAAAAATTGCATTGATGATAATAATAATAATAATAATAATAACAAAATAAACGATAGCATCAAAAACAATGAAGTAGGCGCATCGTCTGTTTCTGTGTCTATTATCGATCAAGTTGATATATCCTCAAATAAAAACCATGATTATAATAATGATGATGACGGAGACCAGCATGAAAATAAGAAACAAAAAAATGCAAACTCTTCTAACGGGAGGTCCGCGATTCCCAGTCCTTATTTCAAGGATCTTCTCGTCATGGATATGAAGAATTTCATTTCAGACAGCAAACGAAATCTATCTCTCAAGAAAGATCGGGATGTTTATCGCAAACGCTGCGAAAAGCGTTTCCCAAAATCTCTGTGGAAAAATACAATTTTGCCAATTATTCAAGTCGAGACAGGCATCTAAAATCTGAAATAGTATTTAAAATATGATATTTGTTTATTTGCATTTGTATGTATGTTTTTGTTATAACATAAATTATATCAACTATTTTTACTTATTCTGATTTGATAGCATCCAAACATGCAATAGTAACATGTGGATAATAATCAGAATCGTCAGCTTGTAAATCTGATCGAATTTTGACGGGTATAGTTGCCCACAACAAGCGAATTTCATTATCGCTGTATGGCTTCCATTCATCACTTTCATCGCCGCGTGCATCATGTAATTCAAAATCACTGACATCTATATTCATGTAAATTTTTGTTCCTTCTTTTAAAGAATGATTTTGGGGTAAGGATACATGCAAGTATTTTGTTGAAGGCTCTTTGACTTCAAAGGTATTAAATTTTTTCTTTTTATACCATGACGACTTTTTGTATTCTTTAACAAGACTTTTTGGTATTCTATACTGGGCATATTCTACAAGTTCTGATTTGTGCGATTCTGTTTGAAATTCAGGTGCAAGGACAATACTCCAAAATCCGTTATCGTTTTTTACTGTTCCATATATCAAGGATGGAAAGTTTTGGTTGAGTTTTAATAATAAATTTTTGGCAATCAAATCAAATCTGAGACTTTTACCTTCCAGTCGTCCTTCTTTTTTGTGATTACATGCATATAAAGCTTGTCCAACTGTTTCGGTAGGTAAATCTACGCCGATATAGTTGTCTGTTTCTACCATATGTCCATTCCAGTGATATACCTGATTTAATCTTAAAGAAGTATTATTTCCCAACATAGCTTCAACAGAGTCATATCCAAATTCGTTTCCAATCATGGAAAAAGAATCACTGGGATTAGTGATGCCTACATAATATTTGTCTGTATATTCTGCTGGAATATCCAAAATATCCTTATTTGAGTAAAGTATTTTGGTTCGGTTAGTTATCATAGATCCATGAGGATATTCAATTTTAAATGGTTTTTCATCAAAATATAAAAATTCAACAGCATCAATATAATCAAATTTCCAAAGTTTAATAACCAGAATAGATGCCAAAAGCAACAATTTTGAAACTGTTTTTCCTTGGTGTTCTTCCATACCTGGAACATCAGCAAAAAATCCAGCTCCTACTTTACATAACCTCAATAAACCTCCTTTTTCTTCTGTGTCATTTTTATTATAAAATTTTTCCTTCATTACCATGATGTTAAATGCATGAAACCACAGGTAAACGTCATGCACAAGAGATTTGAAAAAGAGTTTTTGGTTCAATTCTAATTGTCCATCAAGTTCAGGATTTTTTTCAATAAAATATCTATAGTCTAAATTTTTATCATCCAATTGTGCACCCAACACCGAAAGCATTATACATTGCTGTGGTTTTGAGAGAACTTTTACTTTTTCATTTCCTTCGCCATAACCTCCTTTTGCATATATCATGCAAGGTGTACAGACTACCTTTCTTCTGGCTAAAACTCTGTCATTATAAGATATTAGATTGTCTTGTTTATGAAGTTTTTTAAAGATAGGATCGTTTGGACTTGTAAAAGTGGTTCCATCCTGCATTTCTCCACTTGATACATATACAAAAGGCGTTCGCGTCAATAACTTTTGAATTTTAGAATCAGGATCATATAAAGTTTTTTTATAATGCGCTTCATCCATAAAGTATTCTTTTAAATAAAAAATCCTTGTCTTGTTTGCGCAATCAAGGTCGAATTTTCGTGATTTTTCATATTTTTCGATTCTTTCTCGTATTTTTGAAAGACCAGGCTTAGGAAAGTCAGGATCTCGGAAAAAAGGTTGGTCAATTCGATCAAGCGCTCTCAAACTTTTCAATGTTTCATATCTAAAATCAATTGCATCTGGTGATAATCCCAATGCCAACATTTGTAATGTTTGATGTTGTTGTTGTTGTTGTATTAATCAATTAACTAATTAATTGTTTTGTTCTGTTTTAGGCGTGGTGAGCCGACAAACAAAAAAACGAATAAATAAATAAATAACTTATTTGAATGTCAAAACAAAAAAAAAATGCAAGGTTTGTATGTATGTATTTATTTCACTATTTTTTTTCTATTATTGAACAATAAACAAATTAAATTAAATCAAATAAATTAAACAATTAATGAATTAAAATTAACCATCTATCCATATCATACCACGATTTGCAAAAATGAGTTTCAAGTCTTCTGTTTGTTCTTCTTCTTTTTCTGGAGTTTTTAATTTTGGACACCATGCTGCAAATTTAGGCATACCCAACCATAAAAATATTTGTTTTGTAACTCGAAAATAATTTGGAAAGCTCAACCTATTTATGCAATCGTTGAAACCTTCTTCTATTTCTAAAAAGACCGAAATAACGAGGAACTTTTGATGATGCGTAAGAATAGGAGGAGATTCATTGTTTATTTTGTTGGCTATTGCATTTGCATCTCTTCCGTATTGTGAATTCCCTGTTGTTTCTAATGCTTTTTTAATCGATGTAATTGTAACTCTAGTATCACATCGAGATCGATCCAAATGAATTTCAGACATGATGACGTTCAATAATTCATCCATATGAGGTATTTTTCTCGGTTCATCAAAAATGCTGAGAACATCAGTAATTTCATAATTTACTCTATCATATTGTGAATTGCTGTCATTATTAATAACAAGCGGAGATAATTCCATATGAGTTGTCGTATCTTTGCATCTGGAACAAACTTTTTTGGATGTATGACATGTATAAAAATAAGCGACCCTACATTTGGGACAATACTCTTTATTTATTTCAGGTAACTGTTTTAATTCTTGGGTAAAGATTCCTAATTTTTTGGCTGCTGCGACAATTTGACTTTTACATTCTTTTAAGTTATTACGACATGATCGATTTGCTTCAAACACGTCCTCCCCTTCAGGTAAAACGATGGAATCAATAGAAAATTCATCTTTAAACATATTTTGCATAGTTTGAACTTGTTGAAACAAGTCAAACATTTTAGAAATAAATGATTTATACCTGTTTCCTGATTCTAATTCTGATATATAGGATTGTAATTCTTTAACTCTTTTACTCATTCGTCTATATTTAATTAAATTTGTGGGATTATTAATCAACGAATCCCTTCTTTTCAAAATTGTGTAAATTTTTTTTTTCAAATCAGGAATGCAGCTCATTTTTATTTTACGTATGTCATTGATTCCGTTAACGATACGTCTGATACGTGTCTCGACAGGATGACTTGAATGTGTATTTGCAAATGTAAACATTTTTTTGTGTTCATTTTCATCCTCTTCGCTGTGTTCCTTTTTGATCACAATATCGGGTTTCAATATTAATGACATCAATAATAATAACGATAATGATAAAAAAATAGAGTATAAAACCAAATCAAGTAATTGATTGATCTTTAAAAAAGATAATTTAAAATTATAAATGCAACGTATAAGCAAAGTGTTCAAATCTATATAAAAAGAATTATAAGGTTTATTACAAAAATCAATGCAACTTGTTAATTAATTAATAATTTAATTTAATTTGTTTCAAGTTTCATTTTATCAATTATTACCATTCAATATTCGAACATCATATATATATTATTACATGAAAAGTGAATTCGTCAGCAAAATATAGGAATTTAATTATAATACATACAAAACAAACATATATAATTTTAATTTTTCCAATTATCACATCAACTCACTTCTTTTTGAATGGGCAAGACGTATCACAAGTTCAATTTATTTATTTTTTTGGAAAATCTTTTTCCATCATTTCATTGAAGAAAACAATAATAGTGTTTATTTACTATTTATTCATTTTATTTTTATTGTTCTCACAAGTTATTAAAGCATATGGTTAAGTAAGTAACGCATGGCATCATTAATTTTAAAAGTAACAATTTCCGATGTCATTGTCACTCCTCTTCCTGTAATTATTACAAAAAGTAATATCAATGAAATAGAAAACCTTCTTCCATCAAAGCTAATTAAACCCATTTTTTCTAATTCAAAAGCTATTATTACAGGGAGTTTTGGTATATTAAAATTTGAAAGTCCGCATTCTCAAATTCCTAATTTTATTGATGAGAAAACTAAAATTAAATGGCCATCTTGGACAACGAGTCTAGAATATTGTACTGAATATCCTCATATGTTAAATCGACGCTTCCTTATACTTAGATATTGCAAAGAAAATGCAGTTGGTGCACGTACAATACAGGGTATATCAAGTTTAGACATAAAAACAATATCTAATGGTCCCAATGTTTATAAAAAGATGACGCTATTTGATCCAGCAAATAACAATCAACCTACTGGAGAAATATCATTTAATATTAATGTTGTACAATTATGTGATAACATATCTATAGGTTTATTGCATACTTCTTTGGAAGAGTTGCAACTGGATTCTTTGTTTACGGCCTCATCATCACCTCCATCCCCTCTCGAAATGCCATTGCCACGTTATAATGATGAAATGGAAAATAAAAATATCAATTCACAAGACACAGTCAAAGGAAAAATTGAAGAAGAAGAACAAACTAAATCCCAAGCTTTTGTTAATAATAAAAGCTTCAAATTACAAATTGAATATGAAGATCCTTCACATAGACAATATCAACAATTTATATTGAAAAAAGATATCATTGAAATACCCGAACTCCAGTTGAAATTAACAAAACAAAGAACAATAGTAGATCTGAGAATGGCTCGATTACAATTAAAAGTAATATTTATAAATGATTTACAAGAAGAAATGGATATTGCAATTTGTATAATACCTGTAATGTTTAATTACAACTCCTTACGTCCTCAAACAGAAATACGAGAACCTTTTCATTTTCATAAAATGGTTAGAGTTTTATCCGATATTGAAGATCAAGATGCTGTTCCTCATATAACAACAGGGTTAATAATATCAAATGGTCCTTCATTTTCTCAAATGAAGAATGGTGTTTATGAATATAAAGAAGTTATACAAGGTCAATATTACGTTGGATTTCCGAGATGTCAAATGGAAAGTATTGAATTTTTAACAAATCAACACGAAATGTATGTGTCAAACATAATTGATAATATTTCATTTATAATGTCTCATAAAAAGTTATTAAAACATTGGAGGATTGATGAATTGTATTATAAAAATGTTTTTAATAAAGAAAAAATGTTTGGAGACCGCATACGTAAATTGTTTTGATTTCTTTCTTGGTGTCTTTTTTTTTATTCATACATATTTTGTCTCTTTTTGTTGATTTTCTTTTTGTCTATTGACATTTTTTTGTGAAATAAAAAAATAAAGAACAAAAACACAGACCCATACATATTATTATTATTATTTTTTTTTTTTGAAACAATTATGTCAGTATTGTATTGTCAGTTATTTCATTCTTCTTCTTATATACTCAATTTGTTATCTACTTTCACTTCAACAGAACAATTTTTTTTTAAAAAAAAAGGTTTGTGATTCTTCAAATGAGTGACACTTTAAAATTATCAAGAGATTCATGGGCTGATATAACTGAAGAGGAACAGGGATCATCGTCTTCTTTGGACACTCAACCAATCAAACGATCGATTTTTGCTGCTCCAATGCAACGACCAACATTTATGGTTGGATCTACATATAACGATAAGGATGATGAAAGGGAAAACAAAATTGTAAAAAAAAAGTTTATTTCATCAGCAGCTACACCTACTACAAGTACAAGTACAAGTAGTAATAGTAGTAACCAACAAGATATAGTGTCAGACACTTCACGAAAAGATCAAGGAAGGAATCAAAATGGTCAAGGAAAGGGTAATCATTTTTTATGTTGGTTTCATCGCAACAATGATCATAATCATGAAAATTGTCCCAATTATAAAACAAAAATGTGTCAATTTTGGATGAGAAAAGGTGAATGTCGTATGTATCAATATTGCTTTAATGCTCATGGTGCAAAAGAGCTAAAAACCGCTCCTAGATTTTCAAGATGTGGAAATAGTAGAGCAAGTATTGTTGAAAAGGATGAAAATGATGATAGAAAATGGGATAGATCGACATGGGGTCAAAAATAAACAAATACAACCAAAAAAATTTATTTATTTTTTTGTGGTTGACTTATTCTTATTACTTGCATTCATCTCTTTATTTTGTTCATTTGATACTTTTATTTTGCGAATACACCCGCTTGATAAAGATTCCTTGCAGTTAAAATCTCCATGTAATTTGTATCCAATTGCCATAGCCAGTATAATGAAAAATATAAATAAAGTTGCAGATATTCTAATTTCTGATTTTGTATCTTGTCTTACGAAGTCTCTTTCCCTACATATTTCTTTTCCATTTTCTGCTAATGGTATCGGAGTACATAAGTAATTTTTTGAAACCTCTTTTCCAGTCAAAGAATGGAAATAATGTACATCTGTCATGATTGAGTGCGTATTTTAGGTATCTTCTTGTCAATTAGCTTATGTTGTGTAATTTTTTCGATTTTGATTATTTTGTACTTATCTCCAACTGTTTTCGCGTAGGAATCAATGGATTTTGTATGTTCTAATGTAATTTTTATTTGATATCTGTCACATCACTTTGCAAACAAAAAAAAAATTATTCAATAAAATTAAATAATTTATATTATAATTCTTGTCTTGTATCTTGTAATTATATATTCTTATATACTACAATTAATTTAAAAAAAAAAGAAAAATATATTGTTATTGCTTTGCCAATTCTTCTATTATAATTTTTTGAAACCTCTTTCCTTCTTCATTGTTCAAAAAAAAAAACAATAAGAACATCATGGCATCTAAACGATCAGGAGGTTCTTCGAGAAGATCTTCTTCAACAGACCCATCTTCACGTACAACATCGGTCAATGCTGATGATAGAAATATAATGGATATGCCACTCGACTCAAAATCTTCAATTGAAAGTTTACATAAATATGTGATGCAATGGCCAGAGGAATATATGCCTTTTGCTCTTCTTTTCCATATTAGACATAATATATTCATGTTGAGCAGTGATAAAGATCCTGGAACTCAATCTTTCCTAAATATGGCATCATCTGCCATAACATCACTTATAAGTCCACAAAGATATGTCAAGACAAATGGAGATTTCCAACTTGAGTATAATAAATTGAATGATTATGAATCTTCTCTTACTTTAGACGCTATGACGATTTTGTTTGGAGAAACACCTGACGTTAATATTATGGAGTTAACAACTAAAGTGGGTTTATGTGAACTTATTGCGCGAAGGCTTTTCAGTTCTAAAGATGACTTGCAGCTATTTATCATTGGTAACACTCATTCGTTAAAATTGGAGAATTGGGTGATTGCCGATGAAGAAGTTGCAAAAATTCGACGTACTATTATTTCACGCATTACTCCTAAATTGTGGGAAAAGTTTTGTGATGATTTGTATGTAGCTTTTGTAAATCATCGGGTTGCGCTTGATGCAAATATTCGTAAAGAAAGATGCGGGGTAGATGGCGAAGTTCAATTTGAATTAAAAATCAGAAATGACGATTCATCATTTTTACCAGCTTTAATGGACTTTGAACAGGCGTTAAATGTTAGGAAAAACATAATTTCAAAATCAAATCCAAATTTGAGTAACTTGAAAATTCGTAATGTTCGAGTTATGTCTATTAATCAAAATAAAAGTTTAACGGCAGTTCGTCAAGTTAAAACTGTTGTTTTTGTTAAAATTTCAAACCTCACATCACAAGATGCTGATTTACTTTTCAAAGCTTTCAATGAAGATGATCCTTCCACAAGTTCATATGTGACCACACCACTTTATGTCAATGAAAGACAAGTGAATGTAAATTGGTACTTTGGTAGAAAAGTCCGTTCAGGATTTATGGGCTCAGATCCCGGTATAGATGTTTCATATACAGGTGTGATAAGCGTTATTCGAGACAGTGTTGAAGACTATATTACAAATATCGTGTGTCCTATCAATCGAGTATAATTGTTTTTTTTTTCACTTATCATTGTTGTTTTATCGTTACTATCATTTATCATTAATTAATTTTAAAAAAAAATACAAACCTGTCGATATCATACAATTTGTTTTTGATATATAATTTGTATTTTGAGAAAGGATATATTACATATTATTAATTATTAATTATTAATTACTAATACTCACATTCGTTCATTCATACATATCTTTTTATAAATATTTCAAGTTATTTTTTTTTAAAGAAATGAATGATCAAGAAGATAATATATCAACATCTTCTCTTTTCCCGTCTCTTATATCATCAAAGTCTGTAATTAGACAAAAGTTACAGCAAAGACGAGCTAATAACAGTAGTACAACCAGTAACAATGCAGAAATATTAGCAGAATTAAATTACTCCACAAATTCACCTTCAATTTATGACGACGATCATGATACTGGATCTTTGGACTATTTTCCTAAATCTCGTATTCCTATAAACTCTTCAGCATTGTCTAATAATAAAGATAATAGCAATAACAATAACATGTCAGTTTCTACAGTTCCATCCTCAAGAGTCCAATTTAACAAATCTGCGAGTAAGTCAACTAATAATAATAATAATAATAATAATAATAATGCATCAACCCAAGCCAGAGAAGTGATCGAGTCATCATCTTCGCAAAAAACGGTTAACGCCACCATGTTATATTTGGATGATGACGACGATAACGATGAACAATTTGAAGAAACAATGACGCGAAAATCACAGTCTCGAAAATCACAGTCTCCAAATAGTAAAAAACAAAAAGAAGTTGCATTAATAAATAGCGATGAAGATAATAATGAAAACGAACAGATATCCAGAACAAGCTCAAGTAAAAGAAGTAGTTCAAGAGACAATCAGCGATTTGATAATCCAAAAAACTCTTATGGATTTATGGACAATTTGACTCAATTTGCAAAAGATCATTGGATAGAGATATCAATCATAACTATTGTGCTATTATTTATTTTATATCATGTATGGTTTGTACCTACATTTCTTTCGCCTCAGAATGTTAATAATAATAATAGAATTGTGGATAGTGATGACGACGACGCTAACATCATGTTGGCTATCGCTCGTAGAAATAAAAACATTGCTCATAAGAAGTTAAGTAATATAACCGAAGAAGAAGAATCGTCCTCCCTGAATAGTTCTGTTGCAGCAATGGAAACCGACGTTGTTCCTTCTTCTTCTTCTTCTTCTTCTTCTTCTATAACACCAACACCATCATCATCTCAAATTCCTCTCAATACTGTCCCTGTTCAAATGCCAAATGGAACTGTAGTTTATTTACCTATACCTATGTGATTTTTGTTTCTGAAATTAATATATAATTGAATTAATGTATCAATCATTTCAATTATAAATATTCTGTGACACAGCTCTGGCCAAATTATATCCAACACGTCGATAATTAAATTTTTATATAAATTCCTGTCATTATTCGTATCATTTGAAATTTGGTTCGTTATTGTCGTTGTCGTCCCGCGTAAACGCCATACATCAACTATAGTAAAACAAATTTTTATTAAAAGAGGCCATTGTTCTGTCTTGATATTTGGAATATCTTTATCCTTGTGCAACAAGATTTGATTCTTCATATCTGTATATGTTTGTATATGATTTTCCCTATTTTTAATTACAATTGGCATAAAATCTATAAATGTTCTTGACGCAGGAGATTTTGGAGTCGTCTCGTCTTCACAATCTATTTTATTTTCGAACAATGATAAGATATATGGCGTTGACAAATTTACAAAATCCATTTCTTCTTTTGTCAATGGCTCATGATGTTGAATATCCTCTTTCTTCAAAAATGACTTTTTATCCTTATTTGTTTTGTAAATGAAATGAAATAAAATTACACGTTTGTCAGATTTGTTAGAATAGCCACTTTGATCACAATTTATGTCAATCCATTCTGTTATTCTTTTAGTAAATATTTCATTTAACCAACATTTGATAGACATTAGATAAGATATACGTGAAAAAAAAATACAAACAATAGAACTATTTTTTTTTCCAAACAATTATAATGATATGATAATTTAGATTTTATGTTTGTGTTGAGATATGCAATGTTTTTTTTCACTCAATAAAACAAATTACTAGGCATTTAAAAAAAAAGTTAAAATAAAGAAAATACATTCAATACAAGATGTCTGACAATGATGATTTATATGATGACATTGAGCGCATCACAACAAAAGAGGATATAAAAGAATTACTTTTAAATGCTGAAATTCATTATGATGATAGCAATAGTTTAACAGAAATGAAACAAAAATTATTAAAATGGATGACAGATCAAGGTGAAAATTGTTATACCGATACAAATTATGAAGTGAATGAAAAAATCGTAAGAAGCTCATATCCATCTCGCGCGTCTACTTCTGCATCAACACCTTCCAATTACAATTCAAATAATAATAATAATAATCCAGAGGAGAATGATTCGACTTCACCTCCATCATCATTATTATCTTTCAAAAACAATAAAAATACATCGTCGTCATTTGGCCCATCATTTTCTCCTTCTATAGGTATTACTGATGTTGCATCAATCATTGTTGATAATATGAATGACCCATTTAAAGTGTTTGATTTAAGGCAAAACTCATTATTGCGCGACACATCAGATCCATTTAGAGAATTGATTATCCAAAGCAAGGAATTAAACATATTATTAGAAAAAATAAAACAATCACAACCTGACTTTGTGAGATTATACGCGGATACAATTGGTCAAGGCATGTTAACACCGGCACTGTTCACAACGGCTGAAAGGGCAGCATATGGTCAAGGCGTATCATATTCAAAATCTTCTTCCAAATCAATTGGAACTTTATTAAATGCACAAAAAAAGTTAATTCAGACGCTTACAGCTCTTTTCAGAGCAAGACAAGAAAAGGCACTTTTACTTTTACGGCAAAACGGAAATAGTTCAAAACAAGTCCAATTTCAACAAATTCATAAACAAATTCAGCAAAGTTTAATGGAATTTTTAAAAAATGAAATGGATAAATTAGACATGATGAACAACGTATACTCCTCGATAAAAAATGAACTTGCAACACACGAATAATATCAACATTAATATTTTTTTTTTAAAAACTTATTTGTTTTTCTCCATCTCTTTGAGCACAATGAATAGAATATTGCTTTGCTCTTCGATATATTGTACTCTTCTCATATGTATGATTATTTTATGTGGTCAAAACAAATGTCCTATATTATCAACACAGTGTTTCGCAATTCAGATTATATTAAAATTAATATCTATTTTAACATGTACAACATCTATTTTAAATCATGGACTGACTTCAAGATGGGTCAAGATTTTTGATAGAATTTGTGCATCACTATCATTTGTATGTTTTATGCTCTGGTCTCCTACACAAGTCATATGCGGCATATCTGGTTTCTTGTACATTTATTCTAAATTATTAATGAGTAAAAACTTTCACAAATTTGCAACCTACATCCATTGTATATCGCATTTACTTGGAGTTTTAACTATTTATTACACTTTTTAGATTTTATACAAATATAACATAACATTTTTAACATTTTACTTATTTTCATCTTCTCCTTGAATAGTTGAGAATAGGACCCAAATCTTTCAATGGGTTGTATTTTGTTTTAACTTTTGTATTATCTGGTACTGATACATCATATATGTTGGATTTATATTGATGTTGGTCAAGGGAATGAGAATGAAACTTTTGCGAATTTAATTTTTTAAATTTAGATTTAATTTTTTCATACAAATCTTGCCAAAAATCAAGATCTTCAGCCCTGTCTGTTGCTACATTGTCATAATGTACATGTCCGTCGAACGAATCAACAATAATTACATTAGATTTATTATTATGTATATGTTTTTCTTTTGTATCGTCAATAATTAAAGTATTGAACTTGTCATATAATATTGGACAATATGATTGTGTATATTTTTTCACCGTCGGGTTAAACTGGTGTAGTTTCCAAAAGTCATCCAATGATTTAAGAGTTGGCCACGTAATTTTGTTGTTTTGATTATTATTATTATTGTTATTATTGTTCATAGAACAAAATTCTTGAGTCAAAACAACCTGTGGACAATAATATTGTACGTCTTCAGGAAAAAAATTTAGTATTGAAGCTAACAAAGACATCACGGTATGTGGCATTGCCGTTGACCATACTCCCCAGGCAATACCTTCATTATTTAATCTTTTAAGAAAAGATGCAAAGCCATATCTAAATTCTACTACTCTTTCGTTAGCGTTATCACTTCGTGTTCTATGTAGTATAACACCATTTAAATCTAGTATAATAAGTTTATCCAATTTGCACATTTCACTTTTCATTTCATTCATCGTAGGTATAGGTGTAGGTATAGACATCGGTACTATCAGCGATGTTTGGGTTGTATTATTTTCAATGTTTGTATCCATTTGTTTGTTTTGCTTATTTATGTCAAATGTCTTTTATTTTGCAACAAAAAAGAAAAGAAAAGATGTATAGAAACTCAAGTGTAACAATAATAAATAAAAGTTACACAAAATATTCACAAATATGCAACAACAACAAATTTTGAATATTCTGACACAACTTCTGATGATCATCACGAAAGCGTTGAGCTTGTAGATAAAAAATCTAATAATGTATCAATAAAATAATGAAGGAAATAGAAATAGAATAAAGAGATTTTAAAATTCAAATGTCAAGAGGAAAAATCTACAAATACAAATCGCTCTTATTGTTGCAAAAACGGTGTAAACGGTATTTGGTTCAACACCCTAAGTACAGACATTTGCAACGTTTCTATCATTATTATTGTTTTTGTCATAAGATTCATGCCATGCATGAATGGCTTGAATATCAGCTGTAGCAAACATTGCTGTACTGTAGACGGACATCTTATCTGTGATATCGACAGATCTTGTTAAAATAGCTCTACATTGGTTACATAAAACTCTTCGCAGTATTTTCTCTATTTTTGTTATCGCTTCTTTTTCGGATTTTTTTTCTTCATTGACTAGACGTTTATACTCGGACAACATATGACCGATCATTGCGGCACAATGGAAGCATCGAAGAGGAACAGACATTATACTTATTATTATTATTATTACTATTTATACAAAAATATATAATAGTAATGACAGATAATGATATATAAATAATCAGAATATAATAATAATAATAGTGAATAGCGAATAACAAATTAAACAATATTAAATATTTTATAATTTTTTTCATTTCTATTTTTGATTTCTATTTTGAAATGCTTGTCTAAAAAAATATCTTGCTCGACAAGATTCCCTGGTTTTTACAAGCTGTTTACCAAATGTATTTTCTCCCATCCAAAGAGATCTATCGTTATAACGAAATTGATTACTTGTCATTCCAATAGTCCAGTAATTTTCATCATCATCATCGTCGTCATCATTCTTAGTCTTATCCTTATCATTATTCTTCTTGTTCTTTTGTGTTTTACTATTATTTGTCGAAAGATAAATAATCTCTTTATTTCTGGTTGAAATAAGAATTTCAAGTAAATTTATATTTTGACAAAACTTGAGTAAGTTGCCATTTAGACATATGGCATCGCGCGCACTTATCCAACAAGGCCATTTTGGATGCAAAACATTCAAATTAGATGAATAAATTAATAATTGTTGTTTATTTAAATCTGATGTTGATATTATTTGGATAGCTAACTCATCTTCATGCATACAAAATGCTTGTTTAGTCAACATATATTGCTGTACACTATTATACGTATACTTATCATCCGAAAATATGCATTTATATTTTGGAGAAAATACATTCCATTGTATTTTTTTCGTATCTTCTGCATCTATGTGTAATGATTTTTGGTTATTATTATTGTTTGTTGTCATTCTGGCGGAACCAAAACAAACATATGGTTCTTCCCAATCATTCATAATTTCGGAAATTTGTTGTCGATGTCGAGATTTAAAATTATATGATGTACGTTTGAGATCAATCATATTATTATTATCAATTTCACTATTTATTGTAGATGCTAGTTTTAAATATAAATTAATTGCTTGATCTTGTTTAAGCTTGTACATCTTGGAAAGAAATAATGTAACTGGCAAACCTAGACGTCTTCGTCCCTTAACGTCATGTATGTATGTATAACCATAACCTTTTGGATTCAAATTACAATCTTTAATTATTGTACACATATATCTAACTAAACCAGTGATGTTTGTTCCACTCTCTTCTTTAATTGGTGATATTCTACTATATTTGATATTAATTCCAAAATTTGATTGCGCAACTGAATATAATTCATGTATATTGTACTTTTTTCTTTCTTCGCGTGTCATAAGACATATAATTCTTGTAAATCCAATATCCCACAATTTATTTATTTGAGGACTATACGGACCGACGCAAATTATTGGATCTATCCAATAACTTCCTATTAAAGGTCCCTTTCTTTGTATTGGACAATCATTTATGACTGCGACTGATAATGGAACTGACTCTATCGATTTTTTTGTTTGTTCTATTATCTCTATCTTTTCCTCTTCGACTTTCTCTTTTTCTTTTTCTACAGCTTCTTTTTCTTTTTTCTTATCTGAAATCTTATCCGTGTCTGTATTGTCTTTTAACACTTCTTCTTCTTCTTCTTCTCTATACTCGTCCTCATCAGTATAACTTTTTCTTTTTTGAATCTTCCTCCTTTCTCTGTCACTTTTTTGAGTCCTACATTTAGTTCTTGTTCTCGATGAAACTTTAATATGTGATGCTTTAGATATTTGATTAAACAATTCGTAAAAATCAGGATCAAGAGAAACATCCAGCATATCACAAGTTTGAATAGCATCTGTATTTATATAATGTCCTATTACATCATCATCATTATTATTATTATTATTGACATTTCTGCACCTGGCGTTATTGTTAATGTTGTTATTTTGACAAAACTCGGGATCCCACTCTTCAAATATTCTGTCCATTCAAAAATTAAAATTGAAACAATCAGACAATAAAAAAAAACTTGAAAACAATTTCAATTGATTTATTACTCATATATTTGCAATGTAATAAATGTGTGTTAAAAATTCGTACACCTATTCATTAAGTAAAAAAAAATCTGTTTTCAAACAATATCCACTGATTTAAAAGAAAGACAAAACATATAAAAAAAAAGTAAAGCACAGAAGTAAAATAAAAATGGAAAAGGATGATATTGATATTGCCACAATAAATAAACAACTTGAAGAATCTTTACGAAAGGCAAAAGAAATAAATGAAGCTTTACAAAATAAATATAGAGAAATGGAACGTCTTGGCCACGCAAGGTCAATGGCTACAGGGGCGCGCAACAGTGCGTATCCTTCCTCTATTGTACCACAACAGCCTCATCCTCGTTACGATTCGGCGTTAGAACCGTATCCTCCGGCGGCTCCTCTTCCTGGTTCTGCATTCGCGCCTGCTTCGGCTGCTCCGGTCGTCCAGGCCGCGGTACAGGCTGTCCCACAACAAGTCCCTGTCCAGGAGGATGCCTATAAACCGGCTCCAGTGGCACCATCTGTCTGGCAATCTTTAAGCAGTATGCTCAAATCTCAACCTCAGAAATATATTTCTCCAGGGAGTGGTGTAGAAGGTTCAGAACCAACAACCGCCCAGCTTGTTTTGCAAAATCATATATCAGAAGAGTATGTATTTCCAATTTCGGAATTTGCTAAACAATATTTGAAACATATTCGAAGTTATCCTAATGTGCCTATTCCTGATTATTTAACAAGTAAAGTTAATGATCTATATTCTCTTGCCTTGCATAACTGGGGAGGAGTTTTATCGAATCTATTTAATTCAAGTGGTCAAACGGAAAATGATAAAATGCTTGCGATTGTTGCCATTGGTAATTATATATTGAACAACAATAACAGATATAAATTTGGAGATGTTGATATAAATTCAATATTTTCAAATTATGTAGCTTTAAGAGATCTTCCTCGCAAAATGATCACCCGATCAGAATTGATTCTTAAACATAAAGATTATGCCCAAAGTCACCCAGATATCAACGAAGAACAACAGACCGTCGATATTAGTGCTTTGCCATGTCACACTCGATGGGCAATTTTTGGAACATGTTCTACAAGAACAAAAAATGATTCAATTGAAAGAGATGAGAATAATCCTTCACGTTGTGCAAGAGAAACCCGTCTCGATTCTTTTTGGAAGTGCTCGCTTAATCCTAAGTATTCTATTATGCTTGTTAGTAAATTGGTCAAATGGGCCATAAAATATGGTACACTTCCCGTCGTTGAATTTCCTGTTGTTCCATTCAAAATAATATATAGTGAATGGAAGGAGCGTGGCATTAAAAGAGATCAATCAGAAGCTAAATCATACAGAGAATTTTTTCGATTTAAGAATGGTCATCCGTATTTAAGATATAAATTATCCGAATATCAAAAACCTAACCAGGGTAATTTTCATACAATTAATTGGCTAGAGCCAAATTTTATAGTAGGAGCTCCTACTTATGATGCAAGCACAATATGGAATCAAAAATGGTTATACTTTTTGCTGTATCATTTACAAGTTTATTATATTGAAAATTTATTTGATGTACCAGGGGATAAAAAAAATTGGAATCCTATTCCATTGTCAGCGAGCGAACAGGCTGAAGTAAAATTGATAATAAAACTCGAAAGTGGAATAAGCGAAGAGGGGTTTGCTCTTTCTATTAAAAAATTAATTGCTTTTATGCAACAAACAATTGCTTATAGAGGCAGAATAGTTGTGGCAAGTTACGATAATATAAGTTTCCTATCAAGATGGGTGCATGATGCGAAATTAATTGCATCGTCAAGTTCTTATATAGATAATGCGGTATTGGATGCAGTAAAAAAGGATACTTTACCTAGTCCCGAAATGATTAAATAAACTTCTACTTGTTTGGTTTTGATTTGTTAATTTAGTTAAATTAAAATAGTAATTTACTATATATATAAAATTATTATAATTCACTTTACACAAAAAGAAAAGCAAGGAAAAAGATTGTATTGAGTAAATATTGCATAAATGTCAGATAATGATGTCGTTAATCCTTTTATGAAAAAAGATAAACAACGATTGCTTACTGAAAATGAAATTAAAACAATTCAAGACCACTTTTTTAATGAATACGAAAAAATTGAATCGAGTGAAATGGATACTTTTGGCAAAGGTATAGAAAAATGCATCATCCAAGAAATGCTTTTACGATCTTTGGCAGTTGAGCAAATAGATCCATCGACAAATGAAATATATTATAACGTGATAGGCAAAATAATGTCTAAAAGTACGCTACATTCATTGTTTGATAGTTTACATGAAGAAATATCTAATTTAGAACAATCTCGACGTGTGTACAAAGAAAATTTAATCGCAATGGGTAAAGAAATAGCTCAAAACCCAAAAGTTTTTGAAGAAACGAATCCACCAGAAACAAAAATAAATGATAAAGATATCCCAATAAATGTATCAAAAGATGCAACTACTACTACGACTATGAAATCATCATCGTCTTCTTTGTCTTCTTCTTCTTCATCACCATCTGTACCTTTGTCGTCATCGATATTTTCCGAATCTTTGGCACCCGCAATATCTTTTCCACCATTGCCATCGTCACTTTTGTCGTCGTCATTATCATCATCATCATCATCATCACAATCACCAGGATTAGAATCGGAACCTAACAAAGACACAGACAAACAAAATGCCACAAAGAATAAAACAAATAAAGTATTTAATGAACGTCCGACGAGACACATATCAAAATCAAAAGTATATTCAAACGCATACATGCCATCAACAAAAACAATAGCCAACACGGCTGTTCTTTCTATGATGAATCCATTGAAACTTATATTATATAGTACAAAGTTTGTTAAAGACACCATAAGGGATATTGGAATTAATATAGATTTAGAATCTGTTAATAAAGGATTGACATGGTGGGAACGTACAATGACAGGCAAAACATGGATGGCACGAGATAGATTACCGCCACAAATTTACAAAGTTTTAAATGACAATCCATCTTTACGTGATCAAATTCAAGCCGATATATATGGCTATCAACGAGATTTGAGTAAATGTGTATTTGTAAAAATTCCAATTGATAGAGAAATTAATACACCATTAAATGTCTTGCGAGAAAAGGATGCTTGGAGAATATGGTCATATCCACTTGATAACGGCACAGACCTTTGCTATGACATTGTTGATTTATACAATTATATCAAGAAATACGAAGAGATAGGATTATTGGATGAATTAGGAAATATTCGAATTCCAAATCCAGCTCAAAACAGTCAAGTACGTTTAGGCAAGATTGATTTCGAACCAGATGAAATATATGCAGCCAAAAATTGGTACGAAGGATATATGCAATTGCAACAAGTGTTACAAACTGTAAACTTTGATCAGGAAACAAAAAATATTATGAGTCATTTGGCAAAAGATCCAGACGCGTTTTGGTTGACTGAAGAAGATGCTCAGGCTAATGCAAAACCGGGATTTGTTGCTAGATCCCTTCGCTTTTTACATAAAAGTTTTCGTCCATGGATATTTAAAGTTTTACTTTTAATGGCTGATGTAATAAGAATGTGGTTATCTCAACACAGCGTGGCAACAATCATGTTATCCAACATTTCGACCCCATCACTTAGAGAAGCATTTACAAAAAATTCTTCATTATGGCATGCAATGTGGCGTTGTTTCAAATCAAGTTTGTTATGGAAAATTAATTTTATATATAAACATTTATATCATTTACCCATGTTTACTAATCCAAGTATGGAAGGAATTTGGCATAATAATAATTATATTACCAGAATATTTAATTGGTCTGTCACAACATTTTCATCATTTTCAGGATTTCATGAAAATGTTATTAAATCGTTGGGTAAAATGGGTAAAGATGTCTTGATAACAATTGCCACATTAGAATTTCTATCGCCTATAACCGATAAAATTAAAGAATGGGGATGGGGTGATATGTTACCAACTGTGAGTACTCCTATATATAATATTGTATATACAGCTATTACGGATACATTTTGGACAGATAAACAATGGGATACTCTTTACACCTCATCATCATCATCATCACCACAAGAAAGTGAAGAAGAAAAAAGTATAAAATTTAAAATTGTCAGTTTTCTTGAGACACAAAATACATTTGTTCGAGGAAATTTTATTACTAGGAGGGTTTTGCAAACATTTGCTTACGTCATTAATAGATTGCTTTTTTCAAGAGGTGAAAAAGCATATTGGACATTAGATAGAGCAATACATATAGGTTTCAATACAATCAATGTATTTTTCTTGGCAAATTCTATGTTAGGAACAATTGTTGATGCTATCGCGCTTTATCAATATCAAACTACTGGAAATGAAGAATCGCTTTGGTGGCTTAATAATGATTATAATCCTTTTCAAACAGACATTCATAAACAATTCATGTCTCGAACAAACATGATGGTACCTATTGTCACTATACAGGCTTTAGACGAGAGAAGAGTTGAAATGAAAAAGCAAGCCGATTCTTCCGGTGGTGCTGTTATGAAAATGTGCCAAGTTATAAATGATGCATTTTTAACATCTACTTCTTTACCAACAAGTATAATGCCCACGGCCAAATTTTTACAAGAACCATTAAATCAAGATAAATGTAAAAAGTTATGGAACATGTTACGAACTGTACAGCTATATGATTCTAAAACAGAAAAAGGATACAACAATGATAAAGTAGGTCAAAACATGTGGAGTTTATTTAATGAACATATTAACAAAGTGCCAGATGAGACAAAACCGTGGATATCTTTAATTCAACAAGTTGCTGCTAATACATATGGCTATACAACAATGTTTGACCCATCTAGTTCTAAGCATGCATTAAATGCATCTGTCGATGATTTAATAAATAGATCATCATTACGTGGACTTTTAGTTGCATTAACAAACCATAATCAAACTGGAACGATACTCTTGCGAGACTTTTTGATAGATGAAAATCACAAAGACATGAAATATCATACAATAGGGGAATCGTGGGGATACGCTTCTTTACCAGACATGTCTCTTATCAAAAACGTTATTACAGTGTATTTTGATTGGAGAATACATAGTGGCAGCGCAACAAGCACTGATAAAATAAACAGTAGTATTTTTGATCGGTTATATAATTATGTTTCTAATTCACAAGCCGATATACAGCCTTCAACAGAACCTTTGGGTATTGAAGAACTTAACATCGCAAAGTTTTTAGTTTATGGAGATAAAAGTATGTAAGTTTTGTTGTTGTTGTTGTTGTTATGTTATGTTCAGTTTAGTTTATGTATTTATTATTTGTTGTTATTTTCTCAACTCCCTTTTTTCATCTTGTGTTTATTTATTGTTCTTGTAGTAGTTTGTAGTATATATTGTATATGATCTTGAAAAAAAAAAAGAGATAGTTTATTTGACATTTCTATATTTTGTACGACATTGAAATCTTTTCTTGTTCAATTTTTTTTTGTTATTTATTTATTTTTTATTTTTGTTCCATTTCTTTATCTTTTAATTAACTTATTGCGACAAAATGAGCCGTAGTCAAAACCAACAACCGCACAGAGCTCGATCTCATCAAAATCAAAGTCCAACATCGCCAGGTTATACATTACCACAAGAAAGGACAGAATTTGGATCTTCATACCGAGATGATGAAATGGATAGCGATGCTAACGCCAATACAAGTGGTAGTGGTATAGGAGATGAAGAAGTTAGTAAAATAAATATTGCTGCCGCTCGAAGACAAAAAATGTTTACAGAATCTCCTCCCCCTCCTGCTGCTGCCGCTGCTGCTGCTGCTTCTTCTGGATTGGCAAAGCCACTTATACCGTCGCCTATTCTTTTACCTCCTTCTTCCACTTCTAACTATCCTTTTCTTCCATTTAATAATATTACTTCTGGTACATCTAACGTTGCTGTATCTTCTTTAGAGGCGGCAGCGATGACATCCGCGGCCGCGTCTTCGTCATATCAATCACAGCAGTTTGCAAATCACAGGAATATAAATGAACATAGATATCAAACTCCACCGAGAACGCAAATTTTGAGAAATTTAAATGTAGATATTGCAGAATTGGAATCCCGTGATTTTAGTGCTGTTAAATCTCCAATGATTACATCAGCTAAAGCTCCAAACAATAAAAAGAATCCATTTACCCCAACAGCCAAGGATAAAAGAAATGTGTCTTATGATTTTTTAAAAATTATAGATGACAGAAAAATGAGAACGCAACACGTATCATCATGGTATGCATTAGAAAAAGCCAATAAAAATACATGTTCTGGTGTATCAAGAGAAAAGTCAAGTTGTTTTCTTGGAGGATATCAAGTCAAAGGACAAAATATATGGGCTCCACAATGCGGAGTAACAACAAGAGTAAACAAAACCGACATTGCATCATCGTCGTTATCTTCTGCTTCTGCTTCTTCTTTCGCTGCTCCCTCATCATCATTACCAGCATCATCGGCATCTGCCGCCGCAGCATCGACATCAGTGTCAAATCCTTTTTTTAACGTAAAAGAGTCACAAAAAACTGTGTGCGAATTCAATTTTCATTATGTGAAATATATGCTCAATGGAATTCGCTTGCATTTTCAATCTTCTGAAACAAACCCTCGATTGACATATTCCAATGTTAGATCTTTTATTATTGATATGCTCTATTATTCATCAATTGCAACTACTGAAAGCGAATGGAAAAATTTAGTACCTATGGATATGGTTATTTTAGACGATGCCAGTTTATTTATATTTGCATATACAATTGGCTGCTTCTTATTTGGAATGGGACCACGCGTAAACGAAGAATTGCTAGACGCATCTCTATCTACTGAAAGTAGTATCGAAGAGATAAGAGGGGCAATGGATATTAACGAGGATGAAATCATACCTTCAGATAAAATTGATATAATTCATTCTATTTTCCAAACTATATTAGAATTTCCGTCGCCAACAGCACATCCAAATCTTGACTCTGAACATGAATTTAACAAATCTGAAATGTTTTTAGTAGAAACGTATGATTTGCAAGTAATCGAAGCATTAGATAAATATCAAAAAGAAAACAAGGTGTCGAAATCATTTTCACAAATGAAAGATCGTTATCCTCACGTGTACGAAGAAATATTATCATGCTATAACAAAGTATCTCCTACCATGATTACTTTTATATCCAGTAGTCGAGCAATAGTTGCTAAAAGTGCAAAACTTTTAGTTTTTAACCAAGCAAATATACGAACAACAAAAGATATACGAAAAAACATTGTTAAAAATCTGTTTAAAATATTTTTTCAAAAAGGAAAACCTGAATTAATCGAAGAGCAAAATGAATTCCAATCTGTCCAAAAAGGAGGAAATGCAAATTCAGCAAATCAGGATCAGGCATTCCAAAAAAATATAAAAAATATTTCTGCTTCTTCAGTACCAAATGCTTCTACGCTTTTGAAATCGATTGGACGAAGAAGAAGTGCAGATAACTCGGACGATTCGCAATCTTATGTTTCTTCCGCTTCTAGTAGTAAAATGGCCCGTTTAGAAAACTCTATGGCCATACAAACTTCAATACAAGATTTTCCAAATTTTGAGGAAGAAATAAAGGACGAAGATTTGACAATATCCAGATCCACAAGAAATGATAAATGGCAATGTGTATCTTCCGATTTCACTTGGAAATATTATCGTATTCATTTAACTCATCCGTCTTTAGAGTTTACAACAAATGGGCCCACTGAGGAATCATATAAACTGTTACAAAACTATCGAGTTGCTGCGGCGAGGGCTTTAAATCAACACGTTAAAGATAGTAATCACAGTAGCAGTGAAGAGATTAATTATTCTCGCGGATATGAAGAATTAGACACAAGCATGAGCTCATCACGTTCACAAAACTCTGACATAGTTAAGAACAACACTCACAGAAGGAAATTAAGCGATAAACAATTTCCAAGCTACGAAGATTTAATTCATTTTACTGTACCCTTTGAAGTAATAAATAAATAATTAAATAATTAAATAATACTACTTGCTATTATATAATTTGATGTATCGTTATTAATTTAAAAAAAAATAGTCATATCATATTTTTGTTTACTTTTATTGCGTAGTACGTTGTCCTACATTTTGAATTTTGAATTTGTATTGTTTCTCTTTTTTCCTATTACATATTCAAAAGTAGGATGTCTAGTCCAAATATATTGACGAATTTGGTTTACATAAATGAAGTTCATTATGATACAGCACAGCCTTTTGGACCAGATGTTCTCGATAATAAAAGTGCTTCTGCAGCATCATCTGCATCTGCATCATCTAATATTCTTACTTCTTCTTTTCAAAATTATAAAACATTGGAGAAAATAGAACGGTTGGGGAAAAGTGTTTTGTCACAAAGAAAAGCCGATATTAAAAAAATATGCAAAGATTACAAGTTTAAAGGATCCTGCATTTTTGATGCATATACACAGCCTTTTAGCAAATTACAATCTTGTTCTTTGGCAACATCCGACATTATTCAAACTTCAGTCGACCCAACAGACGAAATATATGTTTGCGAATCACTTTCAACTCTTGGTGTATTAGGTAAAACGGGCGGTAATAACAAATCAAATCAAGTATTTCCCAGAGGATTCAGGTTGCAAAAAGGTAAATATTCAAATCATGTTTCTAGTTGGATGATTAACACACATTTAATTACTCAAATACTTGACTTGTATTTACATGCAAATTTTGAATTGAGAAACAATCCAATATTTGTATATCTGGATAAACCACGTGATCGAATTAATTTTTTTAAATCGATTTTGGTTGATCTTTTAGCGGCGAGTCATTTGATAGAACTTGCATCTTTAATTCAAACAAAATTAAACAATAACAAAATTAACAATCCAGCATACAGAGTGATATGTAAAAATTTTATTTCCAATCTAGTGTATTTATGCACAATTGATTTAGGCGGTTCAAATGACGGAGGCGGTGAAAATATAGATACAATCAGTCGAATTCTTTATGTGTTTAGTTTATATATATTATCGTCGAGCACAACGTCTGAAAATATTCATATACTTGCACGAGCGGATGAAGAAGGACAGTTGAAAGAATTTATAGATCAACAGGGACAGTCTAAACAAAAAGTATACATTCAAAATTTTTATGACAAACCAATGGATTTCAAAGACGGAGATCTATTTAAAATGATGTTTGATGTAGAATTGCTAGGTGTGAAACAGCCAATATATCATGAATCATCTTCATCCGAGTTCCCTCAGACGACCCCCATATCTCGTTTACAAGAACCGCATGGAAGGAATTCCCCGTCTACATTTTTCAAAGTTGCGGGTGGAAACTCGCCTGGTACGCCTGGTAAAAGGCCACGGGATGGAGATTCAAGATCAAATTCCGCTTCTTCTCGAACGCAGTTTGCTTTCGAGTCTATCTCGTCTTCTCAAGAACAAACTCAGCGTTCTACTTCTGGTCCTTTACAGTCTTATGGTAAAAAAGCAATGCCCTCAGGCAAAAGATCCCAGATATCTGTATCGAAACCAGGAAACCTAAATCCAAATTCTGCACAACAATCAACAAATCGTGGTATACTGTCAACAATATCATCTCATTGGAAAAAATCTGCTATTGTTGGCGGAGGAGGAACATTAGGATTGTTACAATACTATGTTGGTGACGCTGTTGTACAAATGGGATCATCTGTAGCAGCAACAAATGTTGTGTCGGGATCTTTTTATCCAGTAATGTTAAGTGCTCCTGCAGCAATATCAACTGGTGCATTGATCGTTGGTGGCGGGGGTGTGGCTGTGGCAGTGGGTATTTATGTTTTCAGAGATAATTTGAAACAATATTTCTCATCCTATGAGAAATCACACAGTTCACATAAGTCTTCATCGTCTTCGCCAAGCTCTTGGTCTGGGGCATATACACCTACAAATGGTCGATCGGCTACACCTTCCGACTTAAACAGTAAAAATATGTTCGATTCAAGTGCAAACGTTCATTACGCAAATATAAATATACTAGGCCATGATAATCATAATATTGAATTTATGTTTGAGAACGAAGAAATTACGTCCTCTACGTATAAAATTTACGACGAAAATAGAGCAATCATACTTATTAACAGATTTTATAGCATGTTTGGGAGTAACCATAACAATGTTTTATACGAAGAAGAAACTATATACAATCCTATGTTAATTCGAGGACAGGTGTATAGTTTACAACCAGAACCGGAATATGATGAAAATATACCTTTCAATGTAGTGCAACAACCTACACCATCTAGACAGGCCAGCGACCAACGAACAGATAATAATAATAATAATCATGTCGTCCCTTTCACTCAAGGTGGTAACAATATCAAACACAAAAATCATCGCAGTCAAAGTCAAGGAGTTTCGTCGTCATTATCATCAGCATCAGCATCACCCGTTTCAACAAGCGTCAAATCTTCGGGAAATCAAATTGCTGCAACACAAAATATTAATAATGCTCTCTCGCTGCATCAAGCAGTCGAGATGTCAAACCTCAATCGTAATATTAATACAGATGGAAATAAAGACAAATACGCTTTGACAACTCCAAATCCATATCCTTCTTTATATAGTGAGTTTTCGAATAGTACTGAATTAATTGCTTCTGACTCTTCTTTGGGACAGGCACAAAGCAACAATGATTTGGTAATGCCTCGTCCCTCGCAATTGCCCGCATATATGTTGGCACTCCGGCGTACACATACATCTCCAACAACATCTCCGCCTCAACAATTAGAATCATACCTTTCGCATGTTTTAAATGATGCATTGCCATTACCGGATTCAGACAATCCAATAATAAAAAAAAGTAGAAAATAACAATAATTATGAAACAATAATATAACAATAATAATAATTTTATATCTACCAAGACATAGATTGTACCTTTGCTTCCAGTTTTTTCAATTCGATGGTAACATATGGCCTTCTAAGCCAATTGTCACAAGCATCATTACTACATTGAATTATTCCTTGCTTTTCTTTGATTCCTTTGCAGTCGTAGCATCTATCATACACTTGTTTCTTAACTATTTTCATTGCTTCTAACTCCTTGACAACTTGAGAATCTTTCATAATTACATTTTTGTGCGGGATACACGAATCACATAGCCCCCTTTGTCCCGACTTTAGTGGTTTTTTACAATAAACGCACGGAGATACAGATTTTCCAAACGCGAAAATGCCTTGAGGTGCTTTTTTAGGAGGAGTCTGTCCAGAAGTAGACGATGACGAAGAAGAAGAAAAATTGGAAGCCCCTTCTGTTTGTGTAATTTTGACACGTGAATGTGGACCATCAAACATTTCCAATATTTGATCAGGCTTCAAGATATGGGAAAACAATCTGGTTAAAGGTCCTTCTAGCTGATTTTTTTTATAATATTCATCGTCGATTGGAATATCATTTTCAACTAAGTATAGTGGATCTTCGCCTCTTTTATAAAGTTTGACATTTTTATTAGATTTCCTTACTATATAATTTACTCGATCTCCACTCTTGTGTGGGTTATTGGGATCACGATCTCTTTTTCTTAATGCAAGATCATTATGAATTTGGGCAAAGTTGAAAGCAGGGTCGTCAAAACTTCGGCCCATGGATTTGGAAATAACCAACAAATGTCGTTCCGTTTTACCTAGAGCCAGATTTCTGATGACGTTTTTTACAAGAGAGACAGCCATATTCACATCTCGGTTAATAAATATAGAATCCATACAATTCGACATTAATTTGTTTACCAACAAACAATTGTCTCGTCGAACACTCTCGATTCCTTTGGCATCCACAGGCAAATCTGGAGCATCCGCCCTTGTCCACTTGAGTCCAGCATATCTCTTCTTGTTCATCAAAAGATACGGATAATATACTTTTTCAAACTCCAACTTGATTGGAAATGGGAAAAGTTTAGAAATAAAAGCGGCTGCTTTAGGTCCAAAATCCAAAGCCATCGCCACAGCTCGAGGATTATTCATATCAATCTTACATTTTATCATGACGGAATCTGTATCTCCGTAAATCACTTCAACTTCAAAAGGCCATCCATTGGCTACAGTAAATTCTTTTTCTGCCGTTTTAGCTGTAAGGCCAATCATTTCTCTGCCCCATCCTGTGACAGACTCTGCAATTTGTCTAAAAGGAAGTTGACTAACACCGGCTCCAGTAAATCCATATACAGCATTGGCCGAAATTTTGAGAGCAAGCTGCCTTCCATTCAAAACAGCCTTTGTGAAAGGATCGCTTGCTTTCTTCATCAAAGCCTTGGCTTTAGATCTTGCTGTTAAAAGTTCCGTAAGGATTTCCGGCAAGATTCCCTTTTTTTTGGAAGCATTAACAAATACGTGAGGATTTCCATTGACGGGTGCTATATCATATGTACCTGGCTCAAGAAGATGAACTTTGTCAGGAGGGACATAAGTACTGGGACATAAATTATGAGCTTGCATGATAGAAGGATATAAAGATGCAAAATCTAGTGTTGCAACAGGTACTGTGTACCACCCCTTCATTGGTTCGATAACCGTTGCTCCTTCGAATTTGTCGTCTCCTATAGCTACGTTTCCATCATGAACGATACATGGCGCCAGCTCTCCGTTTTCCACACATTTGAACCAAGTCATGACAAAACTTTTGATATTTGTTCCTCTTTCATATCTCCATTGAATAAGAGTACCATCCACGCGGATGAAACAAATCACGTTAAGTGTAATGATAAGCTTCTTGTCAAGCAAAAACAAAAGTCTTGAATCTTTGCGACAGTAATCAATTAGCCTTGTGACATCGTCTAGATTTCCATCAGCCAAATCAGGAATTTCTTCATGTCCAACGTCATCTTTAACTTGGTCGAGAAATTCGGCACACACGCTATTTAGCGTGTATGATCTTAATTTGTGTTCACGTCGAATAATTTCCAAAAGATCCAAAACAAAACGTCCTTCGATTTCAACCTTGTACTTGTCACGCTTACCGGCCTGCTTTGTACCAGCTTTCGCCACATTATCAATCTTGATTGACGTTTCAGAGTTTTTCCACTTGCCCCAATTGTACCATCCTCTGGCACCTAACAATTTACCTCTTTGATGGACATATGGATAATCGAAACTTGCATTATAAATTTTTTCTCCGTCAGCATCAATTTTGATACACCACGCAAAATATTTTTCGAGCATGAGTTTTTCATCAGGCTCATATACGACGATACACCCTGGCCTAGCGTGAGATTTTCGTGTCGTAAAAATGACATCTGCAAATGGTTCGCTTTCAGTAATACGAGATAACACGTTACTTATCATGCAAATGGGATGCTTTTCTGGATTTGGAAATCCATCTCGAGAAATACATTCGATATCCCAGTCTCGAATAACAAACGGTGCAACATGAGCCCAGTTTGGATCATCAACCGATAAAACTTGTATATCTGTCCATTCGGCATGAATTTCGATTTGACAATAACTTTTTTTCTGGATAGAGTTTGTTACAATTTCATAAGATGATCCAGGTATTTTCCACCATACAGCCATTTTGGAGTGCATTTCAGCCAATATACTCACATGAAAAGGGAGATTATTTCCAAACACTATGTCTGCTTGAAATCTACCGAATTTACCAACTTGCATGCCTTTCTTGAGTATAACACGCGCCTGTGTAAGGTATTTAGGATCACGTAAAGTAAGCTTCATAAATTTTTGACTTTTTCCGAATTGATAATGCCAAATTGATGTGCGTTCATGCGAAGAACAATCGATGACGTTTGGATTTTGATTTTCAAGTGGTCTAAGGATATTGGTATTACTATCTTTTTTTTCTTCTTTTTCCTCGGTTATATCAGACATTGGTTGAATATTTTTATCATTATTATCATCATCATCGTCGTCATGCACACTTTCAATTTCCAAATCAGCAAAATCTAAATCATCAAATTCCTCTCCGTCTTCCCCATCATCATCGTTTCCATAAGATGACTTTTTCTTATACGTATTGGAAGATGGTTGAACGCGCAGATTATTATTTCCCTTTTCGTTATTATAATTATTTGCTTTATATTGTGTGATTTCTCGATCTAGTGCTCTGCAAAATTCCATACGATGTTCGTCCGTCATATCTTCTACTTCTTGTACATAAAAATGAGGAAAATAATTATGTAAAAGTAAAACAACAGAATTTCCTTCTTGGTTGGATCCATAACAACGCATAACTGGTTTGTGAGTAACATTAGGATATTTGTTTGCCCATCTTGGATGAGAAGGTTCCATAACATGAGATATCGTATACCCTTGAAACAAAAAGTCTTGATTGGAATCCAAGTTGGCAGGCATAAGTGCTCGTGTCATTTGCATATATGTATTTTCATCAAGACCTTGATTCATTTCTTTGAATTTATTTCGAGTAGTCTCATGTGAAAGCAACTCCTGGTATAACAACTTATCGTCAACTGTAAAATCTGTGCAATTATTGTTATTTGCCTTTTTGTTTCCCAAGGGTTTTGATGATGATGATGATGATGATGATGTTGTTGTTGTTGCAGAGTCATTGTCCATATAATCAGGAGAATCAAAATCGAAAGCAAAAGGGTCATATTGTTTCTTTTTCTTTTTCTTTTGAGGAGTGGTCGAAGATGCATGCTTGGAATCAGGAGACTCTATCTCAATATCTATATATCTGGTTGAGCGTTTAGTTTCATTTTTGCATGCAATGTATCCACCACCTTCTACCGGTACCATGGTTACATTTTGATTGTTTTGTTCTTGTTCTTCTCTTTCTCTTTTAAGCATGTTTATATTATTACTATTTTCGGACATGTTGTTGTCCAAACTACAAAACAGAATCAAATATGAAAAAATTTATCTAGGACTGCATCAGATTCTTGCATCCGTTTAGAAATTTATAAAAAAAAATTTTAGGAAATTTTAAATATTAAAATGTGAACAGACAAAATGAATAACAACATATCAAAACTAATTGAGTTGCCCAAACACGCACTAGCCATAAATAATTAAATAATTAACAATACACGAGAAAAATAACAAGTTATAGATGCCCACTTCTTTCTCTTCGTGGCTACAGTCTCATCTTTTGAATGACAAAGACAATGAAGAGGAAACAAACATGAGTTTTCTGGAAACAGATGACGACAAGGCTTGTAAATGGTTCAAAAAATTTTATACTACCCACTACATGCTTTCAAAAAACGATATTACCAATGTTTCCATCGATCCTAAATCATCGTCTTCCTTGGATCATCAGCCTCATAAATCATCAAGCTTTCAAAGTGCTTTTGCTCGTGTAAGAAATGGAAAAACAAATTTTATTGACAAAGAAACTTTAAACACAATTCTCAAAGATGAAAAAAATTGTACAATAATTAAAGAATATGGAGGAATTGTCGACGATGCCGACGCAATGGATATGATTGTGGAATCCGAATTAGAATTAAAAATAATGTCTCCTGAAAATCATCCTGTAGGGTTTATTCTTTGTGGTATTTTTACGCGACATAATTGTAAATGGATATCAGAAGATTCTCTTTGTAAATTTGCCCTTGCTCACGGAAGCAAGTCTATCACTAGGACGGGAAAGTTGATTGATATTTTTATTCAACAAGTTATTATGTGCCAAGCAATAATTAATCAATCTTATCACTCATATCAAGAAGAAAACTATGATGGTGACGAATATTGCATAATTCGTGGAATCTTGGATGATAGTAAAAAATATTTGTCAATGTGTGTACTACCAAAGGAGCGTCCATATAAAAAAGATCGTCTATCCCCTCAAATAAAAAATGATAAAAATCAATTACAAGACCTTGTTTGTATTCAGTGTAAAAACTTTATCTTTCATTCGATCACAAATAAGGATAAGGACGAGGATATTTTACCTCAATATATTCTCGATCGATATTGCATAATATGTGCAAATCTCCCATCTGATCCATACCAATATATACGACTACTCTTGTCACCACAAATTATATCTTTGGAAAATGTTACTTTGGCGGCCGCGACAGCATCTGCATCTGTATCTGTATCAGCAGTAGAATCGCCGTTACCGCCGTAATGATGCCCAAGATTGTTCGTCTGTTGTTTATTTTATTTTAAAAATTCAAATTCAAATTCCAATTTATTTTAGATTTCCAAGTTGTTCCACCTTTATTAAATAAAAAATTTTTCACTCGTTCGCAACTTTAGTTTATCTGATTTTTATCAATTTCAAGAAAACAAATAATTACCATCACCATTACCATGTTCTGTTCCGTGCGTGCTTGTGTACGTATTCCACATGCTTTACTCCGTTCAATTAGAAGCATTCGCGCATCGCATCAATATTCAAGAACCCAGACTATTTTAGCTCCATTTTTACAGCAACGGTCTCCTAGAGCGAAAAACATTCCAGCTATGGATAAAATGTTATTGCAAAAATGTTTTACTTTTCCTTACTATTCTTATTCGGGTTCCAGAATCAAGTCTGTGGAACCTGTTATATTTGAAAAATTTGGAGAAGCTCGATTAACCGAAGCCGATGGAATTGTCTACAAAACACTGTATCATCCGAAATCTGATGAGAAAAAGAAAAACAATGATAATATATTTATGATGCAAGATTTCATTGTAAATAAAAAAATTTCTTTAATTGAACAACAGGCTTTTGTCCGCCTTGGCATTTATCAACACTATAAACTCAAGACACATTATCGTGTCATCGGTCACGCTTTTTTAGCCCATAAATCAGATATAAAAGTAATCAATAATACAATTTCAGTATCGTCTCCTTCTCCTTCTCCATCGCCATACTACGTCAAGGGAGAATGGCACGTGATTTATCAAGATGAAAATCAAGAACCCAATAAATATTGGGCTAGACCGCTTTCAATGTTTAAAGAAAATGTAAATGGAGTAAGCAGATTTAAATGGATCGAAAACTGATATTGTCTATTTTATTGCTTTGTTTAAATTTTAGTATAAATATCAAATACATTATTGTATGTATGAAATTGATGCATTTTTTTTTCATAATTTTTTCTTGTGCTCGCAGTTAGATGGGATGAATGGGTGAAATGTTTTTGAGTTGAACGAATTATCAATTTTGCGGAAAGATTTGGATGATTTATTTCCGCATTTCAGGCGGACGGGAATGATAAAAATATCTTTGGGCTTAATTTTGCCAAATGAACGTTGATGTCTTTTCGAGGAAGCACTTTTTCAACCGACAGCACCTGCAAAGCTACTCCTCATCTCCTCTTTTTCGTCTGACGTCACCCATCACACTTCCATTGCCGTCATCATCACAATCCTTTCGCCTTTCATACCCCAGATCCCCTATCACATTCTTCGCACACCTCACAACCTTTCTTAATCAAATCTCCTCCTCCTCCTCCTCTTACACCATCACTCTAGGCTTTAGGCTTTTTACAAACACCTTTCACCTGCCACCCCAACCAAGTTGGGAAACCATGTCTCACGAACCCGAGCATGCCGTGGACTTTGTCCGCGAAGAGGCACAAGAGGGTTCGCACACAGACAGCAGCCTTGGCCTCCTTGGCGACCCCACCCTCTTTTCCAAAAAGAGCACACCCACCGGCAAAATCAACGATGTCGCCGCCATCGCCAGCACCGGCGAAGTGATCGCCCCCGTCAACGGCACTGGCATCAATGACCTTTCTCCCTCCCCTCCCACTCCCACTCCCTCATCGTCGTCCTCGTCTCACTCTTCATCTTCATCTTCATCCTCCCCTTCATCCTCCCTCTCTTTTTCATCTCCGCCTCCCAAGTTCATCGATCACAACAGCGTTGAACATTCCTTCGCCAACAAGGTGCGCTACGAAACTTCAGTTTATGAGAAGGTCAATGCTGATTTTCGATTCGTCCAAAATGTGTACAAGTGCGTCTCCAACTCCAAAGTCGCCTTTCTCAAAGGAGGAGCCGTTCGAGACATGGTGACCAATGGTCACACGGAACAGGTTCGCAGAGATAAGGTGTCGCAATTTTACAAAAATCAGGTTGCGACGTCAGGACTCTTTGGACACTTCACGTCCTACCCTTCATACCCGTTGTCGCGTCCGCCCATTATTCCTCGCGACATCGACTGCGAGCTCTTTCCTATTGAAGGTGTCAAGGACATCGACATGACGGAAGAAAAGTGGGACAGTCAGTTTGTTCAACTTTTCAGACATCTGCGTGACGAGTTCGGCAAGAATAACGTGTACGAGTTCTTTCGAGAGGGTGGACCTCGCAGTCACGAATATGCGACTTTTCTCGCTATCAGCATTCGCACAATCATCGTCTGTTCAGCCTCGGACAGACACGAGATCAGCATTGACGTGATAAGTCCCATTGATGCCGCCCTTCCCATTGGCGACGACGAGAGCGACAAGGACGCATCCGCCCCGGCATCGTCGTCATCTTCATCCTCTTCGTCATCTTCTGTCGTTTCTCGTCCTCCCGCGCACCCCGTCGAGACGATCAGGATCGAAGACGCTTTGGATTTTGACGTGAATGGTCTTTACGCCAAAGACTTCTCCCGAGTTCTTGGCAATGCAAACGAATTCACTCAGCTTTACGAAGTGCATCCTCGTCTGTATTATCTCAACTATTCGTTGGAAGAGGTCATCGAGGCCATTCAAAACAAGATCTTCACGGTCGTCGCTGTCGAAGCCCTCCTTCGCACCAAACGCCTATGGGGACGCGTCCTTAGCAGGCTTTGTGCGAGGGGCTGGGTCGGACGCTTCCTCCCTGGTCCTGGGCAGGACATCAGAACATGGCAAGTTGCAGAGTCCAAGAAAACCGAGACGGGATGGGAAATTCCTACGACCGTTTGCACGATCGACAACACGAATGGCAAGAAGGTTATCGAAATACCAATCAAAACTTTCGATAGCCATATGACAAAGATCTGGGGATCTACTACAGCCGACCTTCACAAAGAGAAAGAGTTGAGCGAGGCTGTATTGGTATCTACCATGAGCGAGGAGAGCATAATTCAAGCTCAAAAAGACCTCAACGACAAGCTCGCCAAGCAGGTGGAAAAGCTGGAACGAAAAGACTTGCCCGCCGTCATCAACGAATGCTGCGTCTGCATGGACAATGCGTCTGGCCACATCGTCGCAGGATGTGGCCATCTGTGCCTTTGCACCGGGTGCGCCGACGCGATGTCTTCAAAGCGAGGATTCAAGTGTCCCATCTGCCGCGTTCCCGGAATTCGCACAATCAAGGTTTTCATCCCTTGAGAAAACAAAATCAAAATGTCACAGCAGAAAAATTATTGTTCATTTATCTCCCTTTTTCCTTTTCTCCTTTTTCACTTTTTTCACTTTTTTTTCTCCACTCATTTCAATTGGAATTCAACGTTAGTTCCAGATCATTGTTTGTTTATTTGTTGATTATATTGTTAATCAATCTCGCTTTTCTATATAGTGCACATCTTGCTTCTTCTGTATTTTTTTTTTGAACTTGCGTCTCTTGCAACCATTTTCTTGATTTATTTTAATGTTGTTTGGGATAAATGGTTGAAATATTTTTGTGTTGAATGGACATTGCGGAAATTTTCGGGTTATTTATTTCCGCATTTCAGGTAAATTAATTTCCGGACTTAATTCCACTGTGCAAATTTTTAGGGGCCCCTTTGCTTGTTCACAATTTATCCGCTGACATTGGATTACCAGTCAGAACAGATCAATGTTCCAATTCAAAAAACAATTGGGAAAGGATAAGGCGATGAGTCAGATGAATGGGTGAAGTGATGGGTTAGGTGAAGGGTCAGGTGATGTTAGAAAAGAGGGATTAAAGGGATCGGGGGCCGTCCCTGTCTTTTTTAATCAAAATGTTCACAATCTAACCGCTCATCTATTTTGTCCACTAGTTATTCGCCTCTATCTGTTGGGAGTGATTGACCCCACTTACCCATCGGTGTGAATTAATTGAACCAGTCGTTTTTATTTTTCCCTACGCACACACTCACTCCCTACGCACACTCACTCACCCACCCACTCACTCACTCCCTACGTACACACACACACACACTCACCCACCCACTCCCTCCCCTACACTCGCACCCGCTAACGGACATGAGCCAGTCGGCTTCGTCCAGTCGCCGGTATTATCCGACGCGACAGTTTCCGCTCGATCTGAGTACTTATTCCCACCTAAAGGCGTTGCTTGGCACACATGATATCGACATCGATCACTTTCTAAGTACAGTGAGAAACGACCGTGGGTATGTTCAGTTGGAGCTCAACTACCAGGCGATGTCCGCATCCACACAGCTGAGCGATCACGTCAAAGAATCGCTGTCGCCCGTCTTCAAGTCGGACGACTTTGTCCTAATGATTGGCAAATGGATCACTTTAGCAAAAATGGACAAGAGCTTTCTCGTCGTTAAGCATGCAGATGTGCGAACCAAATTGGCTGCAAAGTTGGGAGGACAGCACTTCCTGACTCTGTTGGACAAGTTTCAGAAAGTAGCTACCGCGACCATCCAACGAATGGACTCCCTATTTGCCGTATACAAAGCCGATCTCGATCGTCGCAGTGAACTCGCAACGGAAATTGTCAAGTTCACGGACGAGTGGTTGATCGGACACAAGTTAAGTCTGTTTGTGATCGAGACGCGATTGAAGGCCATCGCAGACGCCATCGTTTCCATCGAGAAATACTACTGTGAACAGCATACCCCCGATGGCGTCAAGCTGATCAATTTGCTGTCGGAAAGTAATGCCCTTCAGTGCATGCACACCATCAAATTATTAAAAGAATCTATAAAGCGAGCCAGTATCATCGGAAATGTGACCACCATGCACGCGATTCGTCTGAATGAACAAAGTCACAGACTCGAATCCTCGTCCACGCCGGCCAACGATCGTATGTCTGGTACCCCTGTCGAACAGGCATATCTCATTTTGAAGCATGCACTGGCCAATCTCAACCTGGACGTCGATAACTTCTTGGTGGATTGTCGATCGTTAAATCACTCTGACATCGAAGGTGCTCTTTCCGAGTTCCAGTATGCACTGGAAGAAAAAATCACAGACACAATCTCCCTACCCTATAAGCTTCTGGCCTCGGTGAAGCAGAAATGGACCGATACCATCAACGAGAACCCGTCCATTTCTACCATGGAAGAAATCCACATGGTTGGGCATGAAGTTTTCAGACAGCACGAGACGATCGACTCATGTGTTACCTTCATCCTAACCATGTTGCGCGGCTACATCGAGTTGATGAAAGAGAGCTCGAACCGTTTCGATGAACTGGTCAAACTGCTGTACCGCTATCGTGCCGACCTTCTCATCCACAACGAGATTGAATACCTAACGACATTTACGATGCACGGCGTGTACATTCGAATTATTAATTCCACTCTCCGCTGGCTGTCGGACGATCTCGTTCCCAGCATATGTCTTCAATTCGCACTGACGAAAGACACGCAAAGTAAGATCAATCAATTCATCAAAGACTTTAATGATGTGTGGAGAGGCAGAAAATCTGTTCGCGCACAGAGCCTTGCTGCGTATCGCCGATACAAGACCGAGCGGGAACAGGAGAATCTCCTGCGCACGCGAGTATCCGAGGTCAAGTTGGCAACTACGACGACACTTCCTACGCCAGTCTCGTATCCCAAATCGGATCCGAGCAAAGATGATGCAAACGTCACACGACAGCACAGACTGACAAAGAAGGTAAAGACTCGTGGGATATCGGCTGCAGCAGCATCATTGAGTAGCGAAAGTTCCTCTTCCTCTTCCTCCTCCTCGTCTTCTGATGATGACGATGGCGACGACGACGACGACGATGAACCTCGTTTGGACAAGAACAATGCAATGGAAGCACTTCGCGAGTATTACAAGCAGCAGAATCCCACCTGGAAGGCGAAGCTTATTCGGGCTGCTGCGAAGAACGAGTGGTGGGCTCGACAGAAGAGAGAGGAACACAGGAAGAACGAGATCGAGGATATGCGTCAACTCGTGACCAATCTCAACACCGTCGACGAGCTGCCGTCCTTCACGACGCATCCACCAAACCTCCCTCATCCGAGATCGTTTGCAGCGATGTCTGCCTCTCAACCATCGATCGCATCGAGCTCTTCTTCTTCTTCTTCTTCTGTCACGCGACATCGCCCCAATCAGCCAATGTCGCTCGATCAATTCTGGGCATGGCAGACAGAAAAGGCCCGCGATCGCGCAGCCGAGTTGCGTACACACAAGCGAAAACAGCACCGACAGCAGTCTAAACGGAAATGAAGTCTTTTGTTTTTGTTGGTTGACTGTATGAATATATCAAATACAGCCAATTCGATGTTTACAACAACAACAACAGCGTGGACTACTCCATGCTCTGAGTGGCCAGATATTATATACTCGAACGTGCAGCGGATACTCAAAGGTTGGATTGCACTTACCTATATTTACTATCAGTCTTTGCGTTGAAATATTTTGTGTGTTGAGTAAATATTGCGGAAATTTTGGGGTGATTTATTTCCGCGTTTCATGTAAACATTTCCGGACTTAATTCTGCACCATGCAGATATTTTGCTGGGGTTATTTTTTTCATGACGGTTTGCTCGTTCACAATTCACAATTCATCCGCCGACACTACTCTGCACTGAAGACCAAAGACAATCCCATTACACATACACAGACCGCGCCGCCCTCACCCCATCATCTAACCCGCCGCATTATTCTTTTCCCAGTTACTGCATTTTTTGGAGTTGGAACATTGATCCGTCATGTCTCATAATCCAGGAGCGGTCCCATCTGCAGACAAGTGGATTGCTGCATATTCAGAGGTTAACAATAGTTTTGGACTTGTTGATACCGACATGCTTCAAAACTACTCGGCCGATCCAATGTCTCTGCCTGTCAAGATGAAAGAAGCGGTCTCCTCTTCCTCCTCTAACATCAACAAGATCGACGAGGCGACCTCTTCCTCCTCCTCTTCTTCTTCCATCTCCAACAAGATCGGCGAGGCGACCTCTTCCTCCTCCTCTTCTTCTTCCATCTCCAACAAGATCGACGAGGCGACCTCTTCCTCCTCATCTTCTTCCTCCATCAACAAGATCGACGAGACGATTTTCTCATCCGTCACCACCATCTCTGGTGACACCGACATGATTGATGAGGCGGCCTCTTCCTCCTCTTCCACAATCTCTGAGGTCTCTTCCTCTTCCTCCACCTCCGACGTCAAGGAAAATGCCGACAACGACATCAATCCCAAGGTGTACAGCAGCGACGAAGCAATCAATATGCGGAATAAGGCCGTTAACGAAACCGTTAACAAAACCTTGTCTTTTGAAAGAACCTTGAAGGAGTTTCAGTTTGTGGAGAATGTGTACGAGTTCATCTCCAAATCAAATCTCGCTGTCGTCAAGGGCGGTGCAGTCCGTGATATGAAACTCAAAAATCACGTGATTCAAGTGCACGACGAGAATGTGCAAAAATTCTACAGTGACCAGTGGGTCTCGCCCAAGTCTTCTGGAGTAAAGCTCCTCCCGGTTTGTCAGCCTGTGAAAATTCCTCGCGACATTGACTGCGAGCTCTGTCCGATCAAGAACACCGACATGACAAGAGAACTCTGGGACAATCTGTTTGTTGAATTGTTCCGACTTCTGCGAGATGAGTTCGGGAAGAACAATGTTTACGAGTACTTTCAGGCAGGAGGATCCCGCAGCCACGACTACGCGACTTTTTTCCCTATCAATGTTCGCACTGTCGTCGTTCAAGGGAATCGTATCAGAAGCGAATCAATCACCGTCGACGTGATTAGCCCACTTACCCTCGAGGAATGTGCCGCGCCATCCCCTTCTTCTTCCAGCTCAAGTTCTACGGCGCAACAACCTTTGGTGACTATCAAAGCAGAGGACGCTTTGGACTTGGACGTCAATGGTCTTTACGAAAAAAACTACAATACCTTCGAAGCCATCGACGATGAGTACTTCAGAACGGAACAGTTCAAGCTTCACCCTCGATTGGTTCATCTTGGCTTAAACCTCGTGGACGTCTGTGAAGCCATCCACAACAAAGTCTTCACGGTCGTCGCGGTTGATGCCCTTCTTAGGACTAAACGCCTTTGGACTCGCGTCCTCGATAGATTTGAAGACGGTGTCTTTGACTCCAGCTGCAGCGGATGGACCGGGCGTTTCCCGACGGGCCCAGGAGAGATCATGCGCCATTGGAAAATCACGTGGGACGGTTCCAGGCGAGGGTCACGTAAAAGGTGCGTGTCAACCATCGACAACGAAGATGGAAAAAATACCATCGACATTCCTTTTAGAACGTTCGATTTTTTCATGGCACAGAAATGGGGATCTACCGAAGAGGACCTGAAGAATGAGTCGGAGCATGCATTCCGTTTGCGTTTCATGTCTGGCATGACTGCAGAGAAGAGGCAACAAGCCCAGGCTGATCTCAACGACAAGCTCGCCAAGCAGGTGGCAAAGCTGGAAAGAAACTCGTCATTTGCCAACGAATGCTGCGTCTGTATGGACAATGATTCCGACCACATCATCGCAGGCTGTGGTCATCTCTGCATCTGTTCTGGGTGCGCCGACGCGGTGTCTTCAAAGCACGGATTCAAATGCCCCATCTGCCGCGTTCCTGGAATTCGAGCAATCAAGGTTTTCATTCCTTGAAAACAAAATTCAACTTTCAATTGTTTCTATTTATTGATTATACTGTTTATGAACCTCATTTTTTCCATACATGTTCACGCACTCTTTCTTTTTAATTTTACTTGCGGCTTGTACTGTCATTAATATTTTTTTCTTAATATTTGAATGAATGATAGTGTAATCGCCAAGGAAAGTATAAGGTTAGCAATAATTTGTAGTTTTGTACACTTGGGACAAGTATAACGTATATGAAACAAAAAAATTGAATCACTTCGTTACTTTGTGGCCTTCAACACCACTTATACTTTTAATATCTATTTGTTCATCTTTCTTTATAATTTGGGTGTTGTTTGGGATATATGCATATATGATTGAAATATTTTTGAGTTGAATGAAAATTGCGGAAATTTTTGGGTGGCTTATTGCCGCATTTTAGACTGTCAAAGTTGTAAAAAATATCTTCGGACTTAATTTCGTCGTGCAGCGTGCAGATATTTTCCGCCGCTCCTGTCCCATTTCATCACGACACGCTTGCTCACAATTCATCCGCCCAGAAGCCTCTGTGAGCCGAAAACCACCTTCATCGATCCCGACCACTCACACCCCACTCGCACACTCGCCCCGCCACTCACACTCACCACCCCCCACCCCCTACCCCCACTCACCACCCCCCACCCACACTCCACTCGCACTCGCACACTCACTCGCATACACCCAACGCTCACAACTTCACATCCTGCGACCGATCAACCTTTCATTCAACTGCTTACCTTCCTACAACTTACCCGCCCTTTCCCATCCACTTTTCTCATCTAAGCTTTCTTCCTCCCCCAACCAACGCTTTCTCTCTCTCTCTCTCTCTTCTTTGAATCCTTCTTTCGAGGATTAAGAACGTTCACCTTCGTCATGTCTCACAACCATGGCGCGGCGCAAGCGCTGCTTTCGGGCAGTGACAGCAGCACCAGCGACAGCAACAATCCTATCACCACAAGCGACAAAGCAATCTGCCCTTTTTTCACCCCCTCTTCCTCTTCCTTTTCTGCGTCCACTGACGCGAACGACCTCGCCAAGAACGACGAAGAGACCTTCTCCGCTTCTTCTTCTTCTTCTCCCCCCTCCTCCTCTCCCTTTTCCGCCATTTCTGGTGACATCATCAAGATCGACGAGATCTCCTCTCCCTCTCCCTGTTCCGCAGACATCAACAAGATCGACGAGGGGACTACCTCTTCCTCTCCCTCCGCCATTTCTGGTGACATCATCAAGATCGACGAGACCTCCTCTCCATCTGCCGCAGACATCAACAAGGTCGATGAGGGGACGTCCTCATCTTCCTTCCCCACTGGCGACGATTTCAAGGAAAATTCCGACAGTACGATCGATCCCAAGGTTTACAGCAAGAAAGAAGCAGCCGATATGCGGAACAGAGGCGTCCAAGACCTTTCGATATACGAAAGAACCTTCAAGGAGTTCCAATTCGTGGAAAGTGTGTACGAGTTCATCTCCCGATCAAATCTTGCTGTCGTCAAAGGAGGAGCCGTTCGTGACGTGATTCTCAACAATCACATGATTGAGCAGCACCACGAGGAGATGCAAAAATTCTACAGAGACAAACATATCTCGCCCAGTCCGCATGGAGTGGACGAGGCGCTCCTTCCAGTTTGTCAGCCAGTGAAAATTCCTCGCGACATTGACTGTGAGCTCTGTCCGATCGAGAACACCGACATGACGGAAGAACTCTGGGACGAAACGTTTGTTGACCTGTTCAGACTTCTGCGAGACGAGTTCGGAAAGAACAACGTTCACGAGTCCTTTCGTGTAGGCGGATCCCACGGTCACGACTATTCAACCTTCCTTCCTATCCGTGTTCGCACCGTCGTCATCCAGGGCAATCGTATCAGAAATGAAATGATCACCGTTGATGTGATTAGCCCTCTCACCCTCGAAAATTGCGCCGCGTCGTCCCCTTCTTCTTCTTCTTCTTCCAGCTCGAGTTCTCCAGCGCAACGACCCGTGTCGACTATTATCAAAGCAGAGGACGCTTTGGACTTGGACGTCAACGGTCTTTACGCCAAAAACTACAACGCCTGCTCCTCTGAAGACGACGATGAAGTCAGTACAGAAAAAGAAGTTTTCCAACTTCATCCTCGTCTCGTGCATCTTGGCTTCAGCCATGAAGATGTTTTTGAGGCCATCCGCAACAAACTCTTCACGGTCGTCGCGGTCGACGCCCTTCTTCGGACCAAGCGCCTTTGGGGACGCGTCCTCGATAGACTTAACGACGGGTCGTTTCACTCCAAAAACCGATGGGTTGGACGTTTTCCCGCGGGTCCAGGAGAAATCATACGACACTGGAAAATCACGTGGGACGGCGCCAGACACGGAAATCGGAAAAGGTGTGTGTCGACCATCGATAACGAAGATGGAAAAGAGACCATCAACATTCCCATCAAAATGTTCGATTGCCTCATGGCAGAGAAATGGGGATCTACCGAAGAGGACCTGAAGAATGAGTCCGAGCGGACATTCGCTCTTCCCCAGGTTGTTGTTCGGATGTCTGCAGAAGAGAGGCACCAAGCCCAAATAGACCTCAACGACAAACTCGCCAAGCAGGTGGAAAGGTTGGAACGAAAAGACTCACCCACCTTCATCAACGAATGCTGTGTCTGCATGGACAATGATTCGGATCACATCGTCGCAGGATGTGGCCATCTGTGCCTTTGCGCTGGGTGCGCCGACGCGGTGTCTTCACAGCACGGATTCAAGTGTCCCATCTGCCGCGTTCCCGGAATTCGAGCAATCAAGGTTTTCATTCCTTGAAAACAAAATCAAAACCAAAAATCAAAAATGTTACGCAACAAAAAAATTTATTGTTCATCAATCCTTTTTCTTCCTTTTTCTTTCTCTCCCTCATTTTAATTGGAATTCAATTTCATTGTTTCTATTTATTTGATTATACTGTTAATCAAAATCGCTTCTCCATACATGCAAATCACTGCTTTTACTCGAGTCTTGTGAATCAATGAGCGAAATCAATTGGCGAAACGACCATGCACCAAATAAAAAATAAATCAAAATTAAAATTAATAATATATAATATCATATTTATCAACTGATTAACAATCGTCGTTTTTAAGCAAATCGTTCCACACAAGTGATAAATCAATACGAGACATTTTGTTATTGATGACATCTTTATATATGGTGATTTGATCACATCGATTCATATTTTTAATTTGTTGGAATTTAAATTGCTTCAAAATAGGATCATCTGCATGATTGATAGTTCCACTATTAAACACAAGATATCTTACAATATCGTATCGATGCATATCATATTTTTGTGAACCAAAAAAAGCCACTCTGTGTTGTAATTCTTTTTTTGCCAATTGCTTCACTCGTTCTGTTTGTTCTTCAGTAAATGGAATAAATTTGCTTATAAATATTTTATCACAAGATTGATTTAGATTATTTTTATATATCTTCTTGTCTCTAACAGATTCTTCAATGACACCTTTGATAAAATTTTTGGCTCTAGTAATTTCATTTTGGTTAGCAGATTGATATTCTGTTACTATGTCTGCAGAGCATGGAATTAGTTTATGAAGAATGTCAATTAATTCTGGAATGGAGAGCTCATTATATACTTGTTCCTTGTAGAAAAATATATCCATTTTATCCCATTTTTCGTCAGAATAATAATATGGCACCTGGTGTATATACAACATATGGAAAATAATATCGCATATGTTATCTTCCGACAAGGAATTTATATAACATATCATGTTTGTTTCTTGATTGACCAAATCAAGTATATGTTGTATGGATGAAAAATATAAATCGTTTGATAACAACGTATTTTGTTTATTTAGCGAATCCAAATTCATGAGTTTAAAAATATCCTTTTTCAATTCAGATGAGGACAGCATAACACTTGAATGGTTATCCGAATTAATTTGAAGTATTTCTCTGTTATTATATTTCAACTCAAACAAGCATTTGTCGTCGTCTTTTTGTTGCAATGAATAATTATTCTTTTGTTTATTAATTTCAATATAATTCGCAATGCTTTTGGTCAAAAGAATACGCAACTCTTGCTTGTTGTTTACAGACAGGACATATTCTTCACTAATCGAATCTTCCAAATCAGACAACATACAATCCATTTTTGCATTTTCAAACACCGCTGTATGTCGTATATCATTGGTATGACAGTCATCAATATACAGATTAATAAATTGTTCCAACAATTCCATTGCAACATCATTTGGTAAATCTCGACACCATTTTTTCTTTTTCATACAATACAATTTATTCTTTTCATCTATTTGTTTTAAATCCAATGGAACATATAAACCTCTTCCATTTTTTAAATCATTATTTTTAGATAATTTAAGAATATGTTGACGGATAATTTCATTCTCATGTTTGTCATAAGTTGACATATTATTAACGTTTTCAGAGGGTATCATGTCTTGGCATGATACAGTTGAATCTGATGGAGAAAAAGAAGATGAAGATGACATATTTTTAATTTTATGCTTTGATGTCAATGTGGTATTCAAACAAACAAATGATCAAGGATAATGAAACGCAATTAAATGTGCGTGCGTTAATTAAATGAAGGGGACTTTTGCGTTGTTTTGAATTTTCGAGTTTGATATAACTTTATAGACAAAGACATTTCACATTTCCGAAAATATACCTCGGTAGCGTCTGAGACTCATCCGTTACTCGTTCTACAACAACATCATTAAGATTCAAACAAATAACAAAACTTGTCACTCCGAATACATCACCATTCACCATGTCTGCCCATTCCATTAGTGAAAAGTTAATCATTCAACAATTCATCGTCATCGCACCATCTATCGATGAGTCGCATAATGAGTTCGAACAACTCTTCACTTTTAATTTTCTGTTCTCCGACCGCTATACGCGTGACAAGGTATGTCCGGGGATTGATAGCTACCTCATGGAATTTTGTCAAAAAAGCATCAACCTCGCATTTGGAAGAAATAAACGGGAAGTGGCGGATGCTGATGAAAGCCTTACTTATTCTCTAGGACATTCCATCGCAGATCCTCAAAAATTCCCAGCTCACATCCACGCCATTTTTACACGAGATGGAATCAACAAACAAAACGCGAAACTGGTGGCGAGTCTTGCTGGATACAAGACGGACAAATGGGCTTACAAAGATTCTGAAGCGCCTGTTGACACACCTGGCAATGAATCGCTATTTGGAAACGAGTCAAAATCAGGAAACGAGTCATCTGCTCATGATGAGATTCAGAAAAGGCATTCGTCAGTCACTGACACAAAGAGCGACAGCAAGCGCAAAATTGAAGTAGTCAACAAGATCACCAAATCTTCCAAGCAAGCTAAGAGACCTAAGATCTAGTAAATAAAACCAAAAAAAAATGTTTTGTATATTGTAAATTATTTCAAAATAACAATAAATAAATATCAATAAATAAATATTAATATTACTCTTTGATAATAGACACGTTAGCCCAATAACAATAAGCTATAAAAGACCATCCAACTGGTAAGTCAAGAGTCAAATATATATGTTTCTCTACAGGCTTTTTGAGTTCTATTTGCAACCGTTTCTTCAAAGCTATTCTTTTGCCCAATAATATACCACCTTCTGACAATTCAGAATTTCCTTTTGCATCGTACACTTTATTAATATCATTTTTGTTAGTAACAAGGTCCTGTTGTATTTGAGAAATAAGTTCATCATTTTTTGCTGAAATAATAAGACCGTCACTTTTAAATCGAATTATTTCTTTTCCAGGATCATCTGAAATAATATTTGTTGGATAAAAATTTAATCCATTAAAATTAAAAAATGTATCTGTTTGAAATGTCATGTCTTTTATTTTTTGTAATGGAAAACTCTTCCGAATGCGCTCACGCGGATAAAAACATTTGACGGCGTCTAAATGAGATACATTGACGTCATTGATAACAATTGATTGATTTGGTGGATTACCAACGATGTATTTATCTTTATTTTCGCTGATATAATAAATAGGACCATATTCAAAATCTGTTTTGATTTTCAAAGATTCGGGAATGGTACAAGACGCTCTTAAACTCAATCTTTCACGCCATTGCCACGAGTTGTTATTTGGAAAGATTTCACACAAAGGAGCTACACTATAGTTTACTATTACAGCAATAACAGCAGCTGATTGTTTTATCACTTTTCCCATGTCCAAGAGTTCAATTATATCACTATCCTTAAATGATGACGATTCAAAAGGCAATTCCAACATAGATGCTGTTTCTATCATACATAACTTCCTACTATTGAATTCTTGTTCTTTTGTTTTGATTTTGGAATTTTTAGAACCCATTTTTTTTTCTTTATTAATTAAAACCAACACAATGTGACAAGAAAAAAAAATATAATAATTCAACTACAACAAGGTGGAGGTGGTGGTGTAAAATTAAGAATTTTCAAAAAACTCAAGGATACCTGATGATGGACACATTTGTCCAATAACAATCTGCTACGCAAGACCATCCGACTGGAATATCAATTGTTAAAAATATATCTTTTTCTTCCTTCTTTTCCAACTCTATTTTTAATTGTCTTTTTATAATTATTCTTTCGCCCAATAAAGCTCCACCTTCCAATACATCTGGTTCTTGTTCTTGTTTTGCAAGTGATGTCGTAATATCATCAGTATTATCATCATTATCCTCACTGTTACTATAACTGCCATTGCCATTATAAATCTTATCGATATCCTCTGCATTTTTTTTCAAAGCTTCATTCAATTGAGAAATAAGCTTTTCATTTTTCTTCATAACGACAAGTCCGTCACTTTTGAAACGAATAATTTCTTTTCCTTGTTCATTTGAATTGAGAATTTCAACGGGATAAAATGATAAACCGTTGAAAGTCAGATAATTTGATGTTTTAAAAGACATGGATTGCATATCTCTAAAAGAAAATTTATAAGAATTTTTATTTGGTGAGTAATATTTGATAGCATCAGGTATAGATAGTTGAAAATCATTATTAATCTCTATTTTTAAACCCTCTTTATTATTTAACAGTACATTTGATATACAAGAAATAGGGCTTTTATTTAATGAAGAATAAATATTTGGGTTTCTCAATTTTAAAGGAGTATGCGGATATGAAAAAAAACAAGAATACATTTGGTAATATGTGGCTATTGAATAAGTTGTTACAACCATCATCTTTTGATATTTTTTATTTTCATCAAGTAGATGAGTTTGTTGATATTCTCCTTGAATTAAATCAAATGGTTTGATAATATTTTCATTTTTGAAAGTTGATTCAACAGGAGGCTCAAGTCCAAGAATGGAAGCTGTCTCAATCAAAAGTTCCATTTTTTTAACCCAAATGTTTGATGCTGATGTGGCGACCTTTTGTACTTTTTCTTCTTTTTCTTTTTTTTCACCATTTCGTAAAACAGAAGAAAGAGAGCCCATTATTTGAGTTTTATTTTATGCGACTAGTAGACTAGTGTTTGGTATAGATATAAAATGTAATGTATGTAAGCGTCCCAAAAAATACAAAATACATAACTTTTGTATCAAGAATTTTCAAATACCTTTTTTTTTTGTTAAGAATTAAGAATTCATAATTGACAAATTAACCCAATAACAATGAGCGACACATGACCATCCTACAGGTACATCAAGTGTCAAATATACTTTTTTTTGTATCTGTTGATTTTTCAATTGGAGCTGCAGTTGTTTTTTGATTAATCTCCTTTCTCCCAACAGAGCACCACCTTCGGATAATTCCGCATTTTCATTTCCACCGTCATATATTTGATCAATATCTTTTTTATTTCTTACTAGTGCTTCTTTCAATTGAGAAATAAGTTTCTCATCCCTAGAATTAACAAAGAGGCCATCACTTTTGAATCGGACGGCCATTTGTCCCATCTCTTTAGAAATAATGCTCGATGGATAAAAATTTAGACCATTCAAACAAAGATATTGACCAGTTTGAAATGTCATATCATTCATATATCTGAAAGACAAGGAGCAAGAGCAATTTTGATTAGGAACAATGTATTTTATTGCCTCGGCACCACTTATTTTATAGTATGAATTGACCGTCATCATACCTGAATCTAATTCAGACGCACGTCTAACTTCATCAACTGAAAAACCTTTCATCCACGAAGGTTTGGCTTTAGGATTAGAATTTCTTAATGTATATGATCGATAAGGAGGATATATCTGGTCAAGTGATGCTAGAGCATAGTTTACTATGATGAGTCTTTTTTCATTTAAAGAATGTTCATTTCTTTCATTCTTCATGTCCAACATTTCGACTATAGTATGATTATGATTATGATTATTATCATGACTAAATTCTTCCAGTGAAAGGCCAAGTATATTTGCAGTCAAAATTAAAGTATTTTTTCTTTCTTCCATTGCTTTAACTTTGCATTTTTGATTCAAAGAAAACGAACTTCCCATTTTTGTGAGGCAGTGATTGAAGTTTTGTAATGTGTGAATAAAAAAACGAAACTGTGTGTTCAAATATAGCAAAATGAAATTTCAATATTTGTATCTGCTATCTATCTATCTATCTATCTATCTAGGCTGACTGTTTTGTTACAAAGAAGACGTATAAAAAAATGGAATTTAAAGCAAGAGAGAGAGAGAGAGAGAGAGAGAGAGAGAGAGATGGTGCATGCTTTAGATAAATTGTCATATTATACAAAAACTACAAGTTTAAATATTTGAAATAAAGAAAAAGATGATCATGCTTGTTTTATAATTGACAGATTAACCCAATAACAATGAGCGACGCATGACCATCCAACAGGTATATCAAGTGTCAAATATATTTTTCTTCGGAGTTGCTTTTTCAATTCGAGCTGCAATTGTTTTTTGATTAATCTCCTTTCTCCCAATAGGGCACCACCTTCGGATAATTCAGCATTTTTATTTTCACCTTCACCTTCATATACATTATCAATATCTTTTTTATTTCTGACTAGTGCTTCTTTCAATTGGGAAATGAGTTTTTCATCCCTGGAAATAACAAAGAGACCATCGCTTTTGAATCGAACGACATCTTTTTCCGAGTCTTTTGAAATAATTCTCGATGGATAAAAATTTAGACCGTTCAAACAAAGGTATTGACCAGTTTGAAATGCCATGTCATTTATATATTTAGGAGACAAAAAGGAAGAATGATTTTGATTTGGAACAATATATTTTATTGCTTCAGCTCCACTCATTTTATGATATAAATTGAAATCCATCGTACCTGAATCCAATTTCCATCCTCTAGTAACGAATATCACATGGATATCCCTCCATCCATGATGATTTGAAATTAGAATTTCTGAGTTTATATGAATAATAAGGAGGGAACATTTGGTCAGGTGATGCTAAAGCATAATTCACCATAATAAATGTATCGCTATAAATAAAACTTATTTCATTTTCATTCAAATCATGTTTGTCTATTTCATTCTTCATATTTAGCATTTCGAGTATTGTTACAGTATTACCATTATTAAACTCTTCAAATGAAAGACCAAGTATATTTGCAGTTGAAATCAAAGTATTTTTTCTTTCCTCCATTTCTTTGGCTTTGCATTTTTTGTTTTGAAGAAAACGAGTTTCCCATGTTTTTAGGCCGTAGTTGGAGTTTGTGTGTGTGATGTGTGATGTATAAAATATATAAAAAATTGCGTTATACAAACAACAATATGAAATTCTATATTTATGCCTATCTATCTAGTTTGAACTGTTTTAAATTCCATTTTCTTTTATCCGTCTTCTTTGCCATATTATACAGAAAACTACAAGTTCAAACATTTGAAATAAAAAAAAGATGCTTATGCTTGTGTTTTATGATTGAAAAATTGACAAATTAACCCAATAACAATGTGCGACACATGACCATCCTACAGGTATATCAAGTGTCAAATACATATCCGTTTTAAATTTTTTATCTTTTGATACAAATGCATCCGTCTCTTTTTCAGATTTTTTATCAACTGAAGATGACGTTGATGATGATGATAATAATGATGATGACTGATTATGTTTTTCAAGATTTACAACAAGACCATCGCTTTTGAATCTAATAATTTCTGATCCGGTTTTTTTCGAGACAAAATGTATTGGGTAAAAGTGTAACCCATTTAATGTTAAAAAATTTCCTGCTTGAAATTCAATATTTCTCATAATATGTGAGTTCAAAGGAGGATAATGCGGACTTGGAATAAAATACTTTATTGCTTCGACATCGCTTATCTGACTATCGACATATTCTCCTTTTGAATTGCTAATAGAACTACGAATAAACAGAGTTTTATTGGAGTTATTATTTCCGATCAAGTGTTGATAATGGTTATTTAAATTTTTTCCTCTCAGAGACATAGGTTTCACATTTTCATTTCGAAGTGTGATGGCATAATTTAAAGGAAACATTTGATCAAGTGTTGCTATTCCAAAGCTAATAACTGGAACAAGTTGCTTTTGATTTTCGAATTTAATATCAGAACTACACAACAAGTCCACCAACTGTTCATCCTCAAATTTTTCCACGCATTGTCCAAGTATTATTGCAGTTTCAATTAAACGATTTTTCCTTTCCTTCATTGCTATCATTTTTTCTGTAGAACAAATACCTCCCATTATGTTATTATTTATTTATTATTATTACGATAGAATTGTGATTGATGTGAAACAAAAATCTAATAAACAACAAAGAGAAAGAGAATAAAGAACATAAAATAAAATAAATAATAGAAAAGAAGATTTGAAAAAAAGAATAACAACATGAACAAGAAATTGACAAAATTTAAGAAAAAAGTCAAGACTGTTGTTGATTGATGATAGACAAATTAACCCAATAACAATCGGCGACGCATGACCATCCAACTGGAATATCAAGTGTCAGATAAACTTTTTTATCTATTTTTCTGTCCATTTCAATTTTCAATTGTTTCTCAATAATTCTTCTTTCGCCGAAAAGTACTCCGCCTTCTGTTAATTCGGCTGCTTCATTTTGATATAATTCATCAGCAGCCTGTTCATTCTTGGCGAGAGCCTCCTTTAATTGAGCAATTAATTCATCATTTCTCGAGTTGATAATAAGACCGTCGCTTTTGAATCGAACAATTTGTTGCCCTTGCTCTTCAGGGGTTGTACTTGTCGGATAAAATTTTAGCCCATTCAAGATCAAAAAATCGTTTGTTTGAAATGTCATGTCTTCAAAAAATTTGAAAGATAGAGGATTGTTTGACTTGCATGGAATTAAATACTTTAATATCTCATTACGTTTTTTATCAGAACATTTATAATTAGACAAGCGTTGACCGCCATAACTATCCCGATCCATTAGCCGCTTTATAGAGCTTGGGATAAAATGTTGCGGGTGAATGTACTTGTACTTGTCTCGAACATGTAAATAAAGAGTTGGTGGAAACATTTGTCTCATAGACGCCACTGCATAATGAGCAATTGTGAGGACTTTTTCTTTATGATGCTTGTATTGTTGTTCATCATCTTTAGACATATCCAATAAACCACACATTTTAATGTCTTCAAAATTCTTTATTTCTTCTCCCAATATAGATGCAGTTTCAAACAAACGCGATTTTCGTTCTAGCATATTTTTAGAAAGATTTTTATTGTCGTCTGTCGAGCATATACATCCCATTCTAACGTTTGTTTGTTTGTTTTTCGGATATACTGTAAATACTAAACTATTGATAAGTTGAAATAATAAAATATAAAAATGTTCTTTCGATCAAACAAAGGAAAAAGAAAAAGAATTTTCAAATAATTCTATGACTGATTTATAATTGACAAATTAACCCAATAACAATCGGTGACGCATGACCATCCGACTGGAATATCAAGTGTTAGATAAACCTTTTTATCTACTTTTCTAGCCATTTCAATTTTTAATTGTTTTTCAAGAATTCTTCTTTCTCCAAAGAGTACTCCACCTTCGGTTAATTCAGCTTCTTCATTCTGATACAATTCATCAGCAGCCTGCTCATTTTTGACAAGGGCTTCTTCAAGCTGTTCTATAAGCTTATTGTCTCTTGAATCAATAATAAGACCGTCACTTTTGAATCGAACAATTTCTTTTCCGATCTCTTTAGAAATAGTACTTGTCGGATAAAAGTTTAATCCATTCAAGGTCAAAAAATGACTTGTTCGGAATGTCATGTCGTTGAGAACTTGAAAAGATAAAGGTCTATAGTTTGCACATGGAATAAAATACTTTATTGATTCAGAACAACTTGTTTCAAAACTACCATACGTATAATAATCATGCTTCCAGTATATAACCAATGAATTTTTATCCATTGTAACAACAGACGCACGTCTAAACAAACTATGATGTGGTAAATGTTCATTTGGCATGAGCGGATGCTTTGTCTCGTTATTTCGAAGTAATATGGAAAAATCAGGTGGAAACATTTGTTCCATAGTTGCCATTGCAGAGTGAGTAATTGTACAGAAATTATTTCTATATCGTACATATTCCTTTTCATCATCCATAGACATGTCTAAAAGTTTACACATTTTTATGTCTTCAAAATCTTTTAATTCTTGCCCCAATATTAATGCAGTTTCAAATAGTTTATTTTTTCTTTCCTTCATAATATCATTTTCATTATTAATGAGGGTATCTTTATCATTTATATTGTCATTTTGGTCTGTTGAACAAAAGCATCCCATTTTATGTTTGACTGTTTATTTTTTTTTATTCCCTCAATCCTTATGGAGAATTGTTTCCAGACTGAAAGATATGAGACGTAATATGAATTTTTGTTTTTTATTTGTGGACATAAAATGCTAATAAACAAAAATGAAAGAATTTTCACATAGTATCTAAGAATCAAAGACTATTTTATGATTGACAAGTTGACCCAATAGCAATGAGCGATGCAAGACCATTTAACCGGTATGTTTAACGTTAGAAAAATTTTATGGGGTGTTTTTGGAACAAGTTCTTTTTCCAATTGTTTTTTAATTATCCTTCTTTCTCCCAATAATGCGCCACCTTCGGATAATTCAGAATTTCCATCATCACCATCATACAATCTATCTATCTCAATTTTGTTTCTAGCAAGAGCTTCTTTCAGCTGAGATATAAGTTTTTCATTTTTGACGGAAATAATCAGCCCATCACTTTTAAATTGAACAATATCTTTTGATATGATACTTGTTGGATAAAATTTTAAACCATTGAAAGAAATATATTTGCCTGTTTGAAATGTCATATTATCTATATTTTTATGGGATAATTGGGCATAATTTGCACTTGGAATAAAGTATTTTATTGCTTCAATTTGATTCATTTTACTGTCGTATCCATCAGCACCAACAATCATGTCGCCAGGAGATGTTGTTAAATCCAATCGACGAGTAAACAATGAATATTGGTATTCATCGGCGAAGCGTGGTCTAAATTTACAATCTCGCAGCATTACGTTATACCCAGGAAACATTTGGTCAATTGACGCCATAGCATAATTTGCTATAACAAGCGTGTCATTATTATTTATATCATATTCATTTACTTCATTGCTCATATCCAATATTCCAATCATGCTACTGTCTTGTATCTCTTGCAACGGGAGATTTAAAATACGAGCTGTATCAATTAAAATGTTTTTTTGTTTTTTCATTTCTTTATATTTTGGATTTGCCGAAGATGAATTTCCCATGTTTATTATTTTATTTTATTTTGTTTTGTTTTGTGATGTTGTAATATAAATACATCCAACTTTAAATTGTGCATGTTGATGTCGGTTTGGGATAAATGGTTGAAATATTTTTGATATGTCATCAATTATCATTTTTGCGGAAAAAATTTGGATGATTTATTTCCGCATTTCAGGCGGACGGAAATAATAATTAAAAAATCTTCGGTTTTAATTCTGCCGGAAAAAACAAGTGTGTTGATATCATTCCATCAGTCTTCGTTCGAAAATACTCATCATCCACCTCCGCGCCGTTTCCCTTTGAGACTCACACTCACATACCCAAGCATACCAAAGCATCAACATTTTCGGCACTTTCTTTCATCACTTCTCTGATCGTAGTATCGGGTATTGAAACTCTCACACACTCAAGTTCGTCTCGTCATCGATCAATCATGCCTCTGTATCGATGGGCCGGTAACTACTTCTCTGATGCCAACGATCAGGAGACACACAAGATCGGGTACATCGCAGAGAATGGAGGACATTATCTTCGAGGCGCTGTGCGTTGGATGCAGGCGACATTCTATGTTGACTTCGATCTTCAGAAACGACAGATCGTAATGCTCAAACTCAATCTTTCTAACAAACCTCCGGGAGTTGGTTACGATCACCCTGTGGATTTGTTGGTCACGGACAGCCTGGCCATCTATTGCATCGTAGAACTTTGCAAGATGTTCAACCCATCCGTGTGGAACAAAGTTCCTCTCGCTCTGAGGGAGCAGTACCCCACTGAAATCACAAAGGCGCTGATCTATGGGCGCAAAGACTACTACTTCAAAGACTCAATGGAAAGTATGCATCATGGCTATGCTCCATTGATGTTTGCTCTACTGAAGCGCTGCCCCGAGACAAAACCCCCTTCAAGACCGCGCCCTCTCAAGGATGATTCAGACAATGACGACGACGATTCAGATGACTCAGACGACGAAAGTGGTGGCAGAGTCGATGGCGTCATCTACATCAAGCATGGCGACATCAATCTCGGACAGATCTTGTGGATGGATGACTACGACACTCTCAAGTATGGAGGTTCGTCGTACTTCTGACCGGTCCGCCGACATTTCCGCATTATGACGAGTCTGATCGGGGATGTCTACAAAAAACGCGACGAGGCTGTCAAAGAGGCCACCAAGGCTGCCGAGGCCACCACCGAGGATGCCAAAGCTGACGAGTCCGCTGAGGCCGATACCCACAACTCTACAAAGTGACAGAAAGAAAGAAAAAAAGATGAGACGAGGCGCAGCGCCAAACAAAACAGCAAAAACTGTACCTCGATCTCGCGTATACTTGTGTTCATTCATAATTCATTTAATAAATAGAACAAACAAAAGTTGCAGAAATCTAAGATTGTTGTATGATTGACAAATGAACCCAATAACAATGCGCGACGCAGGACCATCCAACAGGTATGCTGAGATTGAGATAAATTTGTTTATCTAATTTTTTATTCATTTCAATTTTTAATTGTTTCTCAATAACTCTTCTTTCTCCAAAAAGTACTCCACATTCGGTTAATTCAGCTTCTTCATTTTGATACAATTCATCGGCTGCTTTTTCATTTTCAACAAGAGCACTTTTAAGTTGATCAATAAGTTGATCATTTTTGTCGACGACAACAAGACCATCACTTTTGAAGCGAATGATTTCTTTTCCAGGTTCTTCAGAAACTATACTAGTAGGATAAAACTTTAGTCCATTTAACGTCAAATAGTTGCTTGTTTGAAATGACATGTTTGGAACATTTGTGGTTGATAGAGTTTTATATTTTGTATTCGGAAGAAAATATTTGATTGCTTCGGAATAATTCAACTTTATATATTTATGGCCAGAATAGTCTTGTTCGAAGCAAAACAAAAAGACATTCTGGTCTGGAATAAAATCTTCGAACGATGCATAGTTAAATGAGCCAGGTTTGCAATTTTTCATTGATTTTGGTTTTATTTCGGGATCCCGAAGTTGACCAATCAAACCGACAGGGTACATTTGTGCAAATGATGCTGTCGCATGTGTCGTAATAATGGTATCAAGTTTTTCATATTCCTTAGATATATCCAAGAGATCTTTTATTTGTTCATCTTTTATATTTTTTAAAAACTCTTGTTGTTGTCCTTGGTTTCCAAATAATATAGACGAAGTCTCTAATAAACATTTTTTTCTTTCTATCATCGATTTAAGGTTATGCTTTTTTGTTGTCCTTTCTGTAGAAAATATAGAACCCATTTCTTTTTCTTTTTCTTTTCTTTTATTGTTTTGTTTTTTCAGAGACTTGTTACAAGACAAGTAAATGATAGATCTACAACGTCACAGCAACAAAAAAAAAAGAATAATTATTGCTGAAAATGTTCAAGTGATTGATTAATTGATTAATTGATTACACCAACATATGAACATGTTTTTTTTTGTTTTGAAAAAACAATTTCAAAATGTTCAAGACTGCTTTATAATTGACAAATTAACCCAGTAGCAATGAGCAACACAAGACCATCCTATCGGGATATCAATAGTCAAGAAAACATTTCTCGCTATTTTTTGCGGGGAACCTTGGTATATTGCTGTTCAAAAATTAATCATGAATAAGAATCTTCTTTGTCATCCACATCCACGTTATCGACTTCGTCCTTGACATCTTTATCGCCATATAAAATGTCAACAACTGAACAAATATATACCAAGGTATTAATTGTTATACGTTCAAAACATACAAACAATTAATAAATGAATGCTAATTGTTGTGTTTAAATACAAAAGTTAAAAAAAATTATTAAATTTGTCATATAGCTAGTTTCAAAATCGTATTATTTATTATTAATATTGTTATTGTTTTTTTTTTTGTGATTGCGAGGGTTATGCTTTACGCCCCATCTTGACTGGATGTTCTCCAATAAGACGGGGAACTTTCCGACATGGTGGAAAATCCTCCAACGTGACTCTCTCTACTCCAAAGTGAAGGATTATGATGAGATTCGGCTTCAATATATCGCACCGCATCATCCCATTTTTGGTGTTCGCCATTGTTATTGGCAACTTGAAAAACAAACTCTAGTCTGTGTGTATTTGTTGCGCATGAACATGCGATTGTAACCTCTTTAGAGGCGCAATCAATTACATCAAGTAATATTGCCATTAATGAAGTAGCAATTGTAATAGAAGGACTCCACTTTTCAGACAATATAAACGAACATATCTCGCCAGTTTCACGATGCACAAATGGATGTTGAATCATTTTATTCGGAGCATTTTTTATAAAAAAACGTGGAGGATTGAATGGGTAATCTTCTGTTAAGTAGATTTCCATGTTCAATTGTCCATAAATTTCAGAATGGCATATCGCAGTAGCTGATTGACATCCTAATTTGTAATCAGTCAATTTCAAGCTTAAATGTTTATAATCTTTGTTACCCCAAGTATTGGATTCGGCCATCCATCGTTTAACTGTGCTATATTTGGTGACAGCTGTATAAATATTTATTTTGGATCCATGATTATTGGCACTATTAACACTAATACTGCTACTCATAATTATTATTAATATTATTATTTATAAATGTAGAGAAAAGCTAATAATTAAAAGTGTCAAACAAAAAAGTTCTGTTCAGTAAATTTGTATCAAATGCATAAAATTCACATTGATATTAAATTTTCAGCAAAAGAAAATGAAATGATAACAACAAGATTATTTGCGCTTTACATTGTTATGTTTGGGAGATCCTTTCTTTTTATTATTATTCTTTTTATCGTCCTTTCCAACCTGAGAGACATGATCATGAGACGAATTGGTGGGCGCAGAAATATATCTTGTTTGATTAAGTTCTTCAACAACGAAAACGCAATCTTGGTTATGAATGTTTGAAGCAAGGAAACATGCCATGGTAGATTCGGTTATGTAACGGTCAATCACGTCAATCGGAAGGGTGATCATAAGTTTAGCAATCGTCATGGCAATGCACCAATTATTTTCCAAAATAGCCGGACAAATTTCACCCGTCGATCGATGAATATATGGATGCTCGATTCTTTTTCCTTTAACTTTGTGATGAACGATAAATATTCGAGGAGGGGCTTTCGGATACGTGTTTGTCAAATGAATATTCACTTCCATCGGTCCATATGTTTCAGTATGTATGATCGCACTAGCGACTTGAGCAGCAAAAGCATGATCTACAATTTTCAATTCCAATTGTTTATAGTCGGGACTGATCCATTGTTTTATTTCATTGCCCCAGCGAGTAAGAGACAAGGAATTGGTCACGGGCTCGTTCATATCTGGTCTCGATCCATGACTGTTATTATTATGGTCGTTCTTGTTCGAGATAGAAGACATACTTGAAATTCAAGATGAAAGAAGAAAAAAATGAGTGTTTGTTTGGGAGGGAGTGTAGTAGTTTAATAACTTGATCAAATGTCTACCAAATGATTAAAGATTTTCTTAAAAAAATGAAATCAAAATAATATCTGAAATTTTAAGACATTTCTAAGACTTAAGACGTCTACAGGACGTCTAGAGGTCCCCATAACAAATATAGACATTTCAAAAGCTCAAAGACGTTTTGGTTTTGCGCTCTGCCATTTTTGTTCTTCCAAGCACACTCGACACCTCGATTGTTTGTGCATTCTTATACTCTCTTTAGTTCGTTCACTTACTTACTTACTTGCACAGACACAGATACAACCCAACAAAACAGATCAGTAATGTCCGATCTTAACTGCATCACTATCAACCACGATACTACAATCGCGCAAAGCAGCGACCCTTCGTTCAACAAGCTTCTTGAAGCTTATACTCTCCTCAAATCCGAGCACAATAAGCATCAAGAGAGACGTAGGTACATTGAAGCTGAGCGTACCGAGCTCCTCGAGCGGCTTCAAGAAGAGCGCGATGAAATGAATATCGAAATGGCTACACTCAAAAATAAGCTCGACAATACTCGAATTCGTCACGAGCCCGAGTACACTCAGTTTCAGAAAGAGCGTGACGATTCTAAGCTAAAACTCGAGACCCTTCAGGCTGAAAAAGATGAAATTGCTACCAATCTCAGCAAGCTAAAAACTGGATATGCCAAGCTCAAGGTCTATCACGATGCAATTTCCGATATCTTTGTGTCTGATAGTTTGAAATATACTTTCCTTTTGAACGAAAAAGGTATTGAGTGTCTTCGTCTCAAGATGAATCTGGACAATCTCAAAAATAACCATCACGTAATCAAGGCCAAATATAACGTGCTCAAAGCGGAACACGAAAAGTTTCTCAAGAAAAATGCCGAACAGTGCAAAAAAGAAGAAGAACCGAAGGTTCCCATCAACCAACAGGAAAGCGAGTGCAAATCTTCATCGTCCGTGAGCAGCGTCGTCATCGAAATCAAAGATGACAAAGTGTATTCTGTCGAGGTCAAGAATGCAGAATTGGGGACAGAGAACAAAGAACTCAAGATTCAACTTGAGACTCTTCAGAAAAATTGTGAACAGGCGCCAGATCATCACAATCTCGCATCATTTCAAAAGTATGTGTCCGATGTCGAGCGCGAAACTCTGTATTCACTGAACAAGGATCTCAAGACTCAGAACGAAGAGCTGAAGGCCGAAAGAGACATTCTCAAGAAGTTCAAGCAAGACCGAATTGCAATGGTCAAATTTTTGAACGGCGAATCATATTAATAATATATGCCGCCATCAGTCATCGATGCCATCGTATATTTGATATAGCACATTTGACAAATTATTCAAGTTATCAATTTTTTCTTGATGAGTTCAAATTTTTGTTGGTGAAAGCTTTGTTGTTGAATAAAAATTATAAAGTCAAATTTTTATTTGTTTATTTTATTTTTTGTTGGTCTCAAACTCTTAAACATTAAGCATCTCTAAATAAATTCAAGATGTTGTTAAATATTAAATAACTTTTTGTTATTTATTTATATTGTTAATATAATTTATACAAGCAAACAAGCACCAGTCTTGCGATGTCATCAAGTTTTGTTTTGTTTTTTTGTTTTATTGCTACTAATTATCAACAATTTATTAAAATTCAAAAGATTAATTGATTTTGTAGTACAAAAGTTAAAATGTATGTATGAGTTGTGCTATAATGACGCAAAACAAAAAAAAAACAATAATTAAGGATTAGGGTTGATAAGTTGTATAGAGTTAATGGGTTGTGTTGGTTGAACAGCATGCTCGGGGTCACATGTGAAAAAACCTTTATCGGTAAAAGCCCCAATTCCGATTGCACGTTCATCAGATCTTCCTTGATAGGGAGCTCTTACGATATACCATTGCATGACTAAAGTATCCTCCCATTTGCTAGTTTTAGAATTGTACATATTTAGAAGAGATGGTCGTTTCTCGGCAATAAATCCCAATCGCTCAATGAAGTCCACAACAACTGATTCATGGGACTTGTTACTATAAAAAATTTCTCTAGCAAATTCAGCCGTCATTTCGATTCCATGTGGAGGTGCCATTGAGGACGAAGATGATGATGATGATGTCATCAAGTTGAAGATGAAAGATGTTAGATAATTGGATGATGATGATGATGATGATGATGATGACAATGATGATGATTGATTCTCTTCTTGTTGCTTCTGTCTCCACTCGGAAGCCAACTTAAACCAACTCACAACACACTGACGAATACTTTCAATGTGTTCTTTATCAATGTTTGATTCTCTTTGTTCAATATTTGATCGAAGAAATGGTGCAACCTTGATAGCAATTTCGTCGTCAGTAAAAATGGGCGTCTTCAGTGATCGAGTCATGAAAGAATCTTCAATCTCGAATCCAAATTTGCGATAGTATACAATGGTTCCGATACCAGCAATAACGGAAATCTTGCGGAACTTTTTATCTTCTGCAATCTCGATAGCTCGTTGAATCAGTCGAGTTCCAAATCCGCTGTGCTGAGATCTTTGCTTGCCGTCCAGACCAAGACTCTTATCGTTCACTTTCACAACCTTTCCATAAACGTGTAGTTCTCGGATAAGAGCAGAGTCCACAAGCTCGGGAAACACGACTTTGCGTACCCTCGTCTTGTCATTGACTTCGTATCCAGAGTTTTGAGAAAGACGAAGACGCAAAAATCCAAATAAAGTCTTGCGATCAGGAGTCATAAAGGACAAGAAATACTCGGTACCAGAAGAAGCTTCGTACGTATCAACGAACAACTGGGCAGTAGTTGGATCGGTATCTTTGCCTCTAACTTCAAGTGCGTCAATAGACTTGCACTCAAGCTTGCGTTTACTCATCATTTGCTTGATGGTGCTATGAGCACCAGAATCCTTGTGACCACCAACATGATACATTTTAGACGGGACATCGCGTACCATTCGATTGACACGAATCCAATAAGGAAGTTGTGTTTTAAGTGTGATGAGATCTTCATATAGAATTGTGGTCTTTTTCACATCTTGTTGCTCTCCATATGGCTTATAGATGCCAGCCCGATATTCCTTAAGAATACGAGTGTGAGGCATCGTAACGCAAGGGTATACCTTGATCTGATCAGCTTGCCAATCTGGATCCGAACAAATTTTGCTGTACATAACCTTGTCCATTTCGCGCATATCAACTGATGTGTCGATATCCTCGATATAAAATTCAGTCTTTCTCCAATCAACTCCTTCCTTGAGTGGTTGAGGCAAATCGGGCATCCAATGAGCATCAATCTTGAAACAATTATCCTTGAGAAGTCGAAGTGCGCGTTTGGAGACGCTCGTGTGGCAATTTCGACCAACGCGATCAAGAACTCGATCGTCGGTATGTTGCATTCCCAATTGAACGCGAGTGATACCCATACGACGCATCTCTTTGATAGATCGGGGCGTCATTTGATCTCCGCGACTTTCGATAGTCAAACCCACGATGCGAGACATACTTGTCTGATTGATAAGTTGTTCTTCGGCCAAGGAGAGTGGTTCTCTAGGATTGCTGACGCGAGTGGTGTCATAATAGGTATTGGCAGCGTAAAACACGTCACGCACAAATTGTTCGCGATAGTCGGCTGGATAAGAATGCCATGTTCCACCCAAAACCAAAAGTTCAATCTTATCAACCGACATTCCCATTGAGAAATACTGATTGGCGCGATCCCAGACTTGAGATACTGTATGGAAATTGTTGTTGTTTGCGCGCAAAACCCCAGGTTCTTCAAGAACGTAGCTGCGAGGTTGTCCATCCTGGTCTGGGCAAAAAAAGCAATCGTATTTGCATGTGAACGTTTGTTTGACGAGATGACCATTCTTCATAGTCTCTGGATAGGGAGAAGTGAAAACGGCAATAACCATGACACCTGATTGTTCTCTCATGTGATTGACTTTGAGCAAGTCTCCATATTTAGAGTCGTATTCCATGAGACCTTGTTTGCACATGGTTCGATAGACGTAGTGAACACTGCCAAGTTTGACTGGTGCGATTTTGTATTTTGAACACAAGCTTCTGAAAAAGACTTGAATGTTTTTAGGGGTCAAGTTGGGCTCTTTGAGCATGTGGTTGACGAATTCGCGAAGTGTAGGGATATCTTCGTCTCGGATGAAGTGAGGTTTGACGATACCTTCAATGTCCAAATCAGTACCGTTGAGAGCAGAAGAGCTGGCGCATCCGTTGGCTCCCTCGCTCATCATCATCATGTCATTGTCCATTGACATACTGTTTGTTGTTTTATGAGGATGGGGGTTGATTGGTTGTTTGTTGTCGTTGTTGTTATCGCGTGTACAAGTATCAAACGATGCGAAGAATGAACAGCAAACAACACATAATAAAAAAAGAAGAAAAAACTACAATAATATCACGTTGGAATTTTCCAAATTTAAACGTCTAAAAGTCTTGGACAAAAAAAGCGCAGATTTTACTAAGCTAAATCAACAAAAATATAAAAAGAATATCACGCGAATTAAAACCGGAAGTAGACTTTATGCATTGTATTAAGTCGTGCCTTATTTTATTTTAAATAAAATAACAACACGACAATGTGCATTTTTAATTGTATTTATGAAATGTGTATATTACATTGCTAAAAAAAAAGAGATATTTATTATAAGAATTAAAACTATCAACATTTGTTGTATTGATTAATAATATGCCACACTCTATAAATAATAATGATAATGATTCTGATTATCACAAAAAGTCAAAGAAAAAGCATAAACATAAACATAGACATAGACAAGCATTAATATCAAATCCTCAAAGTTCTTCTTCTTCTTCTTCTAATATTTGGATGTGGATATTTGGAGGTTTTACCGTTGCTGTTCTATGCGCGATGTATTTTTATCCTTCATTCTTTTTCGGTAAAGGCTCAAATGACGATGATGATGATGATGATGATGACGGAACTACAGATCCTAATAATCATTTTTTTCAAGGACGTGTACCTTATACGACAGGATATGATGAAGAGTATTATGCCAAAGTAACAGTCAATCAAAATACATCCAAAGCTACTATTTCTATTTATAATTCTGTTCCTACAATAGTGTATGGTCCAAGCCAAGTTACATTATTTAAAATTTTAGCACCAGTTGGTACAGGTTATAAACCAGATGAATTGGAGACTTCCTTTGCAGATGGCGATATAAAATTGAATTGGAAAAATATAAAACAAAGTGGAGAGAGTCTATCTTTACATTTTGAATCTACTTCATTCACATCAACACTTGCGATTGGAAATACACCTCCTCCAACTGGCAAACCGACATCGCCTTTAATTGGATTATGGTCTGTCAATTTCTTAAACAGTACAACCCACAGCCCAGAGACGTCAACATTCAAGTTAAATTCTGATAATACATTTGAATTTTATGATAACAACCATGATGCTTCGTATAATGGAACATTTGTATCACCACAAGTTATATTCACTGACTCGCTACGTCATATAACGTATACGATTAAATATAATGAAACAATAAGAAGATTTCAGTTCTTTTCTGATGTTTTACCGGATTTAATCAGAACAATGACTCCTCCATCCAATTGATTTTCTTTATTGAATTAATGTTGATTTATTATTGTTTGTGTAGACATTTAAATAAAAGATTGTTTTTTTCCTTTTTCTTTTGCCGTTGTTTGTTCATTTAAGTTTTTTTCCTCCCTTTTCTTGAATTAAATCAAATCAAATCAATATAAATATCTTTTTTTCCCAAGATTGAGAAATAATATAATATGTCTGGAAAAATTAAATCAAAACCTTTAACTTCTTCTGAAAAGAAGAGGCAAAAAAGAAAATTGCTTATTCAAAATGCTAATAATAATAAAATGTTACTTCTACTTCTAGGCACAGTGGTCGCAGGAGTATCTGTTACCATGTATTACTTTCCGGAATGGTTTACTTTTTTATTTGGAGAAAAAAAACCTGATGATGACGACGATGATGACGATGATCCTATACTACCTGATCCTGGAACAACTTTTGATTTTCAGGGATCTGTAAATTACAGAGAAAACGACGGAGATAAATATTATGCTAAAATAAAAGTTAATTCTACAACCAAAGCATCTGTTTTAACAATATATAATTCCATCCCTGAAATTGTGTTTGGACCAGTTACGGACAAATTAACACAAATACCAAAGGTGACTGGTGGTGGATTCAGACCAAATCAATTATCAGGAGGATATGGGAGTAACATATCATTGATATGGTACACAGACACTCAATATATGCAAGTACAATGTGGAGCAGCAGGTTTATCAACGATGGTTATTGGAGATACACCTCCCCCGGCCGGAATACCATTATTTCCAGCAACTGGTATTTGGAGAGCAAATATCTGGGATGCAATTGGCACGCCAGGAACTTCAACTTTGGACTTAAAGTCTGATGGAAGCTTTTCGTTTTATGATTGGTTTACTGATTCCAGTTGTTCTGGTCAATTTCAACCAATCCAAAGTGGTCAAGAATCTGTGTCTTTTATATTTGGAGGTACTTTTGAATTTGAATTTACATTTACATATGACACTCAAAGCTCAAAGATCAAGTATCTTGCAAAGAAGCATGGAAACATTGTTGATAGTTTGGTAACAATGCAACCTCCCTAATTTTAACAAAATTTACTGATTTACTTTTTTCTTTGTGATTGCGTATAATTTGTAATAGATATTGTTCAACACGTTAAATATATAAAACCAACAAACAACAAACAAATTTTGACAATTAATATATAAAAAATTGGAAAAATAAACAATTTGTGTTACAATATACAAACAATTTGATGTCTTCTTCTTCTTCTTCTTCTTCTGCCGAAAAGAGGAGATTGAAAAGAAAGCAATTGATAGATAATGCTAATAACAATAAAATCCTACTTCTTTTATTCAGTGCCTGTATTATTGGAGTGGCAGCTATAATGTATGTATATCCCGACTGGTTTAGTTTTTTAGCTGGAAAAAAAAATGGTGATAATGATGATGATGATAACGAAGGGGGAGGTGTAATAATAGATAAAGGAATTACTTTGCATTTTCAAGGACGTGTAGATTTTAAACAAGACAGTATTGGAATGTTATACTATGCAAAGGCAACGGCAAATAGAACAACAAGAGCGGCAAGTTTAATTATATATGATTCGGATTCTAAAATTGTTTTTGAACTTGCCAAGGCAACATTTAAAAATTTACCACTTGTTCCTTTCATCGGTCCTGCCATGAAAGCTGATTTTTCGGATAATATATCAATAACGCTACGTAAAAACATGGTAGAAAAAGATGTGATTGAATTAAACATTCCAAACATTCCAACTTCAACAATTGGTATTGGTCCTGAAATTATTGACATTCCTATGCGCCCAATTTTTCCTGACGCAGGTCTGTGGTCAGATGTTCCACCAGGCAAATTGGATTTTGAGGCCACTTTGGCCATGTCTATAAAAGAGGATCACTCTTTTTATTTATATCAATATCTTTCGCAAGATAAAGTATATGGAGTATTTGAAGTTCCTGGACCATTTACAATATCCAACTTGTATACTTACACTTTGGAATATGACGCTAAGAATGCAAAAATAATTTACTTTATTAATGATCAGATGCACGGAATTATGACATTTAAGCCTAGCACAAATAACACGTGGTAACGGGCGCACAAGAAATTCATTTGTTTCGATTTCTGTGTCTTTTATGCTTGTAGGTGATTGAAATTTTGAATTTACATTTACGTATGATACCCAAAGCTCAAAGATAAAATATATTGCAAAAGCGGGATGGGCAAATTTTTAATAGATTGGTAACAATGGAACCTCCTTAATTGTAACAAATTTTCTCACTTACTTACTTTTCTTTGTGTATTCGCAAGTTGATAAATAGTCGCGTAAATATTAATTTGTGATACACATAATTTGCGATTTGCGATAAATATTGTTCAACACATTATATATATATAAAAACAAACAAATTTTGACAAAATAAACAATTGGTGTTACAAAATACAAACAATTTGATGTCCTATTCTTCTTCTTCTGAAAAGAAAAGATTGAAAAGAAAGCAATTGATAGATAATGCTAATAATAATAAAATCCTACTTCTTTTATTCAGTACTTGTATTATTGGAGTAGCAGCTTTAATGTATGTATACCCCGATTGGTTTAGTTTTTTAACCGGAAACAAAAATAGTGATAATGATAACGAAGGGGGAGGTGTAATAATAGATAAAGGTATCACCTTACATTTTCAAGGACGTGTAGATTTTAAACAAGACAGCAATGGAATGTTATACTATGCAAAGGCAACGGCAAATAGAACAACAAGAGCAGCAAGTTTAATTATATATGATTCAGATTCTAAAATTGTTTTTGAACTTGCCAAGGCAACTTTTACAAATTTACCACTTGTTCCTTTAATCGGTCCTGCCATGAAAGCTGACTTTTCGGATAATATATCAATTACTTTCCGTAAAAGCAGGTGGGAAAAAGATATAATTGAATTAAACATTCCAAATATTCCAACTTCAACGATTGCCATTGGTCCTGAAATTATTGATATTCCAAAGCGCCCAGTTTATCCTGACACGGGTGTTTGGTCAGATGTTCCACCAGGCAAATTGGAGTTTGAAGCCACTCTGAATGTATATTTAAAAGCGGACCATTCTTTCAAATTAGATCGATGGCTTTCTGATGATAGATTAAATGGGGTATTTCAAGTGCCAGGGCCGTTTACGATATCAGGAGTTAGCACTTACACTTTGGAATATGACGCCATGAATGCAAAAATAATTTACAGTATAAGTTATGAAAGAGATGGTATTACATATATTACACATAGTGGAAATATGTTATTTAAGCCTGGCTCAATCTATCTCGAGTAATAACAGTTTTACAATCCAATTTCATTTGTCTCGGTTATCTCGGTTATATGGGTGAACTGTATTTTTAGAAATTTTAATTTACTCACTACTTTAAACTGTTATTTGTTTTACGTTGCACACTTGCTTTGTTTACATTGCACATACTTGCTTTTCTTTTTTTTTTGTATTATATTATTATACAATTTTTCAACATGCCCAAAATGAAAATGCGTCATGGAGTTGTAAATTGTGGAAAAAGCTCAGCATTAATCAATGATGCCAAAGGTTATATTTATCAAGGTAAAAAAATACAAGTTTGGAAGCCTGCAATAGATAATAGAAATGGAACACAATTTGTTAAATCGCGAAATGGAAGTTCAATTAAAGTGGACATGTTAATTCACTCAGTAAATGACATAAAAGAGTTTCAAATAAACGGAGAACAATGTATTTTTATTGACGAGGCACAATTTCTCAAAGTGGAAGAAGTAAATGAAATTAGAAAACTGGCAGATAAAATAACTATTATTTTATATTGTCTCAAATCAACTTTTAAAACCAAGTTATTTGAAGGTTCTGCAAGAATATTAGAAGTGGCAGATTCAATAGAAGAACCGTGCATCACAACTTGTATTCTTTGTAATAAAAAAGCAATTTATAATCTTTGTCATGTAAATGGAGAAAAAATATTAGATGGTCCTGATATTGCTTTGGGTTCAGGAGAAAAATATGTACCAGTTTGTAATCATCATTTTGTTTCATGGGAGAAAACTCCACAAGTCATGGAAAAACTCAATTTTTTTAAAACAGTAAAAGATGACGAAGAAGTAAAAGAAAATGAACAATAATCAATTTCCTTTTTTTTTTTTGACACCGTAAATAATTGTAATATGTCTCACCGTCTTTACCCATTTTCTTATAAAAATTGATTTTCTGATGAACATCATAAATACGTGCTCGTGCTATAAGTGTTAAAAAATTTCTGTTAATTGCGATTCCATATCCCTGATATATTCAATCCACTTGAAATAGTATTTGGGTGGCGGTGCATAATATCCACTTGTTGTTGTTATACCACATGCAAACTCCATCCAATTTTTAAAATCAAGTAAAATATGCTTTTGAATACATACCTGATCATGATTTGGTTTTGTAATTTGATTCACGTTTTTATATAAACGATCTATACTGAAATAATCATGTTGACGGTGATGACTGGATTTTTCACTGGTGATATTTATTTTGGAAAGTCCATTTATCAAAGATAGCGCTTGTAGTAAATGATTGTCATTACCTATTCCACGACAATTATGCATTGTTAATACTTTGAAACACATGGACGACCATTCCTGTAATTGGTCTTGAATTTCGCAAATGATTGAAATATTTGTCAATTGCAAATGATTGAAATTAATGCAAATTTCTTGTTTTTCTTTCTCTTCCTTTTTTCTGTCTGCTATACTCATTGTCACTTTGGGACAATTAGATTGTGCATTAATATGAAGAGTTTTGAGAATTTTGCAGTTAGTCAAGCCACACATAATACCCCGATGAAGGCATATTTGTGCCTGTGAAAGGAGGCCTTGTTCATAATCATTACCGTCATATTCAACAATCAATTCCAGATAAATTAATTGAGGCAAACTTGATAAAGCTTTTAGTTGCGAAACATTTATATAACTAATAGTAAGATATTGAAGCATATTCATTTTTTGAAAACAATTTTCAAAAATATTAACGGGTATGCCTTCTTGCGCTTTCTTTTTGTCATATTCTTCTGTAAGAATTTGGAGAGTTGAAAGATTATCCATTGGAATATCATTGCTATGTAATAAAAATTCAATTAGATCTTGGGATTCATCCTCAAAAACAAGTGTTGATAGTTTGGGTATATTTCTAACCCAATGTATATCACTAGTGTTACATTTGACTTTTACGCTGACATACTTTGATAATTTTGGGAGAATGCCGGAATTTTTATAATTTGTTTTATTTATATCTAATGCGATTGCGCCACAGTGTTTCCATGAAAACTTGTGTTGTGAGTTTTTGTTTAACTTTCTACTTGATTGAGTCAATGAAATTATTTCTTTTGAAGTGCAATATTGCATGATTAGTTGTATCACAACATCAGCAGCTAAATTCATTTTTTATTGTCTTTCTTCTCAAGTTATAACTCAAAACTTAAAAATAATAACAAAATAATAACAAAATTATCAATTGTTATGTCGAAGTAAACGCCGATATCGACATTTGGCATCCGATGAAATTTCTAGCAATCTTTTCCATATTCTTATTCTTGTCTCCTTATTGATTAATAAAAAGAAAAATAAATAAATAAAGAGAAAGTAGCAACAAGAAAGACGGACAAAAAAAAACAAAAAAGATAAGATATAGTCACACTTGAACAAATGACAGAAAACAAAAGGAAAAAGGCCCTTCAAAAAAAGTTGAAATTTGAAAGTGCTCAAAATAGTAATAAAATGATACTCCTTTCGCTTGGAGCCTGTCTTGTAGGTATTTCTGTCTCTATGTTTTATTTTCCTGAATTTTTCAGCTTTCTAACTGGAAATAAAAAGGATGATGATGATGATGATGATGATCCAGTAATAATTATTCCAGAGGAGGAGGATAACACGACATATCACTATCAAGGATATGTAGATTATATAAAATATGATGGAAATGTATATTATGCTAAAGTAACCGTCAACTCATCTACAAAATTAGCAACACTAGTAATATATAACTCAAAACCTGAAATTGTTTTTGGACCAATAAATAAAACACTGACGAAAGTGCCTGAAGAAATTGGAGGAGGAGTTAAACCGGGCCAATTAAAAGCATGGATTAATGATGACATAGAAATACACTGGTTTCTAAAGTTGAAAATTGTAGACGTCATTATAAATGCTAGCGTGTCGTCTACCATTCCAGGAGATACACCTCCCCCAGTCATTGTAATTCAACCAAGTGATTTTCCAGTAGCTGGTTTGTGGAGGTCAAAAATGTTTTTGGACATAAATGGCATGCCAACTTATTCAACCGTTCTAATGAAGTCTGACAAAACATTCACATTTTTTGATTATGAAGATAGTGCGGAAATAGAAAATATAACATTTTTAGCACCAGGTTCGTTTACTGTACCAGGGAGAGAATATCGTTCGTTCTATGAGTTTCATTATGACGTAGGAGCACAAAAAATAGTATATACTTCAGTAATTGATCAAAGACCAATATCACTAACATTACAAGTTCCCTAAACAAAATTGAGCTTTTTTGAAATCCAAGCATAGTTAAAATCTTTAAATGCTGGAAAATAAATAGAATTGTTTATAATTTCAGGACAATCTTTCTTCCATTGTTCTTTGATTATATTTTTATAAACATTAAAAACCCATTCTCTTATTATACTCATAGATGCATGCAATTGAAACCGTTCGAGAGTAGTAGTTTCAGTATTATAATCTTTTGTAAAAAAAGATCCAGTCAATAATTTTGATACACACAAGACACTTTTGATACGCATACTCAAAACTTCATGCATGAATCTTGCGCATGCCCAATCGCAGTGCGATATAGCATTTTCTAAAGTAATACCGGCTTCGGTCCAATCTAGTTTATCCGTCCATACATTAGTTATAATTTGCAATATTTTTGCTCTTTGCTCACTTGTATGGAATGCAAATACACATTGTGGAATAAAACAGGTGTTTTTTTTGATCCATAACAACTGTTCGGTTGGATCGATCATACACAAAAATTCGTCAATTTCAATATAATTTAGACATTTTGTACTAGCTTTCGCTTTCAAACCCATATCCATCCAAACATTCCATGCTTTTGTGTATACAAGTTTATGGAAAAATATTTGAGCAAAATAGCTTTCAAGTTCAATACCACGACGTAATAGATTTTGGACAACCGCTGACTTTTGAAAATCAGAAAGGTTACAACTATCAAGTATACGTTTATATAAATGCTTATTTGGGTATGACTCGCATGTTTTTACATAGTAACCATTATCTATAAAAGTATATAAAAGTTCAAGATGTCCTTCGTCGATTGCTGTAATAGCTATGCAATTTATTCTAAATCCTACAGAATCACTCTCAAGCAATTCTACTTCAACATTTTTTTGACTTTCTCCACACCCGAGATTTGTACCGTCAGTGTATTTATGATAGGTATCAAAAGTCGAAAAATCTCTTGTAGGGTCTTTAATAAGTTGATAAACTTCGTCGGCAGTTAACATATCATCCACATATAATTGCCAAAGATAGCACATTTTAGGTGGAGGAATTGGCGAAGCTTCCAAAACAGATAAAGACTTTCCTATGTCATTTTGAATTGAATTGTTGTCCTTATTATCCATGCTGTAATACTTTTTGTTTTGGTATTGGTTTTTGGAAGGAATTGTGTTTGTCAGTGTGATATGTTAAGTTATGAATGTATGAAAACGAAAATCAATCAATCAATTTGATATTTATAATGATAAAATAAAAAAAAAAATCAAAATAAATATATTTTTTCAACTAATGTGTACAAGAGCCAATAGGCAACAATTTAAGATAATTTTTTTTCAACAAGACGAATGTTGGGTCGGAAAGGGAGTCCTTTGTAACTTACCTAAATCACCCTTTGAATGATGTAAATAAAAAGATTTTGTTTTCCTGTCATAAAACAAGACCAGTTTATCAAGCTCCAGAGGATTATTCAAAACTTTCCACTTGTTTTTCGCAATTTTTTTGACAAGATGTTTATCAGGAGACCCACCAACAACTTTAATTTGCCAAACTTTACCTAATTTCCAAATACCATCATCAGGTTCACAATAATCCTCTTCACTGTCATTATTATTGCAATCTTGGTCACTACTGCCGCTTTCATCATTACAACAATTATGTCTCCTTTTCTTTTTTTTCTTTGGAGAATCTAATGTCAATGGAATGCATGCACAGACATCCATAAACTTGGTGCATAGTTTTAAAAAATTAATATTTGACATTTGGTAAATACTCTACGATTTGTACTTTACTTGTTTTCCTTTTAAATACGTGATGATATGCAATGATGCAGAAAGTAAGCAAGTAAATAAATAAAAACTATTTTATGTTATTTTTAACAAACGTATACTAGATTTAAATAAATAAATAATCAAAAAAATAAGCTTTCAAAACATAAATGATTCTATTGTCGAGTTTTTATCTTATCATCATCATTATGATCATCATCCAAACTCCAAGCTTCCAAACAAAATATTTTTGAATTAAATAACACAACATTATTGTTAGCCACGAGAACCCATTTAATTTTGTACTTTTTACTCATTTTTGTGAGAGTTATTTGCACAAGATCATTACGCAAAAGCTTTAGGCCTTCACAATTTTCAGTGTCATGCATTGGTATCAAAATATCAATTACCCCAAAACGCCTCCGACATTTTTTGTGAATAGTGCGTTTTCTCTTTCTTAATAAATCAAGGGATGTAATTATCCGTGCTAATTCTTGATTCCATGCTTTAGGAATAAGAGCAAGACAATGCACCGCCATGTAAAGACTTGTGTTTGTGGGAATGGTGCTTGCCAATTCAAAAATTCGAGACTTTGTCTCTGGTAAGTGTGCTTTGTATATAAGATCTTCCAAAGACATATGGAGCTTTGTTCGCCAAGCCGGTAAAATAGTCCCATTTTCCAAAAACCTTCCAGCACAGGGAATAATATAATCGACACATTTTTGAAAACGCTTTATTAAAAGCAAATTATTGTTGCCATCATCATCATTATCGTCGTCATCATCAACAACTTTTTGTTTATTATTTTTGCAAAAGATGGATGAAAGTAATTTGGCAATGGCAAACATTTTTTTTATTTGTTGGCGATAAATTGGGCAATTTCTAATTCCTAACGATAGTAATTTTGCAATGGATTGTATATCTATGATCTTAATTTATAACTTGTGATGCCTAGACATCATATTCTTTTTAATATAAAATTTCTTTTTTCGACATTTCTAAGATCCATCAATACATCTACTGATATCTTTTTTTTTTTGATTGACCTTTGCAATTCAGACTCAAGACTGATTCGCTTTGTTTCTATTTTTATTCGTATTCGTATTATTACTGTCTAACAGCTCTTTTCAATGTTGACCAACGCCAAAACAAAAACCCAATTAATAACATCATTTTTCAGTGGGACAAAAAGAAAAAGAGAAGAAGATGATTTGTCCATACCGTTACCGCTGGTATCAAGATCAACAACATCGACGTCGATGGCACCACCAATATCGATAGCACCACCAATATCGATAGCACCACAACTATCGATAGCACCGCCAGTATCGACAGCAATACTGAGTGATCCCATCGAACAAGCAAAAAGAATTATTGCAACTATCAATGCAAATCGTAAATGGATTGTAAACTATGCAATTGCATGTCCGGATTATAAACGCCCTTATGTTGATCGCGGAGTGAAATTTTGCAAATCAGAGTATTTGGCTTATAAAAGGGCGATGGCTATGTTACGTAGTCACGGAATTTTTGATATTGCCAACCCCAAAAGACTTGGACTTGCTGACACCAATGAAAAACATTGGAAAAATTGGGTATCTCTCAAAAATGTACGCAATACGCTAGAGTCTGCTAAAGCCCTTGTTAAGATGGCTAATCGAGGTCAATTTGCCGACTATATATTCCGTGACCAATATATGGATGAGCCTTCGTGTAAAATTAAAATTGCACTGGAGACTGGAACTTTGATAATTGCATATGAAAATGACGATAAGAAAATCAATATAGCAGTGGCCAGATGCGAAGATGAAATATCAAAGTTGATTAATAATTGTGTATTAAAAACTAACTTTACATGGAAGTGGATTTCTGATCGTACCAATAATAAAAAAGCCAAGTCTCCTTCGTCTAGCCTTTCTTCAGAAAGTGAAGATGAAGACGATCTTTCTTCTTCAGAAAGTGAAGAAAGCGAAAAATGACGAGGGCTGAAAACGAGGAGGACTGTTTACTTTTAGAAAGTGAAAATGACGAGAAAGATTCTTCATCTTCAAAAAATAAAAATGAAGAACTCGCAAAGTAAATGTTGATGTTATTTGTTTGTTTGTTTTATAACGTAAATAGAAGAAGAAGATAGTAACAGTTGAAAACTTGATGCAAATGTATATTTGTTGTTTGTTCTATCTTTTGGAAATTTCACTTGAGAATAGCGTGAACCATTGTCTTAGGTGACTGACCTTGTTTGTTTGTATAATTGAAAATCTAAATTTCATCTGTTTCTTGTTTAAATATATTGTCCATATTTTATACAGACATATTAACCCTTTACATAAAAGTAATATTTAACTAAAAAATGAATGTCGACGAAAATGTCAATTTGTCGGATTACAAGGAGCAAAGGCTTGTTGCTCCATTTAAACCCCCTACAGAACAATTGTCTCACGATGACCAAATTATCACGGAACAGAATCACCCCTATATGTATGAATTTGACGAAGAAAAAATAATTTATCAACCGTCATTTGTAGGCAAAACTTTTAGTACGATGAAACAGATGGAACGTAATCGACATTATTATTGGCCAGAAAATGATTTTTTTGGAAGTAACGATCACGAAGATGAAAATTTAGATCCACAGTTGCGACATTTATATACATGTGTATACAAGTGTATTCGTAGAGTTACATTATTTGAAGGTGGGTATGAATTTTGGAATGATAACATTACATTTTGGAGAAAAGAAAAGTCGTACAACTTTTGTGTACCACGCTATCCTACATACACAGAAGTTGTAGGAAGCTCTTTTTTACTCGATTCAAGTTCAACAGAATTACCCATTTCGATTTTTCATCAATGTGCTGACAAAACTGATTTTGTTGCGGCTAAAATTTGCAGTAAAGAATTGCCAAATATGCCGCATATTCAAATTTTGGAATGGGCTCCATTCGAATGGACTAGCTCCGAAAGTGTTATCGACTTTTCGGGATGGACAAGTCTTCGTATACTTACTGTTAAAGATATAGACAAGTTATCACATTTTCGTATTATACTTCCTGATGGTTTAATCTCCCTTACTTTGGATTATGGTGGTGGATTTTCCTCAACGCCACAATTGGTACAATTTGAAGATGTCTTCAAAAATATTACTGTTTTGCAATCACTAAAGTATATTTCTTTGAACAAAGTTCCTTGGTCAAATCTTCCTCATCTTGATTGTTGTACCCACCTCTTTTTGAGAAAATGCAAAAATATAAAGAGCGTTGAAGCTCCTGTTTGTCGTTCTTTTGAAGCACTCTCTTGTGATTCTTTGTCTGGTTTTGGTTTAAATACATTACTTTATAACACCAGTTTGGAAGCTATTCATCTTGCGCGTCTCAAAAAATTTGAAAACTTTCCTCCCGGGTCACCACTCGGATATAAACATATAAATATCATCGATACTCCATTGGCTTCTTTTCCTCATATTATCAGCCCTCATGCTTATATTCATATTTTGAATGTCGGACCATATTTTTATGTCGGTGATCCTCAAATTCGTAAAATTATATCTTTCTATTATGATCGGTTTCTTACTATCAATGAGATAGATCGCCCAAGAAAAGGAGAAAATGTTGATGATATGTTTAATCGCCTTTATGGATTTAATTGGAATAAATTTATTATCAAAATACAACGGCAATATAGGCTTCGGAAATATGTAAAAAATATACACTCGTCCATTTCACATTTTTTATATCCAGATATTTGTATTTACAATGTTGCAAAACTTTTGGGTGCATCACAAATATTCGGACCTCGTGATTACTTTTTCCCTAAACCTCAATATTAATTGTTCAACTTTTTATTAGACACCTTTTTTATTAAACACCTTTTTATTAGACACCTTTTTATTAGGCACATTTTTATTAGACTTTATTCATTTTTTAAGCTGGCAAAATTATTATAATCAAGTTTCCAAATTAAATTATTTAAGGGAAATGGTAGTGCACTATGTATCCGAGTTAAAGTCCGACTATGTACAATGGAAGATGATGAAGGTAAATGATAGAGAATCAGAGGAGGAGAGAGAGAGAGAGAGAGAGAGAGAGAGAGAAGGAAGACGAAGAGCCTTTGAATAGCTTTAGGATTTAATGAAAGGGGCGAGACTTCGATCGCTGCGAATCTTGAGCATAATGTTATCCAAGAGAACATGTTTGAAACTCCTGGGATCCTTTCCGAGAGCTTCCTGCACGGCCGCCTCAGAGACCATCATGATCTTTGCCCTCAGCCGAGAGGTCGCGAGCATGTCCGCATTTTCCGGGCGTCTCTCGTATTCTTCCTTGGTGGTGCTCTTGCAGAAAAAGCAGCGGTTGTCGGAAGACTCGTCGCAGGCAGCGAACCCAAATGCATGCGCAGAGCTGCAATGCCCGAAAAGACGAACAGACTCGTTCTCGCAAGCATAGCACCTAAGCTCGGAGCCGTCGTGGACGAAGCCATAGGCAATGCGGGAGCACTGGTTGCACCATCCCACGCGCTTGCTGAGGTTTTCGTAGATGGTTGAAAACTTTCCATTGGCGGTCAACAGACTGTCGATATTTTTTTCAACGGTCTTTTTCTCCTTCTCGCGACAGCCGTAGCAAATGGGAAGGTGATTCTCGCTGTAGAATTTCTCCGTCTGGCACATTTCATAGCACATGTGACAGGCGCCGATCTTGAAGTTGTTCCACAACTGAACGACCTTCTTCGCGCATTTGCTGCTCATCGCAGAATCGTAGAACAGAGGAATGATATCCGACTTGTAGAGAACCTTGCCCGGGTAGAAAAGATGGGGTAGGTGGTAGTATCCTGAAAGGAGAAGAATTCTGCATGCTGTCGCGTCATAAACGGCACTTCCCTTGGAGGACTGGGAACGATTGTGCTTGTGCTTGGCGATGATGTCCGGAGCAGAAAGCGGCGAAGAAGGTGCCGCGAACACCCAGTTAGGATCTGCCGAGACGGAGACGTGTGCGCGAGGATGACGTGGCGAAGAAGCCTGTGAGCCAGAAGAAGGAGAAGGAGAAGGAAGAATCACAAGAGAACGGAGCTGCATAAAGGACGGAGAAGTCGGGCTGTAGGAAGGGGAGAGCATCGAATCGGCGGGAAAAGTAGGGGACGGTGTGTAGGAAGGAGAAGATGAAGAAAACATTTCGGCACTGGGGACAGAAGCAGCGCGCGAAGAAGAGGGTGTCGCAGCAACATAAGGAGATTCGGCGGCTGCGGCTGCCGCAGAGATGGTGGCCGAAGAAGAAGAAGTGCTGAGGATGTTGCTGTTATTGTCCAAAGATAGATTGAGGCGCAACGCCGAGATGGTGGCCACCCGAGCCTGTTTGCTCAAATGATCTCTGTCAGATCTCTTTTTCTCAAGGTTGAGCAAGCGAGATGACTGTTGCTGCTGCCGCATTTTGGAGAAAGGAGAGTGGCGCTGGCGGCCTCTTTTCAGCGCCGAGAGGGAGTTGAGGTGGAACATGAAAGGGGCTTGTGAAAAAGGAAAAAAAAAGTAGGTTTTAGTTGGTGTGTTGCGCGTGAGCAAAAAGTCAAAAAAAAAGGGAAGGGGGGAGTGCGAGGAGAGGACAGTGCGAGATGAGAAGATGGTTGGGTGGGGAAGAGGAGGAAAGGAGAGTGTGAAAGTTGCTTTGATTGGGATTAGGTTGAAAAAAAAAGAGGGGGGATGGAATTGTGCCCTTTTGCAAAGGATGGAAAAAAGAGCAGCAGGTGCAAATGTGGTTGTATTCTCGGACTTGCGGAATCTGCGGAAATTTTATTCCGTTGTTCTGGAATTTCCAGAAGTCGTTTGAAAAAAATCAACTATTAACCATAAAATGAAGATGCCTTCCTTTTTATAGACAAAACTGCTACATATGTTACACCAATAATGTTATAATTAATTAATTGATTAGTGTATGCATTCAATTGTACTGAATACAATAAGACAATGTCAAATATATAAAGAATATTTATAAAACCATTGCGAGGTTTACATTTTTGTAAAATTTGTTTTCCGTAACATTGACAATATCAGAACCAAAATGGGCTTTTGCTAAAGCGGTGAGTTCTGGTACAGAAAATTTTTCCGGATTAAATTCGATTTCGATTAAATCGGGACAAGAAGGAGGAACGACAAATACATCGAATTCAAAATTCAGTTCTTTATAAACAATTGGGTCTTTGACTTCTTTCAAAGGAGAAATGGTGGAGCAATTTAAAACCGATCTTATTTTATGAATATGGGATACTGCATATCCGCGAAGTAAAGAATCAAATTCCTGTTTGGTAATTTGATTTTCATACTCGTCTCGAGAAAGACCTCCGCTACTTTTCAACGTGAGAGTATAAGTCGTTTCTTTATTGATAATAAGTGATTTACTTCTAATTCTTACCTCCTTTATATTATTCCAATTATTTGAATCAAAGCACGGCACAAGCTCTTCAATAGTTTTTTTAGAAGACGGAGAAGAAACATTCAGATAATATTGATTAATTTCAAAAGAAATATCCCAATTTTTTGGATATTCAAACACAGACAATGATGATGGCATGCGAAATTTGAGTTCGACCTCTTTATTGCATGATGTTGATTTTGATGATGATGATGATTTTGAAATTATGTCACTTTGATTTTTATGTTCAGTCATGATAATGATGATAGCAGTAAAAACGCCTATAAAAAAAAGGGAAAATACAAGTAAGAAAATGAAATATGAAAACATAATTCATAGTTTCACAAATAAAAACAAAGAGTTGTAGCAATATTTTGATATTTCATTTCCCCCCACAAACGAAAAATCAAATAAACTCACATACCGTGGAAATTAAATTATCGATCATCATATCATTTGAGAAATTAACCAATTACCATTCAATGTAAGTGATGTTGATGAAATTATATCACAGACTATTCCACTAAAGGTGATCTCAATTTAGGCTTTGAAAAGGTAAGGTAACGTAACATAATATTTGGCCACTGTTAAATGAGATATTGACGATTTTCGAATTTTATGATTTGTTTAAACAAAAGTGTATCACCCATTCACACTGTTTAAGGACTAAGGAATTGTTAATTCCAACATCGATTTATATTTATATTTTAGAACAACAAGCGATGCATTTAAAACCAGTATCATTTGTTTTTTTTTTTTGCTTTCCAATAAATATAGATATTGAACGTGATGAACGTTTTCCTATTCGTTTCACGTGGCAATATTATCGCGTGACTGATACCGTCAATTTGCCTGCTGGTTTTCTGGCAGAGACTAGAGCCAAAATAGATCGTGTATATTCTAATGGAGAAGCTACTGGTTCACTTGTTACCGAAGGCCATACAAATCGTAGTACCGAATCCGCCCCCAATATTTCACATTCTGAAATACATCGCGCCCCACTGTCATCTTTTATGTAAATATATAAATGTTATATATGTCTTGGCTAGTTATTTACAATAATAATATAAAATCACAATACATTACATTTTTTTTTTCACTATAGCGCACAATGTTCCATTTTGTCTAGTTTAATAAGCGTGGGATGAGTAACATACATCTCTTTAATATTGTCAAGAGCGTCGACTGTCACTTTAGAAAGTTGGGGAGGAACCACAGATGTATCCCAATTTTCTTTGATATGATTTTCATTTTGAGATCTAACTGCAAAATAAAAATTTTTAGAGATGCACCATGCCAACAAAAGTCGTGCAACCGAAATTTTTTCATTACAAGATAATTGAACAAGAAGAGGATCAAACATTTTTTCAGACTTGATCAAAGGTGTGTGTCCTTGAACAATAATTCCCAAGTCTTGACAAATATTGATTGTTTTACGAGGCATGTGATAAGGACTAATCTCTATTTGATTTATAAAAGGAATCGTTTTGCGTATGGGGGATCTCATTAAACATTCCACTTGAGATCCATAATAGTTACTGATTCCTATATGACAACAGATTGACATATCTTTTAATTCTTCAAGTGTGCTCCAAGCTTCCTCCCACTTGTCTTCCATATAACTGTGCAACAAGATTAAATCAATTTTATCCAATTGTAAATCTTTAAGAGACTTGCTTATAGATTTTATGATTGATTCTCTTCCATATTTTTGATCTTGATTCAAGACTTTAGTTGTAATAAATATTTCTTTTCTAGTGCATATTTTTTGTTCGATAGCTTTTTGAATTGCTTTACCAACTTGTACATGATTTTTATAAACGACGCCTGTATCAATCACCCTATATCCAGTTTTGATAGCAAATAAAACAGCATCTTCACAATCTTGATGGCGTAGTTTATAAGTTCCAAAAGCTTGCTTGTTTGCAATGAATACAGACATAACAGTAGTAATAATAAAAACGACGATGTCTGTCTTATTGGATTATTTGCCTATTAAATGCGTATGAAATATGCGAGCGACGACGAAGTAAATAAATTGTCTCAAAAAGTAATAATAATTTTTAGAAATTTTAAATAAAAAATGTATGCATCAAAAACTTGCAGACCGAGGACCAAAACCAAGCTCACTTTTCACCAAAATCCCAATCCCAATTCCCAATCAAGTGAACAAAAAAAGATAAACAATTGATCGAAACAATGTCTTCCTCTTCCTCTGATTCGCCCTGCTCGGACATTCTCTCTAAGAATCAAAATGATCGCAAAAGAATACGCGAGGAAGCTGAACAAAAATTGACTCAGTACAAAAAAATTAAATCTGATATGGAAAATACTTATAAAAAGCTAAAACAGGACGAGTATACACTTTCAAATCTGAAAAATGATCTAATCGATTTGTGCGATACTGTAAAATCTCGATCTTCTCCTACTTGCATATTCCATGGAGCCGTCTTTACTGCCGAATATCAAGTAGCAAGCATATTAGAAGTAGATAATGGGTATACACTTCAGAAAAGTTACTGGAAGACAGACAGGTCGTTGCAATTTACTGTAGATTCCAATGCGAGGTGGTATTGGAATCCGAGCACGGCCGTGACAAGAGAAATAAAAAATAATTCAGGTAGTTTTGATATTGATAGTTTAGAGAAAAATTTATCCAGTGATGACTCTAAGGAAATGTATTTGGTTCGTGATACTTCTAGCTATTGTGAAGAGGGAGTCGAATATGTGGGATCCCTTATTTTTTTTCGCAACGTTATTATTAAATCCAATGATCCTATCGAAGTCCCTGTATCATCTCATATCCTGGATGACTGCTCCGTCCAAAGTAGAGGATTTGAAAATGTGTAATAATTGGTAATTGGTCTACCACATAACCGAACGAGCACATCTCGAAGGAGGTAAAAATGTATCTGGTAGAGAAGCAAGCGTTTGTCTAAACATTGTTGCAGATTCTTGTAAATCTTTGTTGTTTGATTCAAATTCGTATATAGTTTTATGTAAACATCCATTAAAAAAATAATTATTTGTCCATTTTGCAAACAGATTATTATACATGAGTTGTTTTAAAAGAGAGAAAAGGGGTACAACTTTGGCAGATGAATTCCATGCATTGACTCCAAATCTCCATGGAAAGAATTTAGATCTAGGAATTTTTACATTTTCACTCCACGGAGTCCAAATACTCATGGGATGATATCTTTGATCACTTATTGCCATAAAATGATGTTCTGCTGAATGTACTACAGAAACTCGATATATATAATCAGCCAACAACATAGATAAATATGGACGATCAATAAATCCATCTGCTCCAAGTCCCTCTGGCATTGATGGATAAAACATATGTTTTTGAATAAATGTTATCCACTTAAATATATCATCATGTTCTTTAAATCGAGAAGCATCGTCATCTAATGTTCTAATCCTGTCCATCATGGAATTTACTACAGATGTCGTCAGTGATAAAATAGCCTGAAAATGTGGAGCTAATTCTTCAGTTGTAGGATGACCAAATTTTGCTGAAGCGGAACTAGAAGCTTGCTCAAATCCTCTTCCAATAAGATCTTGATTTCCTTCTCTACTAACAGTATGAGCATCATAGCATAACCAAGATGAATCTCTAGCGTACAATGGACTTTTCTTTGTTTCCAATACACCATAATTAATATCAGAAGTAAAATCAAAATGTTGACATAGTAATTGATATATTTCATGTTTCTTCTTGGTCTTGATAGGATCAAACATATAAAACGTGGCTGCTATAAGAAGCTCTTGTTGCATGTGGACATATGGATGATCTTTCATTAATCTAAAGTAATGAAGAGCACTCAATGCAAAAAGTTTAGCAAGGTCCCATGCATCTGTATTTTTATCATTTTTTTGAGAAGAAAGCATTGTCACATTTTGAATATTGATGGAATATATTTCATATTCAGAAGAAGAAGAAGAAGAAGAAGTATTTTTTTTTCTCATAACAATTTTTACAGGTTCCATATAAGTACCAGGAAATTGATTATCTTTCATGACCTCAACATCAGATGTATTCAACACACGAACAACTTCAGGTTCATCGTTGCCAGGAAAGGACATTAATTCTTCGGTTGTAAATTCACCAAAAGGATAAATTTTATCAAACATTTTAACAAATTCATCATCTGTCGCTATGGAATATGTTGATCGAATTCCAAAAAACACCAGAAAAATTTCCCATACCCATTGGCATATGGCAAATAAAAAGGCAGGAATATATGTGACTCCTCTTATTAAATCAAAACGAAGAGATCTAGCAATGTTTGCTTTTCTTGTATAATATGGTCTAGAATCATCATCAATAGAAACTGTTTCCATAATTGATGATTCTATTTCATTATATTGTTTTTCACCTTCATGAGAGTACATTGTTTTTTTTATCAATACGTATTTTTTTTTCACAATTGAAGAAAAAAGGATGGATGAATGAATATATTGATGATAGTAATTGTGACAAGTCAATAATTAATTTTTTATATAAATATATAAACAACAAAAGCATATACATCATAAAAAAAAAAGACAAGTGTTGTTGGATGCTCCCATATATAAAATTAAATAATTAACAAAAAAAAAAGTTGACTCAACGATAAAAATGACATCTTCTGCTTTTATTGGAGTACTTGTGTTTTTGTCAATTATTAATTTAATTTTATTTATATATTGTATTTGGCAAGGAGTTGTAATATATCTACATAGACAAAATAATAATAATGACAAAAATAAAAGTCTTCGCACCAAAATCAAAAATGGCAGCAACAAAAATACGGCCAACAGATTAAAGTGGTTAAGTAGAGGTATAAGTGTAATATCATTAATTATATCATGCTTTTCAACCTTGTCAGTCACTTTGTATGATACAAGTCATTATTCTCAACGCACATGCGAATGGACATTAAGATGTGTTTCCATGTTGTACGTATTTAGCAAATTATGGCTTTATTTATTTTTGATCGTAAGAGGAAAGCTTGTTCAAAATACCAATACTAAATCAAATAAATCATTAAGTTCAATGCTAGCTCCATCAACTTCATCTCTTCATAGGGTAATATCTATGATATATAATAGTAAATTGTCCAAAACTAAATTGGCAGAACGCATTATTTCTGTACTTACAATTATAGGTGTGCCACTTTTTATGATTTTAACAGGAATATTATCACAAGGCAAGATTGTAATGAATGATCCATTCAGGGAAGTGTTTTGTGCATTCAATGTACCATCGCAATTGGCAATCACGATGCTTGTTGTAAATACTTGTTTAAGTATAAGTTTTATTTGTCTTTTCTCGGCTGCACTATATAATGCTCAAGAATCGGTCAAAATTTTCAGGCAAGGAGCGGCATTAACTTCAGCTTCATCAAGTATTTATCATCGTCTGATGATTAAACATATAATATTCACGTGTATTTCTGTTGTTTTAACAATCGTGTGCATGACGATGCTTGCATTTGGGGATACATTTCCAATTTTAAGAGCTTTAACTTTACCCTTTGGAATGTTTGATGTTGGTATCAATGTTATAATTGTTCACGGAATGACGAATAATAATAATAATAATAATAGTGCTAATAACGATAACAGAAAAATTCATGATAGCAATGACAATATCGCGAAGCCTTTACGGGCACCGGTGCCAGCACGAGCAAAAGAAGTCAAAGAACCTGTGGGAATTGTTCTTGATAAAATACCATCCACTCCAAAATTAAATACTATTCGTCCCTTGTTACAAACACACGATAACAGTCCCATGCAACAATCTAGATCTCGTAAAATTGGATGGATACACCAGACGCATAACCCCTCAATAAATCTAAGCGATACAATGGTAGAGGGTATTGTATTGTCATAGCTGAATAAATAAATTATAAAATTTTTTTAAATTTTTAAACTAGATGATGTGTACATACAATGATTTTTTTCTTTTCTCTTTGCTGTTATTAGTCATTTACATCATAAGAACTTAGCACTTCTCAAGTTTGGCAAATGCAGAAGACGCAGGCAGGGCTACTTGATCCGAAGTCGATGAGTTATAAACGACGTTGGAAGATCCAAATCCTTTTCCTCCACGCTCCGTCTGGGTTAGCTCATCAGGAGAAACTTCGACAGCTTGCATGTGAACAACTGGCAAGAGAGTAAGCTGATATCCCGTGAACGGAAACTCGAGTTCGGCAGCAGTAGGATCAATCTTATCAAGTGCAATATAAACATTTCCAGTATACGGAGGATCAAAGGTTCCGACAGAGTTGGCCAGACGATAATCCGTCTTGGATTGTGAACTGCGAGGAACCATTTGGAAAAACCATCCCGGGGGAGGTTGAGCAGAAATACCAGTATCATAAAGAATGGTCTCAGGAACCCATACCTTTTGAACAACGTCGCGCTTGTGTTTTACACCAGTCTCTACATCCGTTATAGAATCCTCTACGATAATATCTCTCCACCCACCTTGGCGCAGAGTCTTCACTTTACGGATTATCGCGATATCATATCCCACGTCAGACGGGCGAATCTTGCAGGGGGCAATGGCATTAGGATCTCGCTTACACCAGCGAAACACTGGAATATCTTGACGATTGTTGTTAATATAAGATATCTTACTTAGGTTAACGGCGGAAAATATACGCACCGAATCCAAAGACATGGAATTGTCGGCTCCTGCATAAATCCAACCCAAAAAATCTGTAATGTTTGAACCTCTGAAAACAAATTTTTTCTCATTTTTGATAGCTTCATGCTTAATATCAGTCCAAGTTACTTTTCCGGAAGAAGATGGAGGGGAAGCCATGCGAAGATGAAGTGCGATAAAATCAAACACGCGATTCGAAACTATCCCAAAACTAATTTTCTCGTTGTCAAGGGCAGGCTCAATACTCTTGTAAAAATAAGCCTCAAACAATCCTCGAATAAAATGAGGAATGAAAGTAGGAGTGTGTGCCAATCGTTCCAATATCTCGGTTATATATTCATCCGAATCCGTGACGCAAACATTTCCGCTCGTAAAACTGGCGTTATCGATCATTTGGAGTCCAGAAAAATAAGATGACGCATTTGAAGTACAAGATGGGAAAAGGGAGTAATCAATGCAAGGGAGACTTTGAGAAGCAGGCGTTTCAGACATGGACATAGATGCATCGGACAAAAAAGCGGAAGACATTGTGAAGGAGGTTGACGAAGAATTTGGTGATGGCGAGGAAAGACAGTTATTGAGACTATCAGATGAGTTGTGAGTAATTTGTTTTTTGCTTTAGTATAATTGATACATTGCCTCTTTTTTATTTTGAATTTTCAGTTTATTTTTGCAAACAAAATTTCTGTCTATTGTGTTTTAGTGAAGGCGGATGATGGATTATCACAACTTAATAGCTCAATTCAACTCAAAACAAAAATACGCATAAAAACGACGATATCAAACGATCGATATCAAAAGCAATATGTCAACTGAACTATCATCTAAATACAAATCATATTATAAAGTTTTAAACCTGAAATGCCCCAACTATGCATCTGACTACTCTACGGATCAAGTCAAAAAATCGTGGCTTGCATGTAAACAATTCATTCTAAGTAAAGAAAGCTACAACTGTCTATTGTATATCCACAACAAAAACCTGAATCCCCTGTATCCCAACTTCCCGACTTTCGCTATTCAAAAAGATACATGTGATTGTGAAGATAGTGAAGATATAGAAGGGTTAAAAGATTTTATTTCAAAAGACTATGAATATTTTAGCAATTATACGGATACGAGTATGAGTATGTCAGCATGGAGTAACAACGTAGAAAAAAATATTTATCTTACATTTGAAGAAGCGTATTTTGGATGTATCAAAAAAATTCAAGTAAAAGTGACAGAATGTTGCAAAATATGTGAAGGTGACGGGTGTGTCGTAGATACTAATGATACGAATGCCAGTATATGGAATGTATGGAACATATTTACAAACAAATATATCAAGTGTAAAGAATGTATTAATGGACGTGCCACAATCACTAAAACAATTGACGTTGTTGTACATCCAAGATCTTTAAACAATACTGTTCGTATTGATGGCACATATACCCATATATTTGTCAACTTTATTATTCTTGAAAACAAAATGAACAATTGGACAATTAATGTTACTACGGGCCAACTTACCTATTGTCTGTATCTTTCTTATGATCAGACACTTCCAAATGTCAAAAATAGCATCAAACTTTTGGATAACTCTTTATTCTTTTTTGAATCTGACAAGATATTGAAAGAAGGAGATATCTTGAAATTCCAAAATCAGGGTTGGAGTAAATTTTATCCTTCACAGCTTCGGGTGATAATACATGTCAAGGGAGATGAAAATAAAGATAAAAAGAAAGATTAGGAGGGAAATATTATATAGTACGTCTGCCTATATTTTTGTCTTGTCGAACCTTTTCTGCCTGTGATCGAAGTTTATATTTGGCCTTTGGTTTTTCTTTTGGAAAATAAAACTCTGCCATTTTATCTTTTTTAAGTCTTTTTATATCTAAATAGTTATCCTCATTTTCCTCTCCATCTTCCTGTGCACTGTCGGCATCGCTAAAGCCACGCTCTATCTCTTCAACTTCTCTTCTGACTTCTTCATCTGCACCTTCTTCATCTGCAAAACCTCTGTCTCGTAAAGGCTGGGAAAGATAAGGGGATACAGAAGATAAATGATGTATAATAGAATCTTCATAAATTGTCACAGTAACATGCTTCAACATATCTTTCTGAGATTGTTCATATGCAGCAGCAGCTTCTCTAGCTAATTTGGCATTTTTGCCCCATTTTTTAACAAATGTATCGTATAGTTCCTTGTGATCTTTTCTTGCTGATGAAGTCGTTTGTTTTCTATCCCCCGATGATGATGATGATGACGATGATGACGACGAAGAGTCGTGAGGTGCATATCTATAAGAGATTGCTTTAATTGGAGCAACGTCGTTTTTGAACCAACGATTAAATAGTGACGATGGAACAATTTTAATGTCCAAAACATGCGATGGATTGGCAGTTGTATCCATAAGAGTATGAAGCCATGCTTTTTTGACCTGTTCAGAATTTGTTGGATCAATTGTATCATATATATTCTTTTCAAATAATTCACCTTTTAAAGCACCAATTATTTCTTTTTCTTGGTGAATAAGCAAGTCATGAGGATTTTTAACTCCTGCAAACATTTTATCTAAATGTTTTTTCAAGGAATATCTTTTGTTTGTCTTTTTGTTCTTTTGAGATACCATCATATCCATTCCGGGTTCTACGTCCCATTCTTGAACCTCTCCAGCCCAAAGTAATAACGAAGCAATATCAGGAGCTTCGTTTTCGCTGCATACTTTACAAGAAATATTTATACACGCAGCCATGTAAATACGAAGTAAACGAATAAAATCTTTTGAATTTCTAGGTTTAAAAGAGCGCATAGCACCATGTATAAATCTATCCGCAAGAGATACTGTCATAAAATAACTTCTTGCGGACCATCTTCTAAACTTGTCATATCCTGTTACACGAAGTAAAATATCTCGGCGATGTTGCAAATATAGACTATAATATTGTCCTGATTCAAACAAATTTTGAGGAGAACTCAATCGTGGAATTTCCATACTTCTTCTTTTCTTCAAGCCAAGAAGTTGGGATCCAAATGATGATATATCAACATGAACATCTCCTTTATCTGCTAATTTCTGAGACGGGTTCCATTTACATCCTCCCATAATTTCAAAATCGTGTGGAACGATTGTTTTATATTTTTGAAAAAAAGGATGAGCTATACACTCATCAATAGTTGGTCTATCATTCCAATGAAATGCAAACATACTTTGTAAAAGATTTTGTAAATCTTTTCTCTGAGATTTGGGAACAAAATTGGGATTCTCCTCATCATCCCCAATTATCCAATCATCCAAAGCATCCATCATATCTCTTTCAACATATTTTTGAATTTCATCAAGATCTTTTTGTTTATTTGAGCGATCATATTTATCAATCAGGCGATGAAAAATCGACTTATTAGTAACGACACCCCATTGTTCACCTACACATATTTCAAATATTATTGCACCCATACTCCATATATCCCATTTATATGACATAACCCCAGTAATCGTTGACTCTGGAGGTATATACCCTTCTGTGCCAACGAATGAACAATCCTCCTCTATATGGTCAATATGTGAGGGCATGACAAAAGTCGAACCCATATCAGCAATTTTTATAAGAGGAATATTATGTTTAGCAATTTCATGTTTGCGTGCCAACAATTTTAGCAATTGTCTTTTTCCTCCACGATTTTCTTTTTCGTCATCCTCTTCTTCAACGTCACATTTCGTTTTGAGAAATGTTGCAAAATCAAATACTAAAACATTTTCTGTTTTCATATCTCTGGCCACGATATTATTGTCATGTAAATATTTCATGCCAAATAAGATTTGCATACAAATCGACTTGCGCATATCAAATGATATATTTTTGTGTTGCTCAATCAAGTATAACCAAAGATCTTTTTTTGTTGCGAGAGGAAGCGCCATACATATAGATTCTTCATCAATCATCAAATCGAATAAGCACATTAAATGAGGATGAGAAAGTCTAGAATATATGTCCACTTCTCTAATAAGATCAGCCGGAAGACCGTATCTATATTTTCTTGTATTTTGTTGGTTCATTTCTTTGATGGCCACATTTGAATGATTTTCAGCTTCCCACACTGTTCCAAATCCACCCTTTCCAAGTTGTTTGCCTAAAACATAATCTCCGATTTTACGCTTTGATACGGACGATGATACTCGGGTGGAGGATCTTTTGGGTGGCATGTCTATTTATAGATATTTATAAATAATAAAAAAAAATATATGTAAAAGGGTGATATTATTATCAAAAGAAAGAAAGAATGCTGTTATTTTTTTCTATATACACAAGGTCTTTTTTATTTATTATTTATTTTGTGACAAGTATTCTTGCATACTTTCGAAATTATGGGCGACACCCGCAATGTTGGTAGCATATTTGTCATACCAGATTAATAACGACTTTACATTAAACAAAGATTCACGGAGCGATCAGAACGATACGTAAGACGTGGTGTGTGACACGACACACGTGTACAGACAAGCAAATTGTTTAAACATCATTGAAACTTTTTTTTCCCCATTATCAAACGTCTTTTGCTTTTTGAGACGCTGATTTTTATCTTTTGAAATATCTAGCTTTTAAGCATTTTCTTTATAAATATCACACAATCTCAAATTTCATATCTGATACTTTGATCTTAGACATTATTCACAAAAAGACAGTCAAAAGCATAGAAAAATGTTTGTTTGTTCGGACGATTTATCAAAGCATCATCCCATTCTTTCTGAAATTATATTTAAAACGAAACAGCAAATGGAATTAAGTACTAGTAATAATAATAAGAATTCAATCATCCAAAAAGAAACAGAAACCGAAAAATACAATAACAATAATGATAGTGATGATGATGATGATTATGCTGTCAAACAAAATGAAATAGAATTTCAACCTGCAACAGTAGATGATTATTGTGAACATAACAATGACGAAGAACAAGTGGATGAAAATAATCTAATTATATACATAGATATTATTGACTCTGGTATAAATAAAGTACAAAACACAGAAGAATATGAAGATGAAGATATGGAACTTTTGAATAGTGATAACGATATTATATACAAGTGTGTTACTTGTAATAATCTTGTAACCGAAGATGACGAGATAGGAGATTATGCTCTTGCTACAAGACAATGTAGCAAAATTGAATGTGGTGGTCTAAAATCAATAGAAGGAGATTATTATTGTCGTAAGTGTGGTATATTTATAATTTATCCAGATGACGATGAATTAGATAAAGAACAAATTCCCAAATGGCTTGACTTGGAACAATGTTTTCATTGTTTTTCTGAATTAGATATTTGTAGTACTAGTACGGTCGTTGACGACGACAATGATAATCATAATAATATCAAAACAAAAAAGCAAAAAGTTTAATAATAATGATAATTCAATTGTTTATTTGTTTATTTGTTTGAACTAGAAACAAAATGTATCATCATCAACAAAAAATTTGGACAGCTTTGCTTTTTTATTTTTATTATTTTTTTCTTTTGTCTTTGTATTGGAAACACCTCCTTCCTTGGTGATATCACTGGTCGATTTTGTATGTGAGAAAAACCTTTTAAAAGATGACTGGTTATTATGTTTTGGTACATTTGGACTTTGTTTAGGCGATGGAGAGGACTCGGGTTCTTTTACTTTTACTTTTGGTGCCGGTATCGGTAATACTTGTTGTCTTTGTTGTCTAGGCTTAGGTTTAGATTTAGACAATGTTTTCCGCAAGTCCATGAGTAAATAACCCAAACGATTTTTACCTTGCCCATCAGACCCCGTTCCCCAATACGAATCTCTGGGTGATGTTTCGCGAATTAATTTATCCCCTGTCGATAATAAAATGGTTTTGAGGCTAGGATGTTGAGTAAATTTTGCTTCAATACCTTTGGCCATAATTGACTCTTTGATATCTTCCCAATCAGGACGAACCTGCAATCCAAGATCCAAGTGTTTTTGAATTGTTTTATTAAGAGCCATACGCCAGTCATAACCACTTTTGGCAATGACAAGCGAAGCAAACACCTTTGACTGATGTGGAGTTTTTGCTTTTCTTATAATTTCTTTATATACTGAACATGTAAATTTATTACTTTGATACCAATGTTCCACGCTGTTATACAACAAACCATCAATTGTAATGGATGTTTCACAATAATTAGAAAATGACCAATAATAACCTTGTCCATGTTCGTAAAAATCTGCCGAGTCTGTTATAGATAAAGATGATAAGTCTGTTGACAAAAAAGTTGTCTCCATTGCAGTTGTAGTTGTAGTTGTATTTGTAGAAATATTATCCACAGAAGTAGACGGGGAAGACGAAGCAGAGGCAGAAGTATCATTTGAAACAGACATTTTGAAAACACAACACAAGCATGAACTAAAATATGCATAAATTTAAAGTCATTTGTAAATACCGGTATTTTGTCACACTCTAGAAATTTTAAACAAATATTCTTATGGCAGGCAATTACAGATAACAGATAGTGATATGGAAAAACTAAGGCGCTAAATGTAAACAATCATTTCTGATTCGCTTTATTATTATTATTATTATTATTATTTTCGTGAGAATGGAAACAACAAATGATTATCGACCTCCGATAAACTTCCCTCTTTGTCGTTGTTCTGGTTGTTCCACCTTGATCATCAGTCCAACGCATTATATATTTCCAATGATAACAAAAGAACAACAAGTTATATGCAGATTATGCAATCAGATTATTTATAATTATGCTCACTCTTTAAAGTTTGATGGACTTATTTCACAATTCATAAAAGACAAAACTGAATCAAAACCGCTAAGCGCTTTGGTAATAGAGGCTTTACAAGCAGGCATCACCCATGAAAATCAAATAGTAAAGATATTTGGAAAACAACAAAATGTGTAATATTTGATAAAAAAAAAACATTTATAACTAGTTTCTAATTTCTAATTACTTGTATCAATCATTTTCATTTTTAATTCGTCTTTAGCTTTCTGATATCGAGCAATTGATTTTGAATAACTACTTTCTACTGTTTTGTAAAACTTGGACAGGTCCAATTGATAGACAAGACTCTCGTCATCTATCGATATACTAGGACAATAAGATAATTTTGGAGATGACGGGTTGAAGTTTTTATAAGACTCAATAATCTGTTTCCAGTCATAATTTATATCATAGTAACCATCTTCTCTACCCCAAAAGATATCGCGGGTATCTGTCATATACTCGTAGTTGCAAAAGTCTGTTAAAATTGATACGTCGATTGGCGCTGATGATCGAGATACGCCATATTCATACTTTTTGCGATTTTTATCATTTATATTTGTTAAACACCACGTTTCAAAATCTTTGACATTACTAAACATGTGCCTTCCGGTTTTCATTTTCTTATTTGAACTTGGCAAAACAAAAAATACCCTGGGAGGAGGGACAGCAAGTTTTATAAAGCTTTCCATCATGGTCTCAAAACATTTATTTCCACATGTCCATAATGGTGTCGAAAATCCTTCGACTAACCTTTTTTTAAATGATGCATAATTATATTTGTTATCCGCGCACATAAAGCAATGTGTAAAATCGGAAGGAATCGCTTTCGCGTTTTTGTTATCAATCATGCTCATTATGTTCTTTTTGCTTTAATTTTTAATATATCTGTTATCTGTCTATACGATGTACGTTTACTGCAAAGTGTCAATCAAAATTCAAAAGTGTATGGTAATAATATAATTAATTTGTATTTGTGTTTGATATGATAACTAAACAATTTGAAAAATAACGTTTCAAAAATTTACAAATATCTAATGTTTATATTTCTTTCTTTGAGTCAACACTTGATCATATGCTTTACGATGTCGATCAATAGAGTCTAAGAGATTTTTTTCTACTGCTTTGTAAAATTTAGGTAAATCCAATCTATAAACAAGACTTTCGTCATCTTGAGAGATAAAAGGACACGAGACATCAGCACTTTTATACACATTGATAATAAAATCTGCACCCAAACCTCCAGCATCTTCACCTTCATCTTCACCTTCATCCAAATCATCACTGTATTCATATTCATCTGCCCAAAAAATATTAGAATATGAAGATGAAATATTTCCTCCATTAACAAACGAATCTAAGGTTTTTTGATCAATTGGTTTGTCCGACGTGGTAATTCCATACACGTATTTGTTTTTCTTTTCACAGGTTGTTGTGTTCCATGTTTCAAAATCTTTAATATTTGTAAAATATTTTCTTCCAAATATACTCTCATCTGATTTGGGTTTAACAAAAAAAATTCGTGGAGGGGGCACAGCCAATTCCACAAAATACTCAAGCATGATTTCGTAACATTGATCGCATGTCCATATAGGATGATCTATTCCTTCAACAAGTCTTTTTTTAAAAGAAGATGAATCATATTGATCATCTGCACAAATAAAACAAAATGTAAAATCAGCAGGCACACAAAGCTTTCTTTTCTTGCTCATTTTTTTTTACTTTCAATCTATCTGTTGTAACTTTATTGATATAGAATAAATACTTTTTTCGGGGTAAATGTGTGAGTTTCTTTGTGTTTGTGTGTGTTTCTTTTCTTCTCTTTTCTTAAACTTAATATTTCACTTTTTGAATTTTTTTTTGAAAATTAGAGACATATGCTCATTAAGAAGATATATATCATATATCATTGACCGAATCATCTTTTGCGACTAGAAATTCAGTCAGTGTCAATTTTAAAGCTTTTTGATGCCTTGTTATTGCATCTGAATGCTTTTTTTGTACAAACTCATACAGATCTGGTAAGTTCAAACTGTAAACAAAACTTTCGTCATTTGAAGACATGAAACAATAGTCAGTATCAAAATTTTCATATGCATGAACAATTGTTTTCCAGTCAAAAATGTCATCGTCATCGTCATCGTCATTTTCTTCATAAGACCAAAACATTTTTATCGAAGATGTATCTCCATCTCTTATATATTTTTCCAATAGTTCTTTTTTGACAGGTTCACTAGACATCGTAATTCCATAATCATATTTTTTATTTGATATGATATATTTTGAACACCATTTCTTAAAATCATCAATATTCGTAAAATAATATCTACCTGATTTGATTTTGGATTTAAATTTGGAATTGGATTGTACAAAGAAAATACGGGGAGGAGCTACCGCGAGTTGAATAAAATATACCATCATCGTGTCATAACAGGATTCACACGTATACAGAGGATGAGGTATTCCTTCAACTAGTCTTTTTTTAAATGAAGAATCATACTCTCTTGCACAAATAAAACAAATTTTAAAGTCCTCCTCATTTGGTATTTTATCACTGCAGTTATTGCTCATATTTGTCTTTATGTTTAAATCAATAAATATATTGAAAGAATGTCGTATATCGTATATCAATAAATCAATAACCAAAAAATGGTAGATTTTAATTGTGTGACTGTAATTTATATTGCATTTCATTGTTTGTCATTATCATTACATTGAATTTTCTTTGTAAATGTGAAATTTATTTTTTTTTAATTCAGATATACTTTCTTTGTGCTCATCATTCATTGAGCTAATTTTTTCTCTTTGTAACCAGGAAAAGAAAAATTATATACAAACAACAGCAACAACAATATATTCAATATGCAATATATTCCAATACTTGATAGTGGTATTACCGGCGGTGCATTTCCAAAAGAAGCTGGTGCGCTCAAATATATAACATATTCCAAACAAGCAGGTCGGATTATAAAATTAAATTCCATTAGTGAATGCCAAGTATTTTTTAAAACAGATATTATTCAAAGACAAAAAATTATTCATGATTATTTTAACAAGCAAGATAAAGAAACATTTACTATGGACACCAAGCATGATGATGGAAATGATGTAGATTTATTTTCTGTTTCAAACAAAAATAAAAGTCTTCCCCCTGCAAAAAGAAGCAAAACGTCTATACAAAAAGAAAACAAGATGGTATCTACGTTTATTAATAACAACATAAATGATCAGTATAACAGTAACAACGATCCAAAGTTTACATTTTCAAACCCACTTGCTTTTCTCGGCGGCGACGAAGTGGGAAAAGATGATCAAATGAAAAAAGAAAGTAGTCTCCATTCAAAAAGTAAGAGTATGTCATATTGCTCATGGTATTACAATGATACTATTCAACAATCTGGACTTTTAGATCTTAAAGATGAAGATCAAATCAAAATATCACTAAACAGTAACCAGGATGCTTTTGATATAAGCAGCCTTCATACACACAAAGTATATCAAGAAGAAATTTTGAAAAATACGATTTACATTTGGGAACATGTAATTTGCAGGGTTTTATCATTGTGTCCAAAGGCCGTGTTGATTATTATTGCAGATAATAACAATACTAATAACAGTCTAGAGCTGGTACGAAAACTGTCATCTATCTCTCACCTTTGTAAAAGAACAGATGAAAAATTGTGTCTAGATACAAAGCAACAACATCGAAATAGTTTGCTTGCAATAGCTTCTTTGATTGGTTCTAGAAAAATTGTATGGAAAAGTTAGATATTATTATTATTATTATTATTATTACTAAAAGACTTTTTTTTAATTTTAACAAAGAGAAAATCCTATAACACATTTCTCTCCGTTCTCAATACGCTGATTAAACTGTCTGCAAAATAGCAGCAAATCAAGAATTGTTACAGATTCCATTTGAGGCTCTTTTTCTAAAATCTTGAACCACATTTCGGTAATAGAACATGTACAGTCCCTTCCATAATAGCAATGATTGACGATGAATGACGTGAATATTTTTGTGGAGTTACTTGGCTCTATGGGAAAAAGAAACGACGGTGGTACATCTGGAACCGGAAATTTGTACTCCGAGGAAATTAAAGTTGTAGGAATAACTAATTCGGGCATTTCGGGATAGGAAGGATTCGTTGTAATAATATCGTTATAGCAACATACGCCATTTATATCTTCTTTTGTGATAATAATATCTGCGTCCTCGTTATTGTCATCATTGTTATCTTTGTCCTTATCTTCTTTCTGAACGTTTTCCTTAATTTCCTTGTCTTTGTTAGTGTTATCTTCATCACTTTCTTCGCAAATAATTCGCCTTTTCTTTTTTTTCTTGGAGAGCTGTTGATTATCAATAATTTCATTTTGAATGTTGGATTTCAAACAAGTTGATTTTCTTTTTGCACGTTTAAGTTTTGGTTTCTCAATTGTATTATTATTATTATTCATGATAATATGTTGATTAATGTTATTACCATTAGTCAGGGTAGAAGTAATGTCATGATGCATAATGATATCTGAATCATTAATAACATATTCTTTGCCACTGTCGCCTTCGCACTGTTTTTCTTTGTCGTTAGGAGAATTAGTTTCGGAAATAACACATATAGGGTTATCTTTATTGTTTAAACTTTCCGCCGTGTTGAGACGAGCATATGCACAACACATTTGAATTTTTTGAATGCGATCAATTTCTATTTTATCTTTATTCTCGTTATTGGATGTTTTTGTAGAACGATCCCAAACCTTGGATGTTGATCCATCATCATATCTGTAATGAAGAGCATTATAATGGTTAGGAGAAATATTTGATTTGCCCATGTATGAACAAAAATGAAGAGTGATTTCAACTTGTTCAAAATTATAAATACGCCCATTGACAGCTCTGGTTTTGATCATGTCACTTTCTCCATTTGTCGTTTTTGTGAGTGCTTCATAAAAATAACGTTTGACGGGTTCTTCCGAATTATCTATGCAAAGGAAAGACCAGGCGCCTTGGGAAAATATGGATAAAAGATACATTTCCAAACTTCCTCCCCATCTACAATTTTCAAAATGGTTATGATTAAAATAATCTTCTTTCACTCGAGTCATTTCATCTTCGGATGCGTCTGGTCCAGAGAGGGGAAGTCCAATTCGAAATAAAATGTCGGGATCTTTAACCTCCTCGAGTGTCGTCTTTAGAATGTTGGATAATTCAATAGCTCTTATACGACCATCTTCTTTAGATATGATCTCCATATCAAGAGCATCGCTTACAGCTCTGTACCAACATTGTTCTCCAAGTCCTGTAATTTTTATCTCCTCTACACAAAGTAATTTTTTTCTGCAAATATTTTTATTATGCTTGTTATTCGTTTCGATATCTTTGAAGCACTCTTGAACCTGCTTTGCAAGATGCGGTAAAATAGTAGGAGATAATGTTGGCGAAGTTGGTGATTCCAAAGAAGATGGAGATGACGGAGAAACCTGAGACAGTATTGAATATTGCAACAGCTTGCTATGATAGTTAGAAGCCATATTAGACTCTATGGCTATATTGTCCTTTTCAGAAGTATTTGTTTTGATATCATTAATAAATTTAAGATGATCGAAACAGATTTTGATTTGTCTTGAAATTTGATTGTAATCAGATCCACAAATCTCATCGGCCTCTCTGGATGTAATACCAAACATTCCAATTGTACTCTTGGTATCAAAAGACATTTGTGTATATTTTGTAATTGCGTCGCGAAGCATAGAAATCAAAATAAATATATTGACATACCTTTCGATGCAGACACGTCCAATATCATTAAATGTCATTCTAGGGAACCCTGGTACGTTAAATAACATTTTCGCATAAACCATATGAGTTTTACCGCAGAATGAACAAAAACCTGAAATATCCATTTTATCTGTTCTCTTACTATCTTGAATTGGAAATTTGGGACCAGACTCGTTTCTGTGATTGGAAGGCATCATGACAACTTGACTGGGTCTAACAACGCCAAATAGACTGTACAAAACTCTCGGAATTATTGAAGATGCATATTTTTTTTGATAGTGGTATAAAGAGCCCCTTTTCAACGTCAAAATGTTAATTGAAGGAAAAATGATTTCCTTCCAAATCATTTTTCCAAATTTGGTGTGCCAAATTTGGCATGTTGGGTAATGGTTATCTTTACACAAATTTAGAATTGAAGTCGTTACAGGAATTTGTGTTTTAGTTGCGTCATGCATACTTGTGTAAGAAGATACATGTTGATCAGAGGCAACAGATAAAAATTCCCAAAATTGTATTATACCTAGCGGGTTAACGTTATCGGACATGTTGATCGCTTTTTTTGCTTTTTTTGTTTCTGTTGCTCTTGTGTTTTTAGTTTTTAATTGTGGTAATGGGCGTTTTGGAGCTTTGGTGAAAAAGTTTTTGATGAGAATATTTGATTTTTTTTTAAATTTGACAAAAAAGGCGGAAATAAATTTCAAAATAAAGACGATAAATTTCAATAAGACAAACATAACTATAATGCGCATACAAACACAAACAAACACAAATCAAGACGTAGTAATAAAATAAATATACTATTCGCTAATGGATTTAGAAGAAGTAAGACTTTCAGCACGACTTTTTCATCCCACCGAAGAGTTATTTTATGATGATCAAATGTAAGTTTTTTTTGTAGTACATAATAACAAATACAAAATATCAAATCCTGTTTGAAGGAAGGAGGGAAAAACGAAATAATTGAAAAGTGAGTGTTTGTTAATATTTTGATTTTTCCTATATGTGTGCCTTTTTCAATTATTTATCTTTAATGAACAATCCTCCATTCCTTATGCAGCATAACTGAAGAAAACCATCCTTTCTTGTATAAAGAAGAACCAGTTTTTGATACGGATGGCTATATTCCTTCTTTTGTGGGTAAAACATGGGGGGAGATGAAGCAAATGGAATTTAATCGTACATTAACTACTGAAAAGTTATTCAAAATGCAATGTTTAGATAAAGATTTGAAAATCTTAGAAGAATCTTTTGAACAATGTATTAAAGAGCAAACATTTAAATCGGTTTCTTACGATGAACTTATCGAATCATGGAATCAAAAACCGTCAGATCCATTAAATTTTAATGATCTTTGTCTTGATTCAAATATAATCAAATCTTGTCTCAAAAACCTTCCAATCGATGTTCGTTCGTTTATTTTTAATCCTTGGTATGATGCCATGTGTATACCAGTATCTCTTGCCGACAGAACCAATTTATCAGCGCTTTGCGTTTGTGTGGATATACTTCCAGTCATGCCCCATGTCAAAATTTTAAAATGGGGTCCTGTAAATAGTTATTTTTCGTTTGATTTTTCGGGATGGGTTAGTCTGCAAATCTTAAAAATCGATATACCTACATTTACGGAAACTCAAATTCGATTACCTCCTAATTTGGTATCTTTACATTTAAAATTTGGCTCAACAACATTTGGCCCAACAAGCAGAAGTCAAAAGTTTTCAGATATTTTTGGGAATGATGAATACAATATCAATATTTTGAAATCACTTGTTTATGTTGAATTAATAAATGTACAATGGGTAAAAATGCCAAGTTTAACAAAGTGTGAATATGTTGTTCTATCACATTGTTCTTATTTGAAAAATATCGAAGCACCTCACTGTAAATCACTTACAGCTTCATATTGCAAATCATTTATGGGATTTGGTCCATTGACTTTACTTGATAATAAATCGTTGGAACATGTTGATTTGTCATCACTTCCGGAAATGCATCATTTACCTTCTGGAGCATTATCTGGATATCGATATATAAAAATTTATAACACAAAAATTTATACATTTCCAAATAATTTTGCTCCTTATGCATATGTTTCAATTATTAGTCGAATTCAATCTTTTAATCCTTATATTTATATAAGTAGTAAAAGGGTCCGAGAGACTATGGCATTTTATTACGACAAGGAACAAGCTCAAGCTTTTAATAGAATAGAATGTCCAAAACAAAATGAAACAGTTGAACAAATGATTGATCGATTATACAGTTTTAATTGGCCAAAATTCTTTACAAAAATACAACGTCAATATCGGTTCAAAAAGTATATGAGTAATATTCACCCAATTTTATCAATGTTTGTGAGCCCATACATTTGTGTCTATGGCTTGGCCAAACTCTTAGGTGCATCAAAATCTTTTGGGTCAAGAAGAATGAGGCGATGTGGTTTGTTAGAAGCTGTTTAAATATATATATAATAAATTGTAAATTTTATTTATAATAAAAAACAAATCGGCATATGACTAGCTAGCCAGTATACAATATACCAATCTGGACATTGCGCTGCAAAACAAAAAAAAAGAATTAAAGGATATAGTTTGGAGATAGGATCTAGTTAGGAACTGCCCAGTATCTATACTGTAGTGGATTGAAATCAGGTTTTTCTTGGAACAGTCGATCTCGCACTTGATTCGCCGACAGCTTCGTCAAACACTGTGATTTGTACTCTTTAATCAAAGTAGTCATCGTGGTGGAAGAAAAATTGGTATTGAGTAGCCCATCCAATTCTTTGGAATGATCTTGCAGCATCTGCATACTTTTCCCAATAAGTACACCGACTTGTTCTTCGGGTGTCATTTGGTCGATTTTATCCAGATACTTTGCCCTGGATATGAAAAAGTCAATCACACCCTGAAATCCTTCCGGACAAGTCCACCCATATTGTCCATAGCGTGAAGGATACTCCTTCAAAAGGATGTCTCGAGAGATAGGTTTAAACGAGGTTCTCTGTGCCGTGTAAAAGCTCCAACCATCAGATGTCCAGATTCCCGATGGGTATCGTCGCGAAAAAAAGACCACAATCGGTTTTCGGAGTGTCCATTTTTTCAGCAACGCCTCTTCCTTGGCATCTTCTTGGGATTTTTGTTTTTGTTTATCTCTTTGTATTTTTTGCTTCTCTTGTCTCTCCAAGGCCTGTTCTTCTTTTCGAATAAGTTTTTTCTTGATTTCTAAAGACTTCTTGCGAGCCTCTAGGCTTGAAATCGACTTTCTTTCGTTATCAAAAGAAGCGGAAGACATGATTATGATTACTTGGTTCGTGGTTGTTTGTTTGTTTTGTGGACTTTGGCGGATTGATTGATTGACTAATGAATGAATATATATGTGTGTGTGTGTGTGTGTATGTGTATGTGTGCCTGTGTGTATGTGTGCGCGAAAGGGGGTGAGGATTTGAGAACGTGAGAGTGTAATGTAAAAGCACAAGCAAAAAATATTGAACTAAAGACGTCTTTAAATATCTAAGAATATGTAAGACGTCTTTAAATTTAGTGATAAATAGTTTCGAGGGGTAAAGAAAGTTCTATCGATTGTAATCATTACAAGGACAAAAAATGTCGACCAAGACAAGATAACTGTTGTTTTTTTTTGGAAGCAGTGCAAAATTATTTGGAATTTTTTTTATCCTAAATTTAAACAAAGACAAATGCTCAGATCAACTATTGGTTTCGTTGTCTATAGTTTGATAATTGATAGATTTTCAAAACGACAGAGAAATATTGCTACTACTTTGCGCCACATAAAGTGCGGAAATAAAAATTAGAAAATGCGAATTTTCAATATTTTCAAATCAATCAATGCACAAAAGCACACAAGTATAAAGACATTCCACCATCCATAAACGGCCCAACAGTCGAATAAACGAACAAAAACAATCAATTCGTTAAATTATATTATTACACTTTGACACACAACCATGCAACGCTTAATCGACAGTAGTAAGTCTTATGTCTACTCCCTGTCTTCCAAACAACAAGAAATTTTATATCTGTGGACAAAATGTCCCAAAATATTTCATAAAGCAATCAAGTTGTACTCTTCTATGACAAAAGAAACAAGTTTGGAAGACAGAAATCTAATTGAGTCGAAATACGAAATTGTCAGACAGTTGGATGACATTTTCGAAAAAGCTCCCACGTTGAAATCTGTTCAAATAGATGAAGATGAAAGTAAAGATAGCGACAGTGATAATCCAAAACTTTACCGCTCGCTTGTCGGTTCAGATGACAAGGGTAAAATAAAATCTCAAATTGCTGGATATACTGCTACAACTATAAATGAATTAACCGATATTTCTTCTCAATATACATGCTCCATTTTACTTCAACTTCAATTGGATGAAAACATTCCTGTATTATTCCTTGACAAAGTATCTCATTGGTCTAAAGAAAAAGAAGTATTACTTCCACGAAATATCCAGCTGAACAACCTTCCAGAGAATTGGCAATCTACAACATGTCAAGTAAGTCTAACAATGGAAAAAGAAAAAAATGATGATCATGAAGATACATTCATATCCAAAAAAAATATTACATTTAATGCAGAAAATATTATTGCCACATTATCCGATGTCAATAAAGACTTTGTCAAATCTGTATTAATTAAGTTACTCGGGAATAAACATTCTTATGCCGAAGAATTAAATATGAAACGACTTGCCATGTATGTTCGAATTTGGCAAATCTACAACTATGGATGGGGAGCAATGCAAGATGACACTACATTATGGCGTGACGGATGTATTAATGTGATAAGCCATATGCAAACAAGTCAGAGGCAACTTAAAGAAATACTTGCTTGCATCGTGGACAAAATCCCACACCCTAGAGATGTATATCCGCACCCTGTCAATAATTATGGATTTCGTACAGAAGGTCTACCTTATTTTTCTACTGTTTCGATTTATAAAACATTTGAAAGTGATTTGGATAATGTTCATTTGTCATCAATTCGGGATTTTGTTAGATATCTGAACAGTCTTACAAGCACACCTGGAGTTTTCAATATTATGAATGAGCCGTTGGAAAATCCAAAAGAAGTAATCAATTATAAAAATTATAAAATAATTCAAATTAATCATTTTCCTCCCATCCACACAGAAATTCAATTTAACAATGGTGTAGAGATCCAGTAAATATCGAGACACATTAACACATTAAATAACCGTCATTTGTTTATATTTGAATATACAATTTTTTGATAGATTATAAACAAACAAACAATAATTATTTATTTATTTATTTATTTATCTGTTGCAAGTTGCGTCAGAAAAATTGAATCAAAATTTACCTAGAATTTGCTGGAATGTATTATTTATTTTTGATTTTATAAATACGGGTAATTTATCTTGCATCACTACACAAACGACTTTTATTTCTTTATTAATTTTTTTTTATTATTAAACGAAAAACAGAAAAACAAAATCATGAGTCAGCCTCCCGTAAAAAGAAAGGCGGATATTGTTTATGCCAATGATCCTGTTCAGAGGGCACCGAAACATCCTAGAAATGAATCTTCTCCTGGAATGACGTCTCAATATACTCAAAACCAGTATCCTATAGAATATCCTTCTTCTGCTTCTTCTCCTCCATTATCTTCATTTATGAGTAAATATTTCAAACCCCCTCCACCTGGAGGTAAAAGTTTGCGTTGGATCTATACCGAAAAAACCAAAAATGCTGATGGAAAGGAAGGCGAAATATGGAAAATGGACCCTGATGCCGTCGAATGGATAAAGACAATAAATATTGAATTTTGTGTTGCGGCAGTCGTAGGAAAATTTCGTACCGGTAAGACGGTTATTAATAATATGGTGTTGTTACAAGCAAGAAATGGAAGTGGTCATCAAGCATCATCAAGTTCTATTTCTTGTACAAAAGGTATCAACATTTTTAATAAATTAATTGAATGTGTCGATGATTATGGAAACAAAAAATATATGTTGGATCTCGACACGGAAGGACTAGGTTCTACAGATGCACCTCCTCAACATCATATGAACACATTTGCATTGACATTTTTATTATCTACATATATGCTTTTCAATGTAGTTGGTGCTATTGGAGAAGATACAATTGAAAGTATGGATGTCGTTAGCAAAGTGGCATCCATGATTGAAAAAGCTAAAATTTCGTCATCATCATCATCATCTTCTTCCATGAATGACAATGATAGTGATGATTCGCAATCGCCTGTGGAAGTAGATAGACCTACTTTTCATATGTTGATAAGAGATAGTGCTCTTACTCTGGATAGCGAAATTACTGGACTTCCTCAAACACCAAATGAACATATGGAAGAAAAACTTATGTCAAATCAAAATTTTGGAGATGAGAAAAATAAAATCAGAGAAGACATAAAATATACATTCCCTGTGCGTAAATGTACACCTTTGGTGCGTCCTGTTATAGAAGAAGAGGATTTGGCAAAACTTGATACATTGGAGGATCATAAAGTCAGAAAACAATTCTTGGATCAAATTTTGGAACTTCGTCGAGATGTTTTCAACTCTATGCAACCTTATAAAGTTTGCGGGCGTCCGATTACAAGTGGAGAAATGTACGTTCGTGTTGCACAGAGTTATATAGATGCAATAAATAATGGCGCTGTTATGGAAATTAGACAACAATCATCTATGCTTTCTGAATTACAATGTCGCAATTCTAGAGATGCAGCCATTCAAAGTTGGGAAAATGATATTGCTAAAGATCAAGAATCAATTTATAAACAGGCACCAGATGATATGGATGATGAATTGGAACAAATTCGTAAAAAAACAATCAAATTTTATCAAGACAAAGCTTTTGGGTCTTTTTTGAAATCTGAGTTAGATAAACTAAATGACCATATGGATAAAATGGAAGATACAGTAAGAGAAAAAAATGCAACACATGTTATTGGAACTATCAAGGATCAACTTGAAAAAGTTGCAGATTCTATATGCGACATGGATACTCTTGACGATATACGAACTCTTGTCAATAAATATACAAATATTATTTTGACTAAATTAGGTGATTCTAAAAATTTACGTAAAATTATAAATGATTCAGTATATGAACGTATATGGGATTATATGAAATTATTTTATGAGCGTATGGAAACAAAGCAATCTGCTTTACAAAATGATATTAATGAAATAAATAAGAAAATGCAAGAAGCATTAAATTCATCTGAATCTGTACGCCTTGCTCACACAAAAATGTTGAATGATAAAACTCTTGAGTTGGATGAGGTTCAAAGACAATTAACTCTTGCGCAGCAACAAATTAATTCAGCAAAAGAAGAATATGAAGCTTCTTTTGAATTAAAAATGAAAATTAAGACACAAGAAGTAGAAGATATTCAAAAAAAATTGGACGAGTCTGTTAAAAGTTTAGAAGCATGTCAAGAAGAAATGCTTAGCAACTTCCAAATTAAACTTGATGAATCCGCAGATAGAGAACGTAAATTAGACGAGGCTGTCGCCAGTATAGCGAATTATGAAAAAGAAAAAAAATCGCTTCAAGAAGATCTTGATGCATCTCGATCAGAAGCAAACATGTATCATACTCAGTCACTGCAAGTTGATAATCTTAAAACTCGTCTTGCTTCTCTCGAAGAATCTAAAAATAGCTTACTTAAAGATCTTCATAGAGCTAAAGAAGAGAGTTCACTGATGCATTCCAAATTTAGTCAAAAAATGGCAACTGCTCAAATCGAGAGTCGTTCTGTTATTGAAGATATGCATAAAGCTCACCAACAGGAAAAAAGTAATTATACAAAACAGTTGTCTGAACAAAAAATTATGAATATGGAAATGGAGGGGAAAAATGTTGCATTGGAACAAAAATTAAATTCTGTTCAACGAACACTCCAGGAGCAACTTCTAGCTGAACAAAGCCAAGTTTCAAATCAACAAAAAGAAATCGATTCTCTCCGTACTGAATGTAACCGTCTTTTCGAACAACGTAAAAGTCTTCATGCCGAATATGATAAAATGATGGAGGATCAGCGTACTAAAATGACTGAAGAATCTGAAAAGTTGAGATCAGAAAAGAAGGAACTTACAGTAAAAATAATGAAAGAACAAATGGATAACAAATCGATGGTTGCAGAACTTAAAACTAAATTGGAGCATACAGATTTACGTTTGAAGGATTATATGAATCTCGCACAGGGATCTAATAAAGATACCGAGATTCGATCACTTCGTATGGATTATGAAAAATGTAATAGAGATAATGAAAGATTACAACAACAATTAGGTTTTGCAGAGAGCGATGCAAAACGTCTCAAAGAGCTTGAAAAGTATCATAACGAACGACTTAAAGAGATGGAACATGCTTTAAGGGAAAGTGAACTCAAGCATCGTCAAGAAATTAGCGACACAGAAAATAGATTAAATAGACAACATTATATTTCAATGCAAAATATGATCACCTCTGATTCCAACAACATGAACATTGCCGGCACCAATCTCAATAAAAAAAAATAAGCAGAACAAATAATTGAAAAAAAAATAATTGGATTGGATTGAATTGTTATCTAGATTTAAAAAGTATAATACATTATTATTTTATTATTATTAACTAATCCATTACAAAACGAGTTGGAGAAAAAAGAACACGATTATTATTATTGTTGAAATGTGTAGGCCAAGTTGGGAATTGTACCTGTTGTTGTTGTTGTTCTGTTGATATGGATGTTACTGACAAAGACGTCGCAGATCCTACAATAGGAAGGGGATGTGGCAAGGACAATGATGATGATGATGATGCAGTAGGTATAAGTGGTTCACGTTGAATCGAAATTGGATTAAGAAGCGGGATTTGGTTAGAAAATAGGGAAAATGGACGACTTGTTTCAACTTCATCGTTATTATTATCGTTATCCAAAAGTCGAATAAGTTCATCAATCGCATTAATACCTGCTGTAGGAATAATATCTGCATCGTCATCCATATCTTCTTTTTCTTTTTCTTTTTGTATGATACTTCTGCTTATTCCCATATCCTCAAGTTCTTTTGCAATAGAACTCTCTGTATTTTCTTTAGTATCATCATCATCATCATCATCACCACCACCATCGGTCATGTTGTCTGTGTGGCTGAAGTTTGTTTGATTTTCATCATTTAATGACATACTATTATTATTACTCGACTCTTTTGCTTCGTTTGGTGCATCGCGATCATTTTCTTTTTCTTTCTCTGTTTTAGTGTCGTCATGATCGCTTTCGTTGTCGTCGTCGCTTTCCTCTTTTTTCTCATTAGTATCATTTTCACTAGAATCATCTTCCGATTTTTCTTCATCTTCATCTTCTTGTTCCTCCTCTTCTTGTTCCTCATCTTCTTCCTCATCTTCTTGTGTTGAATGGACAAGATTTAAATCAACAAAAAACATATTATTTAAAAAGGGACGATTGAAATGATGAGACTTTATAAAAGAGTTATGACGATCAATTCTATGCTTTGTTGGCTTCCACTCAGCTTGTATTTCCTTATTGTGTATATTATCTATTCGTTTGGATAAACTTTCATGCTCTTCAATACTCAAACAAGACCTTGACTTTAATACATTTTCAAGATAATACAATGATTGTCTAACTGTACCTTTTGGAAATTGATTTTGATGGCTATAATTATTATTATTATCAATTTCTTCAATCTTTGTCGGAGATGATCTTTTTCTGCGCATTGTAATATTAGAAGTAGAAGACATTATTCTTCAATATGATATGATAATGATATTTTCAAACTTTATCTTTATTTGCAAAAAAAAAAAATTAAGAGAAAACACAATATACAAAATATTCTTTAAGTGGTACAAAATGAGAATGATACTTTGTCAAGTTAATTCATAAAAATTATAATACAATTTAATTTTAATTAAATTAATTTGCCTTTATATGACAGTAATTTGGATGATTTGTTCTATTTGACACAAAAAAAAAATTTATTAGGTTTTATAAAATATAAGACTTTGGCAACATTAAAAGGTTTTTGACAATAAATGTGACAATGCAATGTTATCTATGGATTTCTTTTCTTTTCTTACCAAACCCCAATTTTTTCAAGTTTGTATTACTAGATAACAACGATTACGACGATGTCTTCATATTTCAAATATTATTGGTTGACTGAACTACCCAATGTAAAATGAATCACTGAATCTGGAAGATTCATACCCACCAAAGATCTATGGTAACCATTAGATTTATCAGATCCTAATGTAAAATGTGTAATAAATGTTGGAAATTTAATATTTTTAACATGATTAACTTGTCTGATTATTAAATGTCGTAATGATATCAAATCATGTATATGTTGATGTCTATAGTTTTCAAATTCAAGATAATTTATTGATGCAGGAAATGTAATATTTTTATCGTGTTGTTTAAAATTGTTGCCAAAAGTGAGATGTTTTAAAAGAGGCAAAAGATTCAAATATCGCAGAGGCTGATTAAATCTTTTTCCAAATACAATTTTTTGTAAAGATTTTGGTAAATGTGCGTCGTCTATAGGTTGGTTGAAAACTTCTCCAAATATAATTGTTTTTAATGATTTTGGGAGTATGTTACTATGAATTTTTTGATTAAAATATGTACTAAATTCTATATATTCTATACCATCATGCAAAATGTTTTGGATAGGTTGATCCAATTCACAAAGTTGCTCAAATGAAAGCCGTTTCAATGACTTGGGCAATATAAAATGTTTTGCAATATGTTCATCTAAAGTATCAGAGTCCATTACAGCACAAGGCAAAAATGTACCATAACAAGGGATGCTAAATGATGGCTTGGAATATTTATCTCGCACTCTTAAATTTTCTGTATTTTGTAAATCTTTAAAAGTTGATATACTAGTTGTACCAAGATTGGCTATATGGTCCAAGTGATCCATATTTTGTAATTGTAAAATGTCGTCGCTATTGTCGTCGTCGTCATTTTTATCGTTTAAAGCTAAATAAAATTTGCGTCCAAAATACACACGAATCAATGAATTTGGCCAAATGATACTATTTAAAGGAAATCTTGAATCAAATTGAATATATGTAATATTTGAAGGTAAATTGAATACAATATTTTTGTTGCAATAGTCACATGTATCTTTGTCCAAATCATTAATTTCAAAGCATACATATTTTGTGTGTTTCGGAAGATGTTCAATGTCAACTAAATGATTAACTGAGAATGCAATAAAGTGACCTATCGGATATTTCAATTTATGTATGTAGTCATTAATATGATCATAAATATCTCTGAAAGGAACACTTTTTGATACAACAAAGCCAAAGTCGGGCTTTGACAAATCTGATTGAATTTGCTTATGTGCTCGCCCAAACGATACAGCGTCTTCGCATTCCAAAAATTTGCATATAGTTCCAACAATTTCTCTAGCTAAATTTAAAATCGTTATCATTAATTTTAATTAATCAGATTGGATTATATTTAAAATACTTGAACTGTTTTTACGACTCTATAAGTCTCATGTATAATATTTGTCCTTTGTCTTGACTCTTTAAATTCAAATTTTATCGCAAGTAGAAAGAAAATTCTGTTCTTTTTTTTGTGACAATCAATTTACCTTCTTGCGTGTCATTTGCTCATTTATATATTTTCTCATTACTTCCACATTTTTTTTTACACGTTATTCAAAATGGCATTTCGTGCACCTGAAGCAGAAAAAGACTTTTTAATTCAAAATTGCATCGAGCAAATAAACAAACTTGATTGGGGCGACTATGAAATAGAATTTCTTGTTGATGTAATGGAACCACCGACAGCTGCTATGTTAAAAGATCTCAAATGTCATAAAGTTGGCAGTCGAAGAAGTTTAGAAGCTGGTGATTATCATATACGAGTTCGCAAAATGTCTAGATGGTGGGATTGGCGTTTAGTAGAAGGTTATGAGCGCAAAAAAGATGGAGATGGAGAAGCTTCTTTAAGAACCGGAGATTCGGTTGGTACAGGTAAACGATTTGGCCATGAGAACAGAGGTAAAGATCAATTAAACAAGATCAAAAATTTACCTATTGATCCCAAAAATTTTTTTTTTGTTACTGAAATTACTGAAAACTTCAAAACAACAATGGATCCATGCCGTATTGTCGGAGATGCTACAAATAAGCATATAAATCATGGTTATGGTTCTATAACAACCTGTGGATTTAAACAAACTATTTATTATTATCTTTGGGTTATTAGAAGACTTCATGCGTCCATGCATAGTACTTATAAACGTCTTGTTTCTTTGCCATATGGACCTATGCTGTATACAAAACAAGAAGAAGAAGACTTTCAAATCAATTCAGAAATTGAATTAGAAACTAAAGCACTTAATGCCGAGGAGGAAAAGAAGTCTGCAAATGATGTCATTTCTGACAGTAATATCAATGATGCTGATGATGATGGGGTCATTGATTTGACGACTTTTTTGACAAAAGAAGAAGATCTTTATGTGAAATGTCATGAGATATCTAAAGTTCATTGCGAATCTCAAGCCACGTGTTTTGTTCAACAGTTGAGATGTATTCCTGGTATTTCTGATGTAAAAGCTCTTGCAATTGCCCCATATTTTCAAACATATCCCAAGCTATCGAGATATTTGGACGATACTGATCCTCAAATTGTTTTAAACAAAGTTTCAAAAATTCAAGTTCTTTACGACAATCCGGACTCTGCAGATTTTGATCCCAAAACTGCAAAAACAAAAAATTTGGGACCAGCTGCAGTCAAAGCACTTTACAAATATATGTATGTTGGGGCTAAAGCTCATGCTATAGACGATCTTAAAGAACAAAAGACCCTTCCTAAAGAAACCGCTCCAAAAATCAATCGTCTAAGCAAAGATATAAACGAATTAGGACCCAAGCCAAGAAATGCCCCAAAGAGGAAGAAAAAGAACGAAGATGAAGGAGAAGGAGAAGATGGAGAAAATAGTGATGAGGATACTAAACCGAAATCAAAAAAACCGAAGTCAAAGGGTAAGAGAGGAAAATCACAAGACAATGGTGACGAAGATGTCGATGATATCTTTTTTGTTTAACATAGACATTTGATTGTTCATTGTTCCTATGTAAATATTATTATTTATTACTATTATTATTATTATTATTATTATTTTCTTGTTGTTGCTTAATTAAAAATTGAGTATTGTTTATTCAATACTATTCTTCTTAACGAATCTTGACAATAAATATCATTGTCATTGTCATTTCCACATTACTTATATATTTTTACAATTGAGAATAAACAAAAAAAAATGAGCAAGGAATCTGAAATGTGGATTATCTTTATTATATCTGTTATGGCTGGTTTTATTTTATATTCTGTATTATCAGGATCAAAAGAGGGCGAGGCTCCTAAAGTTGGAAACAGTATAAAAATTTGGTATTCACCAGATAAATATTTTCATCTTCATCACTGGTTTTTAAACTTTATTATTTTGATGACTATTGGAATAGTCGTTTCAATTTCTATGAACCCATGTGAAAAAAATGAAACAATTGCACCGTGGATTATAGTAGTATCTGGATTACTATTTGGAGGGACACTACAAGGACTTGCGTATAGCGATCACATGCATTTTTTATACAAAAAGGTTACTATAGCAAACGATATTTATACAAGAAATAATATCGACTTATTAAAAAATATATCTGTTTAATATGTATGTATGTATGTATTATTTAAATAATCTACTATCTACTTTGAAGGTATCCATAAAGTTTGATCCCATTCACTTGGAAAATAATGATTTCTCACACCTTCACGAACAAACCAATCAATAGATTCTATGTGTGAAATTATTTTCTCGGGACTGCGAAGAATGTCATCCATTTTCCATTCATGTCTCATCCAATATAATATTTCTGGAGACCATTCCAACATATCTGTTCCTACTCTGAGTGTTTGGCATGCATAGAGCAATATAGACATGCATATAATTATAGGATGATGGTTCACACGATATATATTCATTGACATCATAAGAATTTTAATGATGATATGACATAATTTACCAATCTGCTGTGCTTCTACATATCTTTTCGGGGTTTCAACACTTAACCTAAATTCATCCAATTCCAAAATTTCCTTACCTTTGACAATATTATCCCGGAATTTATATTCAGGAAATTGAAGTTGAAGGATAGTATTCATTAAAGTATATAATGTAGGTCTATCCAACAATCCTTGCATCATACATAATAAATACATACTGTTTCTTCGTATATTTGTTTGATTTTGTATAAAATCATATATCTTGATATCATAATCATTATTATCAACAATTTTTCGTGCTGTAATTAAACATGAAATGAACATACTGTGATCATAGTTCAGTTTCATATCTCTTGTATCATCTCTACATATTAATCTGTCGTATAAAGATACTGCCAAAACAAACATCTCATCTTTGTTTGTTTTTAATCGATTACTGTTTTTACGTTTGAATACATCTACAAATTGACACCAAGCTTTTTCGAATAATTGACCACGAGCCTTATCTGCTTTATTCCAAGAATGAACTTCCAAAATCGTATCTTCTACTCCTTGATCATGAGTTATAAAATCTGCATATGGAACACCCTCCCTGATTTCACACCATTGTGACATCACTTCAGAAAGTACAAAATTTATATAATCTTTGTGCAAAATAAATTGCTTTTCATTTTCACATGCCAAATTATTATTATTATTATTACTAGTAGTATTTCCCGTAATAACTTGAGATTCTTGCAGAGACGAATGATTTAAATTCATAAAATTATGAGTTAATAATTTATCAATTGATGGTCTTTTTTTAGCATCATAATTGAAACAATCCTTCAAAAATTCGAGACATGCAAATGATACACCTTGTGAATATTTGTGTGTTGCAAATTTTTCTATACTTGGGCTTGAACACAATCCACGTCGAATTAAAATTTTTTTAAGACGACATAATTCAGAATATGTAAAGAATGCCCATCCAAATATGGGTGACTTTTTTTTAGAACTTGTACTTTGATCATCATCTTCATCATCTTCATCATCTTCATCATCTTCTTCATCATCATCGCCATCATTTTGATTTTCGGAAAATGTTGTTGAACTGTTATTATCACTACCTGTATCAATTTCATTAGCGCCTTCAAGACCTGAAATATTTGTCGATTGTGTTTTAGAACTTGTACTTTCATAAACATTATTATTATTCATGTCAATGTTAATATGGACATTATTGTTTTTCAAAGTATTTTTTGATGATAAAGAACGCGATGACGATGATGATGATGATGATGGCGACGAAGATGACGAGTTTACAGGAAAACGAATAGAAGAAGAATGCGATTTACATGAAACATATTTGTTTTTATTTGCCATATTTGTATCATTTCTATTTCTAATTGTGCCTCTTTTAACATGTGTTTGTTCTTCAGCCTGTGCTGTCGGTAAATATGACAATGGAAAATGTGGCGATGAAGAATGAGAATGAGAAATATGTATATTTGTATTTGATGGTGATTCAGAAGAAGAAGAAGAAGAAGAAGAAGAAAATTGAGATATTTCTTTTTGTTTTGGAGATTTAGATGAAGATGATAAAGCAACGGGTTTGTTATTTTTGACAACGACAGTCGCCATATCAACAGGAGAAAGTCGATTTCCATGAATAAATTCTCCTAGTGTCATAAGAGATCCAAGTAAACATCCTAGAGACCATACATCTGTCGCATGATGATAAACTGACATGCCGCAATATAATTCAATGGGGCAAACCTCACGAGTAGGGTATATATCTGTATCAAATAGTCTTGATATAGGTTGCACGATATTAAAATCGATTAGTTGTATTCTATTTTGATCAATCATTATCATTATATTTGCTGGCTTTAAATCATTGTGTATATAACCCACCGACCTGAGATAAGATAATGCATTTATAACTTGTTTCAATAATTTTGACCAAATCAATTCTTGCTTTGCTTTATCCTGAATAAGCAAATTTTTTCTTGCCCATAATTCTTGTTTTGTTTTGATAATATTGTGCAAACTGTTTAATTCTTGAATTAATAATGGTCCTAAAACAATTGGTTGAATATTTACACCAACGTAATAAATACTTAAATCCTTACTAACAAAGTTGGACCAATGTGAGTTTCCTTCCTTTATTGTGAAATTCAAATAGACGCGGTGAGTAGACCGCGTTTCTGGATTTTGAATTAGACTTTTAAATAATTTTTGAAGTTGATTATCAGATGTTGATTGATTATTATTATTAATGTTGCCATTGTTGTTGTTGTTGTTGTTGTCATTAATAATCATATTTTCTTTATCACACAAGATTTTCCAATCTACGGATTTAGATAAAAATTCATCTTCTTTGGCTGTTAATGTGGGCCATGTTGGTCTAATTTTTTTTAATGAATCGGCTATGTCAAGCAATTGACTGAGGGATGCACTTGACATGTCCATAAAAAAATATAAAATGTTATTTGTTATTCTTATTTTTGAATATTTTACAAAGTTTTCATGGCCAGATACTCGTGCATTTAATATTATTTCTTTTTGAAAGCAATTTGGCACATCTATTTCTGGAATAGAGCATGCTTTCATAGCAAAAATATGACCTGTAGACATATCAATAACTTCATAAACACTTGCATATCCTCCTGTTCCCAATGATTTAACAACTAAATAACTTTCTGTGTTCATGTTCATCCCTTGTTCTGCAATTTTTTTTTTGGAATGAAATAAAATATGCCAAGTGTGTGTGTGTGTGTGATAGATTGATGTGTCTAAAATGAATGCAGATGATTGATGATTGTCTTTTTTTTTCTTGATCAAAAAAATGTACAAAATAATAATGTATTTATCTGATACATAAAAAAAAAACATATAAACTTCAAAACTAGTTTTGTTAACAAAACAACATCAATCTATATTATTATATTTTTTCTTGAAATATATTTTTTCTTCAACAAATAAATTAAATTCGAAAAATGACCTCAATGACGTTCAACGTGAATCAAAATGGTATGAGATATGAAAGTCAAGCAACATCTTTAGAAAGATATTGTAGTTCTGTTCCAAAACCAACTGTTTATAATAACAGAGATGATGATATATTTGTAGGAAAAACAATGATCCATCAAAAGATGCAACCAACCCGCGAATGTACTATAAAACCTATCGAAGTGTATGTGGTATTAAATCCGTTAAGACAAAAAGATACAAATGATCAGAATAAAGCAATTTGCAATTTGTTAAGTCAATTACCATCAACGTCAAGAAGATATTTTAAAACTATGGCAATTGAAAAACTGCCTCGAGTTCCTTTATGGATGCCAGAACCTCCTTTTGCAGTGGATCATGCAATTCCTGTATCACGAGATGGAGTGCCGGCCGTAATTTATTATGATAATTTGACCGAAATGTTACAAAAGGCCATACGTTTGGGAAATACTAAAGTGACTGTAGAAAAAAGTCTAATGGTAGCTTATATGTGCATTGAAAAGGTATATGGTGAAAATGGCGAATTAATTGATCATTCTACTCGAACTTATGCTGTCGAAACAGTTGATCGTGCATGTAAATGCATAGATTGCAAAACAAATTGTTTGGCTGTGAAACTTCCGACTGGAATTGTGTCACCTCTTTGTTTTGCATCGTCATCGTCATCCCCCTCCTCATCCTCAACAACAGCACCATCTGCCTGTTCGACTTCAAAATCAAAGTCTTGTATGTGTCCACATTCAGCGTCCCCTTCGACATGTAATTCAAATAAATCAAAGTGCTGTGGATCTCTCATAACCCAGGATGTATGTTGCTGTGAGTATTGCGTATCGACAAAATTAAGAATGAATATGACTCGTCAATCTGTAGACCATAATCCTTGCAACTGCGATAGATGTACACAATATGATGATAAGAGTGATGATAACCATAAAAAATACTGCTCTTGTGATGCAGCGTGTATATGTAAAGTTCAAGCTCGTTCTCGTAATTTAGTACCCCGCGGAGGTTATAATAGATGTAAGTCGATGTGTTATCCTCAAACATGTGTTCGAATTGCCGAGTCGCGAGCTATTGTGGATTCCATTACTCCTACACCCCAAACAATTGAAGCAATCGAAAAAGATAAAGAAATGGGTAAAAATGCCCCATGGTCATTGTTGGGATCATTCAAACAGTTTGCAGATAAATATAAAATGGATTATGATAATATCACGCGTCCCACCACCCCAATTTTAATACCACTCCCTGTACCTACGCCCACTCCTACCCCTGCTGCATCAACTATTGGAATTTCAATTTCTCCCGAAGTTGCTCGTGTTCTTGCAAAAAATACTGTTGATAAATCAAAATCTGCATCAGACACAGCAGCAGTTGGGACATCAACTTCAATTACTTCAACATCCAGTAGCACGTCAACTGTTACAATCGCAACTACCCCTGCAACTTTGGATACTTCGCAAAATGCACCACAACCTAACAACAATTCTGCTCGATCAATCAAGTCTAGGATGAAACCAAAACAAAAACCAAATGGTGGAGGTAAAATTCCATTTGTCTCGTGGGCTGCGAATTTGTTACATTTCGGGGGTGGCAATAACAAGAAATAAGCTTAAGCTTATTCAATAAATCAATTAATCAATGTTGTTATTATTGTTTTGTTATTACATATGCATGTTTGTTTGTTTTATTTGTCAAACAATAGAAACAATTTAAATTATACAAATTTTATTTTATATTATATTATATCACCAGGCACAGATTTATATTCTCCTACTGCACGCTGGAAACACTGCATAAAATCTTCAATTTCGAATTTATCACTTGTTGTGAGAACTGTATAGATTGCATTTGTATCCTTATTTTTTATATGTAATTTATATATAGGCATATGTTTAGATGATGTGAAAAATGGTCCTTTTCCTAATGACGATTCAGACATTGCTTCATCTGAATTTTTAAGATTTTCTGATTGTTTTAATTTGGAATATCCCACATCCAAAATACCACTTTGATAATCATCTGTACTAATTACATCATTATCATCATCATCATTAAACTTTGATAAAATATTTGGCTCTTCAAAAACGACTTCATCTTGTAATTTATCACTTTCCACGTTTGATAGTATATATGACTTTGATGGTCTTGTATAACATCCCTTTATTTTAACATTATAAATATTATTTTCAAGTACTTCAATAATGTTTGCCACAAATAGATGCGAATCTTTTGCCAAAGATTCAAGAATGTAATCATCAAGAATGTCATAATCAGTACCAATTGCTAAAATTTTATAAGGCGTAAGTGTTTCCCTAATTGAAGATTCACCATTGATAATAATTACATCGTCATTTATTTTATGAGTTATTGATGAATTATATTGTATAACTTGATATGAAATATCTTTACTATACTTGGGTTGAAAAGATTTATCAACCTCACTAATACATAAAGGTATCACTTTAATAACTTTACACAGCATATATGACAAATCATAATCAATGTCATCAACATTTGTGATTGTATCACGTGGTATTATACTTTTGATCATATCAAATGTCTTGTTAGCTGTTATATAATCACCAACTTCTGCTTCGCTTGCTATCTCAGTCATTGTCATGTTTCTTAATTCACCTGTTTTAACAGACTCACATAAAATACTTGCTTTGTAATATTCCACTTTTTTAAGTATCCCATCATAAAGAGCTGTATATTCTTTGGACGCAGCATGCAATTTCCATCTTTTTGCTTGTGTAGACTGAGGATCAATGTGATATTTTGGAGCAAAAGGTACAACAGTTTCATAAGATGTAAGCATATATAATTGGTCCTCTTTAACGTTTAATTGTGATTCTTTATTGAATAAAAGTTTTGTTGTTAATACTCGTAAAAGGGACCCAATTGATGTATTTGGCACATATAAAGTATTGTCATCAGATACAAATCTATCTGTAACTGAAATAACTCCATAACCATAGTCGTCTATTTCTATCATGCGTCCCCATACAAATGCTTCTGGTATTCTATCAGCGAATGATACATGCACATCAGACCAATCTGTAGCACCGTTGTCGCTTTCTAATAGTTTTACAACTTCAAATATATCATTACTTTTTGTCAATAAGACAATGTCATTTTCTTTTATAAACTCTTGATCAACACATATGCTATGATAAATGTCTAGTCCATTTTCAAATTCATCTTCATCTTCATCATCTCCTGAACCTGACCCAATTTCACCTCCTCCTATAGGCGGTTGTGTACCGGGCCCGGATCCCACAGCTCCTCCGCCTGCAGCTTTGACTCCTTTTTTGACAAAACTTGCAAGTGAGTGCGATTGATCCTTATCTTGTCTTTTGGCTAATTTAACATTGATATCAGTGTCTGTATCACTTTTATCATTTAATTTACCAGAATGTACAAATGGTACATCAAGTCCAATTTTAATGTCATTTTTGGAATTTGCTAAAATTTTGGTTATAGAAGCTTCTTCTGATTTTTTTATTTTTGCCAATACTAAACATTTCGGGTCAACAATTCGGATATTAAATCCATCAGTCATGCTAAAACGTACAATTCCTCCATCTTTTTCCTCGTTATCATTGCCTCCTTCTTCTTCTTCTTCTTCTTCTGTAAGACTGTTTTTATCTTTTACATGATATTCAAACAATGCACAAAAACCATTGATTTCTTCTGGAACTAGAGCATTTCCAATTGTGTATTTCAACAATTCATTTATTCGAAATGGATGATTTTTAACATTGTTTAAATCTGTGACTGGACAAACAACTTTACATTTATTTGTTGATGTAAAAATTTGACCAACAAATAATATAACATTAGGCGAAGATCTATCGTTAACATTTGCACATAAATTGTGACAGCTCAAAGACTTTAAAAAATTAAACATATTTGGAGTTTGTTTGGCTGTCAGAAATCAAAAATCAAAAAAATTAACACACAAAAAATGATAAATGTAGAAATAAATTATTTGTTTATTTGTTTTTTTTTATTTTATGATAATGCTAACAACATTTTTTGTAACAATAATAGTAATAATTATATATTTTAGTGTGCATATGTTTTCATATGATACGACATAAAACGAGCCCAATTATATACAATAAAAACTAATACAGGAAATACCAAATATTTCATAATAGCATCCATAAATGTGTTTCCCATATTTTTTGTTAAGTTGAAGAATATTACTCCACATAAGACTATCACCATAATCCATAATGAAGTCATACAAGGGATTATGTAAACCATAAAAATGGACATGAATAAAAGACCCATCATAAAAGCGTTTATCTCTGTTTTGTGAATCATTTTCTTTTTTGTTTTTAAATAAAAATAATACTATTGTTGTGGAAGAGTAAATGGATAAGTGATCAATATTAATTTACTTTATTTTATTCCTTTTTTCTTTTTAAAATGAAAACAGCTTGAAAAATCAAAAATTCATCTCTTCTCTTTATAAGATATCGTCAGGAATGAATCCAAAAGATCTTGCAGGAGAATCAGCTATACGAAAGTAAAAATCGGTTTCATCTCCTATATTTAATTCGACGTTTGTTGTAATGACCGTATATGATGTGTTTGTATTCTGTTCTGTTATTTTTAATTTATATATAGGAGCGTGTTTATTTGCAACGAAAAACGGCCCCTTACCCAAAGAAGATTCGGCAGATGCTTCATCAAAAGTTGAAACAATTTTTGATTGTTCTAGTTTCATGTGACCGAGTAAAGAAAAATAGCCTTTTGCTTCTTCTGATTTATCCAAATCGTCATCATCATTCTCATTCTCATTATTATTATTATTATTAATATCGATATCTTCAGAAAACGTAGAAAATATATTGGGTTCATCCAAAATTATATTATCAAGCAGATTATTGGATTTTACATGGGTCAAACAAAATGAATTTCTTGGTCTGGCATGACATCCAGTTATGACAACATTATATTTATTGCTTTCCACCACTTTTATTATTTTTGCTGTAAATACATGCGATAATTTAACTAAAAAGTCGATGTGTTCTGATTCGCTAGTATCTGCAACTACATAAGGAGGCGTGGAGAAAGATGATACATTAGGTCTTAAAATAAGTACTTCGTCGTTTACTTTATGTATTATATCAAGATGTTGTATTATTTCGTAAATAACATCAGTTTTATACTCGGGAAGTAAAGTCTTATCAATTGTACTGACACAAAATGGTACAATGTCGATTATTTTATAAAATTTACCTTTTTCGTTTTGTTCATATAAATTCTTGTCCTTGTTGTTATATAGATCTTTAGGTATGATACTTTTAATTTCATCATAGCTATCTATTGTTATATAATCTCCTACTTCAACTTCTGTTGTCATTTCGAGCATATTTACAATTTTTTGTTCACCTGATTCTACTGATTCGCATAAAATATTCAATTTAAAATATTCAATACTTTTTACAACTCCTTTTTTAAAAAGCTTATAAGACTTATGAGCTCGTTCTTTCCAGTTTTTACCCAACGTCGAATGTGAATCTATTTCTTGTTGATTTTGGAAATCAACTGGTGCTAATAAATTTTGTTCTGTGAAAACATATAAATATTCATTGTCTTCAAATAATTGCGGAGTTTCGCCAAATAAAGTTTTATGTGACATTAAAGGGATTAAAGAATCGATTCTCATATTAGGTAAACGCAAACGATGATTTTCTGTGATAATTGTATCGGTTACTTTTACAAAATCATATCCATCTACATCGATTGATTTTCCCCATACAAACGCTTCAGGTTTTCTGTACATCAAAGAAGTATGTTTATCATGCCAATTAACTTGTTCCAACTCGTTTTCTAAAATTTTAACGATTTCTAATGGTTTGCTAGAATCATTTTCATCGCCTGTATACAATACAATGTCATTTTTATCCAATTCTTCAGCATGGAGCCAGACATATTGATAACTTTCCAGTGACATTGGTATCAATGGTGTAGTTTCTTCATTTTGTTCTTCATCATTGTTTTCATTTACATCTTGAGAACCAATTTGACCATTACCATTACCATCACCGTCGCCAGTTGTTGGTATTGTTGATGTTGATGTTCCAGGCCCTAGTCCTATTTCCCCACCACCATAACCTGCGTCGCCTCCGCTTGACCCAACTGCACCACCTGCCGCTGCTTTGATTTTTTGGGTTTGAGATTTCGTTGAGTGATTTTTATTTGTCTTAATATTTGAAGCAAATATGTTACCTGATTTAGATTCTTCTTGATATATTTGCTGGTATGTCATTTTAGATCCAACTGTAAGTTTGTTATTTTCCTTTCCATTTACCAAAATTTTTGTGATAATACATTTTTTTAATTTTACACCTTTCTCATCCAGGCCTTCGTCAAATGGCGATATTATACGGGCTAATCCTAAATAATTTGGATTCACAACTCGGATATTAAATCCGTCTGTTTTACTAAAATGTACATTACCGTCCAGATTTTTGTTACTTGTATGATATTCAAACAAGGCACAAGTACCATTTATAGTAGGAAAATTTTTAACAAGATTTTTTGTGTAGTATAAAAGTTGACCAGATTTAAAAGGGTGGTTTTTAATGTTATTCAAATCTGTAATGGGACATATAACTTTGCATTGTTTAGATGACAGCAAAATTTCTCCGACAAATAAAATGACATTAGGAAGAGATGCTGGATCAAATGCGGTCGAATCGCAGTTGTGGCAAGTAATAGATTTAAGAAAATCAAACATTTTTGGTTATAATGCAGTTCTTGGTTCTTGATTAATATGAATACAGTAACGTTTCCTTTTTTTTTTCTCTATTTATCAAATACAATAAATAAATATATTTGAAACAAGAAAATGATATTTATTCGTAATACAAATTTGTGTGTCAGCAAAAAGATTGGGAATAGCTAATATCAATTTATGTTTTATGTTTTTTGACAAGATAGGTTTAATTTATGATGTTATGTGTGATATGCTTTACTTTGATTAAGAATGAAAATTCAACCGACATTCTTTTACATCTTTGCATCTTTTTCTTTTTGGATTATTATTATATACATCACAATAGTACCACGTTCAATCCATATATCCACATATACACAATCACAAAAATCAAATCAAATTAAATCAATAAATAAATAAATAATCAAAAATGCCTGTTAACAATAGTAATATAACAAGACAGAGACTAAGGTTTTTGGACAAGTTAAACTATCAAAAATTGAAAGTTGTTCGTAACGCAATATATGAACGAATAATTTATCACGATTTATTTTTAACAGGAACAAGACTAAAACAATGCTCTGGATTTACAAGATGGGAAGATTACATGTCTTTAAAAACATTTATTCGATCAATTTGGATACCAGCTCGATTTAAAAAAAGGTGGTTTTATATATCATATCATGATATTGAAATTCTAATAATGCAAATATGTGACATGTTCAAAAAATTCCAATGGCAATCGCAACCAGAACCTAGTATTTAATTTTTTTTGAATACTAAAATACGATGTAAAGGGAGTAGATATTGAACTTCTTTCTCTGAAGTGAAACAAGCTCTATCTTGCTTGTTATTTATAGCATAAGCCATAGCATTCATGTCCGTGATGACAGAAAAATTTGCTTCGACAGATGCTCGAAAGACATCGGATGTAAATATAAGACTTTCAGTAGTGAAAACTTTAGCACCCATTATGCGAATTTTGACTCTGTCAAACTGCTGCTGTGGCTGATCTGCATTGGGATTCGCCATTTTTGCTGGAAAAGAAGTATCCAATAATTTTTCAACAACATTTTTATCATATTTTATTTCCAAAACAGACGGACATACATTGATTGTTAAAGATGTATCATTTATTTCCAAATCTTGGGAATTTGTTCTTTGGAGAATTTTTTGGGATTCATCGTGAAGAATTTTTCTTACGATATCCTCATCAATGATTGAAACGACAAAAAGAGCATTGGATGACATCGCATTTGATGCTGCTTTAAAAATCTGAACGAGGTCTATGTAATAACTGCAAGCTTGAGATAAAGCATTTTGACATGTTACCAAGTCATATTGACCAAAATTGCGAGTAATTTGATGAGGCCATTGATCTGGAGTTCGTGCATCTTGTAAATAAAAGTGCACATGATTTAAAATTCCAGATTTGTCATTATTCATTGTTTTAATAGCATTATCAATCATATATTCAGATGAATCAATACCATCATATTCTAATTTCATTTTATCAAAAACTTGAAAAAATTTACGTGTATGAGTACTCCAACCACAACATAAATCTAATACACGAATTGTATTGTCGGTGCTGAATCTCCCAAAAAGATTTAAATGTGCAAAACCATAGGTTCTAAGTAAATGATAATAAAGTGAACTTATTGATTTTTTCCATGGACTTTGTTCAATAACAGACATATTTAAGAATTTAAAAGGAAAAGATAAATTCGAAAAGAAGCGCGTAACAACAAGTAAATTAAAAATAAAATAAATGCAAAGGAGTATGTATGTAACGAATGATGTGTGCATATAAATTTATTTTTCTATCTTTTTTTTTGTTTCTTTTTACCATTCTTTTTTTTTTCATTCCCACTCGATTTGATCGATTTCATCATCCTTCTCACAAGATATCGATGGCATGTTCAGAAAGTCTGACTCGACATTAATTACACCAATTCTAGTGTTTGTATTGTTTGGTATATGGACACCGACAGCTTCTTTTTCTGTACAAGCCGCTGATAAAGCTGGAGATTCCGGCTCTGTTTTCATTATTTGTGTATTTTCATTTTCATTTCCATTTTCTTGTTCTTCTTCTTGTTCATGTTCTTTTGTTTGCTGAAAATTTATAAATTGACCAATATTATCATCTTCTATTTTATCAGTCATGTCTATAAAATCTGTAAACACATAAGGAAAATCCTCGTCTAACTTGTCATTCGTACAACACGATTTTGAAATATGAGGACAAGATTCTCTGAGTCTAAAACGCCAGATACTTCGGAGGACGACATTAAAAAAATCATATATTGCGGGTATCGGGTTATTTCTAATACCCACAAGAACAAAACTTCCCTGTGTAAAAATACGAGCTGAATACGAAAGGCAATTTCCAGTTAATTGGTCAACAGGACCTTCGCGAGCCCATTGTAAACCTCCAAAATCAACTTCTGCTTCACTCATAGACATTGTATTGATAAAATGTGTATCATGATCCTTCCATGTTAAAATTCCATCATCTGCATCGCTTCCTCTTATAAAATCTTTCAATCTAATTCGATGTCCCATCCAACCTGTAATGGTCATATTATTTATTCTCACGTCATGCAATTTCCATATCCATGGAGTATGTAAATCACGTCGATCTTCGCTTTTAAAGTTTCTTGGCAAAGTTCCACTTTTTGCATACGAATTATAAACTTTTTGTATTTTTGAAGCAATTATGCGCATAGTCTTTACTGTTTTAATTGGAGTTCTGCAACCAGTAACTACAACATTAGCTTTTTTACCACTACCAAAAATTTGAATATGTGCGTTTAATTTTTTGTAACGTATGCCAACCCCAGACAGTGTCGGGTAGGTGTTCCATAAATGTTTATTTATGATATTTGGCATTAGTCTGAATTCAGGATTTTTAAATTCAGTATCATTTATATGATATCTAGCAATCTGAGCTGAACCTTGAACATTACACAGCGTCCACATTAATTTTGTTTTTTTTAAATCCTTATCCTGTTTCGCTTCCAGTCTTTTTTGTCTGTTTATTTGAATTTTAGTTGCTGTTGCAGCCATTATTTCAGGCAATATTTTTGATGACGGTGATTTTGTTGTAAGATCGTCAACTTTAGATATATCTGTGCTTATAACACAATATGTTTTTTTACGTTTTTTACAAACATCTTTTGAGATCTTGTCTGCAGTTTTTCTTTTTTTTACATTATTCTGATCGTCTTGACAAAACAATTCAGAAGAATTATTTGTGATTATGATAGGTTTGTTTATCTGATCAACTAATACATCTTGATCTTGATTTTGTTTTTTCCCTTTCTGTAAAATACCTGCACGAGCATTTTGTTGACTTTTTTGAATTTGTAACATACGTTGATACTGAGCTTGTTGTAACATTTGCGTGTAGCTCTGTTGTTGTTTATCAGATGATGGCGTTGTCGATAATGATAATGATGACGATGTCGATGAAAAGGCTCCGTCGTAAGAGGGCACAAATGAAGAGTCCTTATTGTTATTTCCGTAATTTACATTACTATTACTATTACTATTAATATTAATATTAATATTATTGTGTTGATGTTGATGTTGATTTTGCAATAAATATTTATTTTGTTGTTGTTGTTGCTGCTGCTGTTGCTGATGACGTGGTTGTTGTTGTTGTTGAAAGAAAGGTTGTATTTGTATCTGTCCATTTACGGGAACATTTGTTCGATACTTGGACATTTGTTCTTTATTTATGTTTGTGTCTGTCTTCTGTCTGTTTGTGTGTTTGTGTTGTGTGTAACAATAACAACAATAATAATGAAATAAATAAACAAACAAACTAGTCAAAAATAGAAAATAGAAATTTCATTTTATTATTTATTTATTTATTCTCTACAACATTGATAGACAAACCTGAATCTAGAAATTGGCAAGAACGAATCGTAGAACTGATTAGTATCTCCAAAGTCTTGATTGGTTGCATTGTAAAATCAGTAGCTGACATGAGATCCCACCAGGCTGTCACGCCAGAGTCATAACCCCCAATCATCCAAGTTCCGGTGATATCAAATCCTAAACTTGTAACTTTTTTCTTTTTTGTATCCAAACAAGACATGGACAGCAATCGCTTGGAAGAGCGAATATCCCATAATGTTATTTGACCATCTATTGTCCCAGTTGCAATTTCTCCTCCATTGGGAGAGATACACATTGCGTTGATAGAGGCCGAGCAATTGAAATCTGAAAATGTTCTCACAGCAGAACGGCTTGTTGTCATGTCAAACATTGATACAATTCCATCCGATCCTGCGGAAACTACACATCTTGCATTTGGATGCATTTTTACAATGTTTATAGATTGAGAAGACGCCTGTATTGTACGGAAGCATTTTTCAAGATCGAGACGACCAAGTCGAATCATCCCGCAGCTATATCCAGCCGCTATCATAAATTCATGGTCTAGAGTTATATCATATATCATGGATTTTTTGGATTCAAAGCAATAATAATTGGTAATTTTTTTGAGCGACATTTGATCACTATTATTATTATTATTAATTTTAGTATCTCGCAAATCCCATAAATTAATACCTCCTTGACAACAATCTGACGTCAATAGCCATTTGTTACACCATGATATATCCTGTGCATAACAATTTCCTATTTGTTTAAATGTAGAAACTCTCTTGGACAACGTTGAACTGTTTTCTTCGTCGTTATTTTGTAAATTCCAAACCATCCCCATATTATTAGACGTAGATACAGACAAGACAGAACCATCATATGATAGTTTTGTATTAAGATTTTGCTTTCCTGTACATGTCGATGATAGTAAAGTATATGTGTAGCAAGAAATACCCTCTTTGTTTAAATCCGGATAAACAGACAAATTATATTCCATTTTTTTTATTCGATCAGTTGATGGATAGCTTAATGGGATTTCACTGCATGGATCAGGCTTCAAGTCTCTATTGGACACTGAATCGCGATTTTGATCAACCGCGTTGTCGTTATTACTATTATTACTGTTGTTGGTAGAGCCAGGTAAAGTTTCTTTTACATTAGTTTTATTATCACTGTCATCATCACTTCCAAATAAAGATAGAGATGCGCTAATTTTGGATTTTTTTTCACGGCGCTTGCGCTTCTTTGTCGGAAGCTCTCCTCCTGTCGATAACGATGAAGATGCCATAGGATTTTCTAAATTATTTTTATTATCATCAACGTTATTATTATTATTATTATTAATATTAGTATCAACTACTTTTTTTTTACGCCCTCTTTTACCTTTTACCTTTTCTTGTTTCTTTCTGCCTTTTTTTTTCTTTTCGCTGTCATTCATTTTAACGATTACTTTGAATGCCTGTTCTTCTACAACTTCTTTATCATCAAATAGATCATCTCCAAAATCAAGCAAATCGTTTTCCAAATCAGCTTCTATGTGATGTTCATTTTCACATTGTTCCATAGTGACATCAGTGTTTTCTTGATCTTGATTACTACTAGGAGGTTCAATTACTATAGGGATATGCTCCATATTAGCGAGATAAAAGAGGGGGTCTTGGGAATTACACTCTTCCCAACCAAGTCGACCATACAAGTTGTTTATGAGTTTAGTTCGCACACCATTGCATTTTGAATTTGGTACACATGATAATATTATTTCATCTTGTATGTCTTTTTTTTTCTCTTGTTCAATGACTTGGGTTTCAAGGTTGAACGCGTGCAGAGTTTGAGAAAACCCGAGTTCGTTCAAGAGTTGAAAGACCTGTTGGTTTTTATGAAAAATGTTATGAGCTTGTTTAATGGAAGATAAAGAATTGATTGACATATTATTATTATTATTATTATTACTATTGTTGTTGTTGTTATTATTGTAAGATTTTTTTATGTTTATGTGAGTTTTTTGTACTCTGTTAAATATGACAATGTCCCTCGCTACACTATTTCTTTTTATTTATTTGATTTTGCCTTTGAAAATTCTAAAATCCGCTGGCGCGTTTGACTTGTCTAATAGCAGATATACCGGCAGATGGCATAATCAGAGCAAATATTAGTGCGACCATCAATATACCTACGGCTCCTGACAACGATCTCGTGAATACTTCCGACACGTTTTTAATTATACCAGGTTCCATTTTTTCCGTCTCTCCTTCAATAATAGCACAAACAAACACACAAAAAAAAGCAAAGATGGCAACCATAACCAAACATGTTATAAAATCTGGAGCGCTATCATCATCATAATCAGCATCAGCATCATTTGCCTTTTCCTTTGTTTTTTTGTTAATGTTATTTGATATCACGCTATTGCTATTTTTCTCATTTTTGATTCGATTCTCTTCTTTAGAAATACGCAAAAATGGAGGGTCAAGTAACATTATTATTATTTTATTTTTGCAATTGTATATATTTTCCCTTCTCCTTTTCAGCTTGTACTTTGTGTATTTTTTTAAACTGGTCAATAGCATAAATTTTGAATTTTCTTTATCATTTCATTTGCTTGTTTGGTATATTATTATTTACACACAGTTTCAATTTATTGAATACATTTGCTGAATAAATCGTCATCGTTATCATTGTTGTTAATAATAATAATTGACTATCTGTTTTATTTTGGATTTCTATTACTAATATTAAATGAACTCACTTGGTAAAAAAAGTTTTTATGCTGTGGCAATTGGAAGAATTGTTGGAATTTATAGAACATGGGCTGAATGTGAACCTCAAATATATAAAGTCAATGGTGCAAAATTCAAAAGCTTTCACACAGAAGATGAAGCTATAAAATATATTGAACAAATTACATCTAAACCTTTTGTTAATAATAATAATAATAATATTAAAAGTCAAGGCAAAAATAAAAATATATCAAATGATAATAATAATAATAATAATAGTATTTATGACAATAACAATAACAACGACAACAATATGATAATTCCTCGGGAATATAAAAAAATTTACGATGAATTTGTTTATCAACCAGGCAATAGAAGGACGGAAGAAGAGCAAAGAAAGGCTTTTGAAGATTTTATGGATGTTCTTATTTTAATCAATGCCGACACGTCTATTATATGTTATACAGATGGCGCGTGTAGCGGAAATCCAGGCCCTGCCACATGGGCGTGGACCGCTGAAATAGGAAGCTTGATTAAGATGAATTTATACTCTACAAATAATTTGCTTGAATATGGAGTAGATTTTTCAAAGCCAGAAGATGAAATACTTAATTTAAAAAGAGTGAATAACTCAAAATATATTGGGTATGGAACGAACAATATTGCTGAACTAACAGCCATTTATAATTTGATATCTTATCTTTTATTGCTATCTGAGGATGTCAAGATACGCGAGTCAACAAAAGCCATTTATATATTTTCGGATTCGGATGTGAGTGTTGGAGTCATAAATGGAACCATGAGAGCATCTGCAAACAGAGACCTCGTTGGTGCTATTCAATGCGATTTGGACAAATTAAACAAAAAATTAAAGACCTATTTGAGACATTGTCCTGGTCACTGCAGTGTTCCTGGTAATGAAATTGCAAATACTTTAGCTGATCGTGCATATCCAAAACCCACTCTCAAAAGCCAAAATAATAATAATAATAATTCCGAATACAATTTAAAATCTCATTCCCGTGGAACAAAAAGGTGCCATTCGCAATCACATGATAAGAATATAGATAAAAATTATTCTAAAAAAGGTGATGATATGGATTCAGATGATGAAGAAGAAGAAGAAGAAGAAGAAAGATCACATAAAAAAAAAGAATCAAGCTTTTTTGATTGATTGATTGATGAATGTATAGATGTATAGATAGATAGATAGATAAAACCTATAAATATTTTCTAGCAATTACATTTTCATAATCATTGATGTCTAGTGTCATAAATATAGAATGTTTATATTGTGACCAATTTTCTACTTGATCTTCTGGTATTTTGATACTACAATTTAGTCCTCCAAAAGATAAATGTATCTTGCCAAAAACAGTCTTATCATTATTATCATTATCTTCATTACAGTCCTGGGCACGAAATGCGTTAACAATTACGCCTCTTTGGGAGTACTGGCATCGAGCGATGTTTCGTCCATCTTCCAATGAAAGTTTTTCTTCCGGGTCTTTATACAAACGTATTGTAAATTTATCATCTTTTATCAAACGATAAGTATCTGACTTCATAACAAAATCTAAATCATTTATTGTACTATTTTTGGCACACGATATTCTTTGAAACTTTTGTCGTTTTTGCATATTTTTATTGATTTCACTCACGATCGCTGCATATTCCCAGTCTGGAGAAATCATTTTTATTCGGGTTTGATTTTTATTTATTTATTTTTTTGAAGTGACTCAACTTGCAACTAAAAAAAAAATTGAATTCCTATTTCTCTTTGTATAATCTTTCTCTTTCTGTTTATAGATTATGAATAAGACAAGTCACAATTTTATTTAATCATTTTTAATTAAATTTGAAAGAGTATTATTATTATTATTTTTTTTTGTTTTAATTACAAAATTCAACCATGACAAACTCTCCAGTTTATGAACCATATACACCTACCTATGATGACATCGAAAATTATCGTCCCGAAGGAAATGTCTTTAGTCCAAGATCTCCAAGTTTTTATAAATCTACATCTGATTCATGTGTAGTAACAGAATCTAAAAAAAACAATGATGATGACGACGATGATTTTATGATAGACGGTTGGGTTCCAAATTCTTATGGTGAAGATCAAACAATAAATAGTTTACCTGTTGTAAACAATTACGTTGATACTACCACTACTATTATTAATAATAATAATAATAATTACATACCTAAAATTGATATAGCATCCATGTATGCTAGTATTCTAAATGCTTCTCGTATTTTTATTTCAGGTCCTTTATGCGAGTTTAGTGTTGATCCTCATAGAGTACAAGTTAAAACGCCTGACATTTTACTTCAACCGCAATCTCGACAAGTAAAACCAAGAAATGGAAATATGGTATTCAATCATAATAATAATAATATTAATCATCATCATCAACAACATCATCATCATCAACAACATCATAATAATAATAATAATCATAATCATCAACGACAACCTAATCAAGAACAACAACAACATAACCAACATATTCATCAGCCACATTATAACCAAGAACAACAAAAGTATCCCCATCAACATCCCATACAAAATGAAAAACAGGATTTTTTATTGAATCCTCATACAGCTATTCATAATATCCCAGACAAGAAACCATTTATCCATCCTTCTAGAATGATTCACGAAAATGTGAGTAATAATAATAATAATAATAATAATAATAATACAGTACAACAATCCCCATCTCTTCCTCTTCCTCGTCAATTAAATGATTATAAACCAACAATGACAATATTAGATAATCCAAAAATTTCGGCTAATGTAGTGGTGCGATCTGATCCCGTATATAACTTTAGATGCTCAACATGCAATAAACAATGGAAAAGTGAAAACCCAAGAGATAATGTATGTAAGTATTGTATGTCAAGACGCAATCCGAATCCGAATAATTGCAAGCGCTCTCGCAGAGAAGAAGATGAGATAAAAGAAAGACAGCCCAAAGCACCTCGTGTAAATTCGGTTTTTGGATTTAATCCATTTCAAATTAACTCAAGAAATATGGCGAAAGAATTATTGTTAAATCAGACTAAAATGGAACAAGAAAATTTATTTAAATGTGACATAGATCCTACAATAGCCAACAAAGTATTTCAAAAACTGTTATAAATATACAACAATCAATTGATCATTTTTTGCAAATTGTCCCAGTCTGCAGTATCATTATCAGCACTTTTATCTTTGCTTGTAATTGAGGATGAGTTTACGTCGTCATCATCGTCATCGCCATCTTCTTCTTCTTCTTCGTCATCTTCTACTTCGACTTCAGCTTCAGCTTCATCGTTGTCATTATTTTCATTATCTGTCATAGTAATGGCACGAAATTTGGTGTTGATGGCTTCATAATCACTACTGTTGTTATAATCATCATTGTCACGGTCATCACGATCATCCTCATCATCCTCGTCATTATTCTTAGAATCTATAAATTTATTATTTTTATCCGACTCGTTCTTGTTTGATGGTTTATCAAACATGGAATCATCTCTTTTTTGAGAAATAGATATGTTGTGACTCGATTCCGAATTATTTTTTTGATCAGAATTATCATTTTTGGTTATTACGTGTGATTCCTTCAAATTATGTTGATTTGTTATATGTGTATGAGCTCTATGTTCAAGCAAAGATGGTGGTGTCGGCAAATTGGTAATAACGGTATTTGTAGCAGTAGGAATAGTATTAGTATTGGTATGAGAAGGGGAATTTCCATTTAAAGATACAATTTCATTTTTTGTAATGGGAACTTCTATTCGTTCAAATTTTTGATTTGATAAGGATGATGAAGTATGAAATGTTTCGATATCATTTCCCACTGGACCAAAGTCATCATTGGTATGATGATGATCATCAACATCATCGAGCATCAATGATTTTGCATTTTGAGTTTTAACTGAACCTATCACCAAAGAAGATACTAAATTTGCATTACGTCTTTTTTCATCATCAGCACGAAACTTTTGATACATCTCAAAAGCGTCGTTTTGATACTTTGAAATATCCTTTTTATATACATCCAACTTTGCCTGGACTTCTTCCATTACAATACTATGGGATGTCTCTATTTGCTCTTTTAGACCGGTAATGTGATTTTGAAGCAAATGGGGTATATGAGCCATCTGTGACTCAAGTTGTAATGGTAATTCTTTAGTAGATTTGTTATACAAAGCAAGACTTTCTGTTACTTTACTTTCCAGCGCGTCATGCAAATTGTCAGATCTTGTCGTTTGGCAATCTAACCTTTCATCAAGACATTCGATATTTTCATTTGTTTTTTTTATCTTATCATTGATATCCTTGAGTAATTCTATGCGTTTTTGCTCATGTTGAATCATTGATGTATGTATAGATGAAAACATTTTTATCATTTCAGCAAATGAAGAACGACTTATTTCATTTGACTTGCGAAATTCAAGTATTACACTAGCAAAATTAGCATCTCTTGTTTCTTCTGATTTTATCCAATCTTCTCTTGTCATAAATTTATTACTAATATTAATATTATTATTCTCATCATCGGTAGTATCTCTTTTTATAGAGATTGATTGTACAGGCACAGGTATTTTACGATAAGGTATGCCAAGTAATATGGTTACATTTGAAACGATATTCAAACTAATACCAATTGTTTTGTCTATAATTTCATAACATGCCGATAATTTTGATTCTCGATCTTTAGTTGACGGATAGCCGTCATTGTCAAACAACGAAACATTATTTCTAAAAGCTTGAGCTACTCGATTGTAAACATTGTGTATAAATGTTAGCAAATCGTCCTGGTTTCTGACATCGCCTATATTTTTTATATTTCTATAAGTAAGAGCCAACTCATCTTTGTGATGTTCTTTTTCTTCGTCTGTCAGTTGATTTTCCAGGATATTGCGCAAAACTGCAATAGAATCTCTTGGTTTAAATTCAGGCTCATAATTTTTCTGTATAATCATATTATTTCTACAAATGCAAATAGTGTTGAAAATAGTTTGTGCAGTGGTATCATTAATTTTTGTATCATTAATTTTATCAGTAATAAATTTATATTTACCTTCGGCAGCTTCACCCATGTGATCTGCGAAAATGCGAATTAAATTAATTTTACGTTGACGATGAAGCTGGTCTCTCAAAGCAGGAGAAGCAGTTGCTTCTGCATCATCAAGAACTTTCATTAAATGTTGACCATCTGGGTATACAGGTAAGGATGAAAGGCGCACTATTTCATTTTCCCTAATAGCATATGTATATTTAGACGAAGCCGCATCATCTCTGAAAGCTGCTGTAAAATTTCTGTATATTGATGATCTCAGAGCAGTTTGAATTAATAGTATAGATTCAGATATAGCCGAATTTGGTTGAGATGACATATTTCCTTTGTTATCGTTACTCTTATTATTTATTATTATTATTGTGTGTTTGTTGAAGCAATGATGGAAAATGAAATAATAGTAAAATTTTTTGTTTCGAATATATTGAACAACAAACTCTTCTTGATTAAATTAATTCAATTAATTCAACAAAAAAAAAATAAATAATAATAATAACTCCAAAACGAATGTCTTGCATTTTTTAGGCACAAAAAAAATAATTAATTAACAAACAAAATTGTCGAAAAATTGCAAAACACAATATACAATATATACCAAACATTTAATGATCAATCTAATGAAAAAGGAGTGACAAATTGAAAAAAATTATGGGTAGTTTGTGACATATTGTTTATCCGGATTGAACACCAGGATTGTTGGTGGTTGGTGGTTAACAATTCATGTTACATGTGACTCAGATATACAGGTCTTATCATATTTAAACTAATTTATAATATAAATATTATTTATAATAATATGGCCCATGCTGCCTGTCCGAATCTTTCATAAAATTGTCCCATGGTCTTGGATCCAGTACTCCAAATTGGGTTGCAACGAAATGTTTGTTGTTCATTAGATTCTCTGACAACTTATTGTGGATCATAAATCTCTGAAGTGCATTTTCAATTAATATTCCATCATATGATGGAACTGAATCGGATATGAATAAAAATTTGTGAGAATAAAGTTTTTGATCGTCGATCATATGTGATGGCCAGCGGACCAGATTCAAAACTTTGCCTTGACGAAAGAAGAAGCGAAGCACTAAAATTTGATCCACATACAAATTTGATTTCTCAAAATCAACAAATTGGTTAAATAAATGTTCTATTTCTCTCTTGGGTTCATCTAACTCATCATCCAACATGACATTGTCTGCAATAATTTCATCAGATGGAATTGATATTGATGTTGCTTTGCCAAAAACTTTTTTAGCTTCTTCACTTTCAAGCCTCCATCGATACCACCATACAAAAATATGATTTGCATCCCACTTCTTGTCGTCGATACATATTATAGGTTGACTAATATATGTTATACAATTGTACATCATCTCATTATATACATCACCCCATTTTCCATCAACCTTGGTAAAATCCTTGATAAATTTATGACCATTACCACTGTCTATAGTCACAACGTGTGGTTGGTCCAAAGAATGCAACGATAGAGTTGTTTTGTGCATTTCATTGTGTTTCGGACCACGTAGAAGTCGGACCATGACAGCTGAATCTTTCGCTAAATAGTTCAAACTCATAAACGCAATCAAATCCGCCCTTCTCTTCATAGTTTCATCATCAATAATAATAATATTAACATTCATAACATTATTATCGTTATTATCATAATCATCATTTATTTTTTCCTTTTGATTTGAACTCGTCGTTGAACTTGCATTTTCATTTTCACTAATAACAAAATTCATTGCCTTGTGGAGTTCTTCTGAAAAGAGAGCTGCATACTCTTTGGATAGCTCTTGCTGAAGCGTCTTCGCTTCTATAATTGAGAATAAAGATGTCATGCTTAAATGCAAATCGTTTGATTATTATCCACAAAATTGTTTTTGTACTTTTTGTACAAAGAAGAGAACGGAGATAAAAAAAGTGAGGTATTTGAACTTTATACTGCGCGCGTGTGACATTTATTGTCGTTCAATTAAAAGAAATTTAAAAAAAAAATAAAAAAGAACTTTTTGTTTCAACTATCAATGAACAAGCAATTTTTGTGGAACGGGAACTATGGCGAGAACGTTCTGATCGTCAAAAGGTCAAAAGGTGTCAACATTTTAGATGATGGAAATAAATGAAATATAAGTGATTTGATTGAAATGGTTTATATCAATAAATAAAACAATAAACAAGCAAATTGGTTGAACAATATTTTTGTGCTCTCTCAATGAGAGTGATGTCGGAAAAGTATGCGAAGATTGCATGGCGAAGCGAATAAAGATGAAAATTGTTGTTCTTAGATGGAGGCCTCGCTCAGGTTATCAAGCAAGTCTTTGTCCTTGGCGAAGCAGGTGCTTTCTGAACGGATTTTTTCCAAGAGAGCACCCATCAGATTGGACCCCTTGACTTCGCCGGTGATCTTGTTGGTGTGCATGCCCCAAAGACCAGGGCGTCGCTCGAAGTGATGCAACGGGCGAGAACCCGTCTTTTGCAAAACGAGCTGAAAAAAAGGAATGTCGAACTTCGCTCGCAGCGCGTTCTCCATGACGATAGGCCCCTCGATAGACCACTTTGAGGTGTCGAGCACGATTTTCTTTTTTTTCATGGCAGTTTTACTACCAGCAGACTTGGCTGCTTTGGCTTCGATGCCGACCTCGGGAATTCCACCCTTGGCGACAGAGCTGAAAGTTGCCGCAATCGAAGGATACTTGGGGAAGTACTTTTGAGACTGGTAGTAGTGTTCGACGGTTGGGTACCAACGCCCGTCGATCTCAATCCAACTCTCTGCGAAGTTGGACAGTTGGCGAGCTTCAGGATCCTTGGACTTGGAGAAGAACTGGAGCGGAGTATCTTCTGTGATATGGTGGGATTTTTTGATTTTTTTGGGAAGAGGTTGCTCTGAAGGCTCAGTGTGAGAGGAGGAAGGTCTCTTGAGCCACATGTGGGTCGTGTTGGGTGATAAGGAGTTCGCGTGCGCGAGTAGAAGTAGCTTGTTGGAAAGTGGTGTAAGACGAGATGTAGTTTTAGTCACTGTGATTGGTATGTTTTTTTTGTGGTTGGTTGATTGTTTGTTGGTGGTGGTGTTTTGGTTGTTGTTGGTTGAGTTTTTGGAGGTAGTGTGGTGGTTGTTGTTGTTGGCGGAGTGGTTGTCGTTTGATGGAGTGGTTGTTGTTGGCGATGTGGTAATTGATGTGGAGCGCGGAGGGCATAATTCGGATGTTTTCGGCGAAATAAAGTTTGTGTCGTCTTATTATTTACGCTATGTCTTGTAAAATGAGTTGAAATTTGGGTGGATGGGATGCAAAAAATCTTTTGTCTCAATATTTTCGCAGGTGTCTAGATTCTTTATCTCTCTGCATATAATGCACAATCTACTTGCCCACCGTCTACTGTCCCCAATCACGACATCAACTATCACGACCGCGGACTAAACACTTCACATGCACATTCAGAACTCGCACTAACCACACAAACAAACAACAAACAAACAGTATTTTGATAAAACAAACCCCCAATTGACCCGCTCAACAATCACCACTACTTAAACAAAAATGTCTCTGTCTCCGCCTCTTCCTTCCCTTTCTCCTGACACCGTGAATATCATCGACCAAATTTCCGAGCTTGCGAAGCAGGAAGTGGCGGTCAAACAACAGCTCAAGACAATTCGCCGCAAAATGAATGAAGCTCAGTCCCGTCTTCAACAGGGAGCCCCTGCGGCCGATTGTCTGATCAAGGTCTTGGGCCTACCTCAGGATCTCGCTGAATGGCTTCGCGATCGAAGCTATACTCTCCGATTCGGATTCGTAGAAACTGATTATGGTTCTTTCCCCGAGATCGAAATTGGCAAAACCAAACTATGCTACCAGAGCGGAGGACCCCATGGGGATGGCGATCGGGTCGTCGTGGAATGCGAGTATACTGGCTGTGACATGCGAAGCAAGTTTCAAGAGGTCGCTGACGCACTGCAATCCAATCGTGCTTTCAAGCAGTCCGAATCTGGCGAGATTTTCTGGCACATTACATCAACGCGTCCCGGTGAGCGCACTCTTGCTTGGTGGGACAAGTTGGTGAAGCTGACCGAATATGGCATAGCAATCGCTCTCGTGTGGCAACACGATAGACTGAGGCTGCATGGTCTTTATCAGTACCAAGCCAACATTACTCCAAGCGATCTTCAGCAGATTATCTCCGACGACAGCAGAGGCGACAGCAACAGCAGCAACAGTCAAAAAAGCTGAGTAAAATGTATTCACGGGATACGGCTCAGAGGATATAAGATACGACACTCGCTCACAAAGCAAACGTTTTTGGCGAAAGGTATGACACCTCAATAAGCAATAGCAAAGCTTGGCGCTACTCAATGGATTATTAGTTCTGTCAATAACATATAAAACATATAAACAAACAGAAATTTCTTTCTTAATTATTTTCAATGTTGGAGCGAGCATTCAAACAAATGATCACGCAAATGATCATACTAATCACTTCCTTAACATATTAATCAAAAAAGGATGACCGAAACTTTTAACCTGTGCAAGGAAGATATGGACGCGGATGTACTCGCAGTTCTTTCTTTGAATCGTACTAATAATCGTGTAAAATGGACAAATGAGTTTACGGTAACAATCACTGAAAATAATAATTGTATTAGATTCTTTGATGCTAATAACAAGCAACTTTTCAAAATTGTTCGCGACGGAGACGACAGTTTTTACTTTATTCTCGCCTATTTGCGCTTGCTTCATAAGAATAAAGAGAAGGAACAAAAATAAACAAAAATTTACACAACCACCAATGTACAGTTGTATATATCACAGCACCTTATGCATATCAACTATCAATTATCATACACGATCTTTTGATTTTGTTAAAAATGTATATAAATCCTATTCATTATAAAACTAGACAATGAGATTTTTACACAATTTATTGATTTAATATATTAGTATTTTTGTGATACTGTAATTGTCCATGCAATGATGAGATCAGATCTTGTCATCTTTGCAATCATTTTTTCAAGAATTTCTTTCTGATAGTTATCTGTAGGATAATGTACAAGGTGTAATTTATAGCGTTGGAAAATAATATCATCCTTTTCGACTATTTCTTTTAAATAACGACGAACTATATTTTTTATACACGCTACAAGTTCTTCGTCCGACATATTGGCTAGTTCTTTTTCGATCAACTTTTCACGCTCTATATTTGCATAAGCTTCTTGGCTTTCATCAAAAGGAAGTGCAGCGTATCGATGAAACCAGACCAAATCTTGACTCTTGCTGTACGCCCTGTATGCACTTTCTAAAATTTTACACTTAAATTCCGTGTCGTCAATTTTAGGATCCAAAGCCAAGTTTAATTTGTTTGCGAGAATGTCAAGGTCTGCGCGCGCCAAAGATTCAAAGATATTCTTTTTAACATCTGTCATCAACTCACAGACTTGAGAGTGATAACCTGATCGCATGGTTATATTATAATTAGTATACATGTGTCTAACTATCCAGACAAGATCTTCTCTTGTTAAAGTTTGAACATAGTCATTTAGATTAGTCTCTTCGTTCCATTGTTTCTGTAAATGGGGAAGATATTGAAAAATATATTGGGTGACAGGTTGTCCGTTACGAGGTGGCAGACGATCTAAAAGTTCAGCACTAGAAAGAATGTTGGATGTTTTATCATCTTCACCCTGAAGCCAAATACTGTTCTTGTCGACAGATCCTGAATATGTTTTTCCTAAAAGTTGAGTTGTCAACTCGCGAAGTCTATCCCATTTCAATGTTTCAATCATTTCATAATAGCCATTCCAATCTGGATCGTCGTCGTAACGTCTATTTTTTTCAACATAAAGAATGGAAGATTTAAACTTCTCATCCCAATTGATGTCTGATATGTCCTCTTCGGCTCTCAAAATAGAAATAAATTGGTAGAGAAGATGATCTTTTATTTCAGTGGAAAGAGATTTGATATCCTTCTCGAGGGTACATGCTTGTGCAACGAACTCTGCAACCACTCCATGCTCCACTGGAGAAAACTTGACTGAATCCAAGTTGTTAAATATGCTCCGCCGCATAATTTCCATACATTTTTCACGCGACCATTCTGACACATTAGGAATTGGTTGGGGTTTTCCTTTATTCTTTCTGGCGGCAGCAAGTGACATTTTATAATAATAAAAATAATGTGCTGATATGTATCACGGTATTAAGGTATTAAGTATTAACGTTTCGTTAAAATGTTAAATTTTGTGTGGATGGATGTAAATGTCAACAATTTTTTTTGTATTATTGTTATTTCGTAACTGTGAAACTAAATCTTGTTTTCTGAATTTTCAAAAAAAATGAGTTTGAAACGACAACAACAACAACACCCGAAAGGGTCTTAAATGAGAATTAAAGACAATTGCCAGTTACCATCTCAATTATTGGATTATCAGTAGTTGGGATTGAAAGGTGAGCAAAGTAACAAATGCAAATTTATCGTTTAGCGCTAACATCAGCTAAATAAGTTTGACGAATTACAACATGTCTTGAATTTTTCAGCACGTGCGTGGCATTTTTTTTTTTGATTGATTAATATATTATATATTATTGTCGAATTACAACGGGTCGTACAACCCAATGCCAGATTGCAACAAACAGCTTCTGCTGAGAAGTTTCAAGCGCTGTTCCAGAGACTAGAGACTTTAACCACTCTTGCATTGCATCGGTTATGACGCCAGATCTTCTTATGGGCACCAGATTCGGAAGGTCTTTCATATATTTGGTTGCTTCACGCTTAATATCCAAACCTGCCACCCTGACTACACCTAGTTTCTTTGTATCCAGTGGTGCGTTAGAATCCAGATGCCAAGTGAATGTAGCAGATATGACATCTGGAGGCAATTCTTCAGTAAGAGCGTCGAAACATTTTTCAGGAACTGGAGCGAAGGTCAGCACTTGAAAGTGATAGTAGAGTTTCCGATCCAAAGGAGTGCTAGTGTAAGCGCCACACAGATAGTCTGCAAATTCGTCACCCATGTGTTGTATAAGAAGGCTTTCGATGTGATCTCCAAACTGTTGAGTCAATCTGTTAGTTGTTGTTTTGATGCGCTCATATTTCATGTGGTAGATGTAAAGTTGTTGTCCCTGAGACGACATGACGTTAGCCTGATTGATATTGAATCAAAGCGACGCAGAAGAAGCTGCAGGGTTTGAGAAAACCCAAGGATAAAAAACAAGGCTAACTCAAGTGAGAAATTTGCATAATATTGACCATACACCGGAGACAAATCACAAAAAGCAGAGCACATTTTTCGAAACAATCCACTGTGCTGCCTCCTATTATGTTGTAAAAGTGCCTTTTTAAAAACTCACCGAGTTCGAATAAACGGGTGAATGGTGGTAGCGGAGGTTGCATATGGCTCTTCGCAGCTGACTGAAATTTCAAACAAAAAAAATGAGTTGATGTTAAATGGATGCAAAAAGGTAAAATTTTGGGTGATGGGTTTTGAAAAAATATCCGAAATCGTCTTAAAGACGGGCGCCATGATGGCCAGATTTTTTGATCGTCTAGAAATTTTCGCCAAGACGTCATGTCTGCTCGCCTCAAAAAAAAAAACCTCTCACCTGCCAATCACAATTCAAACCCTCCATCTCTTTTCTCTCTTCGCCACTCCCACCCTCCCCCACCCCGCACTCACCACCCACCACCTCCGCCTACCAAGCACCAAGAGTCTCAAGACTCTTCAACCCACCTCAACTCTTCCCTCCTACCCTCAAGATGTCCCTCTCCAAGCCCCTGTTCTGCAAGAAGGAGGCCTTCGACGCCGATGGCTGCTCCGGTGGTTGCGGCCTCAACCGTGGCGCCCACGACGCGATCTACATTCGCAAGCACACCAAGGCTTGCGCAGGCGCCACCGCATGCAAGGTTCGCATGCCCAAGAACGCTCCAGCCGGCTCCATGTGCTCTCGCCACTACAAGATGCTCAAGGACACAGAGGCCAAGAAGCGCCAGGACCAGTACCTCGCTGGACTGAAGAAGAAGCCGTGCAAGTTCGCCCATCAGACTGCTCGCGGGTGCGAGGACCCTGAGTGTCCCTTCAGTCACGATCGCGAAGTCATCAAGGCCGGCACTGGCAAGTACGACTGCGAGAACTTCAAGACCGATATGGAGTGCGAGGTTCTCGCCGGACCCACTCTCTGCGACAACTGTCTTGGCGGCGGAGACGCCTCCGAGTGCAAGTCGACCGACGAGTTCTACTGCCTCAGCAAGCCCAAGCACAAGTACTGCGGAGCCTGCGTCGCCCAGCACAAGGATCACGTCGCCGAGGTGGCTCATCAGAAGGAGACTGAGAAGCTCCTTTACCTCAAGGCTAACAAGGCCTGCAAGGCGCACAACTTCGACCGACGAGGCTGCAAGTTCGGAGACGACTGCATCTACTCGCACAACTATGATCTCATCATCGAGCAGTACGTGACTGAGCGCGAAGAGCACGGCGATGCGCGCAAGATCTGCCCGGTGACCATCAGCCAGGGACCCAAGGACGCCCACGACGACGCTGATCCGCAGGAGATTCAGTGCAAGTACTTCTGCCAGGATGGAGAGGAGATGTGCTCGTACCACGTGTACAAGGCTGACAAGGACGAGGAGAACCGTCTGTCGTTCCTCGAGCGCGAGCAGCGTCGCAAGGAGTGGGACGCTAAGCCTCTCCGTGACTGCAAGGGTCCCAACTGCATCAAGGCCAAGTTCCCTGCCAAGGTCAAGGGTGGGCTCTGCGAGGAGAATGGCTGCCGCGAGCTCATGAACGAGTTCAAGCCCAAGGACTCGACGCTGATCCACTTTGGGCGCGCTAAGCGACCCGAGCTCGTCTTCTTCCCCGCGGACAAGCTCGAGGAGCTCACTCAGGAGAAGAACTGGGACGACGAGGCCGAGGCCGAATCTCATGACCAGTAATTCCTGGTCCTTTCGCTCCACCTCCTCCTCCCTCTCCCTATCCCCCACCCTCATCCACTTGCCGTGTGCTCATACGGGCTTGCAAGCAGGCTTTTCCCTTTCTCTAAAAAAAACAAACTCAAACACGATCACAGCGCAACAACAAGATCCAGCTATTATTGCTGCACAAAGCAACGATCAAACATCATTTTTGTTTATAGTTCTTTGTACAATTGTTTTTCATACAAACTTAAATGACTGACTTTTTATCTCTTTTCAATTAGTTAGTAGATCATTCATTTGAAAAAGAACGCACGCAAGCCTAAATAAAAAAAAATAATTGTTTTTGAGTCTGTTAATTCAGTTTACTTTGTCTAAAAGAAAAAAAAATTAGCATAAGCCAATCTTGGTTATTATTAGACACCAAAACAGGAGCACTTTCGCGTCATTAATAACGTCACGTATTATGATCGTTATCGCGGAGCCGATGGAATCATCCTTACATATGACCTTACTAACACAGAATCTTCAAAATCTATTTCAAAATGGATAAATGAAGTCGATGTCTATGCTCCTGAAAATGCATAAAAGCTTTTACTGGGTAATAAATGTGATCTAAAATTTTATCGTGCCATATCTAAAGATGAGATACAAATTGTGCCGAACAACTTAATATTTCATTGGTTCGCGAAGCTTCAGCCAAAACACACAATTTCAATTTTTTTTTTAAAAAAAGTAAAATCAAATATTTATGTATTTATTTTACTAAGCGAAATGCCGAAGAATTTGGCAATAAATTTAGTAAAAAGATATTATATTACTAGTGCGACAAAAAGTTTTATTAGATGTTGTGCTTTTTGTTCTCCTTATCATTTTCCTCAGAAATGGAATCAATTTTTCGTTTATCTCCAATTTTAATTTCTGGAGGATTGGTCGAATGATGTTTAATAATAGCGATTCCATCAATGGTTTCCTCTGAGAACACGGAATCGATAAAGTTATCATGGATTTCTTTAGCCAGATTTACGACTTTTTTAAACTCCGTCATAGTATTGATGAAATCGTCATGTGCCTTTGTGATAATATTATAAGCCAACTTGTTGATGTTTTCGGAAACGTCCTTATTTTCATTAGTAGAGTTCTTTGACTTGATTGAAATGGCTTTTGTCAAAATTTTGATCTTCTCAGATGCAATAATAATTTTCATGGCAACATCTTCAGCGTCAAATGTTATATTCGAAGCAACTTTAGCAACGGTGGTGGTTTGATCACAAGAATTCAAAAAATCTTCGCATATATCATGTGCCTCCTTGATTAATGCAAAATGTTTATTTTTCGACGATTCCAAATCTTTTTCAGTGCTAGTTAAATCAATAGAAACAGAAGAAGAAGATGTAGATGCACTGTTTTCATGGGTGGCTTCGTCTTTATCTTTATCTTTTGTAATAGTCGTTTCAATGTCAATCGTTTTATTATCATCTTCATCTTTTGTAAAGAATGACTCCGACTCCATCTCCATCTCCATCTCCACTCTTGAATCTGTAGGATTAGCGTCTTTGGTGGACGAGGAAATAACAGAGGAAGACATTAGTGAAAGGCAAATGGGGAAGAACAAAGATTTATTGTTTGTTCGTTTGTTTGTGTTAAATGCAAATGCCAACTTTCGTTAAGAAACCACATATATAAAAAGAAAGAAAGAAAGAAATTTTAAATTTTCATTACTGTAGAAATCTTAAATTAATTTATTTTTTCATGTTGCGACAGTTTTAGTTTGTTGAATGAAAATTATAATTAATTGATATTTTATACTCTAATTACAATGAATATACAAAGGATACAAAAAAATCAAATAAAAATCAAGTTTATTAGATTTTGGACTTCTTGTTCTCCTTCTCATCCTCTTCAGAAACAGAATCAATTTTGCGTTTCTCTCCGATTTCGATTTCTGGAGGCTTGGTCGAATAATATTTGATAGTCGCGATTCCATCACTGACTTCTTCTGAGAACATGGAATCGGTAAAGAATTCCTCGGCTGATGTCACTAGGCCTACAGCTCCTCTAAAGTCTTCCATTGTCTTGATGAAAGCATTACGTGCCTTTTTGATATTATCATGAGCCAGCTTCTTGACGTTTTCGGCGACTTCCTTTTTTTCACCTGTCATGTGCTCTGAATCAACCGAAATGGCTTTTGTCAAATCTTTGATCTTTTTAGACGCAGCAACAATATGTAAAATAGCCTCTTCGGCTTCAAATGCCATATTTCCAACCGCGTCAACAGCAATTTTAGCCCGATCGCAAGATCCAAAAAAATCGTCACATGCGTTCAAAGCATTGTTCGTCAATGCGAAAAGTTTTTTTCTGCATGATAACGATGCCAAATTTTGCTCAATACTGATTGAATCAGGTGATACAGAAGATGTATATTTTTCTTGAGTGGTTGTGTCTGCGTCTTTTGTAGTTGTCGTTTTGGTGCAACCAGTATTATCTTTTGAAATAAAAGATTCCGTCGACGCTTTTGAATCACTATAGTTCACTTCTTTGGTGGATGAGGAAATAACAGAGGAAGACATTATTTAAACGACAACAGGTAGAAAGAACTAACAAATATAAAAAGATAAATTATTTGTTGGATTGTGTTGAATGTACATAACCAACTTTCGTTAAGAAAGATAAAAAAAAAAGCAAAAAAATTTCAAATTTCATCATCTTAGACAATACAATTATTTAGATGAAAAAATAATAGTCAATTTGCTATACATTAAATCCCAAGTTAATTTATCTTTTCACTTTGTGACAGTTTTAGATTGCTGGATGAAAATTATCTTAATTGATATTTTATACTCTAATTAAAACTATGTATAATAAATACAAAGAATAAATAAAAAAAACAAGTTTATTAGATTTTGGGCTTCTTGTTCTCCTTCTCATCCTCTTCAGAAACAGAATCAATTTTGCGTTTCTCTCCGATATCGATTTCTGGAGTATTGGTCGAATGATGCGTAATGCTTGCGATTGCGTCACTGGTTTCCTCTGAGAACATAGAATCGATAAACCGATCCTCGGCTTCTGTAACCAGACTTACAGCCTCTCTAAACTGAGTTATAGTCTTGATGAAATCATTGCGTGCCTTTTTGATATTATCATGAGCCATTTTCTTAGCGTTTTCGGCAATTTCCATATTTTCACCAGTCATGTGCTCTGAATCAATCGAAATGGCGTTTGTCAAGGCTTTGATTTTCTCAGACGCGGCAACGATATTTAATATCGCCTCTTCGGCTGCAAATATCGTATTTATAGCATCATTAACAGCGACATTGGCCTGGTCACAAGAGATGAAAAAATTGTCACATGCATTCAAAGCATTGTTCGTCAATGCGAGAAGTTTTTTTCTGGACGATTCCAGATTTTCCTCGGTGCCGATTGGATCAGTTGATACAGAGGATGTACAATTTTCCAGAGTGGCGACGTATGTGTCTTTCGTAGTTGTTGTTTCGATGTTAATCTTGCCAGTCGTATTATCTTTTAAAAGAGAGGATGCAATCTTTGACTTTGAATCAGCAGATGCAACGTTTTCGATGGACGATGAAATAATAGAGGAAGACATTATTAGATAAAGTAAAGCGGAAAGAAGCCGTCAAAGAGAGAAAAAGAATTTTTATTTGTGACAACAACTCTCATTCTTCATTCAGAAACAACATATAAAAGCAACAAAGCGAGAAATTTCAAATTTAATTATCATAAAGCTTTGACTTTTTGATTACAAAAAATATAATAATCAACTTGCTTTATATTAAATACTAGATTAATTCAATCTTGAGGCCTTGACAGCTATTATTTTAGCTTTGTCAGACAAAAAAAATTGGTTAAATATTTGTTTTGTTGATCTATTGAAACTAAAAGCTTTCAGTTTGTTATTTGTTGGTTATAAAAAAATTATAAAACAATTTATGATTATAAATTTCTCTCTAATAAACAATTAACAATTCACAATTTTGCATGTGTAAAAAAAATCTAAGAATTAAATTCTTGTGCGAGGGAGTGCAAAATATCGGAAGGAATTGGTTCTTCGCCATATAATTCTTGCATTTCATTCATAGCAGACATCCACTTTTGGTAATTTTTTTCTTTTACTTGAAGAATATGATTTTTTAAAGATTCCACATGATGTGATTGAACTGATGCGCCGGATTTTATTTCGACACGACAGCAAGGACACAATGAGTTTTCCAGTTTTAACATGCAAGAATCCACATGAATGGAATGGTCGCAAGTCAACCGATCCAGTGTATCCTCCATGCAAATGACACACGGATTCGCATTGGCAATAAAATGGCGTAACTTTCTAATTGCATTGGTGTGGATTGGTTTGAAAAGTCGATGTGATATGTTGTTCATTTTCTTGATACTGAGAGAATCAGGTTCTGAAGATACTACTAATTTTTGAGTAGAAGATGAAGAAGTAGAAGATGATGATGATGATGATGATTTTACCACGTGATCTTGCACATACAATACCAAACGAGCAATCATTTCAGGTGATTTTTGATTTTGAATATAATACTCTATAATATTCGATGCAATATAAGATGGAAGATTTATTGAAGAAAATATTTGACTTGTCTTGACATTCTCCATTTCTTCAAGCATACGTTTAAGAATAGTATCCGATGAAGCTTTATGCAAAATAATTCCTGGTTCTGCGTCTTGATCAGATATCGATATAGGAGAAAGCCAGGAAAATGAAGTTCTGCGACTGGTATATACAGAGTCGACGAGAAAATCAAATTCTTCTTGATGATGAGCTACACTTAGTAGAGTACAATTATTACTGTAATGGAAACATGAAATGAAATCCAAAAACATTTTGTATCGCAACAGCAACTTGATTTCAGATCCGCGATTGATTACGTTCATCAATTCAAATATATCAAAACCAGTTCGGTATAATCTTGCCAAATTGTTGTTGTTGCTGTTGTTGTTGTTACTTTTGTTGTCTTTTTGAGCCAACAATAAATATAAAATTTTGTCTCGTTTTTCATTAATTCGAAGCTGATCTTCTGTGACAGCCATACTGTTTGATCCATGCAACAAAACGGTAAAATAAGATGCAACAAATCCACCATTCCATTCATCGTCTTTATAATAACCTTGAAGAACTAGATATTGTACTATGTTGATATCTTGAATACGAATTGCTTCTTGTAATAGTATAATAATAGCTGGACTAAAAGTGGAAATCATATTATTTTTTTCCAAAGACGACATGACAGCCTTGAGTAAAACAAGCGTATCTCCCAACACATTATTATCTCCAGAGACGCATTGTATTAGATCGTACAGAGGTAATCCATGAGGGTATATTCCATGATTGCAAAGAGATTTCACAATCGAAATTAGCCACAATGCATGATCATGGTGACTTGCTGGAAGTTGTGATTCTTCGCTGGTGTTATTTTTTTCGTACTGTTCTGGTTCTTCTTCTTCTCCCCAATCGTCATCATCGTCCTCAAGAATTTCTGTTTCTATGTATTCACCACCACCGTCGTTATCCTTGTCGACGTCGATATCGATATCGTCATCCATAGTAGTTTCGTCTGCGTCACTCATAACTTGACTTTGATTTTGTTTAAATGGGTCACAAATATCTTTGAATTGAGTAAACATGTTGCAGATTTTATCATATATTTGTTTTTGTTGAATTTTGGATAGTAGTAGTATACTGTTAGAAGAGGAAGTTTGTTTCTGTTCTTGATGTTGATCTTGATTATATGGAAGTTGCTCAATTTGTGTTTTCGCATCTTTCCATCGACATTCCGAAAGAGAAGAAAGAATTTCGGTGATATCCATTTCACAGTTATGCGTATGTTTGTGTAAAAGGATAAGAGGATTGGAGAGGTATTTCCCGAAAGAAGGATGAAAGGGCCAATGACCTATCAGCAAAGAGAAAATTTGTATTCGGTTTGAAATATAAAAAGATACTCGTGTCAAACAATTTTAAATCGCTTTCTCGAATTGATGTCTTAGACATCTTACATCTTAGACATAACTGACGAAAATTTCTTCTTGTTTGAAAAGCAAATAATATGGAATAGAAAACTTTGATTTTTTCCCCCACAATTGTCCTTTGTTGAACGTGCATGCAAAATATGAATGCCGAAGAAGAAGAAGAAGCCATCCGTATTATATCACAAAGGCCAACTGCACCAAAAGAGCCCCCTACTGAACAATTGTATCACGATGATCAAATAATTACGGCTAAAAATCATCCTTGCCATGATGTTCACGAAAATCGTTACAGATTTTGTCCATCATTTGTGGGGAAAACTTGGGGTGTCATGAAAAAAATGGAGAATAATCGCAAAAATATAGATTTTTTTACTAGTCAAGATATTGATGCATCTTTGAAGACACTTTGTGCATGTCTAGAAAAATCAAATAATCCAGACGTTGGTGTCCCAAATTATGATGATTGTATAAGTAATTGGATTAAAAATCAATCAGAGGCACTATATATGCCATCATTTTTTCGTGTCAATAATTTTCAGCCTTCTCCATTTGATTTGATTCCTTTAAATGTCCACGCAATCATAATTACAGACTCAGGATATGCTACCATTCCAACTTCTTTTGCGGAAAGAAGTGCTTTAATCGCTCTTAAAATTTTTGCGGAAACTCTTCCCGTGATGCCTCATATTCAAATTTTAGATTGGCAAATTGCAAGCCTTGATAAATATTCTCATTCTGAAATAAATCCATCATATCAATATGACTTTTCGGGATGGACCAATTTGCGAATTCTTAGACTTACTAATGTCAAAAATACGTCACGTATTCGACTTCCACCCAATCTTGTTTCTCTACATTTGGAGTTCTATTTTGACAGTGAAAATGAAAAAAGCCAATGTAATTTATCTTGTAAAAAAGTCTTTGGTGATACTATTAAAATTTTTCAATCTCTTTTGGACGTACGACTTGTTCATGTTGGTTGGTTAAGACTTCCAATTTTTACAAATTGTTTATACTTTAACATATCAAATTCACCTTTTATTAAAACAGTGGAAGTTCCTCAGTGTAAATCATTTACTGCAATTTATTGTAAAAACTTTGTCAGATTTGGATTTTTAACTTTGTCACGTAATAAATCTCTTGACGCAATAATTCTTTTCAGTCGCCAAACAATTTCCGAGAAAAAACTATTCCATTTACCTCAAGGATCTCCTGATGGATTTAAACATATCAATGTCTTTGGCACCCCTTTGGCATCTTTGCCAACAAAATTTTCTCCCTTTGCATATATTTCTCTTTTGGATGCTGGTTCCAAGCTTTATATCAATGATGACCAAACTAGGGAAAATTTAACATTTTACTTTGATCCCAGTTTTCAAGATATACCAAAAAAAGGCGAAAGTTTGAGAGAAATGATTGATCGTATTTATGGATTCAATTGGTCCAAGTTTATTACCAAATTACAACGACATTATCGTTTTAAAAAATATATCAAAAATATTCATGGGTCACTTGTCAAAAGTGTTGGTACTCCCGACATATGTATACACGAAGTTGCACGATTGTTGGGTGCTGCCAAAACGTTTAAATGTAGTAGTTTAGTATAACTTACAAAAATTTGCAAAGAAAAATTGAGATTGAGATGTCTTAGACATCTTAAAAATTCTGTGCATTTTATGTTGTAGCAAATTCAGCATTCAGTACATCTTTTTTTCAAACAATTTACCAAACAATTTGTTTTATTTGTACAAAGTACAAACAATATATATTTTCGAAATGAACCAAAGTGACGAACAAGAAGAGGCTTACAACATTCTTGCACAAAGACCTATCGCCCCTGAAGACCCACCCGTTGAAAAGTTACGCGAGGGCGATGATGATCAAATAATTACAGAACTAAATCATCCTATTATTGAACCTGATATTAGATTAGATATTAGCTTTTATCCATCGTTTATTGGAAAGACGTGGGGAGAAATGAAACAAATGGAGAATAATCGTGAAAATATTAGATTTGTTACAAGTGCAGATATTGATCCATCTCTAATGGCATTGCATGCACGTCTCCAAAAGTATGACGATGGTCAAGATCATGTACGCGATGCTGTTTACCAAGATTATGAACAACGTTTGGAGACATGGCGCAAGAACCCATCTGACACTTTGCGTTTACCTTTATTAATAGTTTTGAAATACGGAAAATTAATGTTACTTCCATATGATACCCTTCCTTTAGATGTACATTCACTCGAAATTTTTGGTGGTCTTGGAGAAACCGTCATCCCACCATCATTTGCTGAAAGAAAATCCCTAATAGCACTAGATGTTTGCGCAAGTACTCTTCCGGCGATGCCTCATATTCAAATTCTAATTTGGAAAATTAAAAATACACGTACAAATTCTTCTGGCATATCAACATATGATTTTTCAAAGTGGACCAGTCTCAAAATTCTTAGACTTGTTGATATTGATTGTGAATATAACATTCAACTTCCCAAGAATCTTATTTCTTTTACTCTGCATCAAAAAAGTAATAGACTAAAAGAACGAACCGTCGAAGAAATTTTTGGAGATACAGTATCAATTTTTCGAGCACTTAGACATATATTTCTGTTAAATGTAAACTGGCCAAGTTTGCCAGTTCTTGACAAATGTCAGTATTTTCAAATGTCAAACTGCAAGCTTTTCCAAACTATAGAACTTCCTATCTGCAAGTCTTTTATTGCAGATAGCTGCGAAATGTTCAAGGGATTTGGTGCTGTTACTTTAGCTAACAATCGGTTACTAGAGATTGTCGTACTTCATGACCTTTCCCAGGACAAAGACACAATTATCCACTTGCCTGAAGGATCTCCTTTTGGATATAGACATGTCAGCATTTATTGCACGAGTGTCGCCTCACTACCGAGACGGTTTGCGCCTTATGCCTACATTTCGCTTATAGATGCTGGTCACAAACATTACATCAACGATTTAAAGGTACGAGAAACTTTGGAGTTTTATTTTGATCATATAAGAAGTGAATATACTAACCAGTGTTTACCAAAACGAGGTGAAACTCTCAAAGACATGATTGAACGTTTATATGGATTTAATTGGCCGAAGTTTATTACAAAACTACAAAGACATTATCGTTTTAAGAAATATATGAAAAATGTTCACCGATCACTTGTTAAAAGTGTCGGTACCCCAGATATATGTATCCATGAGGTTGCACGATTGTTGGGCGCTTCCAAAACATTTAAATGTAATATTGTATAAGGATAGTATAGCACAATATAAAATAGAAATTTTTCATTTTTGTTTATTTTCTGCATAAAATGTTTGTGTTGTTGAAATGCTTGAAATTTATTTAACAAGAAATCTTGACATCAGAATTCTTTTTATCATGTCTACACAGATACGGATACAAACGCGCAAGAATTTTTTTAAACACGAATATGAATATCGACCAATCCATATCAGAACGACAAGAAGCTTATAATATGTTAGCACAAAGGACTTTTGTTCCAAATGGGTTGCCTTCGGAGCAACTTTACAACGATGATCAAATTATTACTTATCAAAATCATCCAATTGTTAAAAATAACAATTACATTAGGTCCTTTTATCCATCGTTTGTGGGTAAAACTTGGGGAACAATGAAAAAAATGGAACACAATCGTAATAACACCGACTTTTTTACAAGTCAAGATATTAACCCGGATTTGAAACGTTTGTATGAAACTTTAACAAAGGATGGTTATATTCACTTTGATGAATACAAAGATTACGTAAACGAATGGCTTAAAAACAAAACGGACGCTTTACGAATACCTTCAATAATGAATCTCCCAAATAGCGATGATGAAATAGTATATCTACCTTACGACATAGTTCCAACTGACGTACATTCTCTTGAAATTTATTATCATTTTGACATTGGGAAGGATATTGAAATTCCATTATCTTTTGCCGAAAGAACTTCCCTTCGCGCACTAAAAATTTGTTCAACTGTTACACTTCCTGTTATGCCGCATATTGAAATATTAATTTGGAATCCAATAATTACAGATGCATTATCTTTACAAAAATACGATTTTACAGGATGGACAAATCTTAAAATTCTAAAACTTGTTGATTTAAATGATAATTACAATATAAGACTTCCAAAAAGTCTTGTTTCATTAAATATAATACAATATCATAGGAGCAACAAAAGCAAAAACATATACGAAATTTTTGGAAATACGGCACCTATTTTTCAAGCATTGCAGCATGTTCATTTAAGTGATGTAAGCTTGTCAAATTTACCTACACTTTACAATTGCCAATACTTTTTTATGAAATTTTGTAATAATATTCAGTTTGTTGAACTTCCTAAATGTAAATCTTTTTATGCTCACTTTTGCAAAAAACTTGTAGGATTTGGTCCTTTGACTTTGATGCATAACCAATCACTTGAATGCGTTCATCTCTTTATTACGGACGCTCAAAATCAAGACTCTTCGCAAAATCAACTATTTCATTTACCCAAAGGAGCTCCGTCAGGATACAGACATATTAAGATTTATTGTAAAAATAATGCTGCTCTGGCATCACTTCCAAAACTTTTTGCTCCGCATGCATATATTTCAATTATCGATTTTGGTTCCAAACTTTACATTGGGGACAAGCAAGTTAGAAACAACTTAATTTTTTATTTTGACCATGAAAAAGCTATGAGTACTAAACAATGTTTTCCTAAAAAAGGAGAAACTCTCAAAGACATGGTTGACCGTATTTACGAATTTAATTGGCCCAAGTTTATTACCAAATTACAACAACAGTATCGTTTTAAAAAATATATTAAAAATATGCACAATTTACTCTTGAATCGGGTCCCTGTTCAAGATATATGTATTCATGAAATTGCGAAAATGCTGGGAGCTGTCAAAACGATTGGCGCCCATAAAAAAAAAGTTTTGATCACATAAAATTTTGAAATTTTGAAGAAGTACATTTTGCAATAAGCAATAATTGATTTGAGAAAATTTATGACAAATCTTTTGATTTGAATTATTGTAGACAGGAAACAAACAAACAAAGCATCATGGAAAAGGTTTCATACAAAAGTTTATACACAGATGTACTTGGAATCATATTCTCTAAACTTACGCTAAAAGAAATGATGGTAATACAATTGGTTAACAAAAATTGGTATAATACAAGCACTCGTATGCCGTGTAGAAATGATTTATTCTTTTTGAAACCGGGCAAACTTTATTCTGCTATTTCATCCAAGTATGGATATCATATTACTGATTATAATACTAACTGTGTGTCTATAAACAAAGATGATGACCTCAACTATCTTGTTATGGCAATTCAAAAAAGCCAATCGTTGAAAAAAATTGGATTGGCTCATTCACAAATTAGAGGCCACGTAAAAGTTATTATGGATGCTATTAAAAATAGCACGACCATCACCTCTATCAACTTGAGTGGAAACGGAATTACACACCAAGATATTGAATCGGTTGCCGATCTCATATCATCTAGTACCACAATCGCGTCACTTGATCTGAGTAATAATGTGGCTTTCGCTTTCTCTATTAAAGAAATTCAAATAATTTCGGATGCTATCATCAAATGTCCTTCTATTACTTTTCTTAATTTACGAAATAATAATATTGGAGATAAATGTATGCCTTTCATTGCAAACATATTTTCCAGCAGTTCTACGATAACTTCTATTGATTTGTCAAACAATAACATATATTTAACTGGCGCTCAATATCTCGCGGATGGTATTTCAAAAAACAAGAGCCTTACTTCAATTGATTTAAATTATAATAATCTATGTGATGATTCTATTCAAGTTCTTGCCTGTGCAATTAAAAAGCATCCCTCTATATCTTCTCTAAATTTTAATGGTAATGACTTTCAATTAGATGGACTTGAAGCAATCGCAAATCTCGTTAAACATAAGATTTCGCCAATTACATCGCTTAGTCTAAAATCGAGTTTCAATTTTGTTTCAGTTAAAGGAGCTAAAATTATAGCTGATGTGATTAAAAATAGCTCATCACTTTTATCCGTCAATATTGGCGAAAATGAAATAGGAAGCAGAGGAGCAGAATATATCGCAGAGGCACTTTCGCTTAATGCTTCGATAAATAGTATCAATCTTTCTCATAATGAAATTGGAGACAATGGTATGATATTTATTGCAAATGCAATTTCTATAAACAAGAGTATTACTTCTATTTATTTATATTGGAATTATCATTCAGCAATAGGCTCTCAAGCAATTTTAGATGCCATTGAAAAAAACGCTTCTCTGAAATTTGCACTGACTCTATGTAAAGAAAACTTTTCATTATAGTGATTCTTTTTGTTATTAGTGAAAATTTAAATTTGTTATACAATGATATCTTATTGTTTTTCTACATTTAAAACTTGCTATAAAAATTGATTATTTGGTTATTTGGTATGATTATGACGACGATGATGATGACTTGTGTAGTACTTTCCTAATACGATTTAAAATAGGTATCGCTTTATCTTTATCATTGTCAGGCATAGAAGTGTAAAAAGATTCGTGTAGATCCACAAGTTGTGAAATATATGATACAAGTTCTGAATTAATGTTTATTTCTTGTTCACTTTCATCTTCATCTTCATACCATGACATCAGTGATTTTTGTTTAACTATTTGCCATTCAGGCAATTCTAATGCTAAACATAGATGGGTCAAAATTGTGTAGTCCGATCGTCTTGTTTGTTCCGTGGCACTTGCAAAACGCTCAATTGCATCATTCAAACATTCAATTGTTTTGAAAAAAGCAACTCGCTTACAAACTATGTCATATCCGAGCGACGACGTCGGTCTTAAATGCAAATTTATACATGTTAAATCGCAGCAACGATCAAAGTGACGAGACGTATCGTCTTTTGGGCACCAGATAGGGCATAACCAACTCGCTTCAAAATCCCTTTGAAGCGATGTGATCACTATTTTCCAATGTTGCTCAATTTTATATTTTTTGATATATCTTTGGATAATATGAGCACAATGTTTATTAATAACGTGCAATTGAAACGCATGGCAAATCCAACGACGAGACAGTAATGGTATGTTTTGTTCAAATAACAAAATTAATTTTTTCCATATGAGCTCTTTGTTGGGTAAATTTGAATCTTTATGATAATTATGCCGAAAGCTTGCATGCAGAATTTTAGGAAATAATGCCATTAACACGTCGTAGTATGATCTCCACACATCTTCCTGTTGGGATAATAGAAACGTCAATATATCAATGGTCCATGGGGCACCCAATTTAATTATAATATTCACGTATTGTGATGGCCATCGTTCTTCATAAATGCGAGTCCATACATCTCTGAGCGGGTTCTGCTCTGGTGGCAAGCATTCTAAATCTGGAAATTCTGAACTTTTAATTTTGAGATATGAACCATCATCCATTTCAGCTCTGAATATAAGCGAGGCTACATATATCCATGAAAATGCATCATTGGAATTATACTTTGATAATAACGTATTCAACCATAACCAAAAATTACAAGGTCTCTGGGCACATAATAATATTTTTAAATTACAAGAGTCAAGTTTTGTGAGATATTCCAATTGTATTTTATGTAAATTAATTTGTACTGTTTCGCTTGTCCATATATTTTTAGTTATTCGAACAATATTTGCGATATCATTGGGTTTTAAAAATTTAGATAATAGTGGAATAATAAAATTATGATTGTGCAAGCTGTGCTGTAAACTAGCTTTGGTCAAACAATCCATATTTAAAGTTAAACTTAACTTGTCTGTTGTTATCGTTATTATCTCAATATTTTTGTAAATTTGAATGAAAAATGAAAATTGTTTAAATGATATAATATGTATATTTACTAAAAAAATTTTCAAAAGAATAAAATTCAATTTAATAATCACTTTTGCAATGCTTTTCGAATACGATTTAAAATAAGTATGGCTTGAGTCTTGTCTTTCTCAGGCATAGACATACAAAAAGATTCGTACTGGTCAATTAACTGTAAAATATAAGATATAAGTTCTAATTTTTTATTCGTTTCCTCTTCATATTCCTCGTATAATTCCGCGTGCCAAGGTATTTCCGTTTTGTGTGTAACAAGCCTCCATTCAGGTAATTCTAATGCTAAGCATAGATGTGTTAAGATAGTACAATCCGAACGTAGGGAGTGATCGGAAGCGCTTGCAAAACGCAAAATTGCATCATTTACGTTTTTAATTGTTTTGAAAGAAGCAATTTGTCTACAAACTATATCATATCCAAGCGACGATGTTGATCTGAAATGTAGATTCATACATGTTAGATCGGAGCAATGAAAAAAGTGATTGGATGAATTATTTGGGCACCACATAGGACATATCCAACTAATTTTCAAGTCTCGTTCAAGAGAAATCATTACTTGTTTCCAATGTTGTTGAATTCGACATGTTTGAATATAGCCGTGGACAAGATGAATTGAATCCTTGTTTAAAATATGCAATTGAAATGCATGACAAATCCAGCGACAAGATAATATTGATATGTTTTGCTGAAACAAGAAAATTAATTCTTTCCATATAGAATTGATACCGGTATTATGTGAACCTTTGTGATAATTTCGCCAATGCTCTGAATATAACATCTCAGGAAATAATGTCATTAAAACATCATAATAGTCTTCCCACACATCTTCTTCTTGAGATAGTAAATTTATCAGTACGTCAATAGTCCATGGAGCACCCAGTTTAATTACTATACTGACATATTGAGATGGCCATCGTTCTTGAATAATACGTGCCCACACATCTTTTAATGGATTTTTGTCTAGTGGCAAATAGTGTAATTCTGGCATATTTTTGATTTTAATATATGAACCGTCATCCATTTCAGCTCTAAATATTAGTGCAGCTACGGATTTCCAAGTAAGTGAATTCTTAGAGTTATATAATGATAATAATGTATCCATCCATAACCAAAAATCATGTGGTCGTTGGGCGCATAACAATTTTTCGAGACGATACGCATCAAGTTTACAAAGATATTCCATTTGTATTTTATGTAGGTTAATTTGTACCGCTTCATTGTTCCATATAGTTTTATTTGCACGGACAGTGTTTGCTATATCATCAGGTTGCAAAAGTTTAGATAAAATTGGAATTATAAAGTTATGATTGCATAAACTATATTGCAAACTAGCCTTGGCCTTGGGTTTAGTAGCAGACACCAAAGTGTATTCCATATTGTTTTTTATAACTTACAACGAAAAGATTGTAAGAAATTAATTTGACGAGACTTTGAAATTATGTTACTTTTGCCGTTGCTGGATAAATCTAGAATGATCTAAGACATATAAAATTTCATTTTTTCTAAATATTTTCATCATCTCGTCAAACTTTTGATTTGCTTATTTATTTTTGTTTATTCAACTCAAACTTGACAACAACGATTATAACAATGAAATCAAATAAAAAAAGTAATTTAAGCATGGTAATTCAAAATTATATTTCATGTCTTTGTAGGGGTTTAAGCATATTTGCAATACAGAACTCGCACCACGGCCCTTCTGGTTCTGTTCTTTCATAACATTTTTGACATTCAATCGCACTATAATACCACCAGCACTCAAGGCATCTTGTTTCATTATTATTTTTAGAACACGATTCACATGTTTCAATTGGAGGATGTTTGCCTGTCCAATAACCACATTTTGAAAGAGAATCAAACTTTTTATAAACATGTTTTTCCAAAGTTTCATATGTCACATTATACTCTTCTTCCGACATTTGATAAAGACTAATTTCCAATTCTCTTGTAAAATATTTGTGCCGATATTTTTTATCAACGTCATCCCGCTTGTATTCGCTTGTATGATGAATTAAATAGCGAAATTGTTGCAAAAGAATTTTATATTCATCGACATCTCGAAAGTTTTGGTTTTTGTTAATACAAGATTCATCATCATCATCTTTGATGTCGCTGTTTGATTGAAGATTTGATTGAGGTGCCGATGAGGACAATAGAGATGGAGACAAAGATGTCATGGTCGATTGCCAATACTTCTTTTTTTTTTTGACACTGTATATATTTTTTGATTGTTTGGTTTGTAATCAAATTCAATTATACTGGATGAGAAATTTATGGGATGAAAAATGTGAGGTAAAAAAATTGTGACTATTTTTCATCTTAGATGTTTTTGAAAATACAAAAAATTTGAATAATTAGTATCTCATATCTCACCCAACACATTTATTATTATTCTGGGACAATCAAATCATTTGTTTCTCAAGAAATAGCAAATAGAAAAAATGGACGATCATCAGAACAATAACATTGAAATGTATGACGATTTGCAAATATTAATTGACACCCTTGCAAATTTTCGCAAAAAGTATCCAAACAATAATTTTACTAATGATTTTTTCGGTCGGTCTTCACCTGGGGTCCTTGCAACTCTAAAGAATCAATTACCTAACTTCCCTATTTTATGGCAAATTGCAGATTTGTGTGGAAATGTCCTTGGTACAAAGAAACAATATTTGAAGGAACAAGAATTTATGAATAATCCGTCAACTGTGCCCCTTGATAAATATTTACCAGATGATCTACTAAGCTTGGTAACTGATTTTTTGGAAACTAAAGAGCTTAATTCTTTAGCCGATGTGTCTTTTATATTTCGCAAAGTTGCATGTTTGGATTCTCGTATGTCATTGAGCATACCTTGCTTTTCATCAAGTCAATATAATTGTATGAAAAAGTTTGGACCTCTCATGCAAGAAATTGACACAAAACTATTTATGTGGCACGCATTTTCATTACATCAATTAAAAGAAATTGTAAAAACGTGGCAAAATTGTCACACGTTGAAACTTTACGGTTCTGTCGAGCAACAAAAATACGTTTTAAAGTTGGCGCACGAATTTGCTCTACCAATCAAAAAACTGGTCATAAATTGTCCTCAAGAAGCAACCTACTGTTCCAAAACAATGATGCAACCTTTTTCAAAAATTGACTTGACTGGTGTAAAAATTTCAGCTCAAACTATTGAATTTATTGCACCTCCGCCCAAACAAAAGCAATATCCTGAGATCATCATTGATAATTTGGATATGTTAATCGAGTGTTATGCACATAACGCAATTTTGAGTACCAATGGCGTTTTCTCAAATCTTAAGATCTTAACAGCTCTATATTTACTAGGAAATATTAACTTTTCAAATAATAAAAATGTTTCATTTCCGTCGCTAGAAAATTTGACAATTGGACGAATGAATAATTATGATGCAAGTGATTTTCCAAAATTACAAGATATTGTTTTGGACTTTTTGCCATTTCAAATTGATGATGGTATAAATCGTGCATGTTATACATTTTCAAGTATTTTACTCCCTGCAATTATTTGGGAATGTCGTCAAACATTGACAAGTGTAATATTCAAAACTTGGAATTCCAATATGTCATTATTGCTTCAAGTTTGCTCCAATAGTTCAGATGATGATCAACCTCATGTCAACATTGATCAGAAATCATCTGAATGGTTGGATAAAATCAAAAGTGAGAATAATAATATTATTGATATTAAAGGAGAAGTCTATATTTTGAAAGCAGGTCCCTTTACCAAAATAACTCCAGTGTTACCTTCTAACATGCAGTTGATAAAATTTGAAGAATCGTATAAGCCAAGAAACTTCTTTGAAGCGGATCGCGGTTCTTACTCTAGACCTGCATGATTTAAACAAAGAACTTTATCTTGTTAATTTTACATGTCGATTCTGTTTTGAAATCTTGCAAGTTTGTTCCGCGTTATAAAAGATATCTTGTTAATTTTACATGTCGATTCTGTTTTGAAATCTTTGCAAGTTTGTTCCTCGTTATCAAAGATATATTATATGTGTATAAAATAACAAAAAAATGATTTATGAATACGTTTAATAACAATAGAGTCGATTAATTAATAATAATAAAAGTATTTAATTCATAAATAATAATAACAGATTATTGATTTTATTAAAAGAATATTGAATAGTGACGTGATACAAAAGTTGCAAAAGTCAACAAGGTAGATGGAGCAGTGAGGAGGATAACGAACGAAACAAAACAAAGCAAAATGTATGTTCTTTACTCGAGCATGTCATACACTAGACGTCTTTCATTTTTATTCTGACAAATCCAATTGACGCAAATTTGGACGACGTCTTTGATAGAGCCTGAGACATAACAAGGAGAATCGAATTCGATATCTCCCTGGAACGTTGAGGCTCGAAATAAAGCATACCTAATAGGAATTATGTACTTTGTGACTTCTTTCTCTAAATCAAGCAAATCTCCGCACTGAATGATTCCTCCGTTGGTCAGAAGCTTGATGATCTTTCGAATGCGCACAACTGATCCCAGGTTTTCGATGTCGTCTCCGTTGTTGACGGAAGACGGAAAACTATTGAATTTATCCTTGGAAAGATTCACAAGATTGGATATAATTGTTTCCAATACACGAATATGGCTAACAACCTTTGCATGCCCAATGCCCTTATCCTGAATTTCAGAATGAGAAAAGTGATGAGCCGCGTTGTAATCCTCTTCCAGTTCATCGATGGTGATTTGTTTTTCCTGCAGACGGGTGGCCTGTAAGTCGACAATTCTTTGAGTCTTGTGATGATTTTCCAAAAGGTTATCGTACATCTCAATCAAATTATCACGCTCGATGCTAAGAGAGTGATACTTTGTAGCATTGTGCCAAGCAACTTTCTCGTTATAATCAGCTTTCAAAGAGTTTCGCTCCTTTTTAAGTGAGTTTCGCTCCTTCTTCAGACAGTCTCGAGAAAATTTGAAACTCGAACATCTATTCTTCAAGGCGATAATCTCTTTCTGAAGAGTGCGTTGAGCTGTTTTGAGCTTTTCGGTAGTTTCATAATCTTTTTCGAGATTTTTGTTATTCTCCTTGAAATCATCCACCAACCTCTTCTCGAGGGACGTGTGCTTCTCCACAAGGGTATCGTACACGACTTGAAGGTTATCAAGATTTTCTATGACTATGTCAGATTGCATTTCAAAAGCCGTGTTCACTTTTTTGAGATTATCGTGATCAGTATTGAGAATATCGTATTTCTCCTTGAGAGCAGTCAACTCGGCTTCGGAAGAATTGTATTTCAAGTTGTGGTTCAAAATGCCATTGTTGTTATCAACAACTTCTTTGAGAGAATCGTAGCGTTCCTGGGAATCGACAAACATCTTTTCAAGAGTCTCGAATGTCTCCTCAAGATTGGCATGCTTTGCCTTAAGATAGATGTGTTCGATATTAAGACCATCATATTGTTGTTGGATAGTGTTGAGCTTGGTCAAATCCATATCTTCGAAGTTTTTTTTGATCTCTTTGTTTGCTGTTTTGAGTAGCTCCAACTCTTGATGCATGGAATCATTCGCTTTTTGGAAAGAGCAGAATTTCTCCCCGAGAGTGACGTGATCAACATTGAGATTGTAATAACCTTTTTGGAGACAGTCATAGTTGGATTGGAGCATGTCGAAGCTCTCTTTATCGTGATAATTCTTCACTTTGAGCGCACTCAACTCTTTTTCAATGGTTTTGTTCTTTTTTTTAAGACAGTCGCGCTCGTGTCTGAGGGCCCCCATGACGAAAAGATTTTTGTCAAATACGAGTTCATCACGTTCCTTTTTGATGATGTCACGCTCCATTTTGATAGCGTCGCGATCCTTCTGCAAAGAGGAAAATTCACTTTTGAGATTTTCATGTTCCTTCTTTAGTTTTTCGTGCACAGAGAGCAAAGGTTGAAGTTCAGAAAGCATCACGTTTTCGTTATTGATTATTGAATGTATAAACGTCGGATGTTGTGTGATAGAGTGAGTGAGAAAGAGGGCGAGATAGAGAGAGAGAGGGAGGCTTGTTATGGAAAGGTGTTTGAATGTGTTTGAATGTGTGTGCGTTGAAAGGTACCATAAGGTGATTAAATTTACACATGTAATGCATCCTGAAATAAAAGAGACGTTTTCTGAAATAAAAAAAACGTATTTTTTTGAGAATCGGTTTTTTTTGTGGTATTTGCAAAAACTTTTTTGTTTGGACCTTGTCAATTTTATTCAAGTATAAGAAGCCACATCTTCATAATCCATCATGCTTTTGTTTATTTTAATTTTGATATAAATTAATGTCATTAATCATAAATGTTGCTGCTTTCAAAATGAACCAATAATAATTTTTAGAAACAAATTTATTTTAATATAAATATATTTTGGATACAAAGTAACAACATAAAAAGATTGCAAGTTTTTGTTTCAAAATTACTCGATAATATCATAAGCAAGACGGCTCGCGTTTTTGTCATGACAAATCCAATTGACGCACATGTCAATAATTTTGTTTAGAGTATCTGGTCGATAATACAGAATGGTTGACTCAACCACTCCTTGTTGAAAAGAGTAATCTTGCACTTTAATAAAACCATCCCAACTCACATGCTGTGAAACTTGTACCTCCAACTCATCCAGGTCGTCCTGTTTTATGATACCACCGTTTGTCAGGATTTTGATAATTTTTGGGATGCGGATGCATTCTTTTTGATCGTCAATTGGAATCGAATAGCTTGTGAATCGATCTTTTGACATATTCGCAACATTTGCGATAATCTTTTTCAAAACTTGTTTTTGATCAATAAATGCGTCTTTGTCGATTTTATTAATTGCTTCCATATTTTCACGATTAATTGATGCCATATTGTCGCGAAGCTGATAACCAGCGCACAAAAGATGAAGGGCGTCATTGTATTTATCTTTGAGATCGTCGATGATTGCTTGTTGACTCTGAAGACGGATTTCACGCAAATCGTTATAATTGATTGTAGTGGTGATTTTGTTGTTGTTATTGTTGTTGTTAGAAGAAGAGGATGAGGATGAATCATCTTGCAATTTGGAATTAACATTCACACTGTTATTGTTGATTTGAAGAACGTTGCGCATATGTTTGAGAGCGTATCTCTCATTATCAAGCGTATGACAGACAGTTTTGAGGTCTTTTTTAAAGACGTTGCATTGTTGTTTGAGTGTGGCACGTTCCTGTTTCAGGGAATCACGCGAAAACTGTATGCTGGAGCATCTATTTTTCAAAGCGACATTTTCTTTTTTCAAATCTTCATTCTCTTCTTTGATGGCGTCTTGCTTTTTCTGATTTTGAGCTTCTTTACGTTGCCGCTTTGCCAAAAGTTCGTCGAACTGAACTTGAAGCATGTCTCGTTCATCTTTCAAAATGTCATGCTCTTTTTGAATGATGTCGCGCTCTTTGCACACAACATTGTACTTTGCCTGAATGTCATCATACATTTTTTGAAGAGTATCATTATCTTTTTGAGTTTCATTGCATTGGTCGCATTTTACGTAAAGATCCTCATATCTGTTGTGAAGTAGTATGTTTGGGGAAACATCATTAAGCTTGTAACTGGCATATTTAAAGGCATTATCTATAGACATTCTTTTTTTCTTTATACAAATTTTGCTAAAGTCAAAAGAGGTCTTTGAATCTTTGATATGGATGAAAATGTGAAATATGTGAACAAGGCAAATAAACTTGGTTTTTAAACATTTTGAAACTTCAAATAAATTGTGCTGCTTTGTTAGATAATCAATAAACCAATAAACCTGAATCTGGTTAAACGGGCAATGAATGACAAAATGGCATGCGTCTCTTTATATTCATACATCATTATTACAATTTGTTTATTTCTTTATAACATATAATATATAATATATACATATGAACAAAGTCAAATATCGCAAGCCAGCGCGCGTGTGAATAAATGGAAAGATTTTGCCAAAAACTTATTTTTGATCAATAAATAATAAATACATCTTATCGCTTTTATTAACTGTTTCTATATATTATGACATATGTTGCGAAACTTGATAGGGGCAAAAGAGAAATAGAGATACATCTAACCCACTGCGTCGCGCGTGCAAACAGAATCGTTTGTGGGTGGTAGAGTTTTTTTTTGTTTACAGCGAGACGCTTTTCTCTTCCGTGTTGTCGTTCTTAATTTTTTTCGTGATTTGTTCCTCGTCCACTTCGGCGGAGCGCTTGTCTCCCACACACGGAGACGGATTCCACTCGGCGAGCGACAGTGTGACGTCCATCACATTGCATCGTGGACGACTCTCGTTCTTGGCGAAAACATGGGGTGTGATCGTAAATCCGAGCCTTTCGTAAATCGGGTCGACACCATATCCCACGAGCTGTCGGAAGAGCACGGCGTCTCTTGGCAACCGCTTTTTGAGCTCGTCGAGAATTCGCGCAAAACACAGCTCCTCGATGTCGATGGACACGGTGACATGCACTCGAGGCCCGTGCTCATACTTTGTTTCGCGCGTGGTGGTCTCGCATTTGGAAATGTGTTTGATCTTGAACGCCGATTTCTCGTTCGGATCGGCCGATGGATACTCCACAACACCATTCTGGTCGACTTTGATCTCGGCGAACAAAGCGTCGTCGTCGTCATCGTCCGCATCTTGCTCCAACAACGAGACGGACTGCAACGCGCCGTCCTCGCCAGACGCAGTTCGAACAACCAGACCAGCGACCTTGGCATTGGCCTTGTTCACATCCGAGTCAATGGACGGGTATGATGGAGAGGGTGGAGAGGACGACATGATAAATGCGAAATACTGGCGAATCGGTGACAAATGAACGAATGATTTAGAATTTGAGAACTTTTTATGAATAAACTTGTTTTTTTTGTTTTTTGTTTTTTGAAAATTCCTATTTCACACAAAATATCATTTTGATTTTTTTTTATTTTGATCCAAATCTCGGCTGATTTAAGATAAGAAAAAACGGAAGGAATAAAAAAGAAGCCAAACTTATTTTTTGATCAATCAATCTTTATTGCTTTTATATTTATATAAATTGTTTTTAGATATTATCACATATGCTGCGAAACTCTTTCAACGCGTAGGCCGCCAAATCAGCCGAATCGGGATCTGTAGACAATATATATTCCTTTAACGCGAACTCAATGACATGATAATTGGAAATCAACTTTGGTCCAATTGGCATATTTTTTTTGGAAACTTGCAAATGATCAAGAATTTCCTTAAAACTCATGTTGCGCTCCAAAGAATTGAGTTTGAGAATCAATCTAAATGCGGCATCGGCTTCTTCTGGTTCGCTTGTCAAAATGAGTTCTTTGAGAGCTGCGTATGTCACTCTGCAATGACTATCACGAAATGGTAAACTATGAACACTATTATTATCTGTAATAGACATATTATTATTTATTTATTTATTTCTTGTCAAAGTGAAGGAGAAAAAACAAATATTCCAATGTATTTGGTGGATTATAGACAATTATATTCAAACGTTGATGAGAAAATTCAAACATTGATGAGAAAATTTAAACATTGATGAGAAAAAAGATTTTTTTGATTATAATATGTATTAAGCAAATAAGAACAGCTGACATGGTTATTTTTTAATCTAAATCTCGGTTGATTTAAGATACGAGAGAACGGAAGCTCGCTCAATAATTGCTTTTGTAGTAGGTGATACGGCCGCTGTTTTTGGTTTCTTATTTGTTGCGTCCATATGGTCACGATCAAGATATTGATCAAAGTTAGCTTTTCTTTTTCCTTTGACGTATGCGACGATCTTGATGGTATGGCGCTGTTTACATGAAGAAATTTTGAACTCGCGCTCTGATACAAAGTGATAACCATTTGTGAAAGGAGGTTCATAAAATTGAACTTTTTTAGAATCCTCGTAGGCGATGTCGTCTTCCTTTTCTTCTGTCGCAGCATGTTGAATGTGATTTTGACTTTCCCTTTGTTGACTTGCTTTGCATTCTTGATGATCGTGACGAGGACGAGGACGATGTTGTTGTTGTTGTTGCTTTTCCTGTGGACGAGGGCGGATGGACGTTGACGTCATGTTTTACGAAAATAAAAGAAATAGAGTAAAACGCCAACTTTGCTTTTTTGATTGAAATTGTGGTAGTCTGGTCTGCAGGGAAAAAATATAAAGTCTCAGAAAAAAAAAATCTTATTCCCGCAAAGCACATTTATTTTCGCACTTGTTGCCCAAAAAAATCTGAATTTTGGAAAGAGGGGAAAAACCGTCAAAACCATATTTCATTCAATTTGCTTGATCGATCATTGATATCAATTTCTCAGCAACAGGAACAAATATTATTTTGGTTTATCTTTATCTTGGAAGGAAGGGGAGCAAACACGCACACCCACACATCCATTTACAAACAAGCATCGTTCGTTTGAGGCTCAAATACACAGAGATAGATACAGCACAGAGACAGACACAGAAAAACGAATACTCACTCATGATTACAGCATCTTCGCCACCGAAACAAAATATCTGCATAACAAATGTCAACAACAGACCAACATACGCCGATATTATAAAAACACCCAAACATGCCGAAACAACACATTATCACCAAAAGTTGAGAACAGAAATTAAACTTATAGAAGAGCAAGCTTATGCATTAGAATATTCTCAATTTCAATCTGCAACTAACCAACGTCGGCACATGTGGGATCTTTCTGATAAAATTGTGTTGTTGCATCAACAATGGAAAGAAGCGTATCTTAAATATAACGAAATACTTGACATTGAGTCTATTATGCGCTTTTACGGAGAATGGTATGAAACAATTCCACCATCAAATTCTTTTATTCACTTGAAAAAAGAAACGGAACTTTTGAAGCTTTTGCAAGATGCTATTTCTGATTGGGAAAAATTTACTGGATTATGTTCTATGGCTCGCGCCTATTGCACAAGTTGCGCAAATTTGGATGGGGCGTGTCAAAGCTGTACGATTGAATTTTACATGCGTGATCCAACATGGCATCCAGCTTATTATCTGTTGGATTGGGATCTTCGGTGGGTTTGTGATCGAGACGCACTCGACTTGGAGCGTTATAAAGATCAAGTATATGAAGAAAATTATCTAGTATCTATTGGAAAAAGTGCAATTGAAGCAGAGAAGGATTCTCAAGCGCTACGAGAAGTTGTATGTGATGATTATTCACATTCGTCAGATGATGATGAACATCAGGAAAATCAATTATTTCGATCCGGCAAACATCACAGAACTTTGAGAAGACAGAAACAAAAATAATATATCATACAATTTAAACAATGGAGTTTTATAACGTTTCAAGTGCGATTGACTCATAAACAAAATGATGAGCAAACAAACAGACAAAAAAAATAATCAATTTATTTCTTGTCTATTTTCTTCTTCTTTTTCTGTAAAGATTTTTTACTAGTAGCATCACGTTTCTTTTCTTCTGTCTTGCGTTTTTTTTCTTTCTTTAAAAGTTGACGGTAGCGGTAATAATATTCATCATCATCATTATTATTATTATTATTATTGCTCAAATTATCGTCGACATCATAATCATCAAATGACGGAGCTGAACTAAAAAGTGTAGATAATAAAATCAAAATACCAACGGCACCCATTCCTACTATTGTCATATTTAATGGACTTTCCATTACCCAATCAGTAAATGGTTTTATATAAGCCAAAGCATCATCAATAATATTACCACCACCACCTCCACCTCCAGGTGGTGGATCAACAGTTCCTGGATCATTACCACAATATTGATTGACTTTTTGACCTTTTAAATCGATATCAGTAGAATCAAAAATATTATTAGTAACAGAACATACAGTCACTTTATCTGGCAATGGACATTCAACATCAATAAGATCAGTAGTTAATAAATGTGTTCGTTCACCTAGCCGTTTATCTCCATTACAAACTGCTGACCAACAAGTAGATTGTGATTGGATAAATAATTGAGAAGATGGATCTCTAGACATAACTTCTTCTTTGATATAGTGCATAAGACCAATTGGATTTGTAATAGGTGCCCATTTAGTACTCATACAATAAGTTAATTCTGGTAAAGGTACATCATCATCTCCATGATTAACC